TAACTACATTTCCACCAAGGTTCTTTGCACCATTCCAAAGATTTGATGCAGTATTGGATACACCTGTGACGACTGTCTTACCGGCATTCTTAGCGGCTTCAAGTGCTTTGCCAGGAGCAGCAACAAGCCCCTTAACTGCACCAACTCCACCTTTAACAGCATCAAAACCACGCTTAAACAAGGACGGATTTTTCTTTGAATTATATTCTGAACGGGATGTAGCTAAATCAGAAGCCTTAAATTCATCAAGAGACATTGCTGTCTGACCAGCTTTTTCTGCGTTCTCTTTGTATGCATTGTATTCCTCTTCAACGTAATCATGGTATCCCTTGGTAAAATCATCTTGAGCAGCTTTAAGAGCTTCTTTGTCCTCCTCACTGGAGAATAGACCATATGTCCAAGTTGCCGCAACTTTTATAAAATTAAACCCTGCAATTTCTGACGCTAACGTATTAATGAAATCAATAATTGATCCGGCTGTTGTCCCAAGTAATCCCTTAAATACAGAAGCGATTACCCGCATTTTAATATCAGTGTCTTTTGCATCAACTTCAAATAAAGCAGCAGGGTTAGCAGCACCTTCGATAGCCCCATATACAACAAAGCCAATCTTTAAAACATTAGCAATTTTCTTTAGGAAATTACCAATATCCTTTGCTCTTGCCGCTAATTTTTGTGGATTAAGTAGTGTAGATTTTATGTTTCCAATGAGGTCTTTGAACATACCGGGTTTAACTTTGATACCAAGCTTCGCACCGGCGGCTGTCAATTTTCCTACCAAAAATTCGATAGCTCCAAGACCTTTGTCTATAAATGTTTTAATGACTTCATTATTACTAATGGCTCCTATGGCATCATTAGCATAAGATTTAGCAAGAATAGCTGTGTTCTCACCAAATTCCTTTACACCCTGACCAAATGCAGAGTTTGCTATTTTTATACCAGCGGTTTTTACACCAGTAGTTACGGTAGCTGCTGCGTTGTCAACAACTCCCATTGTTGCACCAGCAATTCTTTGACCAATACCAGCTTCTTTTGCAAGTTCAGTGTAACCGGCAGCTTTTAATCCATTTAAAGCCCTTCCAGATGCAGCAAATCCTGCAATACCACGACCAATACCAGTAACTGTATCTATAGTTTTTCCGACAGCATTAAACCCAGTACCAGCAATTTTCAAACCGGGAACAACCGCATGTGTTCCTACAAGTTTAGCAGTTGCTCCAGACATCTGGGTCCAATCGTTACGATTTTCAAACTCTCCAGTTTTTGTATTTATTCTTGTCTTTGTCGGAGTTAAAGCTGTTTTTATACGATTCTGGTCAATTTGTTCATATATAGGTTTTCCGTTTTCATCAACGGCTAACGTACCATCTTCATTGATTACATGCTGAGTCTGTTTTCCCTCAACTACGTCATAAATCTGATTGACTTTTTCACCAACGTTATTAACTATTCCTGCGATACCGCCAACTTCTTCAGTTCCCTGAATTACATCTTCAAGAAGACCTCCCAGTAATCCACTTAACTTCAATTTCTGGGCAATAGTACTAATGAAGTTAGATATTTTGGGAAGATGTTTGATTATTAACGGTAATGCCAGTAATAACGCACCAGTAATCAAGCCTTTCTTACTGAATATACTACTGAATATATCCTTATGCTCAGTTTGAACTTGGGTTGATTGACCAATCTGTCCAAGTAACTTTGCACGGAATTCAGTTTCTGCTTTCTCTTTATCAAGAGCAGCAAATCTCTCAAGCATCGTAGCCCGAGAACCCTTATCTACTTGAGCCTGACGAGCTGCTATTTTCTCAGCAAATGGACTTGGATTATTTCCACCACCAGCTAAGTTTGTAGCAACAGAGGTTCTATTATCATCGTCAGCGAGTGAAGCATCTGAACCAATAGCATCATCAGCAGAACCACCACCAGCAAGAGAAGCATCAACCGAAGTATCTCCTACATTGGTATCAACACCCGGCATGAATGCAGACTTAACTTTGTTAAACGTACTTCTTGCCTTATCACCAGCAGTTTGACCAAAATCAGCCAAATGAGACATCATATCCTTTATGGCACTACCGGCAAACGATTCTACTATGACATGAACCGGACCTTCATCTCCAACACCAAATCCACCGGCTAAAGCAGGTCTTAATGGACGTACTGAACTAAATCCTCCAGAACCACCAAGTAGATTATCAACAGGGCTTTCAGAACCACCCGTTCTTGGTATTTTCTTAACACTGGCAACGACTTTTACTAAGTCAAGTTTACCACTGTCAACAATGACATGCATTGGTCCTTTGTTAAAGAGACCGCCAGGTTTTCCAAGGTTTCCAAGGAGTTTAAATGGAGCAGAAACAACAGTACCTGCCGCATTTAATGCACCTTTTCCAACAAATTTGGCACCTTTCCAAAGTCCTTTTAATACATCTCCACCAATAACACCAGCAGCAGATAATATACCACCAAGACCTTGCATAGCCCCACCAAGGAGTGCACCAAAGCCTTTAGAAGCCTCTACTAAAGTATTACCAACGGATTTTACACCATCGACAAGTAATATACCACCAGCTTTAATACCAGTTGTAATTAGAGAAGCACCAGCTTTAACAGCTTCTCCAAGTGCAGGTAACATAGACCGTACAGCAGATAATCCAGTATGAATGATATCGAGAGGTAATCTCACAATATCGCCAACCAGGTCGCCAATACCTTTAAGTGCTTTACCAAAACCTTTTACAATTCCAGTTACACCGGTTGCAATAGCTTTTCCAGCACCTTTGATACCATCAACAACGCCTCTAACTGCATTTCCAACCATTCTAAATGGAGCAGTAATAATATCCTTAATGGCTTTAAACGGTCGATTAAGCATTGTACGAAGTTTTCCAAAGAATCCAACGTACTCCTTATTATTGTCACCCTTTATATCATCATCAGACATATTGTTGAGTTTCAACATCATCCGATAAATCTTGTTGACGTTACTACCAACACCATTTAACTGACCATATACAGAATCCGTTATCTTACTAACGTCTTCATATATCTTCTGAACAAATGATTTCTTCTTGTCTCCTTCTTCACCAGCTTCGCCAGTAGAAGAAGAACCACCTCTTGCTTCTGCAATACGAGAAATCATATCATGAATTCTACTAAGAATTCCTAATGAACTATCATCGGACTCATCACCGATAATTGGTCCAGAGGTTTGAGTTTCCTTTGTATTTACACGAGTCTGATTCTGATTAGCTCGTTTTTGTCTCTTCTTCTGCCTTCTACTAAGCTTAGTACGTTTCTTCTTTTTCTTCGAAGAACCAGTTTGTGTACTTGTCTCAGTTTCATCCTCATCGGAATCAGTTTCAACTGGTTTTGTATTAACAGAAGAATTATTGTTAGATGAAGTATTTGCTCCTAACTTATTAGCTATAGATTCAACAAGCCCATTTATTGTATCAAGAACAGCAGTCTGTCTACTGATTTCTGTTGTCTGTTCATCAACGGCTTCAGTAACTTCAGTAGTAGGTTCTTCTGTAGCAGCTCCTTCAGCTTTTGTCTTTGCAGCTTCTTCTCTCTTGCGTTTCTCTTCTTCCAGTTTCTTACGTGGCGTAGTTAAAGAACGGAAAAATTCTCTTATACCACTACGTTTTCCACCTTCTGTATCTTCGCCATTTTGAATAGCTGCAATTTTAGCTTCACGTTCTGCTTTTCTCTTAGCTAACTCTTCATCTTCATCAAACCAATGTCCTTTGGTTTTGTCATACCAGGCACCTTTCTCACCAAACTGAGCATTGACACGAGATTCCTGGTCTTCAAGTTTCTCTCGTCTATCTTTCCGTGCAGCAAGATAATCTCTACCCTTCCCCGGAAGTTGTTTAAGAGCACCTATTGCATTTCCAATAAATCCCTTATTTGGATCTTTATCAAAATGCAAAATATTACCAACTTTGGTTTTATATTCGCCTTCTACCTCATCAACGTAACTCTGTTCACCACGTTTCCTCTGATTATTATAAGCCCCACGAGCTGCGGCACCAATTACTTTGAAAGGAGCAGACAATACGCTACCAATGATTTTACCCAACCCACCAAAGAAACCATGTAGCATTTTCTTTAATGGATCAAGGAAATGTTCTTTAATAGCATCTCCAATAGGACCGGTTACATGAGTATGGAAAGCTTCCTTAATAGAATCGAATACTCCCTTAATCTTATCTTTGACAACACCACCTATATATTTTGCTTCTGTAATAAGTGGCATCATTGCCTTCTTAAAAGGCGTGGCCATATGTTCATCTACAAAACCAAGAATCTTAATTTGAGCGACTCTCGTAGCTTTTCCTAAAGGTTCAAAAATCTCTTTATCAATAAATCCAGTGAATTTACCAAGTACACCACCTTGTCGTTTACCGTCTTCTTCCTTTCCAAAGAACCAATCCTTGAACTTATTAGAAGCCAAGCCAACAGAAGTAGCCGAACCAAGTAAAGCTCCAAGTATAGGACCACCCGGTAAAAAGAATGAACCTAATACACCAACACCAGCTCCAATACCAGCATCTATTCCGAGAGTCTTTAAGTCCTTATCTTTTCCAAATAACTCTTTGAGCTTCTTAGCAATACCACCGGTAGGATTATCTTTATCACCACCATCACCATAGAGCAATTTATTAAACGACTCTGATTTGGTAGCAAGACTTACTGCACCACCAATAAGTGCTCCACCGATTGGACCCCCTGGTACAAAAAATGAAGGAATAAGTCCAAAACCTGCGGCAAGACCAACACCGGCTCCAATACCGATACCCATCTTATTCTGCTTAAAGAAATCTTGGAATTCTTTTGTAATTAAACCACCAGTACTTTCACCAGTTTCTGGATCTTCTGGTCCAAATAACAGATTCTGAATTGCAGTAGACTTTGTAGCAATACCAATACCAGCGCCCAGGATAGCTCCACCGATTGGACCACCTGGTAAAAATAAAGAACCAAGTAATCCCATATGTCCACCAAGTACCATAGTTCCAATAGAACCAAGTACAGCAGATGCACCGATAAAGCCTTTCTGACCTTTCATATCTTCTTTGAACTGGTCTACAAATTCTTTTGAACCCGAATATTGTCCAAAAATTGTATCAGAAAACTCTTTTCCTCTCTCCTGAATACGATGATAGATTGCATCCATTCCAGTTGCAAGTCTTGTACCAAGAGATTCTTTTGGTTTACTGGCATCCAGACCAACAGCCTTTGCAATATTCTCAGTAGTGGTACGGAACATCCGTTTCATATTACCAAGAACACTTTCATCAGGCTCTATAATCTTTCCGTTAGAACCACGTTTTCCAAGGATACCCTCTTTAACGTGAGTGCCAATATCCTTTAAAGAGTTTGCTGTCTCACTGAATAATCCGCCAGAATAAGTTCCGTTTTCATTTGTTCCGAGGAAAAATGTACTGGCTTTCTTTGTAATATCCTTAAATGTCTCTGAGATTTTCTTCCATAATTCGGTCTCTTTTATTTTCTTTATAAGACCTTCTTCTCCAAATAATGCTTCGTTCAAAGGTTCTAAGACCTTTGCATCAATGAACGATGAGAACTTGATAAATCCAGCTTTCATCGTATTAACTGTCTTATCAAAAAGAGCTTTAACCCCTTTGTGACCATCAGTATTGCCAAAGACAATATCGAACAGTAAATTATCTGCTGTTTGTACAACATCTTTTACTTTACCGGTACCCTGATTAACTGCATTCTGCATATTTTCAAGGAGTTTTCTGGCACCAGAATCTTTAGGTAGCCAATTTGTAAGTTTACCGATAAATCCAGCGTCATTCTTTACGTCATCAGTCTTCTGTCTATGGTAATCTTTGGCACGAGCCTCCATTTGAGCAATACCAGCTTCATCTAAATCCAGTTTGCCCTTAGCAATATCATTTGCTTTCTTCTCATCTGTATATGTAGTTACATTTGCTTTAGGGGTATCTCTTTTAACTTTATCGGAATCATTAGTAAATTGACCCTTAACTGAATTAATTCTATCATTGATTGCATTTATCCGTGTAGTATCAGCATTTGTACCACCAGATAATGAACCACTGACCGGAACTACATATATACCAGTATTAAGTGTCTTGAGAATTTCACGAAGATAATGGTTCTGATTATGACCATATTTATCAATAACACCAGCACCAACTCCTCCAGTTACTCCACGAATTTTGGTTTTATCACCTTCATAGTAACTAAGATGAGAGTCTGTACCAATATTACCTCGTTTACCATTCCCCTTCGAATCGTGAGCCGATGCATGTGTTCCAAGTCCAGTATCGATATACTGAGTATTATATTTAATCCAATCCTGTTGTTCTTCTCTATTATGCTTATCAATGGCAGCTCTCTGCTCTTGTCTTGTGGAATTAAACCATCTGGTTAAATCAGAGTTTCTAACACCCCTCATTGAACCGAAAAATGCGGTAGCTAATTGTCTGAAAGTATCCTGTTCATTTTTACCGCCAGTAAGATACTGCATATCCTCGGATTTAAACGGATTTCTTCCACCGAATTCATCCAAGACAAGACGCTGAGTGAGTTTCTGCATCTCATCAGCATATTTTTCAAGTTCTTCTTTTCCTATCGCTGCATTCTGAGATATGAACTCCTTGAAATCAGATTGCATATCAGAATACATTGAAGTTTCTCTTCGTAATTTATCCTTTTGATATCTTTCTTCTATCTCTCTAACTGTTTCCCATTTACCCGTATCATAATTGAATCCGATTTCCTCTGTTCCACTTATGGAGGCATTTATTTTCCGAAGTAGGGTGGGAATGACATTTGTAAGTGCCTGATGATCTGTACCAGACCAAGACATTGCTCCCTTATTATAGGCACTCTTATCAACACTCTTCAAGGTAATTTTGTTATTTACACCGAATATCTTTCCGATTGCTGATAGTATAGGGTTATCTGAACGCTGTAACCCAGATAATTGACTGAGAAAACCTATTCCTGTTTCTTTGACCTGATTATCAAACTCTGTAAGAATCGATTTTACAGTCGCAGGAATCAACTGTTTTGTAACTGCTTTTGGTATGAACGAAAGTGGATTCTGAGCCATCATTTTCAGAGTCTCTTTATTATCCGCCATGAATTTAAGCTGTGAAAGGAACATGTTGCTATCAACATACTGACCAAACTGTTTCTTTACTAAGCTCATGTAGCTATTTGCATCAACCGCACCACCAGATGAAAACATATCCATTACGTTATTATAATCTTTAAACGTTCTGGTATTCACCTGAGTATTGGGAGCTTGCAGTTTAATTTGCTCAAGTATCTGCGTTTGAAGAGCAATACTATCTTCGTAGTATTTAGCAGATAAAGTAGAGAATCTTGATAAAGTCTCTACACCAGTAGTCGATATGGTCGTAATATTATCGTTGATAGATGTTAAAGATGCATTGATTTCATTGCGAATATTACCAAGCATACCAAGGGTAGCTCTCGCATTCGCATTGTTATAATCCACAACAGTCTTACCAACATTGACCATTGTCTCTGTTTGATATGCAGTTGTTTGTACAAGTACACTATCAGGACCAATATCAGTATTGACATTGATACTTGTTGTTTCATTGCCATGACCGGTTTTTCTACTAAATGTAGCAACCGCTGAACCATCAGAAGATTCTACTGACGAATCAAACCCCATATCGTCTTCGCCGAAGTCGAAGTTTTCTTCTCCAAAATCTCCCATGTCCATCATGTCGTCATTCATATCATCGAAGAACTTGTCTGCTCGTTCTTTATTATAGAACTTACCAGATTTCAAATCTTCGAGTGAATTTTTGAAGACTTCACGACCAAGATTGAAATAATAATTTTTATCAATCGCCGTTCTTAACGCACGATCAGAAGCACGGGACTTTTTCATAGACTCTGCTATGTCTTTTCCCGTGGTAGCCGTTACTTTTGCCGCATCAATTGTTGACGGCAAAAGTTCTTGTAAAACGTCGAACGTTGAAAAGCCTATAGACTTTGCAACATTACCAAGCCATGAACCTGCTTTTTGCGGAACAGACTTTTTCTTAGAAGATGAACCTTTGACGTACTTACTAAGGCTATTCTTAGGCATTAGTAGCACCTCCTTTCTTAGAATTTACCTTATTGTGAAAATATAAAACCCTAAGAACAATCGTAAAAATCTATTTGGGACGGTAATAATTACTATATTAAACATACAGATACAATGAAAACCATACATTAAGGAGGAATTACTATGAAAGAATTTTCTGTTGTGGAGAACGTGGTACCATTAGTTGAGGAAACACTAACTAATGGAGAAGTCATCAAGCTTATCAAGATGGGTTTGTATGACACTCGGACAGGTCCAGTACTTTTGGACAACGTCGAATATACATCATGGGAAGGAAATATTCATTACGGTGTTTTGGTATCGACCAAGCACCCAGATGGGACAACAGGTGACGATTATTTCATGGAACGGACTTGGACAAAGGTCAAGGACTGTGGGACTTATTGGTTATGCTCACCAACCTATCACAAGCTACTTCCCGTGATGCTTCACCACAAAGATAATCCAGAGAAATTTGGCACCATCCCCTATCTTGTAGCCGATATTATCAAGAAATGTTACTTTGATAACGTATATATTGATGAGGTAAGGGGGCTGAGTGTCAACGATGTGATTGGATATAGGAGTTTCAAAAAGAGTGATAAGGAGTGTGAAGAATATCAGAAAAAGAAAGAGGCATTAAAGGAATCTTTTATCAGTGGTGACGGTGTCCCGGCTGGTGATGAACGTTGGGATAATCTTTTGCTTGGAGACAAGAAAGATATGTTATACGTATTCGATGTACTCAGGCTCCGTGGTCATAATATTGGTCTTGATGGTGAAAAAGACTCCTTCGGATGGGTAACATGTGGTATTGTCATGGATGGAGAACTCATGACAACAATGTACTTTTAAGGAGAAAATATGACAGAAACAAAGCGAGTAAACCCCGTCTCATCTATAGAGTTGACTCATAATTCATTAGATGATCACGTCTGCGGAAATAAGAGACCCATAGAGGAAATAAAGAAAAGAAAAACTGGGTTTCAAGCATTACTTGATTCCGAGATAGCAAAACTGAATAGTGGGGTAACTTTGCGATAACATTCAAATAATCGCAAAGTTCGTATGGAGGGCGACTGGTGAAAATCCTGCCGCCCTCCATTATTTTTTGTATGCTCCTATCAAGAAGTATACAAAAAAGGAAAAGGGTAACCAGAAGTTTTACACTTTCTGGTTACCCTTTTCTAACTGTGGCACCTTAACAACTAACTATTAGAGGTTTCTATGGCATATCAAACCGGCAGTCTGTTAGATATTCGTCCTGAGATTCTTAGGGCACGTAGACTTTGCCTTGAGCTTCTTATAAGCCCCCTGCCGCTGCTTGTGTGTCTCATTTGATCCAGGTACACGTACATCCTTAACAGTAGCCGCAACGGTTTCCATACCAAGCGCTGCCTGGAAATCGTCCTGACGTGCAAACGGGAAGTTCTTGCCGAGTTCAAGATATTCACGCAGAGAGCTCTCGACATAATCGTACATAGGGAGCACCGGGAACTGGTGCTCATTCACGAGCCTCTCCTGCTCAGCCGAATCACATCCTGCACTCTTCGCAATCGATCCGATAATACTCTTCCGGAGATCCGCCACCGGAGTTGTTGTCTCTTCCTTCAGTTCACCGCCCTTATTCTTGAGTTCCTTCTTTTCGTAACCCGCATCGTTCAGCATTGCCGTACTGAGAACGTTGAAATAGGTTTCGTTGAAGGTCTTCTTCTGAGTGCTTGCGGAAATCTCGTCCACAAGCTTCTTTTTTGCTTCTGCAAATTTACCCATGATTAGTTCCTCCTTTTAAAAAGAATTATTGGTTTTCGGGTTTACTACAATGTGAAATTGCGAAAAGTTATATCACACGTATTCAGCCCGATATTTATTAAATAGTTATCGCCGTTTTCAAAATATATCCGAAAATAACGATAACAAATTTAATCAAAAGTTCATGATGGTAAAATGACCAGATCCATAATGGACATTATAATCTGGTCCACCATCAATTTCATCGAAAACTCGCTGGTCTTCTTCCCTGATTGTTACATCAACATCTGCATCATCCAACGAACCATAGGTCGTACCATTGAATGTAATACTGTATTCACAACCATCACATAATCCATTTATTCTGTCTCGACAGGATTCGCAATCTTCACAAACATCACACTCCTCAGGTTTATATTTGCTATCAAATCCTACTTTTACACAATACTCGCAGACATATGGTTCATCTGAATCATCTATCAAATCTTCGTCGTTATAAACGAAAATACCTCTTTCAATATTCGATAGATGTTTCTCACAATTTGCACATTTAGAACGATCGCCTGCTCCATACTCAGAAAGATCAACACCTTTAGCTTCAAGACGTGCTCTCCGGAACTTATTGATTCTCTCCTTTGTTTTAGAATCGAATAAAGCCTTTCTCATGTGAGTTTCTATACCGTTTTCTCGTTGAGCTTCGAGCAATGTATCAATAACGGCATCTACGTCTTTACTTCTTGCTTCGAATGCCTTCGATATTGCCATATCATAAAACCTCCTTATTAGATTGATACAAGCTTAATATATAAGCCAAATAAGAACGGGAGTTTTGTCATTACTCCCGTTCCATTTTAATTAATAGCAACGTTTATTATCTATATACTGTCGCTATGGTGTTATCATCGTTAGAATCATTTGTATGGGATGGCTTTGCCTTAGCATACGGTTTCTTCCGGTTGGCAGTTTCTTTGATAGTTTCCACCAAACTTGTAATAGTACGATCAAACACCAGATGAGCATTCTCAGCTACGTGATGTGGATGAAATTCCCCTCGTCTAAATCGCTCCTTCTCCTCATCCGTTTCAAGAAAGTTCTCATACATATCGTGTAGTGCTGGAGTACGGACGATATACCTTACAATTTCATTCATTTGATCAAATGCTGTCTGGTATTTGTCACTATTGATATCAGAATCCGTCTTACAATTGCCATTACAGACACAACCAAAACCATTGATAATACTTACATAGTAAGAATCTTCCGTACAATCTGTAACAACCAAATCAAACGGACTATTCTCCATCTCTCGTTCGAGTAAATCCATAACCTTTTGATATTGGTTTTTATACAGCCGAAATTCTCCTATTGCATGATGTATCCGCATTGCTCCACCTCCCTCGATTGTTCATGATTTGGAAGAAATTTAAAACGAACCCCATTAACAAGAACCCCATCTGAGTTATATGATGGTATATCTCTTACCTCAACATCTCGGTTGGATGACCGATCTGCTAAACGGTTCATCGTTACTGTCGTCGCCGTATTTTTCTTAGACAACGATAACAGATTCAGATACTCTTCCTCCGGTGTAAGCCCGCCTTTAATAATAATCCTCTGTCCATTCATTGATGTCAACATTGTCTCTTCTTCCTTTCTTTTAAAATTTATTTAGTTAAAATGTAAATAGACAAATGAGAAGTAAGAACCCGGTATTCTTACTTCTCATTTTATCCATCTATATAATATAGTATTAAAGAACCAATCGTTCTCCGTAATATATCATATCTTTTGCCACGTAAGCATTTAACTCCTCATCTAATTCTATATTGGGAATATATCCTTCAGAAGATTTTGAAAGCCTTTGTTCAAATACTGCACGATTGACTTCATTCATGAAGTTCATTCCTGCAAATACAATATCTCCTTTTGAATATTCTTGAGTAGCCTCATACTTATTGTCCGGACTCATCATGATATCAAATGCAGATTCCATTAATGCCAGATGTTCTTCTGCGAGTTTAACATTATTCATATCGAATCTCTCATATCCTGTAGATTCTTTTGTTGGAGTAACTGGTTTCTTTGTATGGACATCCATATATGGACGTTCTTCTCGCATCTTCTCATTCCAATCCTGTCCAGTAAGAATCTCAAAGCACTTACGTTTCAATTCAATAAGTACTTTATATCCCACTTCAACTGTAAGAACGGAAGGTGTCCCACGCTGTAATATAGCAGATGGTGCCAACGGTATATCAATCTCCTCATACGGACGAAATGATGTATAAGGTTCAAACCCACGAGGGACCATATAGCCATTCGTAGCCTTATTTGCCGACATATGAGCAAATTTATCACCATCTGATACTTCATCATGATATGTTACATATATCTCAAGTAACACTCCGTCATGTACATCAATGCCTGCAATTTTACCATACTGATCAGGTTTTACTCTACCAACAGCACGATCAAAGAACACTCCGCTTCTATAAACAGAGTTTTTATTTTTATCAAACTTATCCATATAGGCTCTTCTGTCTCTTTCGTGCTTTTGGATACTATTGACCATTTTCTTGAGCGATGGAGACAGCTCTTCAAGTTCAACCGCAGGATAAACTCGAATATCTGCAATAATACCATCATGTTTCGATGTATACTTAGAGCGACCCAAGTTGATAACTTCCTCTTGTAAATCCTTTCGGATAGAATTCATAAGTTCGCTCATTTCCGCATCTGTATATGATGTATCAAACCGAATCAAATCATCTCCATTCTTTACACGATCTCCCACTTTGCAGATATAGTCAACATTAGAATTTTTTCCTATCACAACGGAAACTTCTTTCATTGTGATATCTGCTGACATAGCTCTACTTAAACGGTAAGTTGACCACATTGAATCTTCGTAAGTTGCCATATTTGATAAACAAGCGGTCTTAACCAAAGTGCCATAGGTAAGCTTATTTCCCAACACACCAGTATCTTTAAAGTAGTGCTTGTCGAATGCCAGAATCGCATCTTTCTTAAATTTATCTCCTTTCTTAAACGTACTATCAAGTTTATTTCCAAGATAGAAACCACCGCCACCGTTCTGGACAATTTTACTATCCAAATCAATAGCTTGCGTAGTCCCATCTGCATACTTGATAATCATTATATTAGCATCATCATTCCGGTCAATTACTTCACCATCCTGTTTTGCTACATAAGAAAAATCATTTGATGTACGGTATTGGATTGTCGAATCAAATCCATTTGTGATAAGACAAGGACATTGATCTTGTACAGGAATTGCGTGACAAGATTGTTTACTTGTCATTGCTGTACGGTTCGGATCATCGTGTGCAACTCCCATCGGATAAGTCATTTCCTCTGTAGTCATCAACTTCGTTGCATCCAAATTCTTGGCATTATCACGACCTACAACTTCAAGCATACCATAAGCATTGATAACATTTGGCTCTACAACCAAATGCCTTTCTTTACCGCAATTACCAGAAATATCAGTAGATACACCGATTAATCCAACCATATTGTCATGATAATTACGCTTTTCTTCACTATAACTTCGGTCTTTATTCATACCGACATAACCCTTCATAGAAGTTACACCAAACTGCTTCACTTCTACAATAGGCGAAAGCCGACTATACGAATCTACCGTAGGAAGTCCATTAAGTTCTTTTATAACACAGTCAGGGTCAATAGATAACTTCATGGGGTTAGCATTATTTGCCGTCTTACGATATCTGCTGTAAGCCTTTGTCATTTCCTTATAGAGTATAGCAGGAATTATCTCAACATTACGTAACCGATAAAGTGTCGGGTCTGTATCTATTGAGAATGAACTATCAGCAAGCATATTACTTGCAAAAATCATCAGAGATACAATATCTTCCGGATATCCAAGCAACTTCAAAATATCAAGTGTTTTGAAGTCAATCATGAAATCATAGAAGTTAATAAAACCGCCTGCATAATATCCACTTCCGAGAAGCTGTTCGAATATATCAATATAGGTGTCCCTATTGTCCATCTCTGCAATGGTAAAATCTTTCAAAATCAACTCTGTAAAACCGTTGAATAAAAGACAAGCTTCAAGATCATTCATAGCATATTTCAGATAACCATCTGCAAACTGTATATACATATAGTTATCCGAATTATCTTTTTTATCAACAAACTCTACTCGATTTTCTCCTGTAAGAGTATTGAACTTCTGGACAACTGTTGTTAATCCTTCAAAGAAAGTAACAGCAAATACTAACGGAAAATCTTTCTCAAGCATCTTCACGTTATTATGGACGTATTTACGTCCTGAAGATAATCTCTTGAATGTATCATAATATACTGGCATAGATTCCCGAACCATAAGAGAAACCATATCCTGATGTTCAGGGTTTGTTGTATTGTATACAATAGGTTCCTTCTTGGTTCCTTTATAACCAATGATAATTTCTTCAAGAGTGGAATCTTTATACTTGTCCCCAAGTTCCTCTTTTAACATATCCACTGAGAAGACAAATGTACAATTATTAATGACAATCTTATTGTACTTAGATGCCAGTTCATCATATTCCAGGCAAGTGAGATAAGATCTATTGATAACAGAGTTATCTCCTTTATACACACGAACTTTTACATTGTCAGGTCTCTTAGATTCATCTACCAGAATCTTCTTAAACCGTTCCATGTTTGGATTGAAACGGGTTCCTTTTCTGGTCATCCAAATCTTATTATAATTTGAAACAATCTGAAGTTCATCAGGACCTGTCTTAATGATAGGAAGTCCTACAAGCTGTTTCTCAATTACACGACGTTTACCGTTGATGATCAAAAACTTATCGTCAACCAATTTCGGTATATTGACCTTGATGGTATGACGCCTCCTATTTTCGTCTTCCATTTCAATCGTATAGGTATCCTGATAAACCAACTCTGTTGAAGTATCTTCTACCTTTACATCAAGTACATTGACATTGATTCCTTTATCATTGAAGGAAGTGATTGCACGAGCCATATCCCTATCAAACATTTCTTCGATATAAGCGGACTCGAAATTATAAAACCGAACATTCGTAAGTTCGGAATTATCGGTAACAACAGCATCATTACTAATCTGATGCTCTGGGATTTTCGGAGGTTCCGGCATTTCGGCAATTAAATCACCAATCTTCTTATCATGGATTTTAAGAGTCATCTGTTTCTCACGAAGCATTTTATCTCTCTTCAAAGAAGCAGCGGTCTTAGTACCAACTCTTTTATCCGTAACAGATTTAATGAAAGAAGTTTTTAACTCGTCATCGGTCTCAATCTCTTCTATTGTATCTTCAATTGCCTCATCTTCCGAAATCTTTGTATCTGTATCTCTTTCTTCTTCATCACGAAATTCTGTTTCAGGATGAGAAGATTCTTCCTTCAATCGTTTCTTTTCTTCTTTCTTAGCCTCTTCTTCATCAGCTTCGACATCTTTTGTAGCAGCTACTTTCTTCTCCAGTTTCTGGATTGCAATATCCGCAGCGATTGCAGGTGCATCTTTTACCGTATCATCAAAACCTTGAGGACCAGTAGCGTTCTTTGTAATAACTGCCTTAATTTGATTATCCAAATCAGCCTTTACGATACCCTCATAATGGTCGATTATGTCAGATACCATATATTTATCACCTTTCTGATTAACGGCTTCGTATCCAGCAGGCTGAATCCTCTTGACAAATCTAACAAGGCTTGTGAAATTCTCTCTCTTGAAATCTCCTAATGTATTGACTTTGACATATCCCTTAGTGGTATAAAAAAGAATCTCCATCTCCGGAACAGACACCATTACCTTGAAGATAATATTGTCGGATTTCCTCAAAAGAATCATCATGTAATCATAGAATTGAAAATCACCAAGGGGTGCATCAATATGAAAATCATCCAAATCAATAAAGATTGGAGCTTTCTTATACTTATCAAATTTCAAGCCTTCATAAAAAGAACCAATCGTATTGAAGTACATCTTCAACCGTTCAACAAGAGGAATCCTCTCCAATTTTGGTTGCCTCTTTAATAACGCAGTAAGAGGTTCCATATCATATACAAAGTTCTTTCCTGCTAATGTAGCGGTTGAGATTGGTGTAATGATATTGGGTGCATTCTGCTGCATATCGCCATAAGCGAGAATTCTTTGTTGCTTTAACCCCATTTTGCTGATACCGGGATTTTTAACACGAGGAGACTTTATAGCACGGAATAAACGTATATGATCATAGTAATATCCTTTATATGCAGTCCCCTGATTCATGAGTTTTGGATGCTTATTGGTGAGTACCCTTGCAATTGATGTAGGTTGGGTATTCAGAAATGGTATAAACATCCCTTTATTTGAACTACCATCTTTTGGTAGTTGTAACTTATCTTTTGCAACTGTAAAGTTTGATACAGTATCCAACTGTCTCATTTCAAGGATAGCTGACTTCTCAGCCCCATCGGGACCATCAAACATAACAAGTTCCATAGGGTTATCCTCCTTTCATTATAATTACAGTCTTGTTAAAAACGTTGATTTTGTATAAAAAATATAAGCCGGGAACCTGCGCAATGGCTAAGCCCCCGACCTATGTAACGATACCGTAGTATCGTTTCAGTTATGTTTCAATCAACGAACGTCGAAATTATAGAAATCTCGGACAGCTATAGCGTCCGTATTGAACAATAAATTATTTTTTACAACTTCAGAGGCAATGTAAAGCTCTAACTGGGAAGCCTGATCAATCACATCCCATAGCTTACATTGTCCATCTTCATTAAATCCTAACAGTGTTTCCGGACTATAAAATTCACCACTTGCCGAAACACCGTTGACTTTGTTAAGTGACCAAACCTCAAATATTTTCTTGAGAATTGATACAAATATTTCAGTTTCTGGTGTAGCTTTAAGATATCCATACAAATATTTCGTAGACATCTTACTACATAACCGATACAAATCTGAGAAAAGCTTATATATTTCACGTCCACCATAATAAACTTCATTAAAATGTTCAAAGATGATATCTGTTACTACAACTACCTTTGGGACGATTCCCTTTCCTGTAATTGTAAATAGATTATTTCTACCAAAGAACACACCGGTTGGATCAATCCCATTAAATGTCATTATACTCTTCATAGCTGACATACAATCACGTTTATTTTCATAACCTTCATTGGGTAACTCATTATGAACATTGAATTTTTCCAATAATTCAATATATCTTTGAAATGTATAGGGGTTTTCTGTATATCCTGAGAATTGTAAGTTTAGATTTGGTTGATTAGGAACGAATCCGTAATGCATTATATCATCTCCTCCTTTGAAAAATCCGGTTCACAGACTTTTTGTTTATATATTAACTCCTTAGATATAACGACAGCCATAAGTTATATCAATATCCTGAAAGGGGGTTATTGAACCTATAGTTGGCGTTAAGAAAGGAGGTCAATATGCCATTGACTGGAAATGTTGCGGACGATAAACTCATCCGCAATTTTAACCGTCTTGTTCTTGGTTGTCCGGATGGTGTTTATCGTCCAAATGCAACTAAAGTAAGAAGAGCACCGAATCAAAGCTTAACCGAGCAAACAATTCGAAATGCTCAAAACAAAGTGGATTACGTTTACAGTTACCTGTAAACTTTTCCATAGCCGAAAGGCTACACCCTAAATGGGTGGGTAATCGGGAGGCACCAACTCCCGATTATTTTTTTTGTATATTCTTTTTTATCTTCTAAAAACTTCAAGCGAATCTACATAAATCTTACTAAGTCCAATTGGGTCAATATGCCATCGTAAATCCGGATTGTAGAAATCATATGGTAATTCCATAAATTCGCTTTCAAATATTTTATACATTCCCTTCAAAGTTTCATCTTCATATAACGGTTTTACATACTTATTCAAGCAGATGAATAATCTGGCAATTCTAAATAAAATTTCGTATTCGCATTCAGTGAAATAAATTTCATTAAATACTTCTTGAGCTGCTGAATTAATAACATATGATTCACCATTTTCAAGAGGATATCTAAATAATACTGGCATATGAGCAGCTTCATAATTCCGTCCACTATTAATATTTCTATCATGACTATTATACAGAGTAAGACCAATAGCCGACAATGTTTCATCATCTATTTCATCTTCTTTGGTTATATCAATTCCTCGTAATATTGGTGGTAAATCGTATGAGGTCTTTATTTCATATTCGTGAACTATTAAGTCTACGTATTTGCCTATAAGATTTTGCATATCATCATAGTATGACTTCATAGTGATAAAATTATTCGTACAACCTCTTATGATATCCTTATGAAGCCATAATAACTCCGGTAATGTTTCTTCTCCATCATCAACTGGATGTACTTCACTGGGATTTACATAATCTTTCATTCCAGCTACGTCAATAATATAAACTATCATGAAGTTCTCCTTTCTATTTCTACGAATTTTCTTAATTCGTAATATATCGCATAATTACTGTCAATATATGGATTGTCGAAAACATCATAATGATAATAATCCATTTGTTCTAATTCCTGAAACGCTTCATCATAATCGTACAGGATTTTCACCAAAGTGCATAAAATTCTTCTTAAATCAAACTGAAGATACCTCGCTATAATCATAACCGCATCAGATAAATTATCATATTCAAATAAACTTGTCGCGGCTTGAGACATCTCCCATTTAGTAACCCCATTAAACATCACCTCAAATGTACCAAAGAGATAATGCTTTCCTGATTGGATAATTAATTCGTGTTCAATCTCTATTTCGCTTGTCTCTGAGAGTGCATAATGGGTATTAATATAATCTGCCATAGCTCCAGAAGAATATGCAATATTATCCGGGTAGTCAAACTGTATAATTTTGAGATGTAATTTACTGAAGACATTTTCATACCATTTATCCATATAATTCATATACATGATTATCATGTCTTTAGATTCGTGATAGACTTTAAATAAAAAGAAGTATTCAGAAATGACATGACCAATTTCACCTGGTTTTGGTAATTTCTCATTGTAAATCATTGGTGAAATTGTATAAATACTTTTCATCCATTTAACCTCCTCTCCATTGTATTCTTGTATCTTAATATATCAATAATCAGCTTTTCAGAAATTATATACGCAAAAAATGAGATAGTAGGTCCATCCATTTCCTACTATCTCAATGACTGATACATGAAAAGTTAATAAAGAGGGGAGTAAATTTTTTGGTTATGAAAGTTTAGAACTTCCATTACTTGACTGTATATATTTTAACAAAAATTAATGGAGACATGTACATACTCTTAATGCAGAAAGTGGACATGTCACGCTGCTGTGGAGAAAGTAACGACTAACACTTGAAACTTTGATAGCAATATCAAGGTTGTTAGCACGAGAGACCCGTGAAATCAAAATGGTGGCAAATGTGTACGAGTCTGTGAATATGCAGGACGTGGGGCCGCCAGTAGCAATATTGGTAACGAAGGCTGTAAGAGTCGCCACTTATGTTATACAATGCTCTCTCGACAATTGATACGTATGTTGTAGCAATCTACGTATTTTAGGTCAATGATTAGAAGAAAACATCCTAAGAGAGCGGGTGTTTAGTAGAAATAGCAACGCAATACACTGTGGCAGAACTACTATGGGTAACTGAAATAGAACTGAAACAAACTCCCATAGGAGGGACGGAGACCGTTGGAATCACCATGGAGTAGTGTAGCCCTATTCTATTAAATTACTGGATGCGGTCCTTTAAAGACAACTGCGTGAAAGCAAGAGAATATGACATTGTTAGTAGCGAACAGACAGTCTGGCTTGCAACTCCACTACTATGAATGCGAGAGTTGGGACCCTTGCCAATTTAATCGTGGGTGTCACAGGATGGCACAGACGGTCGCTTAGGCTGCGACGAATAAATTTGCATCTCATATGCCTGGATTCGGCTGGTAGAAATAGAATCTCATTATGCTTATAGAATAAAAGAACCTATAATGCTAAACTTCGTTATAGGATGCTACAAGTCTGGGGCACCGGACTTCTTAATGTAGGATGGTTGCAAACATCTTACCATATTTGCGGTATAATGGAAAATAAGAGCTGTGTTAGGAGCACCATAGTCAATCCCTCTCATGAATATCTTATTATCGCGTATAGTTAATGTGAATTCACAGTAATGAACGGTTCTTCTCGTGGTGCCGTTCATTATCTCTTAAATCTAAATTGAGTCAAGCATTTTAGTCCACTCCGTAAAAGGTTAGTGGAGTACTCATTCAAGGAGCACTGAAAATCTTTTCCGTGCCCAGTTGTAGGCATTTAATCTATACAACATGGGGTAGTTAGGTTATACTCCAAATTACTTTTTAGGAAGTGGTCAACAAAATATAACTCAAATTCAAATTTTGGAGCTTTAAAAATGAAAGAAACACGATATAGACGGATATCTGACAATTTATCAATCAGATATCCGTCAAAAAATTTCAAAATTTTCTTAAAAGAGAAAAAGAAAGAACCAAAGAAAAAGAGAAAAAATCAACCCCCTAAAAAATGGGCCGGGGTCCCACTACCCCCGGCCCATTTTTAATGGGGTGTTGTATGATTTATTTTTTCTCATATTTTTCGGGGATTTTTTCATTCTGAAAAAAGAAAATTTTTACATGAAAATTAGAATTTTAAAAAAGAAAAATTTTAGAAATGAAATTAAGTCATTGTTAGAAAATTTTTTAAAATCCGAAATTTTGAAAAGAGAAAAAGAAAGAACCAAAGAAAAAGAGAAATGTAAACCATTATAATTTCTTGATTTCCGGTCATAACCCCACGAATGAAATCGCACTTTGTGCGATTTCATGAATTGTTGCTGCTTACGCAGCTATTGTTTCGTAATACGGTACATCGTAAACCCTTATTTAGAAAATCCGAAATTTGAATTATATATTAAAAATTCGAATTTAAGAAACGAAATTTTAAGTAAGGAGGATTTTCGAAATGACCGAAATGATTTATTTAGCTTTCCGAGAATCGAACCTTCTTGGATATGCTTTCGAAATTGATATATTCTTTGAATTTTTGAAAGGATTTCTTTCTCAGAACCCAGCTATGAAAGTAGAAATTCAACGACTTCCCCTCGAAAAATGTGAATTAGATTATCAAGCCCTGTATCCAATGGATGAAATTATAGAATTCACAAAAAATGTATTTTTGACTTATAAACAATCGAAATTTTGGGAAGAGTACTTTGATGAATGTCGAATGGATGTTTGGGGTAAAATTACAAAGAGTGGAGAAGGAACCAGGCACTTAAATACAGACCTTTGTGATGTGAAGACTTTCTTAAACTATCTTGGTTCTGATATGGTTCGAAGTATTGTCTATAGTGAATCTATAGATACAATCAACGAAAAGTATGCGATGTATATGGACTACGCACAAAAAATCGAGGACAAATAAGTAAAAATCCGATAGAAAGGAGATTAAAACCATGGTAGGATTTGATTTATCTGAAATATTGGTATCGTCTGGTTTGTCGGTATCGTCTACTCAGATACAAGATTTATTATACCACCTCTCAATGCAAACTTCTGGTTATCTGGCGAATGTCCAGAATATGAGAAGTGGTGTGAAGCCCTCTGAAGGGCAGTATGTTTCAAATTTACCGAGTGCTGAGCTTACTGCGAACTTTGTTAATCAAACGATTCTCAGAGAGCAGGATGATGCAAATATATACCTGTCTAAAATATATTCTGATCAGATTTTTCAGGTTATGGTTGCATCTGGCTATATTCCAGTAGCTTGGCTTCAGAAAACATATCCGTTTGATGCGGATGTGATGTTTAATGTAATCAAGAATCTTTGGGATGCAATGTTGACTGACTATGCTGGTATGAAGACGAGGAGAGATTTGATTTATACTCATTTCAAATCCTTTGGAATGTTTACTTGTCGTATGCCAGGATATGAGAATGATAAACTTCTATATTTCGTAATGCCACATAGTCAGGCTGATGCAAGTTTCCTTACAAGATGGATTGCGGACAATAAGATTCATGAAGTTCTTGTTCTGGATGACCAGAACTATGCTGCGAAGCTTGTTGATAAGAACTATAATTTTTTGTTCAAATTTGACAAGATTGTGGATGTGTACAAGGGAATTACGTTCCGAGTATCTACGGAATTGAAAGCGACTGTACCTGTATATATGGCTCAAATTGGTTGTGATCATATGTGCTATTTCCCTGATAAGAAGGATTCTGATAATTACATAGTTACGAGCAATCGCTTCAATATTCAGGAATTCCAGAGAGGAGAGTCTATTCAGGTTACAGTAGCTCTTCCGACAAATTATCAGATTAGCTTTGTTTGTATCAATGGTGTACCGCATTTCTTTGGTACTGCGGATATGGAAGCTGCTGGGATTATGCTTACGGAGATTGATTCTGGACTTGTCACTTCGTATAAAACTGTAAATGTTACGATTTCTGGTTTAAGAGAGTCTTCTAAGATTTATATTGATGCTTGTGAAGATTTGACCGGAAAGAGAACGACTAAGAAGATGATCTCTACTGTTCATTCTATGGTAGAATTCGGGGAAGAAGATACTAAGATTCGGGTTACTTTCAATCAACCATTTATTTTCTTCAATACGGAGAAGGTAAAAGTTTATGCACGGAAGAATGAAGATTCGGATGAAGAATTGATTGAATCCGTTGATGTCTTAGTTGACGGCTTCCAATTGGTTGAAAAACAGATGGTATTTGGAGAAGCCTATCTTGATAAAACTTCTTTGGCAGATGATCTTCTTTTGAATATGGAGCGTCCTTCGGAACCGTTGTATGGGACTCCTCAGACGAATAATTCTTCCAAAATGGGTTATATGTTAGGTCAATTTGGATTACCTTTGGATAGTCCGAGTAATCCTGATCCTATGAAGAGACATGATAATCCATATATTATTAGTCATCTCCCTAAGACTGGTTCCCCTCAGTATCGTCAAAATGCTTCTATGGAGGCTGGTCCTGAGTCAAGAGCAATTTTGTTCAATGTAAATGAAGCAGGTTCTATTATCATTACATTTGACGGATATACAAATTATAAGTATTTCCGTGTAACATTTGATGATAGAGCGATGATTGTTGTTTATAGAGTTGCTGGAAGCCAGAATGATATTGATGTCATTCCGGTTGTTGAAGATTATCTTATTACGAATCCAAACTATGTAGAGGAAACGGAGGAAGATAATACAGCAACTGGTGACACTGATGAAAATTCTGATGGTGAGTCCACGGGTGACAATTCTGGCTCTACAACAGATGAACCAAGCGGGAAAGATGATAGCTCAAAGACGGACAACTCAGAAGGTGAATCTGGAACAGATAATTCATCTACAGAGGAACCTGTACCAGATACTACAGGAGATGATTGATAAGATGGTCGGCAAAACTTTACAAGATTATCTGAACGAGGACCCTTCTTTAACAGAAAAGGTGACTCTCGAAGAAATCGAAAATCCTAAGTCTGGTTTTGATGATTCAGAAGTAGAGTCCGTCTTTTATACCTACAAACAGGTACTGGAAAATTCCAGATAAAAAATATGAGAGTGAGTAGAAAGTTTAACTTTCTACTCACTCTCTTTTGTATATGAAATACGGGAGGATGTAAGATGAATTAAGCTGTTTCAACATCTACTGCCAGAGCTGCACTCTCTTCTTTCTTTTCTTCCGGAGTAAGCTCTTTGGTTTCCTCTACCTTTTCATTTTCCTGAACCGTCTGAGCAGCGGTTTCTGTTACATGTTCTTCAGATTTCACCTCTTCAGGGGTAACCTGCTCTGTCTCTATAGGAGCCTCATTTTTAGACTCGTTAGCGGGAGCCAGTTCATTGCTCCGAACAGGTGCCTGATTGAACTGCTGCTGATACTGGTTCTGATTATTACCCTTGTTCTTCTTTTTGTTGTTCTTTTTTCCGTTCCCGAACTGATTCCCATTATTCTGGTTATTGTTCTGAACCTGCTGGGGTTGGGAATTTCTCTGAACTTCAGTATCCGAAACCGGTGCAGGGTTTGTTTCACTCTTCTGCTGATTGTTATCAATGTCAAAGTTCTGAACGGTAAGCTTCAAATCAGTACCGTTCTTCAACCTCTCATAGATTTCTGCTCTATCATTTGTGAGCATACTCCAGATTCTCTCAATATACTCACGATATGGGGTGCGAATTGGAGCCATTACCATACCACGAGAGGTATGTACATAGCCACGGCTCTGCACCGTAATCATCTTGGAATTGTCATTGTTAAATGCCATTGATATCTACTCTCCTTTCTTTATTAATCAATCGGAAGATAAGCTTCACAAGCCTCTTCCAACTGTTCCAGATTGTCTTCGTCCATTTCATCCGAAGGTGGAATCTTAGATAGAAGCTTTTCCATCTCTTCATCGTCTTCTCCGATGCCGTCACCGTCCATATCGCTCTCGACGGAATCCACATCTTTTCCAGTTGCAAGCTTAATGACATCATCATCAATAGCTTCTTCGAACATAGCTGTCAGCTTATCGCTTTCATCGTTCGCTCTTTTACTCTGATTAATGGCTTCCATCAAAGTCGAAAGACCATGTGATACTATTCTAACCATAGCTTTATTCTCCTTTCTGGATTGGTTTAATTGCCTGTTTTACGAATAACTTTCATTTAGGTATTCGTTGTACGATATGAGTATGTATAGAATAATCGGAATTAGATAGAAGAATGTCTCACTATATCCCGGTTCTTCTATTACTCGTTGTAGTTCTTTTACCTCGTCTAAAGTCATAAACTTTTCAAAGGTTGGTTTCTGGAAATATCGTATGATAATATTTTCTATCATAGTAACCGTAGGTGATTCTGTTACGGTTTTGATATTGTATAACCAGTTAAAATCCATATACGTGTTTCTTGAATAATGAGTTTCTTTATCCTCATATGCTCTAAGAAGATAGACACTCTCTTCACCCCAGTAAGTAAATGGATTTGTCCATTGTCTCGTGAATGTTGTTAGATCATATAGTAATGACTTGATACGTCTTGATTCCCTCATTTCAACAGCTCGAAATACTGTCTTATTATACTCTGCCTTAAAGGTCTCATCTTGGTCAATCACAACGGGTTGAAGAATATCGTTATAATATTCCAGAATGTTATGCTTGATAATGAACTTTGTCAGATGTGGATCATAGACAATTAGTCCAGTATCCCCGTATCCTCTAAAAATGAAGGAATTGTATCTATGATTGAAGAATGTATCAACGTAATCCAAAACTGTTTGACGAATAACTTTATCGATATATTTAATTTCGTCGAACGTTTTTGAGTTGATGATACATCTTTTATTTGAACCAACTCTGTCAAGATTTACTTCCAGTTCCTCTTCTACCTGATTGTCAATTTTGGTTTCATAATCATCTGAATCCATATCAACCAAGTGCATAGGAACTTTATAGAAGCCGTTGGTCATTGCTATCGCAGTAGATGTTTTAACATCATTGACTCTGAAGACTGCAACTCTACCAGAATCAAATTTGTAAATCATGTAATCATATGGACTTGGAATGACAGTATGAGGTGGTAGAACTGGTTCAATTTCCCAGTTCATATCCAGAACACCATTATCATCCAAAGCCATTTCAAGATTTTGAATATCCCTTGCAATCCCGTATGCTGGTTGGTTTTCAACCCGATTGTAACGAAGCGGGGAATTTTCTCCTAAGAGTTCATCCACCGTTTCTAATCCATTTAGAACATTACTTTTTTCATGGTTGACGTTAATCCATGTAACCAGAATTGGCTCACCCATTCCAGTGATACTAATTGCTGCACCACTTTGGAGTATTTTGTCCAAAGCATTTTGGGAGTTTTTGACAAGGGTATCTGCTGTTTTTAAGTAACCCATCAATATCCCCCTTTCCTTGAATCAATGGAGTTTATATCTTGCTCTAAGAACCAATCAATGAAACCCCATAATACTTCATAAGCTTGTCTAAGACCAGCTCTATCATCCAAGAAAACATTATAAAAAATTTTATGAATGTATTCAAAGTTCCACTTTTGTTTAATTGCATCACAATCTTCATTTATGTAGTCTAATTTGATACCAAGTTCGCTACAAGTTTGCTTTATCATTTCAATATCTTTTTCTTCTGTACGAGCCGTAAAGCATATCATAGTAAATCCAAGTTGACTACATAATCGAAGTAAATCAATAACCAATTCGCATGATTTACTCTCTGGACGTTGTGGTTCCACTGTATCATCAAAATCGTATGCAATGATAAGATTTCCATGCTCTTTATAGTCATTGATTAATACATCAATAAATCTCTGATTTGAGAAAATATCTTCATAGGTATCTCTTGATACCGAGCGATGTCGTTCGATAATTTGTCTAATTTCCATAGAGAGATCACCTTTAGAGAGATATTTCTCCACCGTATGTAAATTACTCATTGGAATCCCTCCTTTAAGGACTTGTGCAAAAAATGAAATGTGTAAGGTAGTGGAACGCCCCCGACGCCCACTACCTTACACTCGAATATTTAAACCCCAGTACCATTAACTGATACATACACAAGTTCACATTCATTTTATATAAGGAGTTTGCAGCAAAAGTCACCAATGCACAAGAGGAACCGAGATACTGGGGTATTCCGATTTTCTAATCAATTAACTCTTTGTGTGAATTTTTACTAAAACTCAGAAGCACTTACAAGCTTGCTTAATGGTTGGTATCCCATTATCAATGGAAATCTGATAGATTTCGAACTTGTTATAGGTGTCGTCTGGATAGTATATATCCGCTCTGTATTCACCAACGAAATTCCCATCTGCATCATCAAGATAACTCTCGATGAATACGTCGACCGCACCTTGCCCTCCAGTTACCATCAATTTATTATAGGGGTCAGATTCATCCTTAAAGAAATTTTCATAACCCTTACCAAGAGCTATATGATTACCAGCGACAAAATTGTTGATAGCCGTCTGAATCATCCATTTTTGAGCATCTTCTAACTCCTTAAATACTGAAGGGGTATATTCACCTGACGGTGTATTATTTGTAACCACATAAATGACTGTAGAAGTAGACTCAGTTTCCGTGGCAAACATGCTTTTCTCAAATATCTTTGAGATTGCATCTTTAAAGCTGTATTCTCTCGCTTCCTTTTTTATGACATTATCCCAATATGCTTTATATGCTTTTGCATAATCAGGTACCTGGTGATTTCGAGGACGGTCACCAAATATAATATCCCCATCCTCAGTAATTTCCAGATCATATGGGTCGTTGCATACAAATATGGTGCCGGTAATCTGGTTGTTGAAAACTTTTATTGTCTTCCCATACCCGAATAACCGTGTTCGAACAATATCACCAAGTAGAGTGCTTGACATCTGGTCAAATATACTGAACTTAATGATGGTACGGAAGTATTCATGAAGTTGACTTTCGTAATCATTATCCTCCACGAACGTAATGGATTCGTCTTCAAGCAAAATCCTAATGCGAAAGAGTCCGCCGGTGTCAGGATTCACGATATCCATAAGATGGGAATCCATTCCGAAATGTCCATTTCTCCACTCAGGTGTAATGACCCATTTGCCATCTTTAAGTCCCACGGGTGACATGTAACCGATTTTGTCGTTCTCATACAATTCCTTCGGAATTTTTAAGGACGGCGTAGCCCGTAACATTTTTACATCTACAATGAATGGAACATCCATTAATTTCTTCTGAAATACATCGTTGTTCATAATGAAACCTCCTTAGTGTAGTAATTTATTGATACTAAGTGTTAATATATCAACGAAATATTTGGCAATGGGATTTATCTCCATTGCCAAATAAATCAGCCGATATCATCTGCATCTTTGTACATTCTGGAGCCGGTTGCTCCTTTTTGTCCTTGATATTTCCCATTATACGGATTTTCTGCAACTGAATCCATCTCTGCGAAAACAAGCTGACCAAGTCTCTTATTCGATACAAGACGAATAGCTCTATTACTCGCATTGAAAAGCTCCAATGTTATGTTTCCTTCGAATCCTGGATCAACCCAACCAGCATTTTGAATGAATAAACCGAGTCTTCCATAAGAGCTTCTCCCTTCAACAAATGCTGTTATGTTGGCTGGCAACTTGAAATACTCTATAGTTGATCCCAGTATGAACTGTCCCGGAAGTAGAATATATTCATCTGTTTTGATTGTTTTATAATTACATGGTCTACTTAAATCAATAACTTGACTAGCATAGTCATCAATCGTTGCAAATGTATTATCCAATCGAATATCCACACTTGCTGGTTGAATCTGCTCTTCTTTTAATGGTGTAATGACAAGTTCACCAATTCCAAGAAGTCGTCTGATTGTTCTATCACTCAATATCATTAGTGGTTTCTCCTTTCTGATTTTCGATTTCCGTTTTTTCAAGATAGAGTTTTCGTCGAGTAAGACATTGTTTTACTATGGATATTTGTGAATCGTTATATCTATCGTCTATATCAAGATATCCATCTTCGATCGACTCCAACATCAAGACTATATCCTCAAGTTCTTCATATACTGGGATTTTGTACGTCTCGTCATAAGTTTCTGAAATATTTTCGAGTATTCTTAAATCTTGAATCTTTTTAAGAGCTGCGTCAAGAACTTCTTGGGTGGATTTTCCACTCGGAAATCCACCATCTTTGAATATCTCCTGTAGTAGTACGTTGTAATCCATAACAAGTTTTGATTGACCTGCCATAATTACACTACGTTGTTGATCGTTGAGTACTTCGTTGTCCTTTATTCTCTTTTTAGCCCATTTTACAATGCTCTTTTTGTTATGGTTGAGAATAGCTATAGTGACTCGTATTCCAACAATAACTCCAAGAGCAATCAATCCCTTATTCATTAGGAACACCTCCCCTTATCAATAATTCGACGAACCTTTTCCACAATACTTTTATTTTTAGTTGGTTTAGATTGCTTAATCATCTTCTTCCAGTCCATGATAAAGTTTGAAGATTTCTTCATTACATCCTCCTTTCTATTTCGAATTCATTTTTAGGGACTCCGAAATCTTTTCCAATTGCGTTTCCATACAATGAAAAATTCTTCGTATAAATCTTCATTTGATTTCGTAATAGTTGATAATCCATAATACTATCACTATCCTGATAAATATCTATATATACATTGGAACCAACAATCCCTTTATTCATATAATAAAGCAAAGGATTATAGAAAGCCCCATGATTTGTACTCATAAAGATACAATTAGGAATAATCCCACCATAAATATTATAGACTATCGACATGATATCAAATGGACCTTCTGCTGTAACAATTCGAATCGGGTCTTGTGTAATTGTATTAATTTGATTCTGAATTGTATAGAAAGAATGAGCATTTGATTCCATTCCAAATATATTGAATTTGATATATCGTTTTTCATGGTGGTTGGTTATATCTCTGAGTATAATATACTCATTTTTCACAGATAACCACCCAATATAGTCTTTATCATAATCCCGAATGAAGTCTTGGTACTTTTTCAATGGAATCAATTTGTTTACATATAAGAACTCACTGACGTTGAAGATTAATTTAAGTTTTCCATAATCTTCTAATGGAACTGTATAACCAATTCGATTATTCATATACCGAATTTTTCGAATAGTGTCTTCTGTTTTTCTTGGTGGTGGTATTTCTACACTGATTTCTCTATTATTTTTATATTTATTGACTTTTTGGTTTCCACTGTCTCGCATTGCGTTTTTATTGATTCGTTTTAATAATGCAACTTCTTCGCTATTTAATTCACCACCAAATATTTCTGCTAACATGTCAACTGTAAGTAGACCACTCTCCCCACAGTTAAAGCATATATACATTACTGGCTCAGAAACGTCCAGTGGGTCACATTTGATGTAAAGACGTTTCTTGTTTTGATCCTTTTTAGAATCTCCACAAAGAATACATTTTGTCTTTACTCGTATATCGCCCACTGGAACACACTCCCGGTTGTGTTGTAATATGCTTAGTAGTATTTCTTTATCGCTACTTCGCATTATCACCACCTACTCTTTCATAGCTATTCTTGTAGCAATGATAATAAGTTTGATTGCAATAACGGATACCATGATGATTACCCCGGTAATTGCTAAACAAACTCTTTTGATTGAATCACCGAACTCATAGAGTTCTTGTAATTCTGGGTCTATAGTTTCTCTCGTTTTCCATCCTAACATTCATATCCACCTCCTCGTGATATGTTACTATTACTTATGGGTTGGATGCAAATATTTTATTTATAAAAAACGATGCCAGATGGATGTAACCGTACCCATCTGGCATTTTGTTAATCTCAAATTTCATCGATAAAGTTCAACAGTTCATCGGAAATGATATCCTCATTAAAGACAATCGTTTCTCCTGTAAGCTCCGGTTGCTCGTACTCGACGAATGTATAGTTATTATTCAATACCCTTGAAATGATCTTGAGGATTGGATCATCCTTAAATCCTTCAATCATAATCATATATTTATCGTCAATTAAGTGCGTATAGGTAGAAGCTGTTTTCAGCTTATTGATGAACTTACTATTCTGGAGTAAACGGTTACTCACCTTACCTTTCAGTAATGAACTGACAAACCACTGTAACTCTCTATAGCCACGAGAACTTAATTCCCTCTTGGCTATTATTACGAACTTCATAACCTGCCGAATACTGGATGACTTTAATTCTGTAAACCCACCAAATTCTTTTGCAAAGTTATAGTTCAGCATATCATTATGGAATTTATCCATATTGAACAGATACTTTGTATAGAAAGCGATTTCATCATCAGAGATTTTCCCATAACGCTCCTCCAGTCTCTTAATTACATCATCAAGAGCCTTATAGGAACGAACCGCTCTGGTTTCATCAACCTTCATTTGCATCTGTTCCAATTTATCTATACCAGATAATCCATCTGGACCTTTTTCTGCCGTTACCCTAACTGGGTCAAAGTTATACGATACCCGTTGTACCGTAAACGTCAACTGAGTTTCGATAATTGCCTTCAAGAATGCAGACAATGCATTGTTGAACTGGAACTTGAAGAAATTATCACTAAGCAGGAACTTAACAAGAAGTCTATCAAGCTGAGATGCTTCCGTTGTTCCCCTAAGAGCAGCCTGCTGCTCCCAAATTACATTATGACCTTTACAATGTTTCCTTACTTTCTTTTCTGTAAAGATGTAAAGTTTCTCCTGAATTTCATCGGCTTCATATTCATCGTTCTGATCACCGACTTTATAGAACATATCCACGAATAAATCCAGCGTTAAATTATTGATAAGCGGATCATCGTTGGAATAAATTGTATTCGTAGCAATATAATGCTCAACTGGTGGAATGATGATTTTAAGCATCATACTAACCGCCAGTAATCTCTTGATATCTTCGTTTGTAAAGTCATCCGGTCCATTAAAGACTCGACCTGTTTTTCTATCAATTGTCGCATCAATATAATGGTTATCCTCAACCATCATATATATATTTTCTTTGATGCTATAATCTCGGAAAATCTTTCCCATCAAGTGTTTCTTAAATTCATAAACGGTCAACGAATTTTTACCGTCATCGATGATATTTTTCATGTACATATAAAGTCCTAATAATTCCTTTTCCGGATCATAGAACTCTGTAAAATAACTGAGATACTGACATAAGGGTATTAACTTATTCTGAAAAGCCTTTCTTCCAATCTCAAATGTCTCCGAATCACGTCTCTCCTCTTCTGTCTCAAACATCCCTGCCTTTGTAGATTTCGGCAAAGCCTTGTTAAAGTTGATTCGAATATTTGGAAGTTCCCCGATAACCCAAATGTCATCAACTGATTTCGCAAAAGTGGATTTATCCATCGACTTGAAATACATCACGTCTTTGTCTTTACTCTCACTTTTATCTTTACTCTTCTTAGCGTTAGCAATGGCTTCAGCCAAAGCTTTGTCATACATGTCACGAGTAAGGGAACCTCCCCACTCGTCTATTCGTACAAACTCTTTTGCTGCCATTTACAAATCCTCCTTAGGTTCTGTAACTCTTCATGTATAATATATACTCTAAACACCTCCTACTTTTTTCGAATCGTTCCTCTCTTTTTCTTGACAGTATTTACCGTATGAGCAGCTTTCTCTATAGATGAATGTATCTTAGGTTGAGCCTTTTTCACATTAACGCCAGTTTCTTCATCCTTATCTACCCTCATAGTAGTCCGATGTTTTGGCATTGTTTTATGAATATTGGAAGACTTCTTTTTCTTCTTTAGCTTCTCTTCTGCCTTTCGATATTGGTCCATTATCTCGTCTAATGTACGGATATGGGATACTAAGTATTTTTCATCATACGGCTTTGCTATCATTTCCAAAGTGACACGATTCATCTTCTTTGATTCTAGTATATACCTTGCTGCAAAGTAGATGTATTTGTCGTACATAATGTTTTGATTACGGTTCCGAACATCTGGGGAGGAAGAGATAATTTTCCTCCCCAGTTTGGATGTAAGTTTCGGAATCATTAATCCATTCTTGTTGAATACATATGCAAAAGTATATGCGAATGAAGGTGTATTAGTGAATACCTGAAAATCATATTTGTAAATGGACAGATCTCGTCTGTGTTTCTTTTCTGGATCATGAAACTTAAAGACTACATCATAAGTATTGTCACGCTCTGTTTCTGTCGGCATGACCAACCAGAAGTAATACGTATCACTACCGGCATTTCTGTAGACTTTCATTTCAATGATTTTATGTTTTCCTGTAGAACCATCTGTATAGCGGTCATACTTTGCAGATAAAGCTCCAAGGATAAGAGATTTGTTGGGAATGGATGCATCCCCTTTTCCAACGGGATTTTCAAGGAATTCAGCTAAATACATTTTATCCCTTCACCTCCCTCATACCTTCCAACTCCTCACCAGCATTATCATATGCTGCAAAAAGGAACTGGTTTGTCGTTGTTGTTGTAAGTACCAGATTGAGTACACCTTTTATGACCTCAATATCGACCCGAACCGGATGAACGATAGTTTCATCAAATTCATTTGTAATAAGGTTCCAAGGTGTGTTCCTTCTCTCTGCTTCATAAATGACGTTCTTGGATAATTCATTGTCCTTATAATCCGGACACTTATCATCGCCGTACTTGTTGTAGAACATCGTTAAAGCTGTCTTAACAAAGCTTTCATAAATGATGACGAGGAAATTCTTTCTGAGACTATCTTTCTCCTCACTCATCAAATCACCAACTGCTTTTATGATAGCAATTTCGCCACCCGGAACGACACCTTCAGCATATGCTTTCTCACATGCTTTAATAGCATCGTCAAGAGCATCTCTCTTTGCTTTTAATTGGCTGTCCCCAAACCCACCGACATTAATTGTTGCCATCTTGAGTTTGAGTTTACCGAGACGAATCTTTTTCAAACCGATTTCGTCTGTAATCATGCTCTTAGCACTCATATCCTTCTCAGCCTTGGTGATTTCTGCCTGAATTGTGGACATACGTTCTTTGATTGCATCGGAATTTTCAATATCGCCAAATCCTTTTGCAACCAACTGCTTATCATCAACAGTCAGTTCATCACATACGCCGAGAAAACGCTGCATGTGTTCAATGAGTTCATCTCCTGCATTAATTAGGGACTGCTTGAACTCTGATACTGCATTTTGGAACTGGGTATCTGTCTCAAACTGCTCCCTTGTAGGAGAAGGCTGTTTTGTAATCCGCGTAAACTCATCCATGATTTCTTCAATTTCGTCATTTCCCTTGGCATTGATAGCCGCTCCGGTGAGGAAACTGAAGTCGATGAGCATCTCACGTTCAATATTGTATTCCGCAAAATATTTCACCATAACCATACTCGGTAATGGAGCCTTATGCTTTGCCTGATAAATACAATACTGATTATATTTATCCCTGAAGTTTTTATCAAAGTCAGGTGCCAGAATGAATAATTCTGTACCAAGCCTTTGGTTCAGGAAAGTTGAAGTTGTGAGAAGTCTTTCAAACAGCTCTGTTCCGACTGTATATGAGAAAATCAGAATAATCGGTCTGTTTGATGTATATTTCTTCTCACCAACGTGATTGACTTTGAACTCGCTAAGGAGTCGAGCCGACATATCATAGCCTTCGTTATATTCGACAAAGCTATGCTCTGTGCCGGAGTTCTGTACTTTGATAATCGGATTGCCTGTATTGACATATATGTCACGAATAAACCCGGCAAACTCTGTATCCCAGTCTAATGAAACTAGAGCAACATTGTAGATGTATTCTGCCAGATTTTCTTCCGTAATCTTTGTAGAATTCTCGATAAGTTTATCACAAATCTTCTCGATACAATATTCGAGATTCTTTGTGATGGTTTTCGCATGAATCTTATTCTCTTTCTTCCACGCCATTAAAGCTTCGTTAATAGCGTTTGCTGCAATGACACCGGTGGTAGTACCGTCACCTGCCCTAAGGTTAATAGCCGTAGAGACATCCACAGCCATCTTCCGAATAACACTTGCCATTACGCTTTTCGGATAAATGAGAGACTGTTCTACGGACCAACCGTCCTTTGTAATTAAAACTTTATTGTTTACCTGATACGCAGTATTTGCACCATATGGTCCATATGTTCGTGAGACATATTTCGCCATCTGAGAAAATACTGTACTGAAAAGTGTCTCCAATTCCTCTCCGTCGATGACGTTGGGGGTGAGATTGAGTGTAATCTTGTTATCAGATTCCATCGACATAACCTCCTTTGTTTTTAATTATTTCATTGTTACATAACATATTGTATTTCAGCTAAATGGGTGTAGCTATTGTATTGATAGAAAGATTGAAATTATCACGGTACCACTTTTCTTCATGGTCTAATTTCAGTCTTGTAATAGTAACTTGCTCTATTAACTTTTCTATGTTTGATCTATCTTCTATCAGATTAAATTCATATGCTGGGATAATCACTTCTGTTAATCCTGCATATTTTACTGAGAGATATTTATCTATATCTCGTGCGTCTTCCAATACATAAGAATCTGCGATGAATTCTTTTGCTTTCTTTTCTTTTTGCCCTACGAATACAGATAATTTATCTAAGCTGTATCCATTAAAAGCATCTCTGATACTTTCATATATGATATCTGAATCATATGGCATATATAGAGTTACTCTGGATGTATTATTGTCATTACATAATATCCGTAAGTTGTTTCCAAATCCGGTTAATTGTACGTATTCATCACAGGTTGGATTCTGTAACATATCCTTTACTAAATTCTCTACGTATATAACCAGCATGTTTGGGTCATTCATTTCACAGAATTTTTCTTTGTTAATCCAGTCCAATAAGACATTCTTATTTATTTTATTGGATAATACTCGTACAATACCTCTATCGTTTTTTGGAATTGGTTCTATATCTGGAATATTATCGGAAAAGAAATATTGAAGACATGCATCTGTTTCCATTCGTTTTTTCATTTCATGATATAGAAATAAATCTACGTAGAGCATTACATTGAATACATCTACAAAAAAAGTAGACCGTTTGTATAATACACTTTTACGCATACATAGTCAACTCCTTTCAGTAAAACGGGTGGTTCTCATATTGTCTATGGAACCACCCTTAAATCTCATCCATACATAAATACCTTTCGGTCTTTTTGTATGCCATTGTACTGTAAGACTCCCACATGGAATCCTGTAACTGTATCCATTGGTTTTCCAAATACATCATAAGAAGAAAACCTGTATACAATAGCCATAGCTTTGTCATTACTGCGGATTGGCGGTATGAATCCTTTTATTCCAAACATCTCCATTCTATCATTGAACTTTAACATATCATCCCAATAATAGACATCGACATCGCTGAGAAGATAAATGGACCAAGAATTCTCCAGATGAACACTTTTCCGCAGAATAGCATCTCCAACCTTCTCCTGGAAAAATTCAGAATCTTCCTTTATCAGCAGTTGAAGCTCTTTATCGAGTGTTTTGATAAAGTCATTCACCGCTCCTATTGCTTTCATAGTATCACCTCTTTTCATTCTAACTCAAGTTGTTTCTTAGTAATTAGTGTACCATCCTTATTATACATTGGCGTGATAGTTGCACCATATTCTGATTCGTATAGAAGATACACGACACCGGAAATATCATCAGTTATATAACGAAAATTAGCTTCGTATATAAAATCTTTTCCACCGAGAGTATCATAGATTGTAATATTTGGAGTTGTATGGGTAAATGACTTTGATATAGTGGTTATTTCAACTAAACCACTGTTTCCTCCACCAACTGACATTTGATACATCCCTAATACACCCATTGCTATAAAAATACAGACTGCAATTATTTTCGAGCCCCTTTTCATTTTGTATCCTCCTTAAATTAAATGGAGAACAGAGGACATCATTGTCCCCTATTCTCCTCTCGTAATGTGTCTATTACGCCTGCTCTCCTTCGAATTCGACATTCAAATCATCCAGTGATGAAATCTGTTCCACTGGTGCATTCATCGAATTACTGTCGAACAGGGACTGTTGCCCATATCTGGCTCCGCCTCGCTGAGATGCATATCCTGTACTCATTTCTGCACCGACTTTATTGCCGATAGACCGGATGTCTGATACAACCATATCCTTGTAGGTCTTGTCAACCACACGATTTGCATGATTCCATGCCTTCGAAGATCCTGCAATGAAGTTTTTCAAATCTTCGATAAACAACAGGAACTCATTATCGGTGATATTACGCCCACCAAACTTCCCGCTTTCGTGATTGTAATCGACAATCAGTTCGCCTTTCCGGAACTCATACTCGATTGCCTCTTTGCTGGTGAGACTTGACGCATCAATGTTCTTGATAAGCTCAGCGTATCCACACATCTCGTCTTTATCGTTCTTCCGCACGCCGATTCCAAACTGATTTACATCAGCGACCGGTACAGAGATAAACTTCTCCTGACCTTCCTTCATTGCTGGAAATACGATTTCCTTAAAGCCATTCCAAAGATCGACACACTTCACCCGGCTGATACATGTAATCCAGCTATGTTGATAATCGTACCGCCTCTTCTCAGTCTGTTCTGCTTCAGGAAGTTCCGGTGAGATAATAATCTTGAGCATATCTCCCTGAAATGACCATTCAAAAGCTGCCGGATGTCTCTGCATTCCATTTGTTGTGCGGAAGCATCGGGTCTGTACATCCCTCTGTTCATTTCCGTTATTTTCTCCATATGCCATTTTACTATTCCTCCTTTATTAACTATTGACTTAGAATTTTTCTAAGATGTTACCTGTGATTTATAATATTATACGTTGAGTATGTTAGAAGCATACTCATTATCGCCCGTACTAATAGTGATAAATGATAATGATTTTACTACAGGATAAAATGTTCCAATATTCCTTGTTACGATTCGCTCTTCATCCAGTACAGGATAAACCCATTCTGGAATCTTTGTATTGTCATTTGGTAACGCAAGATATTTACATCCGTTTTTCTCAAATTGAGGAATTCCACCATGGAATATATTTTTCCTTATGATATCCGCCTCTTTTGGGAATTTTGGAGCAAGCTTCTCGTCCAATATCTTTTCACTTGTAAGGTTAAGGAAAACCACATCACATTTATCTGGCACCATAATAACATTATCTGGATTGATAAGATTCCAGAGGATTGGTCCAGTAAACGCTCCTTGTGAATACGGGTCTGCATAAGATTTTTCCACCTTACAGTTCATTCGAAGTAGATACGTCCGTTCTCTGTTATGGATAGATTCTCTTATTTCCCTTTCAAGAGCTGCCACATCTCGCATTAGTCCTACGACATTGATTAATGGGTCATTAATGATATCTTTTTTAATAATTCCCATTAATTTATCTTCGATATCCTTATTTACCCCAGCCTTTTTGAAGTCATGACCCTTCAATTCAATCTTGCTAATTTGCTTTCCTTCCCTAAGTTTGATATGAGCAATATATCGTTTCTTTGCATTAGCAAGTAATACTTTAGAGAAATAAAATTCATTCTTTGTATTGAGTCGCTGATGGAACCTCGGAAGGACATTACAATCATCTGCATATCTATCCAATAACTCTCTTGCCATTCTGGTTACCAGATAAGCCAATGTATTAACACTACAGAATTGCTTATCTTCCTCCCCCATAGATGTATGAGATTGTTCCCAGATATTATCCTTTGTCCAGTCTACCCAAGGTTTAATATTGATAACGTTACTATCTGTATCAATCAGAATAACCCTTGACCTTGGATCATGTTTCAACCTATCAATCTGCTCAGTATAAGCATGATTATAGAATACAAATTCCCGACAATAATCCCAAATAAACTCTAAGTCTTCTTTGATATTTTCTGGTTGTTTATTTGGGTTACGGAAACTCTCAGTAACATTGAAAATTCTCTTGAGACGACTACTAATCATATCGTTCTCAACAAACCCGAATAAATTGTTATTGTAGTAGAGTCTCGTTAAATCTTCTACGGAACAATTCCGAAGGATATTCCTAATAGGTCCATCGTATTCATTTTTCCATTCCCAGAAATTATTTTTCCATACAGCATAAACCATTTCTGGGTCTTGGATATAACGAAGACCATCAATTTTTAAATTATGCGGATCTTTCCTGAGAACATTTCCAACCATTGTAAATAGTTCTCCAAGAGATTTGAATTTAACTGCGTTATTTAAGAAGGCTTCAAACGCCATTGCAGTTGTAGATATAAGCGATTGTGCTGTACCAGTTGTACTTGATGCTGTATAAATGTTATATAACTGGAAAGTTTTCGCCCCAAATGAACCATATATGGCGTTAATCTTAACCTTGGCTTCCATCTGCATCATTTCATAATATTGATATTCATAGGAATCCGTCTCACCATTTGGTCCAAGATAAGTATCTCGAATTTTTTGATACTGTTTACGAGCTGCAATACGGCCATCAATAACATTTTGTATTGGAGAGGACTTTACATCATGATTGTAGAAGAAAGTGCCGTGTCCCGCAGCAATTGGTCTATTTTTATAATACCAATCGTATAACTTTAATAAGGTTGCCTGAACCTTCATATCATCTTGATAATCGTTATGCAAATATGCTTCATGATCTTCAATATGTTCAGATGCTATATCATATAAGACTTTTCGTAGTATATTTTCATCTGCGTTCGGATATTGTAGCTTAAAGTAGACGACATTATCATCCACCCAATCCTTTATAAATTTAGAACGCATTAGTATTTCGTTACTAATCATTCTATACACCTCCTAACTTTTCAAAGTTTAGATATTTGTCAACTACGGTATAAATAGCTACCACACCGTTGTACAATACATCTTAAACTCAATCATTTAATATAGTTGCAAGGTGTAAGTTGAACCATTACGATTTCTACGGCTCAACAAAACAATAATGACTAAGATAAGGAGGTAAAAGATATGGCTTCTTACGAAAACATCGAAGAAGAAGAATCCGAAGAGCTTTTAGGCACACCCCTTAGGTCATCCGGAGCACTACCTGTTATGAACATGCCTGTTGCCGTTGTTGGTGAGAACACATATCCTGTCGTTTTAGCCAATCTCGTTAAGGGAACAATGCCTGTTCAAAGAGGCGGCACCGGACTTAACGATCTTGACGGCGGGAAGTTAATTGCTTCAAGTGAAAATGGTATAATGCTGGAGGAGATCGATGTCCCTGTAAGTCATTTTGCAGGTCTCAGTGCGAATATTGAAGAGAGACTGAAAAAAGTTCGGTCTTACAATGTCGCCATACCAACAACTGGTTGGTCAGTTGCAAGTGGTGCTGGTGATGGTTTTCAACAAACAATATCCGTACCTGGGATGACATCATCGGACAATCCTGTTGTCGGGCTAAATTCTGCTGCGACAACAACTTCTGCTTTGGAAGCGGAACGGCGGGCATACGATTGTATTGATCGTATTGACACAGGCAATGATAGTATTACAGTTTATTGCTTTAAAACTGCTCCGACTACATCATTTTCAATTAGGATTCAATGTAATGGTTCGTGAACCATTTTTCAGTGACAAGAAGAATATTCTAAACCCATTAATGGAAGGAGGACACCAAAATGTCTAACCTTAGTACATTGATGCAGAGTGGTAATGTTCAGCTTGCGGAGAATGTTGAATATGTTAGCATGACCGAGAGTGACATGGCTAATCTGCTTGCAATCGCCATACAGGAAGCGATTCTGGAAGGCGTATCCGAAGAGGTTTGCGACCCTGAAGAGGATAAGTCCGTAACAGAAGGAACGTTGCCTGAGGATATGGCTGTTTTGGAGACGTCTATTGTACGTCTCGATAAGGCGGCTAAGAAACAGCGTGCATATAAACTCGCTATTCTTCAGACTGCAAAAGAAGCTGAGAGTAAAGATTACAAGAAGCTGGAGACTCTGTGGCGTATGGAAAAGTACCTGTTCCGCAGACTTGAGAAGAAGTATCAGTCTAAGGCAAGGTCTCGTATGCATCAGACGGCAAAGAAGGCTTCTGGTAACAACGGCATTGTGCAGCGGGCGAAGTCGGTATTGACTCGTTCTCAGAAGGAGACTAAGAAGGCTCTTGCTGGGGATATTAAGCCCCCGTCACAGGTAAAGAGTCAGTTTAAGACCATCACTCAGAAACTGAGTTCTAAGGTTTAACTGACTATCCGGTTATTTAATTACAAAAGGTTTATACAGATAGATGCACTGAACAATTAGGAGTGGATGTCAAGGTTCATAGAAACTTTGGCATCCATTCTTTTATTGATATATTAAAGAATCGTGAGGAAAGGAGGATTTGAAATGTAACAACAACGGTCACATTTTTATATAATACATGAAAAGGAGGATATTCGCTTATGATTTTAGCAGAAGGCATCACAGTTGATGACGATGGGTTTGATCCCAGCAAAATCGAAGAGGGTCCTACCGAGAAAGCAAAGGAGATAATGGCAATGCTCAAAGATAGTATCTTTGTCATTGACGATATTATCAACAAAGGAAAGGAACTCGGTGAGGAGAGACACGATCCTGATTATTATATGGAATATTATCAGGATTTTTACATGAAGATGGTTGTTATGGAGCTCCATGGATTTGAGCATAAAGAGTTCAGAGAGTTTCCAGTGTATTTTAAGTTTCATAATGACCCAGGTGAACCATTGAAACATTTGGAGTTTCGGTATTTTGTTCTGAATCTGGCATTTTGGTATCCACTTGTAACCGCTGATCCATCCAAACTCAGTGATGAGCATATTGTCACGCGGGATATGGGTTATCATATGAATGCAAAGTTCATTGCCGATTATATGAATAAGTATTATGCGAAACCCTATGCAAGAAAGATTGATTATCGGAGAAGGAGTGAAACATTTGCCGATGTCAATTTCTTATTAAATAAGATTCCGTTGAAGTTCAATCAGTTTATTGGACTTTCAATTAATATAGAAGAACTTCGAGATATGGCAAAGAGAATGCCGGGATTCAAAGAAGGTCTCTATGTAAAATTAGACGAGACGAAGCAGCCAGCCGAGCAGGAAGCTCAGAAGAAAGCATATGATAAAGCTCAGATTGATAGAACTGAGCATGATGAAGTTCTTACGACTTATCGGGCTATGGTCGGAAGTCATTCTGCAAAGGTGGCTCAGTTATCTGAGTTTGTTTCTATCATTGGTGGGAAACCAGACGAAAATGGTAAGACTATTGCGACACCAATTAACAATAATTATGTTACAGGAAATCTTGGTTCCATTCCGAAATATTATATCAATAATATATCTGGACGAAAGGCAGCAGTAACAAACCATGAATTTATGGGACCGGGTGGTTATGTATTGATTCTTGTAGCACTTCTTAGTGCTCAGGTAAAACTCAGTAAAACCGTGACAGATTGTCATAGTGCAAACCCTATTCCAATCCTTATTCAGTCCGATGACCATCTATATCATTTGGATGGAAGACGTTATCGTTTTAATCAATCGGATTCGTATAAAATCATTGACTATGATACGGATAAAGATTTGATTGGACAATGGGTTTGGTTGCGTTCTCCAGTTACTTGTTGTGCACCAGACGGCGTATGTAAAGAATGTTATGGAGAACTTTATCACACGAATAAGGATTTGTATTCTGCGGGTTGTTACGCAGCCTTTACAGAATTTAACCCTATCGTTCAGGGATTGTTGTCAGCAAAACATTTCCAAGGGACTTCATCTAAGATGATTAACTTTGGACCAGAATTTGACAAATATCTCATTATTGCCACGACCGATATCATGTTAAATCCGAATCTTGAAGATATGGAACTTTATTCAATCGTTATCTTAATGGATGACTTAGAGTCATCTGATTATGCGAGTGACGATGATGATATTGAGAAGAATAAGAAGTTTGGTGGTAATAACAAGAAAAAGAAGAAGCGGAACAATGATGAAGACTTTGATGATTTTGACGGCGAATTTGGTAGTTCTTCCGATGATGAGGGGGAATATCGGTTGAATTATTATGTGCCAAAGTTTTATGTCGTCAAGAATCTTCACAGTAAGAAGAAAGAATATGTTGAGATTACGGAGTTTATTGACCCGAATACAAAAGAACTTTATATGCATGAAGACTTCTTGAAGAGAATGTCTGAAGGTGCATTGGATTTGTTTGACGGTCGACAGTATCTGTATCTTGATTTTGGTGATATATCGTTTGAAGAATTCATCTTTATGGTGGATGTGAAAAATAATGAGTTGACGGCTCCAATGAAGAAGATTCAGGCATTGATTCATAATCAGAATCATGCAGGTGCAACAACTTATGAAGAGATGGTTCAGATGATGCTCGATCTCACGATTGAATCAAAGATTGATGCGGCATCCGTACACGGTGAAATGATTATACGTCAATTAGTTAGAAGACCTATGAATCAGCAGCTTCGTCCTGATTTCTCAAGGATTGTAATGCCTGAGGATTATGTACTTCTATCGGTTCTTGTTGCGTTAAAGCAAAATCCATCATTCACTGTATCTATGTCGGCATCTTATTTGAAATATCAGTTGGTTCAGCTTACGAGCACATTTGACAAATACGAATCATCTGATTTTGACTGGTGGTATCGCCGGAACATTGAATTGGATGAGAACATGATTTATTACAGCGAGGAAAGTGAAGAATAAGGAGGTTTAAAGACAATGGCAAAATCTGAAGAGCAGAAGAAGGTTTTTACGATTGCAAAGACCAAGAAAGGACGTACTGTACTTCGTATTAATGAAGGACAGTTTGTATTGGATGAGAAAGAACAATATCGATTAATCCGGTTCTTTAATCGAATTTGCGATCCACAGACGTTACCGTATCCGGAGAGTGGTTCATCTACTTATATCACATACGATAATGGTATTAATGCCGTTACGTTATCGGCTGGGCGGTTAGACAATGCTGTAACAAAGTTCTTCCTCAACGTAGTCTATATGACCCCTAATAATCAGGGGTATAATTCGGATGCCTTCTTCTTGAACAGGGCAACCGTGGAGAACTATATGCAGGTTCTGGGTACAGAATTAGGAGCCACCCAGTTGTAAAACATTTGAACGGACAGTTTTTATCGTTATAATATTGAGGAGGTAGATGGATGAACTACCTCCTCATTCTTTTTTACGTAGACTTTTACACGGTTATAACGATATATAAAATAAAGGAGTGATATAACAATGCGGAAGAACAAGATATATGCGTTCAATACGCATTACGAAATATATGATTACTCATTAGGTGATAACGTTAGATTGGAACGCTCTCTTACGTATCATGATTATGCAGCATTTACGGACCATCCAAAATATCTTTATGACAAAGTAGAACGTATCCTTTATATTCCAAGAGGGTATGACGATGCATTTTTAGAAGAATGGAATGAAAAACCTGTTACAATAATAGATAATGAGACAAATGAGTTTCGAACGGATTATGTAATGGAAAAACCACCAAGGGATACAAATGAAGAAAAAGCGATTCGATTTTTAGTAGGAGAAGGAGAGTTTTCTGGTTTACGATTAAGTCCGCAGAAAGTATTGATTATGCCACCTGGTATGGGAAAGACATATTGTACAATAGCGGCTATCCAAAATCTCCATACAAAGTCTCTTATCATTATGAAAACTCAAACTTTGAAAGACCAATGGGTAGCAAGATTTAAAGAATATACGAATCTTGGTGGACCAAATATTGTAGACATATATTCATCAGATTTTCTTCATGGATATATGAGAAAAAAACCAAGCAAGAATCAAAAAGTATTCATTGTAACAAGGAAACTATTAATCTCTTATTGTGAAAGATATGGAGCAACGGCTTTACAAGAGGTGATCGAACGATTAGGAATTGGTGTTAAGGTATTTGATGAGGCTCATCAAGAATATGCGATGACTCTTCTGATAGATTATTGCACTAATGTAAAAAGAACCTTCTATCTTACTGCCACATTCCAGTTATCAAATTATGGAGATAATAAAGTCTTTCAGACTGCGTTTTATAAAGTACCTAAACTCAAGTTAAAGCAAAGCGATGATGCAAGGCATATCACTTATATAGCAGTACTTTTTAATAGTCACCCTAACTCTGTTGATGTAGCAAGAGTAACTGGTGGAAAACGAAAGTACAATAAGTATGCATACGTTGAGTATGAATTGAGAAAGGGTATTTTAGAGAAAGAAGTCCGTAGACTTATTAGTTTCTTTCTCAATGAAAAACAAATGTCTGGTAAAACTCTTATACTATCGTCCAAGAAGACGACTTGTGATTTCTTTAAAGAGGTTGCTAATGAAGAAACAGATGGTAGATTCAATGTATGCTCTTTCTATACAGGAAACAAAGTAGATAATTATAAAAGTTACGATATCATTACTGCTACGTCTGGTATGCTTGGTACGGGTGAAGACATTCCAGAATTAAGATTCATGCATAATACAGAACCTGGGGCATCTTTGCCAAATACAGATCAATTTTCTGGTCGATTAAGACCTTATGAAGACGGTACAAAACCAACGTATTATATTGAGTATATTGATGTAGGTTTTGATAAGCTTTATGATTGGTACCAACATAGAGCAAGATTACTCAAGAAGAAGGTAAAAGAATGTAAAGAGTTGAACCACGTTATGATATAATTGAAAGGAGATAGATTTGATATGGTAAATTCTGTTAAGTCAGATAAATTTCCATTGGATGATGCCACATTAAAGCAACTTATCCTTGATGCTGCTTGTAAAGCAGAAGCGATAGCAAGGGCTTTAGATAAGCATACTCATCCTGTTCATGGGGGTAAAATAGTTCCATATGGGGATACAATGGCTGAAATGAAAAAGGTACAAGGGGAATCTCCGTATAAAAGTGGATATGCTGCGGCAAAGGGAGAAAGCGCTCCTGCGAATAGTGATGAAGCGTATCTCAGAATGTTTACAAGGAATCTCATTACTCCTTCATAACAAGAGAGGAAGAAGATGTATTGGATGACAGCTCCCAATACATCTTCTTTAATGAGTAAATGATTCTTATTATTTTGTATATGTATATATTATTCACTATATACATCTATAAAACTTTATTTAAAAGAAAGGAGATAATTATGTTAGATAGCGAGCGGTTTCAGAAGTTCTATAAAGAGGTTGAATTTTTCCTTAACAATGCTCCGTTTGAGGAAGATTGTTCTAATGAGGAAAACTCTATTTATTGTGAACTTGCGAACTTAAAGGATGCCATTGAAGATTATCAACATAGCAAGAAAAAGAAACCTGTTGATATAAAGGTACAAGACTCCACTACCGGATATGATAAAGAAATTTGGAAAGGGGCGGGAGTCGAAGTGAGGTGATACTATGGGAAAATTTCAAGAAACACGTAATCGTTTTATGAAAGAAATGCAAGCAACTGGAAAAGATCCTGAGGAAGTTTCAAGACAAAATCTTGCAAATCAAATTATCATGGATCAATTGTTTCATTTCAATTCTGATGATGTGGATGATGACGTAAGCTTATCACCAGAACAAGAAGCACGTATTGATGAAATATATAATGCGTGTTATGACTTTTGTAAAATCCTTGCCGATAAAGAAGATTTGGAATGGAGTATGTATTCCATAGGCGAGATTGTGGATACTGCCTGTCGCATGTTACTTATTGATCCTGCACTTGGAATAGATAAAATATATTTTCCAGCTTATGTTGATAACGAATGCTATGGAGAAGAAACGATAGAAGATTATGTGACTTCAGAAGACTTTGAATACGGAGAATTCTGAAGTTATGGAGAAGACTGGGATTTCCGTTTGGATTTCCCAGTCTTCTCTTTTTTATAGTAATACCAGTTTGTCAAGTTCCAATGATCTTCTCATATCAATTGTCCTCTGGTTAGAAGAACCTTTGAACACGAGCATCATATCTTTTTTGTCCATCTCGAATGGTCCATCCACTAAGACATCAATGTATGATAAGAATTCATATAGATTTAGAATTGTTTCCATTTTTTGTGTCATTATGGTCTTATACGTATAACCGCTAAAACACCACAAGTCTTTTGTATCTCCGAATTCCTTACGGAAACGTCGAGTCAATGGTAATAAACCTTCTACATTATCCAATGGTTCTCCACCAAGAATTGATAATCCTTGATACATCGGATTTCGTAAATCATCTATTATATACTCAATGTCATTTCTTGTGAATTCTTTACCATAATTAAAGTCCCAAGCAACTTTATTGAAACAATCTGGACAATGTATAGTGCAGCCAGATACGAATAAAGACAGTCGTATACCTGGTCCATTTGCCACATCAAAATGTTTTATGGTCGCAAAATTCATAGATGTAATACCCTATCCGCAATTTCTTGCGTCCTTCCTTGATTCCAGTACTGAGTTCCTATGTCATTGCTTACCCTCGGTTTCCCGATACTTGCAAAGGGGATTAGAGTACACAATCCTTGTATTTCTACAAGTTGAGAATTATACTCGTTGAACGTCCTCCATTTTACAGGAGTTTCGCTGCGTCTGGGAGACTTGCACTCCCGGTTATCCCTATCCACACCAGTTTTTATGGTCTCTATGATTTCTCACTAATGAGCTTAAAGCTCGTGCCACCGTCACGTTTGTCGTTTCCAACTCCGTTGTGGTCGATGTGGGTTATGGGGATTTTCCCGCAATTTATCTCATTTAACGTGGCCGCATAGGATTGTTCAGCCACAAGTACGTCTGGCTACAGACATTTTTGACTGGTCTCGATTTCCACAGTTAGGGCATTCCCAAACTAATTTACCATTATCATCTTTAACTATCTTAATCTCGCCATCAAATCCGCAACAGGAACAATAGTCAGATTTAGTATTCAGTTCTGCGTACACGATATTTTCATATATAAATTTCATAACGCTTAATACCGCAGGAATGTTATTTTGAAGATTTGGTACTTCCACATAACTAATTGCTCCTCCAGGTGATAATTTCTGGAAATCAGATTCGAATTTCAGTTTCGAGAAAGCATCAATTTCTTCTGATACATGAACATGATAGCTATTAGTAATGTAATTTTTGTCAGTAACTCCTTTAATGATTCCAAACCGCTTCTGTAAACATTTTGCAAACTTATAAGTAGTTGATTCAATAGGTGTACCATAAACGGAATAACTGATGTTTTCTTCAGCTCTCCACTGGGCACACTTATCATTGAGCATCTGCATAACTTTCAAACTGAATTCTCTACCTTCATCGGAAGTATGTGATTTTCCAGTCATCCTTACGCACATCTCATAGAGTCCGGCGTATCCCAATGAAATTGTACTATAATTGTTATAGAGTAATCTATCAATGGTTTCACCTTTCTTTAGTCTTGCAAGGGCACCATGCTGCCAGAGAATCGGCGCAACATCAGATACCGTACCCTTGAGCCTTTCATGTCGAATCCTTAGAGCTTTATGACAAAGTTCCAATCTTTCTTCAAGAATATTCCAGAATTTGTTCGTATCTCCGTAAGAAGAACAGGCAACATCAACCAAGTTAATGGTAACTACACCCTGATTAAATCTTCCATAGTACTTATGTTCTCCGTTTGGTCCAAGACCTTCTATATCTGGGGTAAGGAAAGACCGACACCCCATACATGTATATACATCGCCATTCTTATACTCTCTCATCTTTTTAGCTGAGATATAATCTGGTACCATCCTCTTGGCAGTACATTGAGCCGCAAGTTCTGTAAGATACCAATACTTGGAATCCTCTGTCACATTATCTTCATCTAATACGTAGATAAGTTTCGGGAATGCTGGTGTTACCCATTGACCCTGTTCATTTTTAACACCCTGCTTCCTCTGAATAAGAACTTCCTTAATGATTGCAGCCAAATCATCTCTTGTTTGACCTTCTTCAACTTCATCCAAATACATAAACATTGTGACAAATGGAGCCTGTCCGTTGCATGTCATCAGTGTAATAATTTGGTACTGAATTGTCTGAATTCCTGCTTTAATAACTTCCTTTAATCGCATCTCTGTAATTTTAGAGACCTTTTCCGAAATTGGCTCATCTCCACAAGCTTCAAATTCATCAATTACGCTTTGACGAATTTTCTGACGAGATATATCCACAAACGGTGCCAAGTGAGCCAATGAAAATGATTGACCACCATATTGATTGGATGCTACTTGTGCAATAATCTGAGTGGCAATATTACAAGCGGTTGTGAAACTATGAGGTTTCTCAATGAGAGTTTGTGAAATCACAGTTCCATTCTGTAACATATCTTCCAAGTTCAATAAATCGCAGTTATGACTTTTTTGCGCGAAATAATCGGTATCATGGAAATGAATAATACCTTCTTCATGTGCTTTTACAATATCCTCAGGAAGAAGCATTCTTTTAGAAATGTCACGGGATACTTCTCCTGCCATATAGTCTCTTTGAGTTGAAATGATAACAGGATTTTTGTTTGAATTCTCCTGTTTCATTTCTTCATTATCATCATTGATGAGATTTAAAATGGCTTCATCAATTGTATTTGATTTACGAGACAATTCTCTTTTATAGCGATATCTGATATATGCCTGAGCCAGCTCTTCGTATCCTTCACGACGCATCAATGCAATTTCTACTTTATCCTGTATATCTTCAACACTAACCGCATGAGTTGATTTTGAAACTGCTCCGCTGATTTCCTGAGCGATTCTTTGAACCTCTATACAAGGAAGTTTCCTGCTCACTGTATCATTTGCCTTTTTAATGGCATTAACAATTTTCTTCGCATCAAATTTAACTTCCTTACCATTTCGTTTGATAACATTGATGTTGATATTTCCATTTGCTTCTTCGGGTGTTGCATAAAACATACTTTCGAACCAATCAACTTTGTTTGTTACTCTGTAATGAGTATAAGCACCCTCTGTTTCCATACAAATTGCTTCTAATTCATCGTTCTTTTTGTAGTTATGGATAACCCTCTCTATTCTCATTTTGATAGGGTAACCCTCCTCTGCTAACATATACCAAATAGTCCCGAGTGTAAACTTGTTATTGTTGTCCATCGATGTGAACCTCCTTTTGGTAAAATTTGTATAAAATAACTAACCAAGATGACCCGTTTTCTTATTACGTAATCATCTTGGTTAGTTACAATCTTTAATTGAGAGAAATCAATCAAACCCGCAAAATAATCTATTTTAATTTGGTTTTCGGTTGTTGAATTTCCCAATACAATAAGCTTTGTAGCTAAATCAGAACTGTTTCATAGAGTCATTTCGACCCATTAAGATTTTGTTAATAGAATGGTCAAAACCTACTTAGGCGTTTTCTGATTCTTGCTCTTCTGCTAACTTCGTCTGTATCTTGTTAAAGAGGTTCGCTTGCCTTGCCTTGAGTAATGCCGTATTATACATATCGGGCAATAATTCCCAAGGTGCCGCAGGAGTTTGTTCAATGACAAGTTGTCTTGTCATATCTTCAATGATGAAATTTGTTATTTCTGGTGGATTCGTACTGTCTCCACCAACATAAGTCTTCACCATACTCTCACACATTCCGATGTTATCATTAAGTTGCTGATTTGTCATGTTATTATTGATAACCTTGGACTCTCTTAACGTAATTTTCATCTTATCAAGAACATTATCCGGTATTGCGTGAGGATAACAATTCTTGACAAGAACCTTTGCAGTATCTGTGAGAGGACCATTGAAGTCTCTCTTAATACCATTACAACGAACCAGATGTTTGATATTTGCCATACCAAGCATCGTCGCATATTCGATTTCATCTACATAGTCAACCATAACAGCAGGAACTCCAGTAGAACCAATCGCCATCTTCTTTAAATCCGTTAAAAACTCATTATGAACATCGATATTTTGTCCAGATACGACATCCATTTCAAATGGCTTGATTTCGGATGTTCCCATATTGAGGAAATATCTCTTGTTGATGGCTCTGTTACCATGTAAAATGTTACCGTTTGCAATCTGAATAGGGTCTACATTGCTATCTTCAAGTTGGTCCATCATATCTGAAATCTGGTTGTTGATTTGTCCATCTAATGCAGATTCTTTCAGATAATAGAACTCGCTATCTGTTGATTTTGTAATGATAGCAGTTGTATAAAAAAGCATAAGAGAAGTATATATCCTCGCATAAAGTAGTGAACGAAGCATAACTGGTTGCCCGTTGTCATGTTCATCCAGGTTTGTTTTCCAAGGAATAACGTATTCTGGTCGAACGAACTTTATCCTTATAGGGTTATCTCTCTTTTCCGCATAAAGTATGCAGTTAAGGATCATACTTCTAAGCTGTTTATCCCCTTTAACAATATCACCATAATTCAGATTCTTTAGAACTGAGTCAACAATACCGTCAATGACCATATTCCGCTGATTAAAATTCATCTGGTTAGACATAATGTCTGTTACAGATGTACCCATTTTAGCGAAATCGTAGTTTTCGAAGTAATAATATCCGATAACGTAATCGAATATTTTAATTGGAACAAGTTGTCTTGGGTCAACCAGTTTTACATGGCATCCAATCATATTTTCCGACTGTTTGAGTTGATTCATAGTGATAGAGTCATCACCCATTACAGCAGTTTCTGGTTGTTCTGAAGATGGACTTCTCCGATTTGCATTTTTCTGGGCAAGTTCATCCAATTCTTCATTACTCAGTAAACTTCCTACATCAATTTTTTCATCGTTTTGAAGCTTCTCATAATCGAGCATGACATTTCTGCCCGCGCCAATCTTTGAAGCTGTTCCTGCTTTTCCACCAACCGATATAGAAACTTTTGAGTTACTAAGAACTGGGTCTTCATCAGAGAGTTCTTTCTGAGCTTTCTTCATCGCATCCAGCAATGCATCCTGTACATGAGTATTAATTTTCTTATAGGTACCAAGTCCCTCAATGTCTGGAATAGATGTATCTTCACAGATATAAATTTGTTTTGCATTTTCTTTTATAACGTCGATTGTTTCCTGTACTTCTTTTGGGAAATTATTTCCTTTATCTTGTTCTGTAAACGATTCAAATAACGTCGTTACACTCTCCATGCAACTATTGTATCCTTCTTCCCCGAATAATGCATGAGTATCTGTAGATTCGTAGAACGGATGTCCACCATAACCCAAACCTTGGGAATTATGTAAAGACATAAGCTTGGGACCAATTTCACCATAAGGGATAATCATAATGTAATAGGTTCCATACTTTATTGCCTTTGGTGCAACATGGTCACGAATCTTAATCGTTGTATTCTGATATTCCAAAGCCTTCTTTACAATGGAAACATATGAACTCACGTCATCTGTAATACCGGGAAAATCGACATCCATACTGATGTCTTCATTTACCTGTTCTGCACGAAGTACATTATCCCTTGTGATAAGATTAGCTTCTTCCAATTGATAGAAATAACTACATACAGAATCTATTTCGTCATATATATGAATGATATCAGATGATGTAGACAAAAAATATGTAGCAATCTGGGTATCACCCATTGTAAAGAGTTTCTCAAGTTGGGCATTTCGAAGCAATTTATCCTGCATCGGATGACCTGTGGAGAAATTCTTTTGATTAAAAATCTTTTGTGCTTGACCGTAATCTTTATGTCCAATCAAAGCATTTACCAGATATTCATACGTACTATCTGATGTATCTTTTGATGACCGGACTCCCTGATAATCCTGCTGGATTATATTATTATATCTATGATGTAGATTAAGTAGTTCATCAGACCTACCAACATCATCACCGTTTAAAGCAATAGATTCCGAACGAAGTAAATCAACAAGCTCTTTATTCATATCTTCCATACGGCTGATGTTGACAGAAGAACTATTGGACTTTGAGTCTGGCATAATAATTCTCCTTTCCTCTAAGTATTCATACAAAACCCTGTTAAGGGTTTCTTATTACTTATCTTGTGCAAATGGGGATATTTACAACAATTCCAAAAATCCGGTTCACAGAGATTTTGCAACTATATTAAATACTTAGATATGAGAAGTAGTCAATCCCATATCAATATTAAGAAAGGGAACAAAAAAAGAAATCGATGTGACTGTTAAGAAAGGAGACAGATTATGCCATTAACTGGTAATATCGTGGATGACAAACTCATTCGCAATTTTAATCGGTTAATCCTTGGTTGTCCGGATGGAATATATCGTCCGAATACAACAAAGGCAAGAAGAGCTTCGAATCAAAGCTTGATCGAGCAGACGATTCGAAACTCTTCTAACAAAGAAATGGTTTACCAGTATCATTCTTTGTAAGCCATTAACTGGTACCAACCAATAAATGGTTGGGGTAATCGGGAGCCCACACACTCCCGATTACTTTTTTGTATATTCTTTTTTATTCTTTAATAGTATCAATGTACATTTCGATGTAAAGATATCCGGTTTCTTTGTGTTTAAGTGGAGATTGATTCCAGATAATATCATATAAGCTATCATTCCCTATGAGTACAGTATCATTTTCTTTTCTGATTTCACCATTGAATACATACTGCTCTTCTTTACAGATAGCAATTTCACTGAATAGTTGCTCAACCTTTTCAACACCGACTATTCTCATAGAAATTTTTCTTCTCTCATCATCTTCACAAAAGTGAATTTTCATATATTCATCAAGAAGTAATTCCGATGTATCGTGAATAATAATCTGTGGTTTATCAGATAGCAACAACTTATCTCCAGAATATTCTTCTACAAGAGTATGATTACCATAATCAATCTTTGTAAATACTCCCCCCAACACTACAATTTCTGTAGCCATATTTTCATCTCCTATTCTTTTAATATTGTCCATGGGATGATATTCTTCGGAACATAGATAGCTTTCAATGGCATACTGAGATTATAGGATATTTCAGGAAGCATAGATTTGGTATCATATATAGTCCCGTTGATATATGCAAACGCATGGTCGTTAAATGATACAATATAACTATTCGTCGTATGAGTGATGAGAAATGTACCAAGTTGTACGTTTTTAATTGGTACAACTAATTGGAATCCAAACTCTTCTAAAAACTCTTTGACAACCCAATAGTTATTCATTAAACGATGATGCTTTCGTCCGATGGAAGATAGTTTGTCATATACATATTCCCACGTATATGTGACATCTTTAGCTTTTTGGACATGATTTAATACCATAAGAATCGAACGAACTACACAATCTTCAGCTCGTTCATCACCATTGGGATTCAAGTTTCTTTCTTCAAATTTAATCCCAAGCATATTCAATAATCCATATTTTCCAGTTGGTTCATAACTGTTTCCAACAGGAATCGTTGGTACTTTATCATTCAATTCCGTTACCCTCCATACATCAGTACCAGATATTCATGCATACAATTTATCTTGAATGTCGTACTTTGACCGCATTTATAATTTGCGTGACATCTGAAAATTGCTATATCTGATTGGTCTGAAGGTAAGAATGTATATTTCATGGATAACGCTATAGGAGTGCCTTTTCTTGTTACTCCTGCCAATATGAATAAGGACTTTGCAATTCTTGTCTCTGCTAAACGATCTCCCAGATCTCTTGTTACTGTAATAGCTTCACCATCTCTAATACGAATCAACATATCCTCGTCCATATCAACCCATTTATCTCCCATCATATTATCGACAGGATTAGTTAAATCTTGATACATAGTTAATCCGTCTGCTGTTGATTTTACGTGTTCCGGTATATTATCCGTAATGAGTTTTCCAAGTTGAATTACCAAGTGCTCTCCTTCGGCAGTTTCCATATAGAAACCAAAATACGTTTCCGATTTAACATAAGTGATATTCTTTCTGTATTCTGATTTCTCTGTATTGATTTCTTTTATTTCTGCAATCAATTTATCAAGGTCATCCATTTGATAGATACCATCTTTTGTGTAGTAATTATCTTCTAAATTATAAGAATTAAAAAATGGATCTTTGATGATGTGTCGCCCTGGAATTTTTCCAGTGTCCCAATTATTCTTTTCAGTACAAATATAGCAATCGTTCTTTACAATGTAACGATTACCTATTTTGATGAGTCTTCCTAAAAAGGATAAGTAAGAATCAAAATCCTTACACTTTATAGGTAGTCTATATTCTAGCATGGTTAATCCCCCTTTCATTTATAGTTAAGTTTTATACAAAATAAGAAACCATTTTGCCAACCTCGGCAAAATGGTTTCTTTTAATACCCCGCTTTAGACATGGTTATAGATTAAGACCCGCTTTCATCATCAGATGCACAAGGACAATCTGATCCGTCTTCGGATTCACCGTCCCCTGAACAGCAATGATACTTAACTTCCGGCTGCTCGTCCTTAATAACTTTACCCGTAAGCATCGTAACGTCAATCTCATTCGAATAAATTGGTGAAAAGCTGATGTTAGATTCAACTCCTACCAGTTTATAATCCCTGAGACATCCATAAATGAATGCATAGAGTGCTTTCAGCTTATGGGACATGAAGACTGCCGTATTCAGAATAATCGCACAATCATAGAATTTGTCTTCAAGGGTGACTCCGAATATGGAATCCAGCATCTCTGCATAAGATTCGGAATCAATCTTGTTCAACGCAACATACAGTTCATACATAATGTTGCGATAGGATTCCTGTGAAGCCTTGGTGTTTTTGAATACAGCCATTGCATCCCTGATAGGCTTCATAAACAGGTTGAACTCTGTGTCATGGTCACAATGACCACTGTTTAACTGTGTCAGTTCGTTGTAAATATTGGCAAACGTATCGTGTATCCATTTGATATCGTTGTTTACCATATTCAACTGTATGACCTGAGTATAGCTCATAATTCAAACTCCTTTACATCATACCCATTGTCATTAAACCACTTTGCTAAGATATGGCGATGACAAAAATCTTCAGGTTTCTCGTAGCAACATAACAGAATGTTGATTTCATCGGTTTCCATGATGGAGCAGTCCATTTCCATCAATTTGTTATCCAAGGTGTCTGGAAGAAATGACTCCAGTTCGAGAATCACTTCTGCCGCAACAAGATCTCTCAATATATTATTCTGATAACGAGTGGTGTATCTCTGTTCGTCAACAACACCCGTTTTATAACTTGTAAGTAAATCGTAGTCGGGCATAAGCGATTTAATCCTTGGTCCATGGAACCACTTCGGTGTTGAGAATGCGATAGAATATGGTACATAAAACCTACCATCTGTCAGCTTATCGATCTTCTTTAACTTCCCGAAATAAGATGTGTAAATCATCCTTTACTTATTACCTCCTTATAAGTTTGTACACCGGAGTAACGAGCAAAAATTAATGCCCGTTACTCCTTTAATCAACAATCCCTATTTCTTTTACTTCTTATCAGTACTCGGAGTTCTCAACTCGGAAATGAACGCTTCAATCAATGGGTTCTTATCGTATTTTCCACCTGTCCTTTCTGCCAGATATTTAGTGATATGAATAGCAAACTCGTTTGCTAAGTTCTTCTCTGTCTGCGGACCTCTTCCAGTCTTTAACATCAACCGGAAATATTCCTTATCCGCATCATACTGCAACATATCATTCAATGTATTGACGGCGCTTGCATACCGTTTAACAGCCTCTTCATGACTAATGCCCAAGATGTAAACCATCTCACTTATGATATTTCCAATGGTGTATCCTGTAGCCCATTTCCTTTCCGATTCAACGTAAAACACGTTCGGATGGAATACCGATGTAATCATGTCCCTGAGAACTTTACCAGCCTGGTTTATAGGAGCATGTTCAATAAGCATCCTTGAGAATTTCAGATAGGTCGGCATTTTCTTATTCTTCCTATCATAATTCTCAATATGTCTTGCAAGCTCTGTATTCATCTTCTCAAGTCGCTTAGATGTATCTTCCAGTTTAGCCAGTTCTTCTGGAGTTACATTAAAATGAATGACGGTGAGAATATTTTCCGATGTCCTCTTATACCATTCTGACGTTTCCTTCGGTAAAATTTTGCAAATTACCGATAAGTTGAATAAAATTCCATTGACCAAATCACTCATTGAAGTTTCACCGAGTAAACTAAGTTCTGCTACATTAGCTCCAGTTGGTAACTTATTGAGGTAGAACTTTGGTTCCCAGTGTTCCTTAATAAAACTGGTAATTTGATCCTCGATAACCTCGTTCACTGTCGAACGGGTAGACTTATAGTATTCTACCGTTGCTCCATTATCAATCGCATTGATAATGTCCTCTTCAGAAAACCCATCAACGATTTCTCCATTACAATAAATATTGAGTTCTGGATCGTTATAGATTTCTTTGAGGTTCTCCTTTGTCAATTGCATTATGAATTTCCTCCTTCTATCGTTTCGATGACCCTACTAATTAGCTCATCTATCTTAGCCACATCGTCGATGTTGATATAGGCTACAGATTTAGAAGCCATTGGGCAGTTATTCTCATAGTATCGTATAATCGACAGAGCTTCATTAAGATCATTAATTGCCGTTTCCATTATACTCTCCTTAATATATCGACCCTATTTGGATCAAACTTTTCAGCCAGTCTTTTTTCAGTCTCCTTCCTCATTTTCTGAATAACAAGGCTCTTTCTGGCAGAACCTACCTTAATATACATTGCATGTGCGATTGCACCATCAACAGATGTTGTCGGGTTTATTGCTGTTGTAATCATATTGTGATACCTCCTTTATTTCCTCTCCAGTTTCGATGCTATCATGTCTGCTGTATGTGTCCAAAATACATTTGGGCAGGTTTTGATGGCTTCGTCATAAAACCTCCATTCAGATGAATCTGTATACGCTCCCATATGATACCGGATACATAATGCCTCTTCCTCTGTAAGCAGAATCTTTGATGAGAGCATAAGGATGCTCTTGGAACCATGTCCTGATTCGAACGTAGGTCTGTACTCAATTGGACCTTTTCCTGTAAAGTATTTTTCTTGAATATCTATCTTACTATCAAAATCATAGTCGTATTCGTGCAATTTGCATACATCATGAAGTATTCCGATAATAATTGGAGAACCATTATCCATCCATTCTAACTGATATAACTCTGTTAAAAGAACTAACTGACGAGTCACTTCAAATGAATGAATAAATAATCCACCCCGACAAGCTCCGTGATGCCCTTTACCAGCCGGACAATTGTAATATCCACTAGCACCAAGCCATTTGAATAATCCCGATGCTGCTCGGTTTGTTATAAAAGCTGCCATAATATACTTTGTAAATTCTCTCCTCTCAGCCGTTCCCATCTCAGATACATCTGTATCGATGATCCGTTCGTAAATTTGTTTTACCCCATCATTCATATGATGACCTCCTTTTGTATGTTTAAATTATAAGTAGTGGGTTGAGATTTCTCAACCCACTACTTTAATATAGTTACTAATATTACGCCGTCATCTTCATGCGGTTATAAACCTCTGCACTAATGGTTTCATAGCTTGGAAGATTAAACCACTTCTCACCTAAGAACAGAGTGTTCTTTGCAATAAGATCTTCTACGAACTCCTTACCAGCGTCATCGTCGTATCGTTTCAGTTTATCTCCATCAATAATAAACAGCTTTCCTATCATTGTAGCCGCAAAGATATTAAAGGAACATATAGAATTTGGATACATTGCTGAGAAGTCGAAATCTATAGAATCACCGAAGAGATATTTACTTGCTTTTCCAAACAGAATAATACCGTGATGTCCATTTAATTCTGGGTCACCATTGATGGCACCTTCAAATGACTCTTGGGAATCTTCCAAATCTCTTTCGAACGAATCACTCTCAGCATCTTCATCGTAATATCCATTATCAGAGTCTACTCGTTTAGCCCCATTGTCAAAGTTGACGTTATGGCCGAGTATCAAATTATCGTTAATTAAGAATTCTCTATAGAAGAATGCCCTTAACGAAACAGTCTGTTTCATACCATCTTTATAGTTGCAGTATGAATGTAGACATGAATTGTATAGGTTATAGGCATCATTACATTTCTCATTAATTCCTGATTGTAACAAAGTATCGTTGACATTGTATACGTCATACAGCAGGAAATTATTACGAGAAAATAAAATAAAGTTGCCCTTCGTTTCTTCTCCGAATTTAATTTTTCCTTCACCAACACCTTCTTTTGTTGCAATAGCATCCAAAGATACTTTTCGAAGAGCTGTCTGCGACCTACGAAGACCAGCGTATACAGCAGGTTGATCGAGGTAACGTGTATAAGATGAACAATCGAAATAATTTCTCTTTGTATCCCAATCGAAGTTGTTATTATCTTCATGATAGTAAAGTGTTGATGTAGGGAAATCCGAATGGCAAAATAGGTTTGCTGGATTCATTTTAAGGTGTTCCGCACGTCCGATAATGTATGGAATATCGAAATCCATATTCCAAATAAAACAAATGTCTCGTTTCAGTACATGAATTAATCGAAACGCCTGTGTTAATAAATCTCGTTCATCATCGAACGCATATTGTACATATTCAAACCCCGGAAATGACTCATCGAATCGTTCATGTAATTTTTGTTGTAATTCCTCTTGTCTATTCTCAATAAATGGAATAATCTGAGGATTGTCTTTTGTTTTAAGATAAAACGTACTGACTCTTCGTTTAACAGAGTCACAAATAGAAATCATATCAATGGGACATTCACCACGCCTTGGAATTGGACCATCCCAATGCATCTGGTCAACCTCGATATCAAGGTATATGCAATCTAACCATTTTCTATCTTCATTGTCGAGTTCTTGTTCCCAGATAACCCGGTAATAAGTTTCAATAGGAATGTCTCCACCTAAACAATAAGGCCACTTATAAAGTTGCCTACGCATCTTTTTTGTCTTATTTTCATAGTAGAATTTTTCGTATTCTGAACCAGCCATCTTTGCAATTTCTTTTAGTACATCTTTATATTTTACCTCGTGCGGAATAAGTTTATCTTTTTCCATATAATGACGAGGTTTCTTAAATGTAGAACGAAGTTCTTCAGGAACCTCATACAACATAATGGTTGGTTCAGTAATTGTATAAATTCCCTTCTGTTTCGTGATTAAGTCTTTATATACAAAATTCAGATAATCCTTCCATCCTGTTGTAGCATTACCACTTTGATATATAACGTCGCATAACATTAATTTGCGACCGGCAAGTTCTTTAAATACTAAAGGTTCTGTTGCCATTGGAAACATCTCCTTTCTTTGTTTTTTAGTTTCTATCTTTTAGATGGTTGTCAATTTGGTCATACGAACTTAATATCGTTATAAAACAAAGAAAGCACTTGGGTAGAAACCTACCCAAGTGCTTTTATGAGTTCGTAATCTTCTCGGTTTGATCAGATTAAGCATCCGCCCAACGACTTGTAACAACATCGTCAGAAGCTGAATCCGGGTTTGGATTATCTTTGAGAGACGATGCAGAAGGTCCAAACGGAGCCGCATAGTTATGACCGTCATCAAATGTCATCCAGTTGTTGATATGCGGAGTCTGAATTCTCTTACCGATAAGTTCCTTATTGTATCCAGAGTACATATTCAGATAGTTCCTCAGGATATTGTACCTTGCCAGAGCAAGAGTCCCGATGTAGTTAATCTGTGCACTCATGTATTTCGATGCCGTAAACTCAATGCTGAGCTGTACGAGATCATGTGAACCAGACTCATAGACAAAGTGACTATGATCGCTCCCCTTCGGGAACATATTGGTCAACAGGCATACGTACTCAGGCTCCATACCCGTTGGGTCGGTAGCCACATAAAGCATCTCCATAGTATGATTGGACTGAGACAGATACAAATCGCCACGAGTTGTAACGTCGTATCCCTCATTTTCCAGTAACGTAGAACCGGTCTGATAATCGACATCTCTTGCACCATGATAGTGCGAAAGACCCGTAAACGGATCGATTGTACCGGTAATCCAGAAGTCAAGATATGTACGAATCAGGGAACCCTGGGTTTCGTAAATCTTAACTGTAATAGCGGATGTATCATCCTTTACGTTGATAGGGAGTTCAACCGTATTTCCAACGTAACCAACGGTAGCGCTGGTGAAATCAACGGTATAACCCTGAATTCCATCGATTCCAGTATTAGCAAACTGAAGTAAGTGACGGAACTTCTTTGTTTCATCCGGCAGCAGATACTGGACAAATTTCGGCATCTGCAAGATGAACATACGACCGTAACCTGTTCTCAGGAGGTCATACTGTTTCAACGCAGCATTCGTTGTATCAGTGCCGCCAAGCCAGAATGCGTAATTCTCAAGATTATCCAGATTATCTTTATGGATATTATCCTGTAAAGTCGCAACTAATCTTGCCATTTTAATTACCTCCTTTCATTATGATGCCGCCGCCGCTGTCATAGACGTTGTACCGTCAACGACACGAGGGTCAAGATAAAGTTCAAGCTCACCTCTCTGAATAACCGTCTTGAAGGTAATGTGAATCTTCAGGCGGAGCAAGCTCTTCTTCTCATCGTTAGAAGTCATCTCGAACTGTAAGTAAGCACTTCTGACATATTTTCCAAGTTCGTACTGAAGGATATCAGAAGCATCCTCTTCATAACGAGCACGGTCAGAAGCCTCTCCAAGCTTGTAAATCTTGGAAGACAACAGCCGGTAACCAACCTCGATTGCTTTCTGAACGATGTACTCATTCATTTCAAGCAGACGGTCCGATTTACTCTGGCAGGAAGTAATAGCCGTAGACCTCTGTACAGAGTTATATGTCAGTGTCTCATAGACATTGACACGCAGCCTATACAGTGTATCTTTCAAATCATCCGAATCAGGATCAATAACCGGTAGGAATGTCCCACGGATATAATCCTTCTTAGTCCTCAGGATAGCCTTATCCCTTGCCAACGGCAGTCCGTAGATAGTCTCTTCGCTTGCCATATGGTTCGGAAGTGCTTTTGCAAGCCAGTGAGTAATTGTAAACTCACAAACTTTTCCAGTATAGAGAACATCACGTTTCTTGTAGCAATGACCTTCTTTAACGACATTGTATCCATATACACCACGCAGACGAGATGCAACGTTTACAAGACGGGAAGTCGTTCTGACAAGACCGCAATCAATGTAAGTCATCAGGTCATACTCACGCATATTCGCAAGAGCCGCCATCTGCTTCTTGACAGGGAGGTCATATCCAGCATCCAGATTGAAGTTTGCAGGGGAAGAGAACCTCGACTTGATATAAGGGTCAATCTCACCAGCATAAGCCTTAACCAGAAGTTCAGACTTCGCCGTTGTAATCTCCTCAGTAGTCATGTCATCCCAACCATCATTACCACATTTCATGGTAAATCCATCCAGTGAGAACAGATTCAGATAGTCATCTCTCGTAGTATCCTGCTCCAGACCTTCAACGGTCAAGCCTTCCAGCGTAAGTCCGGTAAGAATATCCATAGTCCACGGAGTGAACTCAGAACCCGGCTTTACAAGGCTATTGTACATCTCGCATATAGCTTCGTATGTCTCGATGTAAACCTTAGAATTGATTCTAAGAGAACCGGTCTCAAGATCGTTGATAACGTCTTCCAGATAAACTGAAGGACCATAATCAACACTCTTGTCGAAGCCATCAGGATCAAATGTACCGGTTCCGATTTCCCTTTTCACCAGTCCTTCGTCACCCGGCTCCATAACCGTAATTGTGTATTCATGTCTCTCCGGAAGTTCATAGCCAAGCCAGTTTCCGTAGAGATAATCACTCAGTCCATTGCCATTAATGTACTCAGTGATGTTAGCAAACTGAAGGTGAATGCTATCACCATATTTGCCACGTCCCTGTGCATAGTACAGCATGAACGGCATATTGTAGAAGCCATTCTCATCAGGATCAATTTCCATCAGAGACAGAGCGGCTTCCTGAAGGGCATCAATCGTATGAGCACCTTCGATGTATTTCGGATAGAAAGAGTACACGAGTTTGTACTGAGTAGTCTCTTCCTCAGTCTCGCCACTTTCGTCTCCTGTTTCGTCTCCACCAGTGGTATCTTCACCGTCAACAATAGTTCCAGGGGTATCCCCACTATCATCAACATAGGTACCGTTTTTAATGGCAGTAAGTTTATCGGCAAGTTCCTCTTTGGAACTCCACGTAACTTTCGTAAGGTAGCCTTCATCGATATTGATCTGAACCTCTTCACGAGAAGAGAATAACAGACTGGTATCTTCGAAAAGCTCGTCCGGATTCTCGCCCTTTACAGCCCTGAAGTCATTATCGCCTTCAAAGATGTAGATGATATCATCATCCTTATCATAGTATCCGGTCGTTGTAGTAGTTTCATCGGTTTCATCAGGATTTTCAATAGTAGGAACAGAGCTTGACTCGTCTCCACTTGTAGATCCGGATGTATCGCCGTTGGTAGTATCTGTAGATGTATTATCATCGCCCGCAGTAACGGCCTCGACTTTAAATCTAACCATGACGACGATATTGGAGTATGTTGCGGTTTCCGGTCTGAGATTCATGACATACATGCCGCAATTCCCTGTCGCCAGAGCATTGTCAACATTATATGCTGCTTGACCCAGAAGCTTGTAATTCGGTTTACCGCATTCACGTAGATAAGCGGTCCGGTTCGCCATATACAACAAGGTATTGTCACGGCCCCCCGTGAAGAACCCGACCTGCATTCCGTTAAAACTTTTACGAGTCTCGACAACTTCTTCTTCCTGGAACTCAGTATTGTCGTAGATCTGTATGGTAATATACGGATGCTGGTAATTTGTTGTACCAGTACTCATGGTCTTTACCTCCTATTTTAATTTTTCATTTTGTGAACGCACTGACTGGGATATGTGCATTTATATGGTTGTGGGACAGTAGAACGAGACGATTTGAAAGATTTATAATAATAAAACCATTTAATTTTAGATTAAATAAAAGAGAATAAGTGGTACGAAAACCATGTCCGTACCACTTATTCTCATAATTTTAGCAAATCCTCGATAGGGGAAATCTTCTGTTCCCTTTCCTCTTTTGTCATAGAAAGTGCAATGTCGACTGTAAAATTAAAGTCTTCGAATGATAGACCACCTAATACAGAGGATGCACTCATCTCACGAATATTGGCAAACCGATAGCCAATCATTTTTGGTTTCTTCATCTTAGCAATCACTTCGCACCATCTTACATCCATATTATTTGGGTCACGACATAAACTTGCCGTAATAGTAGATAGTGCAGTAACCGGAACATGCAGAGAAATATCATTCATAACCATGTTTTGAATCCAAGACGGAGTCAAAATATCGTATGGGATATTATCATCTAATCGTCCATCCAGATAAGTCTCTGCATATAAAGTTACACTATCCAAATCCCGAATAATTTCATTCTGGAAACATTTATATCCATCTCCAAATGTAAGAACGCAATATGGCTTTACATAAGATTCAGGATATATCAAGATGTTTTTATCACTATCTACATCCTGAGGATAGAAATTAATATAAGATGGTATACGAAGTGTACCTTTTTTAGCCACTTTTCCAGCATCTGCATCCTGAATTGTTTCATACCATCTATATGGAAGTAATCCTAAACAACCGACTGTAGAACCCTCGATTTTACCGATATTTGTATCAATGTATTTTTGTAAAATAAAAACTTGTAATACTCCCTTTGTGAGTACAAAGTTTTGCTTATCTTTTTTAAGAATCTTTGATAAGTTCTCCATAACAATCACCTCACTTTATCTTTTTGTGGATTAAGTGAACGCTACCTTGTATGCATTAATGATGGTATCCATCATACGAATGGTCTCCCTATAGGCAATCTTCTCAAAGAATCCCATATGCCGTTTCACGTTTATTAGCATTTGAATATCATTCGTCAAATTAGATAGCCATGTCTGGAATCCAATGTATGTGCAACGTGTCATGTCAGTAAGCATATGTGTTATGGATTCATTACCATATTCGGCTGTGCCATTTTTAAGTTGGTATAATCTGCCGTCATCCAATTCGTTAGCATACATTCGGGTAGTATATAAATACATGACAGGAATGAATTCTACCCAGCCTTCAATATTAGTATATCTGCGTAAAATGGATTGTATTTCTGGCGGATATGACGTAATGCTATCATCATTGATTTTTTGATACATATATAATGGTCGCGTAATGTTTTCTCTATAATGAGAAAGGTCACTACTATACCCACCATCTGGCTTAATATCAGATATCATTCCGAAATAATCGTTCATTGCTTCAGCCTGTTTCGCATTACTGATAACATAAAATTTTTCATCCTTGAATGTATCAATAAGTTGGACATCCCAGCTATCTAATCGATGATAATAAAACTTAGTATCTGACGTTTTGAAACATAAGCTTGCAAATTTGTAAGGTAACGGATCATCAAGCTGAGTGATAACATCCGGTATATCGTTGATAGTAATACCATCTGTCGGTATCATTGAATTATTGGGTGCCCTTTTATCATCTGTTTTTCCATTGCAGAAATCTTTGACAGATGCCAGATCAGAAAGATAGATATCCAGCATCTTATTGATCATAAACTTGATATCTTCTAATCTCTCTGGTGAACTATTTAACTCCGACTTATATTCATCCATCATCTTATCAAACATCATCTTGCGAATATTTGATTTTTCGATATCTTTCATAATAGCAGTATCCGTATCTTTAATTACTGCGTTAATAATAACGTTCTGATCATTTTTGATTGCTTCAGAACCTTCATTCAAAGCTTTTGAATCCTCTTTATTCATATATTCGGATACGGCTCCGAGTGCCGATTTTCCATTCATAAGTCCTCCTTTACTGGTAAATGGGTTGTAGTCCGAAGACTACAACCCTACCATATGTTATTTTCCTTCAAAGTAGCTCAGGAATTTCTTAATTCCTTCTTTCATAATATCAGCAGTTTTCTCGTCCATCTGATTATTCAAGAGTTGTCCGAGAGTGATGTATAATGCCGAGTGGAAGACTTCATCTTCTTTATTAGGAAGACTCATTCCAAGACTTCGGATAATAAAGAACACAGTGAAACCTTCTAATCCGGTAGGATAATCATCCAACGGAATTACCTTGTATTCTAAGCTATCCTTCGGATCATTGGATAAGAATCCAAATAGATTAAGATTGATCTTTGCCGTTTTGAGTTTTCCCTGATACCGTTTTCCGATATCCTGAATCTTGTTATCATTCCGGAAATCCTTCAGAGCATTATCAATGATTGAAGGTCTCTTTTCAACCAATTCAATCATATTTTCCAATGTATACGCTGATCGGATTGCCTTAGCCTTTTTCAACTCAGCTTTTTTACGTTTATCATCTTCCCGGATAAGGGTCGGCATCTTTTTTGTAACCATATCATCCAACGTATGGTCATCCATGTCCTTGTTGGTTGATGTTACATATTTCCGATAAGCTTCCGCCAGTGCATCCTCATCAGTCGGTTTCTCCGAACGCTCAATCAAAAACTTTACGTACTTATAGAGCGTATTACTGTTCATATTCAGAGCGTTGTTGATATCTGCTGTAAGTTCAGCCGTCGCTTCATCAAGTTTCTTGGTTTCTTCTTCAATCTTTGCCAGATATTCATCATTCTGTTTAAAGTAAAGAAGCATACCCCTCTTGAACTGAAGTTCATCTGATTTATTATTGACGGCTGTCTCCCCGCTGAGTTCCAGAATCTCATGTGTTATCGGATGTTCAAAGAATGATTCAATTCGTTCATTTACCTTTTTATCAGTGATTGGTCCTTCCAGATGCTTATTCAATGCATCAAACGAATCCCATTTATCCAAATGATATTGGATAACTTCATCGGGAGTATTGATCGCCCCTTCAACATCTCCCAAGGATACGTTTTTCAGGTTCTGAAATGAATGAGAGGCAATTTCATGCTTCTGGGCTCTTGCATTATTCATATTCTGCTTCATATTGTTAAGCTGGGCTGTAGTTTTGATGAGTTCGGTAGACTTTTCAAAATCGATGGAATCGAAATCAATCTCCTCCGCCTTTTTTGATGAATCTTTAACCTGTACCGGATTTTGATTGTCATCCAGTGAAGTCCCATAACTTTCTGGTTCATCAGGGATCGCATAAGAATCCATCTTAGGTTCATCTCTCATTCTCATACGGTCTTTAATGACCATTGGTTTATCTTCCTGAATCGGAGATGGTGCATTTACAAATTCATCTCTTTCCTTTCCTCCGAAATCATGTATGACCATTGCATTAGAATCCATCATTGTTTCTCCTTTCTAAATGTTTGATAGGTGAGTTCTGATGTCAGAACGTAATGACATGGATATATCATCCGCATAAGACCCAACTTCACCACTTATATACTGCTGATAAAAATCTCCCATCAGCATATCCTGATTGTAGTATGATATGATGTTGGCTATATAATAATCACCATCATCGATCGTATCAAGAAACTCTGTTGCCTCAATTCCTGCTTCAGAAGAAATATACCGGATTACTTCATCCAGATTTGATAGAATCGGCACATTATCTTTCGGTATATTCTTTTTCCGATTGGCTATGGTGGTAATATCACCACTTCTGGCATTGAGTCCCATTTGATTAGCAATGTCTTTTTTGTTACAGTCGATATACTGGATAAAGAAGTTGATTGTATTCCGATGTTTATCCAGAACAAAGAAATGATACAATGTTTCCAGTATATCTAATGAGCCATCAACTGACTCTTCGTTTATGTTGTTATATCCTAAGTTGTACTGGTTTATGATTGCGTGGATAAGTTGATTTGACCAATCAACTATTTCAGAACGAATACCCCTGATAGAATCATCATCCGCATTTTCTTCAATGGCTCTGAACTTTCTGATAACGATTTCTAAGAAATCTCTTGTCGCATTGAAACCGTTTTCTATTTGGTCTCTAATGGATGTTTCCATTATGGGTAGCGACAATGATTCTAATAAGGAATCCGTACTTTGAGAGGCAATTTCCTCTACTGATAAATCTTCAATGTATTGTCCCACGACGCTTACCTCCTTTGATATAATTACTTTTAATGTAACCAAAGTATTTGTTTCTTATGAAAAAACTTACCAACCACGAATTTGTTGTACAATAAAATAATACTCATACAATATAGGAGGGAAATGATATGACATATACTGAAATTACAATCAATACGGAAGACTACAATCAAGTGTATCTTGGTGATGCAACGATTGAGTTTGTCCCATCTTATCGTAACGGAAGTAATAATGGAATGCTCTGTAAAGTCAGTGTATTCGGGAAAGTTGCGTTCTCTGCACCTATCACCAAGGATAAAACTATCTGTATTTGCGGGAATGTTACCGGAAAAACCCAGAAAGTATATGTTAAAGTTAAGGGAAGTCTTAATTATACTCCGGGAAATTATGGGAAGGTAACATCTACATTCCGTATCGGCATAGATGTAAAAGACCGTGTACGATAACAATGACAATCGAATAATGAAGTAACGGTGGAAATCCAAACCACCGTTACTTCAGTGTCGTTATATCCACCCATCATCATTGTGGGATTTCTTTTTGGTACCAAATGCCGTATATTCCATACTGGATGCCTTACGATTATTTAGGTTTGCCCATTTTTCTCGTAGCATTGATGCTGGGCTATCCGCACTTGGAGACCTATCAACTGTTTGTTTTCCATATTCGGGATCAGCTTGTACCAAATCCTTTACAATAGAGCCCATTTCATTATCAGCAACGGCCCGTAATGTCATACTCTTCTTTTCTTTGTATTTCTCTTCCAATCTGGTACGAACAGTACTTTCGTAGAATTGAGTCATTGTAGGGAATTGAGCACGAATAAGAGGGTTCTTATAAAGCTCTTCTAAGTTCTCAAATTCTTCATCGAGAACCATATCATCTGGTAATTCCCCTTTATGGAATCCATAACGTTCTAACTTTTCACCAAAATAGTATGCGTACATTGCAATACACCACGACATAACACAGTCATCGTGTTTATCAGCCGCAGCTTTAATGATATCATTCTTTATAACCAGATTCTTAATGTCTTCCACTAAGTTTTCTGATCTTAGTATGTCTTTTCGGAATTTTACAGAATCTACCAGTATAGACATCATCATTCTTCTGGTTGTTGTCGTTGTATGAACACCATAATATTTCCGTCTCATCAATTCATCTTTTAAGAATCCTACATTATCGTATTTGTCTCTTGTAAGAAGTGTTTCAGGAGATGCTTCCGAAGAGGCATATATACGACTTTTAATCCAAGAATCTTTAAAGAAATCTATGAGTGTAATACCATTACGGTTACTTTCAACACAGATAATTGCTTTTGGTATCCATTTTGTAAGCATATATTCCAACAATTCTCGACACCCTTGTGGAGACATATATTCGTTCTTAAACTCAATAACAGTTTTAAACGTATATGGATCTATAACGGTCATTGCGTAATTATCAGAGCCAGTACCATCGGATGGGTCAAGTCCCAAGAAGTAAATTCTATTTTTTCTTATCTCTTCTTGAGGTACGTAGAATTTAATCTCATACATTCCGCCTTTTCCGAACTTAACAACTTCAACTGGTTTCTGTTGATTTTCATCAAGTTCAGTGATATCTTCTTCACTAAACGGTGACATATTGTTACCGGAGAACCTTTGAAGTAAGATTTCCCTACGAATCTTTGGAATGTTATTACCAACCGTAGAGCAAGCTCTTACAAACCAAGCTTCCCCAAGTCCCAATTGTTTGTAATTATATTCGATGTAAACAACTCGATAGTTTGTCTTCTTGACGATATACTTTTTAAACTCTAAAGGATGTACATCGTAATATTTTTCACTCCAGACGACAGAATCTTCTACGATTTTTAGTGCAGAACCGCACTTCTTTTCGTTTGATAAGTCTCCCGGAGTAGTAGCAAACATCCGACATGAATGCATCCCATTCATTAGAGCGTTATATGAAGCTGTATTGAATGCCATACCTGAGACCTGTACAGTAGTTTCAATACAAGTGGTGAATTCTGCTTCATCAAAGAACTCAAAGTTATGAGTATCGCCACGACCAAGTTCGTCAGCAGTTTCTTCTGATATGGCACAATGCATAACATCCGCAGTATTTCTGGTTACAGGTTCTGCGTATTTCGTAATGTTATTTGTTTTCTTAACAAGTCTACCAGAGTTATCATATGTTTTGGAACCCATATTAGCCATATATTTAGGGAGTAGACCAATATAAGTTACCATTCTCTTTAAGTTGGCTTTACTATTCTTTTCTTTATTGGCATAAAAAGCAAATCCACCATTGGTGATACCGAACTTAAATGCCCAAGATAAGAAAGCACATAACCCAACCGATTTTCCAGTCTGTCGAGGTTTGATTAAATAGAAATTGATATCATTAATGAAACAATATGCTGCTGCAAGTGTCGCTCTATCTAATTCAAATTGTACAACACCCGCACCCTGTTGGGGTATTCTTACAACCTCTCTTAAATAATAGAAGAAGTTCAATTGACATTCTTCTATGACCATCATTGCAACCTGAGGAGAGATATTCGGGTCGTGTGGATCTACTCCCTTTAGTTTGGGATTCAATAATAATAAAAAGAATTCATTATTCCGAATCCCAAGCATCTTTAATTGCTCATGTACCTTTAAGAATGACTTATTCTTTGTTTCATGATCATAGATGGGACGCATTGCCCTATATCCGTTAAAATATGCCGGATTTGATACATCAGGGGAAATCGTTTGATGTATAGTATTACTTGATGGTGACTCATTTTTTGTGTCACCATCAAGTATTCTTTTCACAGCATTATCATCCAGAACAGGAGAATCTTCAATATCTGTATTTACTACTTGTATATCTGGATTATCTGCGTTTATTTGGCTCATTCGTACCTTCTGTATCATATCAGAAAGTGTCATTTGTTTTGGTTGATATGTTACTTGTACTTGCTCCTCTGATGTTTGTCGGGGTTCTTCATTACCGGCAGTTCTAAACTTAGGTCGAAGTTTTGATATGGGAGCGTATACCAATTATATCACCCCTCATATCCTGCTGGATATTTTACGTAAATGCCGTATTTATCCCCGATATTATCGACATTCTTTGACAAAATCTCTTTTCTCATTTCATTAAGTCTATCCAACCTGTCATCTTTAGGCAGATTCAGAACTCTACCCTTTGCTGCTTTAATCTGTTTTGTTTCCTCCTCTTTGATGGCATCAATGCAGTCATAGACTTTATGTATGAAATACATTTTATCTTCTGGTGTCTTGATATCATCAATCTGAACCTGAAGTACATCAAGGTCTCGTGATGTTACTTTCATTGCTTCAGTTATAGCAGATTCAGCCGCTTTCTTCTGCTGGTCATATTCCCTATTATATGCGTTTTCCATAAGGGACTTTGATGTCGAGGTTGTATACTTATCATCACCAGGGTCGTATCCAGTAAGGTTACGTCCAACGAAAGTCATAAGTTTCTTCTGGAAATGACTATTTGTCGGATTGTTATATTGAGCCTGAATCTGCCGATTCAACATATCCCTACGATCCCGTAGCATTTCAACAGAATCCCTGGATAACTCAATACCGACTTCCTGCTCTTTGTCGAATGATTTTCCGTCTACAACCATTCGAGAACCTTCAGGAGAAGTAAGCAGATTTTCATTCATATAAGAAACTAATGCGCCCTTATATTCATCAGGTACATAAGCATCCGCAGCCATTTCGCAAGCTTTCTGATCGTGCCTATCTCGAACGACAATAAAGAATTCCAATGTATGAGTAAACATCGGAAGAAGTATCGCCCTAACAATTCGGCTATTAGAAAGCATCATTTTCTCTAACATAGAAAATTCAAGGGACTTCACTTTGTAGTTATTGATAAGTCGAATCGGATTCTCTGTCATAACATGACCGATTTCATGACAAAGAAGTGCTACAAACTGTCGTCCATCCGTTACACATAAACGGTTTCCTTTTGTCAACACCCTTGTATCAATTTCAATATGCCATTCATGAATTTCTGCCCATTTCCGGACAAACTCTGCATTGTTAGACCTTGGATTCGTGAGAATCTTAGTGAGTTCGTCTGACTTTGCATAGAGTTCACTGATATCGGGAGTTATTGACATAACAAATGCTGTTTTCGCATTCTGATTCCATGTAATAGTGACTCTCTTTGAAGGCATCAATGTGTTAGGAATAACCCTTGCAAGAACATTATTTAGGCTCATAGCCATTGCTGGATTATTCTGTTTACTACTCAAAAAATAATTGACTTCATCCTCAATAATCTTGAGTTGAGCCAATTCTGATGTTGAGAATGTACTCATTATAGTATGTCTCCTTTCTTTATTCGTATAACTCAATTCCTAATTCTTTTAATTCTTCCGGACTTAACTGGTCTAATCCTAAACCCGCCAATGCTTCTTTCTGAGTAATTGGTTGATTCGGGTCCCAAGGTTCATATCCAGATTCTATGAGATGCCCGATAAAAGCATCTATGTCACAACCTGCATCTTTGAGTTTTAAGTCATCCCATTTTCCAGATTCAAGTTGTCTCTTTGCATATTCCCGATAAGCTTCTTCATTTGTACTGTAAGGTGTATCCATAAGAAACTCCTTTCTGGCCAATAGTTTATCTTAGAATTGTGTTGAATACGAGCATTCTAAATCAAATTCGTGATGGTGGATTATTCATGAATATATTAAATCTTTATACATAAGATAACCAATAACCATTTACTACTTAGATAAAGCGAAAATGCAGAGATACAGAAGTTAAGGAGCTATCAATTCGTATTACAACTCTACGAAAGATAACCTTATTTCTGCATCTCTGCATTTTTCGTAGCAAGGGGGCGAAAGCCCCCTTCTACCCGTTTTTTGTATATTTCCAAAATTCCGGTTCACAGACTTTTCGCAACTATATTAAATACTTAGATATACAGAATAAATCCAAAGATAATGCAATTAGAAAGGAACATTATCAGATTCTATATATCGAGTCTATAGAAAGGAGTGAACCTTCGGTGAAAAACATTTGGTCAAACTTGGCACTTGCTACAACAGGGAAGCATAATCCAAATTATACAGGTGTCCAAGCGATGAGTGATTTACAGAAGAGACTGCCTGCAAGTACAAGGATTGCTACTCGTAATGTGTCCGCATTACACGTAACCCAAGACTTGCAAGGCAGTCTCATTCTTCTGTAAGTTACCACCGTCAACCAGTGGTGATTGGTAACCGCAGTTTCATGGACGAGTATGATTCACATCGTTCAAATATTGCGGATAATCCCGAACTGTTTGAATCTGACATTAATCAGATAATGGCAGTTCTGGGTTAAATCCCATCATTACGACATACCATCCATTCTAATTCTGCAATTATCAAATTGTTATAATATAAATAATCTATTAGAATATGATGGTATGAGATGGTGCTACAGAAATCGTACCTTGACAACTGAATAAAATAGGGGTGGTCGGTCGCGACTCAACCACCCCCCTTACACTATACACCCTATGATAATTTATAGGGCCGCAGGTATATCCCGCGATTAATAAAATGTTATGTGTAGTTTAAATTATAATGATTAAAACCGTAAAGGGTAACGACGATAGTTACCCTTTACGGTTTATTTTTTTGTACTGTTTAACCGAACATTGCTTACATGTTCTCAGCCGTTACAGCAGAATCATAGTTCTTGATCTTGAGCTGGAACGCGAACGGAACGTAAGGACGTGTGAAGAACGTAGCAACACACATTACGTTCGGGTTGTTCGGCATCTCGCGTACCCTGTGGTCACGATCAAAGTACAGAGCCCTCTTGAAATGTTTCCAAGTAAGGAAGTTCTGCTCGTTGATCGGGAAGCCAAGTCCGCGAATTCCATCCTCTTCCTTGAATTTCAGGGAAGTGATGATACGAAGAGCATTTCCATCCTGAGTCGTAACACCCATGTTGTAGTCGGAACGGATTCCGCCAATGATGTTATCGCCAGCATTGACCTTCCAGTCGAAATTACTTCCGACAAAGAGAGAAGCCACATTCGGATGGCAATATGCTGTAAGTCTGAACGGCTCGTTCTGGCAGGTCCTGCGAGCTTCACGAATAATCGCATTCAGCTCATTGCTGACCTTATCCTGTAAGTACTCAAGCCGCTTCATGTACGGATTATTCTGATCATACGCAACATCCACTGTACGCGTAATGAACACACGACCTTTGAAGTGAATGAACGGATGCTCAGTGACACCACGCCACTTCTCGGTCTCATCCTGAATCGTCTTGACGATAGAAGTATCCTCAAGATTGTTGTAAATCTCTGTCAGGCGGTTAATACCCCAAGCGATGATATCGATGGAAGCAGTCTCGTTGTACAAACGCATATCCTCAACAGTGATAGGCAGATTTGCACGATACCCTTCCGGGATTGGATGCTGCCATGCATCGTATTCATCTCTGAACGACAGATATTCCATGTTATTCTTATTGGACAGATTTCCGCCGAAGCGAACCTGCTTTACAAGACCGTTCATGGAAACAACGCTGACACGAGCGGTATACTCGTCGTAGGTAGCCATCAGGACATCCTCGGCATATCTCTCGATATTACCAGCAGCATCCTTAACAGGGAACCTTACCTTACCGCCAATCTGGTTCTTCGGGCTAATAGCGGTCGTATCCAGATACTTCTCAAGTCCAGAAATCTCAACCATATAGCTCTCGCCCGCAGAGTTCGTAACCATAGCACGAGCGGCATCAATGCAAACATTGATATCCAGTGCGTCGCCGATTTCACGAGCCCCACCAGACTCACCAAGCAGGTCAAGGTCTTCGACCCTACCAGCCTTATCTGTGAACTTATATTTCTTTTCAGAACTTCCTTCACCCTCAGTGAAATCAGGAGTACCAGTGGAAGAAGCCTCAAGCTCCTCAACACCATCCTCCGGATACCAAGTGGAAGTAACCCTCGGTCCCTTAGCGGACTGAAGGATTTCAGCCGTTGCATCGTAATCGTTGTATACATCCGGCTCAAGATGACGCTGTCCATCCTTCGTTACGATGTACTTGAACTGCTCCTTAATACGAATGAAGTGCTGCTTCGGCACGATGTAAGGAAGTAGATCCTTTCCGACAAGCGGAAGATATGTACGAATGATAACAAAAGGTAAGAAAGCATCGTAAGGCGTTAATTCGCCAATACCCCTTTGGTTCGCATTTGCTACACGCATTTCGGTGGTAGAATTCTCCAGAAGTCTCTGGAGGTTTCCTCTATGCAAGTCAGCCATGCCAACTGCTTCGGAGACTTCGTCATCGTCTTCGGTCATGCTCTCAAGGAAAACGCACGCACCTTTTTCGTAACTATTATCACCGAATAACTGCAAGCCATTGGAGTTATCTACTGACTCCATTGCCATCGCAATGGTCGTATCTTCGAAATCTTTACTGTAAAGACTCATCGGGTCCCGAATAGGATCAGCGTAACCGGCTACTCGTCCAATGAATGATTCCATGGACTGGACAAGGTCTTCCGGAGTCTCACGCTTATACATATTGAGACGCTGAGTTCTGTTCATACCAGCACTCATGACTTGTTATTCCTCCTTCTATTCTTTATTTTTGTACCCTCATCGCCTAAATCTACTGCTGCTTTAAACAGTTTCAGATTCATTCTCAGAGTACTCATGAGAATATTGTAGTAATAAAGGTTGAACGCGTAATCACTCTCACTGAATTGGAACTGGATGAATTTTTCAATGAAAGTCTTTACGTCCTGGAGGTTCTTTACCACCTTAGCCATGATACTATTAGCATCTGGTGTTGGTAGCACGACTCCATTTACCGAGTCCAATACATCTATTACTGTTTGATGCATGGACAGAAAACTGTTCAACAGGAAGTAATTCTTTATTTCTTTGTTGTCATAACGGTTTCCATTTTCATTATTATCTTCCTCTGTAGAGGAATCATCAGAAGATGTATCATCTGTTGAATTATCGTCTCCAGAATCATCCATACCTTCATCGCCTTCTGTGGTATCATCCTCTCCCATTCCCTCGGCTCCAGCATCATCAGCCATATCTGTATAATCAGTGGCTTCTTCATCCCCACCATCATTCTCAGTTGATTCTTCATCACCTGTATCATCTGGTGTATCATCGGTTGGTTCTGTTACTTCTTCTCCTTCATCTTCTGTTCCAGTATCGTCAGGAGCATTTTCTTCTCCTTCATCTGGATTGTCTTCACTACCATCAGAAGTTTCGTCTGTTTCATCATCGGTTGGTTCATCTGGTGTTTCTTCGTCAGAGTCATCATCGTCTTCAGCACCAGCTTCATCAGCCATATTGGTATAATCCGTAGCTCCTTCTCCACCGGTAGCTTCGTCAGGTTCAGCATTGTCATCATCCGATTCTGCACCTTCTTCATCTGCCATATCAGTGTAATCTGTAGCCGTTTCTGGCTCTTCCTCATCATCGTCATCATCTGCTTCCATAACAGATTTCAGATTTAATGTACGAACTTCAGCAGCTTCCATTTGAGCCATATATTCCATCTGATTGGATTGACATTCAGCTAATGATGCATAAATCATATTAACAACTCGACTACTGAAATCAGCAAAATCTCCAGTATCTTCTGTACCATCCCATTCGTCATCAAAATCACCTCGTTCGAATTGTTGTAACATCATTCGCAGTACACCTTTTTCTTTATCACAAATTTGATATCTTTTCTGAGGTGGTAATGATTTATCTTGAACCTCTTTAGCTAATTGCTCAAGAGTTTTTAGATAATCTTTTAATGAGAAGTTCTCAGTAACTAGTTGATAATATTTCCCAAAACGGTTTTTCTTACCGACTTTAATGTCTTTCATATGGAACCGTTTTATACGTCTGATGATATTATTGGCTAACTCTTCTTCCTCATCCTTTTTTGCGTAATTGAAGAATTTAATAGCCGATTTAACATGTTTTTCATCAGGTATTGGATAAGCTTTTCTCTCAGGGAGACCATAGCAATCATCAGGATATTTCTTCTCCATTATGATGTCACCTATATTGAATGCTTCAAAAATAGGCTCATCAATCTGACAAGAGAAATCCGGAAGATGAATGTCGTCATCCATAAACTCCAGATTATGAGTTTTCATATATTCCTCAATGTCATCTCCTGGCTGAATATCTCCGTTTATTCTTGCATCATCTAATCTTTCCCGAATAAATTTCTCATCCAAATAGTTATGGGTTTTGAATGATTTATATTCGCTTACCTTTGGAAAAATAACATCCTCTGTATTTTCGTTTGTTATCTCTATGATATCTTTAAAATCATAAATTGATACATTGAATACATCTCTTCTTTCATAAGGAATATCTGACTCTCTGAATGTATATTCCTTTAAAGAAGGGTCATTCCCAATTCCAATATCGAGTCCTTTAGCGTTAATTGTATATACGTAGAATCGACACTTTTTATCAAGTAAGTCTCGTTCCTGAATATAATCAAGAACCTTCTTACTCATAACAAGATACCCATTGACAAATAATACTTTCAAATCTTTGGAATCTTGAATTCCATATCCAGGTTCAAATGTTTCATTCAGCATATTTGTAAACGCCTTTGAAGCTCCATAAAGTTTTGCATAGTCAAATTCACCAAAACAAAAAGTAGACCAACCTGGTTTCTCAAAGGAATTACCAAGGTCTATACTCATTGGTTTAAATTTGTCTATTTCACAAACTGTACCGTGGAATAATTTTTCTCCCGGTACAATGATAGGGGAATTATTATCTGTTGATTCGTTGATAATGTCTCCTCTGTACGCATTTAATGCAAACTTTGCTTCATCTGAGACAAATTGAGAATGTATTAAGGCTTCAACATGTTCTCGTCTGAGATATTTAGCTACTTTAGGAATTTCATAGAATTTTCCGTTCGTAGCCATATCATCATCCAAATCCTTTTCTTCTATCTTGGATTTGTCATATGGCCCATCATAAACTCCAATGAATACATCTGAGATACTTCCGACATATTCTATTGGCATATCACCGCCCTTTAGAAGAAATCCAGGTTCATACATTTCATAACACTGAATCCCGGAATTATACACTAAAGCAACGCTTAGCAGAGCTTCTTCATTAGTTTCGGCAATCGCTTGTTCAGACTTAGAAGAATCTGCATCTATGGAACCACCTGGTATCCGATATTCATATTTCTTTTTATCGGGTGGTACCTTATCTATATTATCCTTGATTCTGAGAAATATTTCTCTTCCGTTTCGTAATACAAGCATTTCAACCCTTGGTCTGTATGGTTTGTCTTTAAACCATACAATCGGGTGATACACTCCTTTATATATAAAGGAAGGATCACCAACCTTAATGGGTTTTCCACCATCAGGTATAATCATCGGATTATCCTCCTTTCTATTACTTGATTAAATGCTTGTGGACTGGAACCAATTTCTACGAACTAAGCTGAAATTCAATGATATATTATACGAATATATAAGAGTTCTTATATACATACATATTTTACATCAAAGGAGGTATTATCATGATGAAAAAGAGGTTGCTTAAAAGTTTTGGTGAGACGATTGACGAGAATTTTACCGCAGAAGATTTTTCTGGTAATCTCGGTGAGTTGCTTGCTGATCCAGTTGCAGACAGGATGCCCGATCACATTCGTCAGTTCGTACAGACGGTTTACGAACTGGCGTGTTCAGTTGTGATGAAATAACTATGAAAGGAGACTTATGGCGTTGGAAAGGGGTGGATATAATGGATCAAAATGTTTATAAAGATTCTGCAACAATGAAAAGACTGCTTGACAATAGATTACAGAAACTTGGTCCGGTCATATACGGATATAATCACTACGAGAAATTTAAGGTATTCGAGGTGCAGCGTTTAGGTGAAAGTGACTATATTCTTGGAATACAAGGTGGTATATCATGTGGTAGAAATTTCTATAGATTCCACCGTAAGGAATACGAGAGACTTTATCCAAATGTATTCCAAAAAGAAGATAGGTTGCTCCCTGCTTTATCTGCATTCTCGGAATCAACAGAACTCGTTCAGGCACAAGAAACACTCGATAACTTTACGACAATGGATTTTTCATCCGCTAAGTTCATCCCAATTGATTGGATTGATAAAGATATTGTATTTAAGCCTGGTAATCAAGTAATACGGGATTTGATAGATGTTACATTTGAAACCTTTGTTATTACGGAGATATTGAAAGGCGTTCATGGAAATGTAAAACATTTATCAAAGCTTACATTATCAAGCTTATTCACAATTATGCTACATGCAGTTAGTGTAGACTCAGTTCATCATCACAATGGTTGGCGGATAGAAAATGAAAGACAGAAAGATGAAGAAGTTCACGATTTTGAATTTAGGATAGGAGACTTAACAGATAAAGAACTTGATCAGTTGGAGATAAAAAGTAAACGGGAGGGAACATGGTTATCTCAGTATGAAGAACATTCTTTGGTTGTACTTCAGGGACAAGAGATGGACCTTGATACAAATGCTAAAGACGTTGTTAGAATAAAGGGTATTCGACCTGGTAATGCCCTAAACCTTTATCATAAACCGGTGGATAAAGGTATTATGTTCGCAATGATGTATATCGTTGTAAATATGATTAATTCTCAGTCGGAAAACCATCCGATGATTGTTGATAAAAAGAAAGGAGTTAAAGAAGTGTGAGAAAAGAAACTGCAAACGCCTTAATTGATACTATAATAAAAACAGCAGAACTCTTAAAGGGAGAGACTGTTGCTGAGGATAGCCCAGATTCATTAATGAATGATGGTAAATTATCCAATGATAATTTTATACAGGTAATCAGACCCGCTGAGATAACTATTGGTCGAGTTGATCTTAATGATTATCTTAGGTTTTCAATATATGGAAAGTACTATTCAGCAACTGCGATTAAGCAAGAAACAGATTCTATGCTATTCTGTTTTAATAATTGTCTTTCTGATGATGTTCCTATGTTTACCGAGGAACCAGTTAATGGCGGGTATGACGTGTCTGATTTACGGAAATTTTTAAAGAAAATAGAGAACGAATTCCCTGCGAATATCAAAAAGCGTATGATTCCATTCAAGAATGGTGATTTGTTACGAATTGCTACCTGTGAGGAAATTCTTGATAAATACGAATTTGTTGATAGATCATGTGAAGATTTGGGAGGTAATCAGATTCCGTACTTCAAAAATTTTAAGAAAAGGATTGCACTAAGAGATGATGAACCTGAATGGTATTGGATGCAAAACAGGATTAAAGGAAGTCCATCGTACTTCGCAATTTGTTATCATGATGGACGCTGTGGTTCTTCTGATCCAACTGTTCCGCATGGTGTACGCCCATTCTTTCAAATTCGAAATATATAGTTGTTAAGTAAGTTATTTTTATCGTTCAACTGTCTAAGTTAATATAAAGGCAGTTGAACGATTGTATTTCAGTAATGAACTCAACACCCAACTAATGGAAATGATTACCATTTATTTTTTTGTATTCTATATATGAAAGGAGCTATTAGATGAGTGAATTGCTTAGTGATAAAATTTTGACAAATATGACAACTCATATTTTGAGTTCAATGAAACTCTCCGCAGAGTGTCATATTGTCGATGGGTATTTGAATCCATATGATTTTTTGAATAACGCAATCAGTAAATCAGAAAGTTATTGGATTCCGACGATTCAGAAGGCTGCAACGGATACAGATATTTATAAATTCCATTTGCTTCCGTTAAGAACTGATGAAAATGCAACTGTTGGGTTTAAGATTACAGCGACAGTTGAGAAATATACAGAAGGTGTATTGGCTTATTCTGACAGAGAGTTACAGTCGTATACATTCCCAGATGATACATTGAAGACCTTTTATACCGCTATAGCCACTCTTGTCCAATATTATATAAAAAATAAGAGTTGGCTTGAAGCTGAGGTGGGTACTAGTACAGTCAATGTCCCTATCTTTCATGCCGATAGATTCAAGACTGTTGATAGCGAAGGGAATGAGACGCCAATCAGTACACAGGTGGATGTCGAAACGTATCAGGAAGAACAGTCAGGGGAAGCGGCAAAGAAGAAATATGGTGATCCGATAGTGGTTATGAGACCCTCTACCCAAACAATACAAGGTGGTACGGATACATTTACACATAACGACTCTATAACGATTGGATTACCGACAGGAGCATATACAGCTACTGTGGTGGCAGTTCCTGGTGATGGAAGTGCAATGTTTGCTTTTGATGCTCTTTATTCTGAGAAAACATTGATGATTACGGCTGGTGGTATTGCTGGTGGTTATGAAGCTTCTAATTTGAGAAGTTTTCTTCAGGGACTATTTGATCAATTTCCTGATGATATCAAGAAGAAATGTGTTGCTTTCAGTAATGGAGATTATTTATCCATACCGACAACTGCTCAATTATTTGGATTAACTCCGGACAATGCAGCCACTAATGGACAACTCGAATATTTTAAAGACCGTAGACATCGTATTGCAAACTTGGATGGAGACTGGTATCCGTATTGGTGTCAAGATACCAGTATCAACAATACGTTTATCGTGTGTTCGAAAGGTGGAGATTTTGATTATGCGAATTCCAACAATGAAGATGTTGGAATACGGATTTTATTTAAGTTAAAGCTTGATTCGAACAAGAAACTTGATGTTTAACTTCTTAGTAAGTGATAAGAAGAAGGATGCGACTCCGAAAGGAACCCCACCCCTCTTCTTATCACCTTTTGTCCGGATCATCATCGAAATAAGGATACTCCATATTATCAATATCTGAAATATCCGTTGGACCCATTTGTATTACTCTATACTTTCGATTTGCGAAATCGTATACGTAATCAGAACCCGGCTTGATATGTAATGAGTCCATTATATCAGGATTCGTATCTGATGGTAACTCAACTCCTTCTACAACCTCTCCATTTCCATCCAATGCAACGAATTGATATTGACCATCTGAAAGTTCATATACACAGATATCAACATCTCTTCCCTCGTTTGCGATATAGCCATATTCATCTCCATTAACGATTCCACCACCATATCGTAACCCTTGAATTGGCTGTGTTGGGTTGAATCCCATATTCATAGCGAGTCCATCAACCTTAGAAGGGTCAACTTCTTCTCTATTCATAATAGTAGATGGTTGGTCATCGAAAATAGGATTGTATTCGAAGTTACTATCGACAGGAAACTGTTGTGCACCAAGTTCAGTCATGTTTCTTGGACCACCACTAATGATATTACGATAGAACAAATCTGCTACACTATCTGTATCCTGTCCTACCCCTTCTGCACTATCTTTCATTGCTTTAAGTTTCCAGTCAACCTGTTTAGAACGAAGTGCAGCCATTTCTTTAATAATCTGCAACTTCGTAGTATTGATTCCGTTATAAGCCGCTACTAAATCAGAGTAATTTTTTGTAATACCAACTGACCGGGCACCGGCTCCTTTTCCACCAGAAGCCATTTTATTCAACTGATTACGGATAGTTGTACCATGAGACTTCACTTCTTTTAGAACTTCTGATAACATTGCAAGTTCTTTCTTAAACACTTTACCATATTTATCATTGTCATCTACCAAGTTTTCATCTAATTGAAATCCAACCATCTGTTCATCTGTGATGGATTCAATAGGTGAATACTCTAATGCACTGGATTCTAAATCTGAAACAAAATCTCCCCAATCACTATTAGTCGCAACATTGGTAGGTTTAATAGGTTCCATAGGTTGTATTGTTGTAACTTCTTCTTGTTTTTCTTCTTCCTTTGGTTTGATATCTTTTATTGAGAACGAATTAGAACCACCTGGTTGCCGTGCAGGTTTTGACATTTGTTCCAATTCTTTTAGGAATGCTTTACGTTTTTCGTCTTTTTTATATTGCTCAAACTCTTCATCTGAGAGTATTTTAATTTCCCATTTAGCCATAATATTCTCTCCTTTCTAAAGACTATTATAGTCGTGTTAAAATCACAATATTTATTGTAACTCAGATTTTACGACTATATTAACCCTTTACTAAAATAAACTATAAGGAGGAAAAAGTATGAGAGTTACACCATATATTTCTCGGAAAAATCTGAGTAATAACAGAACAATGAAAATCATCAATAACTCTATTGTTAATCTAGCTCAGATAACACTCACAAAACCAGATGAAGATAAGCTTCGGACAATTTATACAAAAGTTGCTGAAGATAACTGGATAGTTGTTTATGAGCTACCTGAACACGATAAAGAATTTTGTCCGTGCTGTGGAAAACATGTTGACCATTATAATATTTTTGACGGTTACCTTTGTAATGGGTATGAATGTATTGATAATCATACACTTGTACAGAGATTAATCAGGTATGTTAGGCAATACAAGACCTTTAGTTTAATCAGTTCTAAAATAATGAAAGAACTTCCTCATGAAAATGCAAATGCCCTCAAAGCATATGTTTTAGATTATATTGATAGCAATGATAAAACAAATAATAACGGAGGTACAATTAATGCTTGAAGTAATCATGTACACAGATGGTGCTGCAAGAGGAAATCCTGATGGACCGGGTGGATATGGAATCGTTCTAAAGATAAAGAACGAGAGTGGTGAAGAAACTCAGGCTGAATTTTCAGCAGGGTTTCACAGAACCACAAACAATCGTATGGAGCTTCTGGCTGTTATTGTCGGTTTAGAAGCTCTTCAAGAGACTGCAAATGTATTGGTGGTATCTGATTCTAAATATGTCACTGATACGTTTAATAAGGACTGGATTCATAACTGGAAAAAGAATGGCTGGAGAACTGCGACGAATAAGCCGGTGAAGAATCTTGATCTTTGGCATCGCTTACTTAAAGTTATGAAGCATCATAATGTAACCTTTAAATGGATACGGGGACATGATGGTGATTTATTAAATGAACGATGTGACCAGTTAGCTACAGAAGCCGCAGATAAAATGAAAGGAGAATGATTTTTAATGGCTGAAACTAAGAAACGAACAAGAAAACCCGATACAAAAGAGGAGCAATCCCGTATATTTGCTTTCGATATGGACGGTACATTGTGTGAAATGTTTTATGGTGAGAATTGTATGAATCTATATAAGGATGAAGACGATAAAGCCATTCGTCGTACATTCATCAATGATTCTTATGAAAATACTCGCCCTATTCCACAGGCTCAAAAGTTAGTATCGGAGATTATGGATAAAGTTTCATCTGATAGTGTATATGTGATAACCTCAATTCATAACGGCATGGAATTTATGCACAAAACAAAATGGTTAGAAAATCATTTTCCTGGTCTTAACCCATCGAACGTAATTGGCGTAATTGAAGAAGATGATAAAGCCAGAATATTACATCATATTATGAGCTCACATATGGGGAGTAATTTACTTTATGTAGATGATAATTTAAGTTATCTGATTAAGATATTTGCTCTCTACCATTCAACTTACAATGTTTCTGTGGCTCATTCAAGTGTGATCCTTACACGAACGACAGAAGAATTCATGAAAATATACGGTATATAAGGATAGGAGTATATAATTTTCGGTGGATGTTGTGGGTGTTGTAATCATTGATGAAGATTACAGGGGATTTCGGTTCCCTGTAATCTTTTTTGTAATGCAATAGGGGTTTTCCACAATCTTGTAATCAAATAAAACGAGAGAAAGGAGAAACTCCATGGATATAAATAAGCTATTAAAAGCTGGGAAAAAAGCTTGTGGTAGAGTACTAAAACTTCTTCCACGAGATGGAGAAGATGGGATTGGTTCCCCTTTAGCATATATGATGCAAACCCTTGAAGATGATACTTTAATGTCAATTAATATACTTCACCCATTACTTATTAAAAAGACTTTTAGTACTGGTTTCTTAACACCAGTAGATGTACATAGTGATGAGGTCCTTGATTTAGCAGTTGATAATCAATTGATGAATCGAGTTATGAACGATGATAGATATTCTATGTATAGAATGCCTTTATCTCTAACAGATGGTCATGAAGTAATGTCTATCAAATCTTGTGTACCAGTGCGATCAAATGGTGCAAGTCTTGGGATGTATGGTGATTTTTATAATGAGTTACCATGGAACAATCATTTTGGTAGAACTACCAGTGGTGATTTATATGGTTCTACAATGGCTGCGCTTGTCGATTATGCGGATAGACAATTACTTGGTGGAATTTCCAGAGGATTCCGGTTCTATTTCTTTAGTCCAAATATTTTTTCTTGTACAAATTACGTTGGTGCTCTTAACGCTACGTTTTGTTGCAAGAATGACTCATCACTTATTTCTTGTGATGATACGACGTTTGAGTATGTAAAGAGATTATTTGTATTGGATTTAAAGAAGAATATATATAATGAATTCGGAAACTTCACAGAATTGGATACAGCATTTGGAACATTGGATTTGAAGATAAGTGATTGGTCAAGTGCAGAAAGTGAACGGAATGAGTTATTTGATACCTTGAAGACTACTGCACACTTTAGAACTTCTTCTATGCGGTCATCAGGATAATAGCACAAGAGGGAACCAACTTGGCAATAGTTGGTTCCCTCTTTGGGCTTTGAAACGAAAGGGGAAAGTAAAAATGGACTTTCCGCTTAATGAGTGTCGCTGGTGAAAGCACATTCAATAAGCTCTGGGCTTACCCCATTAAATTTGTGTTAATTAACAATAATCCTATTCCCAAGGATTTCGATTATATATTAAACCATTAGTATTGAGGAAATCTCGGTACTAAACATACATACTTACATACTACAGATAAGGAGGAATAATAGTATGGAAACAGGTAACTTAGAGGTGCGATATCCAGTAAATGTTTTGAATTGGTTGGGAGTTCCAATTTTGAACTTGGATATGCAGTATGATCGCATTGACGATGTATTAAATGCGATTACGAAGGGTTACAACCCCGATAATCAGCAAATTGTGAAGGACGTATTCATTGCACGATTTGTGGTAGGACTTTCGTATGATGAAATTGAGGGTCGTGTGGTTTGTAATAGTGGGAGGTGGAACGCAGAGAGGCTGATGACTAAGCTTCATCGTGATATTTGTCACAATCAGTACTGTATGGACTATCTCAAGCTTCTTCGGAATTCTTATCAGAATAAGTTTGAGAAGCTTAATTGCGATATCAGGGATGCTCAGATAACAGCAATTCCTGCACAATCAAGGTTCTACCCCAGTAATATATGGGGAGTTCCTGATGCCCAGTGGAGAGTTGTTGAATCATTTTACTATGAAGGGATGCCGATTAAAATCATTAGTCAGGAGATGAGTTTATCTCAGAACACAGTCAGGAAGATGTTACATCTGGCAGTTGATCTGATAAGGACTTGCGAAGAAGATTAATAGTTTGAATGATACCACTATATAAATTATATAGTGGTATCATTCGTTTTATTTAGAAAGGAGAATGTTATGAAGAAATCTGTTTATAGGTGTCGGTGCGGTATGGTGTATATTGAAGATGATGACGTTTATCAAAAATTAACAGCAAAAAATGTTCCATTTACTGTTACGAAATGTGTATTCTGCGATAGCACATAGAACCATCTACAAATACAGTAGAACTTGTAACCGATGATGATATAGGTTATATCCCAGTACGTTCGGTTAGGAAATCTAAAGAGAAAGAGGATTTAGGATATATCCCAGTAAATTCAGTAGAATATGGAAAATCCAATTACCGATCATTTACATCTCGAATTCATGCGTGTTGGAGATGTTCATGTGGATATAGTCAGGTTGCTAGTTTAAGTGATTTTTTGAAGTTTGATAAAACTATTGAGTTTTGTCCAATGTGTAGGACAAAACTACACATTTATGACACAAGGGAGGTATGACGTAATGAAACTTTGGGTTGTCGTTGGAAGAGATCGTAAGGATACTGGATTATTTATTGTGGCAATTTGTGATAATCAAAGAAATGCGGAAATTGCTAAAAGGCGGTCTGGTTTATATTATAGAGACGTATATATCCTTGATAGTCCCGAAGAATGCAATTATATGGGGCGTAATGATGGGGTGCAGTTCATACTCAATAAACTATATGGACTCAACCATGATGAAATAGATTTATTGGGATTAGAGTTCCCTGATAATATAAGTCAAAAATTTTATGACAAGGGGATATTTACGTTATCAGAATTATGTAATACTTCAGACAAAGATATCATTGAAGCATTAGATAATTCTGATGATTTTTACGAAGTATTGTCAGTGTTACATAACAAGGGGTTACAGTTACATAATGCGGAAAATCGTCTTAGTAGTATAGGGTTACCAACTTTCATCATTATAAATCTATTTTTCTGTAAAATTAGGAGTATCTCCAAACTTTGTTCCTATAGCGAACGGGGATTACATTCGGTTAAGTACATTGATAGTGATGATATTGATGCGATTAAAAAATGTTTGACTGAACATGGACTATCGTTATGTACAGAAAACGGCTAAACGGATAAATCCTGGTGGACATGAAACTATGTCCACCCGGATTATTTTTTGTATGTTCCAAGGGAATTAGAACCTTTTCCAGATATCTGCGTAACGTCTCGCAGTTTCTATTTCAGCTTGGAATACGAACTTATCCTGTCCATTACTTATAGAGAATGAGTGATTCCCATAAGTTGTTAAAGTAGACGGATCAAGTCCAAAGGATTCACATACAACCTTTGCGTTGTCAGAATCTCTCATTACCATTTCCTGAATATCCGATCCTAAGATAGCTCTGGATGCATCCTGTAAAGGTGCTGTATTAATGGTCACAGTAGACTCGAACGTAGTCTCTTCACCGGTATATAGTTTTGCAACTTTTATCTTCTTCTCATCACCATAAGCTTCTTTATGAGATGGTAAATTCACTTCGTCATATGTAATGAACCTTGGCGGTACCATAACGTATGAGATGTTACCCTTCTTGTCAATAACTGCGAATCCTCTATAGGAATAAGACGGATTGATTCCCTGAAGTATTCCCTTTGTAAGTTTTGTCCCATACATTCCATCGTCAAGTGTTTCAATAGAACCCCTGATAAGGTCTCCATCTCGCCACATTTTCTTGATGATATTGCATGTATACTTTGGATCAATGGTAGCAATCCTTGCAGGAGTACCATCAACTGGATGCCCCGCTTCACTCTGAAGTTTGTTGTTTCGCTGTAATTCAGCGACTTCAGGAGTTGTAATGGATGCTACGATTGCAGAATCCTTGTAATATCTTTTATTCCGGTTAATACAGTTTAAAGATTGAAGAACCGTATCAAATCGAATAAAAAATAAATGGTCGTGGTTTATCACTTTTACATTACTAACTTCCTGAAAAGAATTGTCGTTTTCCATCAGAATGAAACCGAAGGGAGCATTTGGGTTTACAACGCTTGTATTCATAAATCTATACTCCTTTCATCTGAGTTTATTAGTAGCGTGTGTCTGTCGTAGAAAGACAAGAGCGTGAAACACGGTTATAAGGACAGTATTTTAGAAAGGGGTGTTGCAAATGTTATATGAACGATTATTTGAAATACTCAAGAATCTTAGTTTTACTCCTATTGAAAACAATGATGATGAATACTTGAATCAAAAGACAATGAGTATTGCTATTCTTGGAGAAAAAGGTGGATTTTCTCGTGTTGTAAAATACCACTTCAATAAAGAATCAAAACAATGTATAGGATGTGAAGTGGTGTAATACACTATGTTAAATTCTTAGAAAGGAGATGAAGTACTATGACAATGTTAGGATTCGAAACAGAATACGAAGATTTTATTGCTCTATTAAGTTCTGTAAATGCGGAGTTTCAAGAAGATACTGGAGTTTTGGATATTTCTGAAGATGATGAGTCCGCAATATACATGGATAAAGAAACAGTTAAAACAAAAGATATTATCTTTACAGGAAGAAGCGCTCTTAGTTTCGGAACCCCCTGCCTAAGATTTAACGCAGAAACTGGAAAATTCTTAGGAGGGGGGTGTGATGATGGATATGCATAATATGCCAAAGTTTGGTCTAATTCTGTTACAAAAAATATAACACCGGTATAAAGAAATGTTGTTTTCATGGTAATATGAGGTAGTGGGGTTTTTCGTCCCACTACCTCACTCCCTTTTTACCCACGCCTTCTAAATTCAGATTCCACCAAAGACATATCAGACCTATTGTACATTGCTGTAGTAGAAATGTCTGTATGTCCTGCAATAACTTGAACCTCCTCAAGTTTCATACCTCGTTTCAAGAGAGTTGTAATTCTTGTTACTCGGTATCTATGAGGATGGGCGTGTTTCACGTCAGCAAGTCTTGCAATCATAGCTAATTTTCTTCTAATAGAATCTTCTGTTACTCTTCTATATGGCTTTCTCGACGTAATAAATAATGCACTACATTTATCCTCATCACCCCGTCTTTTCAGATATTCATTAATGTAGAACATAGATTTATCCGTCAGTGGTACAATCCTATCTTTTGCACCTTTACCATGTAAAACAACATGTTTCTTTACAAAATCAATATCACTCAAGTCAGTTTTACATAGCTCTGAAACACGACACGCTGTTGAATACATAAATTCCAGTATGGCTTTATCTTTGATTGTCTTGGCTGATAACATAAGCGATTCCATTTCCCATTCTGTAAACGGTTCCTCTTTCATGGTATCATGTTTTATCTTCGATAGTCGTTTTGCTGGACTTTTCTGTATAATATCCTCATCAGCCATCCAGTTAAAGAAAGACGTATAGATTCGTCTAATCCCATCCATGGAAGTATTTGAACCACCACCCTTCTCCTGATACATGGCTAAGAAGAATCTTAGATTTGAAGTAGTCATATCTCTAAATGTTAGGTCTGGATAAAAGTCTATCAATTTTTGTATAAACATTTGATACCTTTCTAATGTCTTCTCTGACCTACCTTCAATCCTCTTTGTTGCTATAAATTGTTTCATCGCTCGTATATTAAAATCATCTGTAACAATAAGACCGGTCTCTTTTCGACTGATGCTATAATCGTAGCAACAACCAACGATTACGTTCTTTGCGGATTGCATATTATCGGGTGTAATGTAATTTTGCAAACCGTTGACCAGAGAGTTAATTAATTCTCCCTCACAATCTTCCATTTACATACCTCCTTACATTAGACCTTTATCCTCAACCCATATGTTAAATATATAATCATAAAGAAGTTATGATAAACAATGGTTTACTTGATAATGTATTTTGAGTTTAATGAAGACGCGTTAGTTCGCTAAACCCCAATTTTAGGGACATCTGCTGTAATTTTTTACCAGAATTTCCATAAGTTTCCAATTTGTAAGTTTCCCAAGTAAACTTTCGTTTAATAAGAACTATCAGAAGTCATCATCAACATCTCCATCTAAATCTGTATCAATGGTTGGTGTTGGTTGCTGCTCCGATGTAGTGTTGTTTAATGAATTTATATAATCGACTATGCCAAAATCCGACTTGTAAATAACAACTGGAGTTCTGGCTAAGAAGTAATACTTCGAATATGTGAGTGTTTCACTATCGACATCATTGGCATCTTTCCAATAGATGGATAATTTGTATTGCTCGTTGTCTTTCGGTATAAAAATGAACGGTTTCTCGTAGATATCTTCTCTCCGAAAATCTTCATTACTTATAGTAAAAACACTAAGCTTTACAATAACTCCATCTGGAACATGAATGAGTCGATTTACATTTGCGATATAATCTAGTGTACATATTCCATTCTTCTGTTCCTGTATCTCACCGGTATTATCGTAGATTTTATTCATTATAAATGGTAAATCTACGAGTTCATTATCAGCCAGTGTAATTTGATAAGGGTTCGGTTTTGTCCAGAGTTTCATATTGTTTCGTTTGATAAATTCTCTGGGGTTCTCAATATCATTCTCGTTCCTATCAGAGACAACGATACGATATAATTTATCCGTTTCTACGTTTGTAAGTCCTGTGGAATTCAGTATGTTCGTTGTAGAAATGAAACCCTCGTTGACATCATATGCCAGTATCGCGATTGTCCTAGTTGCCGAACAAGCATATTCAATCATATCATCTAAAGCTATATAATTCTTAGAACGAATCATATAATTCCCTTTGATTTTGTTGCCATTGTATATGTCGAGACCACCATATTCCCATTCACATTCTGCAAGAATGTCTCTTAGATAGCCGTTATTAAATGCACTGAACTTGTCAAACGAAACCATTCCATTGTTGAGATTGGTAACCTCACTTTGAATCCGACTACTACTCCATGTATCACCGGAATTTGCATCCGTATCGTCTATTTCAGGGATATATGTAACTTTGTCACTACCAGATGTATCAATCCATGCTTTTGTATGTGATGGTGGTGTCTCGTCACCAACGTATATATCTCTATATTTCTTTATTTGCTCTCGCACAGCGTCACCTGCACTTGCGTAAGTAGTTTCGCCATCTATACCAATACGGATATCGATAAGTTCTGCGTCACCTGTAGTTGAGCCATCGTTTAATGAAACAATTTGACTGATTCGGTTCCGTTCCACGTTTAAATCAGAAGTTAAGTAAATAAGAAAAATGAAGGATTAGACTTGTAATTAGAAATGTAAACTTTAGTATAGTTGGAATAAAAATCCGTTTTGTAGGAGATTTATTACTATATTAATACGTTAGATACAAACAAACAAGTCTTCATACAAAAGGAGGAAGATTATGATTCACACGAATGTTTATTTGAACCAGATGGGCAGCGACTATATGGGAGACATGGTCAAGGTTCATCCAGATGATATCAAACAGTCACATATGACACTGTTGGCTCCAGTTGGTAAGCGTCATGATGTTATTATGGGCTATGCTGAACTTTTGGAGAACGGCTTTGATCTCGGTGCATTTGAGATTAATGGGACATTCAACGACAGTATCTCGGTTGTCAGATTTTTGAAGAAATATATGCCTGTTAAGAAAGAGCAGGGAACCGAGATCGCTAATTACGTGTACATCAATATTCCTGAAAAGGATAATAAGTACTATGTTGTACGTCATGATGCAAGTAGTTGCCGTGTATATGATATCCACGTTGACTTAATCGTCAATTACACGCTCGGGAAATATATGTACGTTGATGCTATTTGCTTCCGTTTCTTACAAGTTGACCTAATAAATTCTGTAAGTATTCTTTACTCTCATGAATGACATAAGTATCATCCATATATCGACCATATAGAAGAGACCCAGCTTGGATTGCCTGCTGCTAATGATAATGCCCCCGAACTTTCAGAAGATGATCTGAAACGGATATTTGCTGACAAGTGATTTCGGCGTAACAAATGGAGGGGAGCAAGGTGGTATCAAAACCACCTTGCTCCTATAAGTAAAGAAATGAAAAAGAATCTTTTTTTATACCTTGGTTGTATATGCAAGACATATCCAACCTACACCACTCTTGAGTCTACCCCATTTAGTATTTCCTACCATCTTTTCTTCGACGATAGTATACTTTTCATTCTTCTTTATAGTGGTGACTAATTTGTAGGTAGAACCTGCACCAGCACGAACATTTAGTTCCGTCGCGGTAACTTTAACAACGTAAGATGTAGATGAACCGCTAGAAACTGACGCCGTTGAGTCTTTCTTTTTTGTATCCGTACTGGTCGATGTATCACCTTTTAAGATACTTTTTATCATTGCTTTAAATGCATTCCATTCGGCATTGTTTGCACTTGCCATCTGAAGTGGACACGCTTTACGAGTAATGTCATAATGACGTAATACATAAGTATCAACCTGAGACGCTGTGATTCCAAGCATCTTGCAGATATAAGCACAGAGTTGAGCAGCAACTGCTTTTGTCGTCTCAGAGACTTTATAGTCCCCTGATGTACACATCTCAATTCCGATAGAATTTGTATTCCGACAAGAAGCATGATAATACTTACCAGATGTACCGCAATGCCATGCCCTGTCTCGAAGTTCTACGGATTGACGGATGTGAGAATCATCAACAAAGAAATGTGCAGAAGCTCCACGCCCACCAGAAGTGTTGAAATACCTACAATTTGCTTCGGCTGTATCTTTTGGATTCCCAGTATAATGCATTACAACATAGCCAACTGAACGACTTGCTTGGTTGGTATAATTCCCAGCATTACACGGGATGTTGTATTCTACGGGTATTCCACCAATTACTGTGTTGGTTAAAAATCCAGTTGAAATAGTTTTAGCCATAGAAATTACCTCCTTTTCTTTTTTATAGCTTAAAAAGAAGAAACTGTTACATTATCGGATTAAGAACCGATGCAGTCTGCATCCATCCCGTCACCAATGTAACAGTTTCTTCTCAATAATACGAATCATCATAAAGCCAGTCCTCAACAAATAGTTTGTTATGTAATTCGTCCATTCGTCGAATTGTTTGGTATGCATTATACCATTGTGCATTGCCTCGCCAAGACCCGTATCCGTTACGGACATCACTATAGTGAATCTTTCCTTCTTTTACCAAGTTTGCCATTCTCTTTAATTTCCGTCTTTCACGAACAATGTTATCGTGAGGCATATTCTTAATGATTTTACCTGTCTCTGTGAGATTGTATTTTGTTTTAAGGAATGTAAATTTCGTAAGAGGACAAATCTGCGTTTTCTTTTCATTTACATGAATACCCAAATCTGTACATATTCTTACAAGTTGACCTAATAAATTCTGTAAGTATTCTTTACTCTCATGAATGACATAAGTATCATCCATATATCGACCATAATAATGTAAACCACGAACGATTTTGCAGTAATTATCCATTTGAGTCGGATATAATATCCCAGAGATTTGTGATATCTGACTACCAATCCCAAGAGACTTCCGCATCATCTTCTCTCCGGTGTGGAGTTCTTTTGGAATGTTATTGTAGTATTCCAGAGAATTAAATAAATCCTCTCTACAATGACTAAACTCCTCATCGGACATATATGATACATCTATCTCAAAGGTACTAATCAAATAAGTCACAATTCCCATTGCTAACTCATCTGGTATTTTCTCATTAAAATAGTTCAAGAGTTTTTCATGGTCAATATTGTCAAAGAATTTACGGAAATCAATTAGTAATACATATCCTTTGTTTGTTCCGTGTTTGCGATAATACTGATGTAGGTGTCGATCTAATCGTTTACGTGTAAATCCGATTCCGCGTCCTTTGATCGATGCACCGTTGTCATAAATAAGATACCTCTGCACGGACGGATTAAGAATGTAGTCACAAACTGCACGATTAATCACACGGTCAGAGATATGCAAACTTTTAACGTGGCGGCGCTTTCCACGCTCATACAATGGAAATTCGTAAAATGGTTTTTGTACGTATGTTCCATTGGACAAAACCTTCACAGTCCTATTGATGTTTTTAAGCATTGATGCCTCATATCGCTGTACGGACTCTTTCCAATCGACTCCCTTCTGCGAATTTTTGAATGCATCATACAAATTATTTGCATCTAACAACTTAGAAAATAGAGGATATTCGATTTCGAAATCCTCTACATTTATATTTTCAGGAGTCATAGTTTTTAACCCCTTGTTTATAGCCTCAACTGTCGTAACAGGACGCATCAATGGGGTAAATTCACCTTGCGGACGGACAAGATCTCCTTTCTTAATTCTCCATGTCGGCTCTACATAGCCTACTCTTAGCATGGTCTAAGAAATCGGGCGCACACCGTTCGAGTTGGACGCGTTGTTGTTATTGGAATTGCCATTGTTGTTGCAATTCGCAAAGTTCGTCGAGTTCGCAACGGCTTTTTCTTCAATGAGATCAGATCTTCCCCGAGATTTCTTACGATATAGCTGTAAGCATCCTACGTAGTTGTTACCTGCTCAGAAATAATTTTTGGAGAATTGTTCACAGACGTATTAATGATGGTTTTAGCATCACAGACCTCGTCGTCATCCAATTCGGTGTATTCCCTGATGAATCTATCTGCATACGATTTATGTTGATTATTGGCTGTTGCCGTGTTTTCAGTTTCTGTTTTGTCTTTGGTATGTTTCTTTTTGCGTTTCTGTTTTTGTTGGTTATTATAATCGTACTCTTCTCGAACTTTCTTTTCAATCTTCTCTCGTTCGATTTCTCTATGAAGGTCATTCGCATAGATTTTCTTTAAGAGACGATTGTCGCTCTTTCGCCAAGCTCGAAGTAGAGCAATTTCTTTTTCGATGAGGTCAACGTAAGGTAAATATTTGTTCACGTTAATATCAATCACCGTAAGGATATATTGTAATTCTTGTAGTATCTGTTCACAACAACCAATGGCTTGAGACTGATATTTTCGTCGTTCTGTCCATTCATCCATAGTTGTTGGATATAATGTATTTGCTTGAATAATGTTTCGAATAAGAAACCTGACTTCCGACATAACCCTGACTCGCATATCGGAAATTAACCACTCAGGGTATTCGTCAACGATATTTCGTATTCCATACTTATCAACGATTTCCAGAAACTGTTCTGTATCCTCTGGAGACATTCGATTGATTCTCGTATAGAGTTCTGAATTACGAACTTTAGCCTTGACACCGAAATCCCTGAGTAGTAATTCCGTTATGTTCTTTCTTATCTTGTATGCCGTGTGTAAAAATTCAAGTCTTGAGGTCTTTCTCTTACTTTTAAGTACCGACATACGATTTAGTTCCTTTCTCATAAAGATGTAAAAGATTTCATTATAAAAATGTATGTCGTTTGGAAATTAATTAGAAATATTATCCAATTAACCAATAAGGCCGTAATCCTACATCAACTACGAATATATTATTATTATATATTCGTGGACAATATAATCTGGATAATTTACCAGTTGGATATCTAATTGTAAGTCCCATATTGGATGGGTTAGAAGCAGAAGCCCCATTAGCATTATTGCTATTATACACAATGACGTTTGTATCATTTCCACACACGCCATACTGATAACTCTCGTAATATGTGGTACCAATTATAGCAGCACTACCAACAGTTCCTGCATATGATGCTTGGTTTGATAAAACCCATTGTTTAAATACATTTTCCGTACCTTTTTTTGCTAATCTAAAATTTGGATTAAGTCGAAATATTGGAAATTCTATATCCATCCATTCACCATCTAAATAATAAGCGTAATTGTTAGCAATGTATATATCACCAAATACATTTTTTATAGATGGTTCCCCAATTTTAAATAATACTTCACCATAATTTGGAGTTGTATTTGGTGTTTTAAGATGAGAACCAAACTTATTACTTATTGCCGTTTCATATGCATTAAGTTTAGATGTAAATAATGGTCTATGTATTAGTGCTGTAGATGATGTTGCCGCAACATCATCAAGTGTTGTTGTGCCACAATTAAGACAATGTCTTGGCATTATTATTGCAGCGTTTGAATTAAGCTCATTAAATCCGTTTTCTAAAAATCCACATATTACGCATTGAATTGGCTCATTAGATTTATACGTTGTAGATACAGTGATATCGAAATAATCACCAATGAATAAATCCTCAAATGTACCATCTGATATCATTTGACAAATTTGATTAATCGTATAAACATTCGTCAAGTCTTTTCCGCGATATATTGAATTATGTGCCCCCGCATTATTTGCAACTGTAAACAGCGTTGCAGGGATATTATTCAGTTTATTTTCAGCAGTTGTAAGTCTTGTTCCATGATTTGTAATATTCCCTTCTGCTGTACTCATGCGCGTTGTTAGATTTGAGATAGACGTTCCTTGTGAACTATTAATACTTTCAGTAGAACTCATCCTCGTTTTTAAATCTGAGACATCCGATTGTAACGTTGCTATATCTTCAGAAGTATCTGGAACATCTAAATTTGCAACGGTAGTCTCCAAAGTTGTAAGGCGAGTCTTAACATTTTCATTATCCGCTTTAAAAGACTCAAATGAAGTCAGTATATTATCGGGTACAAACTCTTCTAAGAATTCTGCTTCTGTTCCAGTGTATCCATTTCTCTTAGCAACTTCATACGAAGATTCCCCTTTATCACCACTAATCGCAGCGATTCCTTCGTATTTCCCAGTATCGGGATTCACTACTTTAAGCGTTTCTTTTCGAATAGCTAACATAGTTAATCTCCTTTCTTAAATTAACAAATAAGAGAGTAACCGAGTATTTTTGTTACTCGGTTACTCTCAAATTGCCTTATTTTATTCCGGTAAACCCCAATTTATACTCCTTAATTTTCACTAAAAAGTTTATTGAAATCTACCTTAAAAAGAAAGGAAACTACACTTTATTCGGGTAGAATTAAGCTTCCGCTTCTGCCGCATCCAAAGCTTTAAGCTGGTCCTGAAGTTCGTTAATCTCATCCCGAATTGCCTGCCGCTGTTCCATAATTGCGTTCAGATCATAAGGCATCGGTTTTCCCATTCTTTCATATTCAAGACACTTCGTTACTGCCCAATCACCAACACGGGAAGCAGTAGAGCCAAGGTCCACCGTCAAATCAACAATTCTCTGATTGATCCTCTGACGTTCATCCATTTTTATTACCTCCATTAGATTTCGATTATAAATTCGACGGCGGGCTATTAACCATAGCCCGCCGTGGTTTCACAGATTATTCTTGATAACCTAATTTGCTTGGTTCATTGTTTCAATAACTCTTAATTTGTTGCTCGCAGAATCGTTCACTCGCCCCACACGGGGGCGAGATTGAACGATACGGTCCCTTGTCCCTACGGGACTGCGGGACCTAGCGATCAACCGATTAAGAAATACGGGCGCACACCGTACGAGTTGGACGCGTGGCTGTAACCGGAATGGCCATGGTAGTTGCAAACCGCAAAGGTCGTCGAGTGCGCAACGGCTCCAGATGAGCAATCTTAGCCGCCGGATTCAGACGGAACAGGTTGAACTGGGTGTTATTTGCTCCGATATCATAGAACGAAGAACTCATAACGGTAGAACCATACAAATTCACTTCACTCATCAGACGAAGCTGTAAGCTAACCCATTCCCATCCACTCGCCGCTCCAGTTAAGCCAGCACCTGCCATAGAAGCACTGTTATTAGAAGCGTTCGAAATTAAACTCTTGTAAGAGAGCAGGTGACTACTTCCAATTACATTAGCAATCGCAGTTGCATATGCAGGAAGCGTTGTAGAATGCATGACTGTTGACTTATATCCACCGGTCACCACATCCGAAGTATTCATCTGAGCGGTTGTCTTGAAGCAGTCCGCAGGAACAATCGTTGCATGGTGCTTGGTCAACTCCGTATCACCGTTCCCAAGGAAGGTATCAAAGTCAGCCAATACGCACTTAACAACCTCACTACCTCCAATAGAGGAGTTAATCGTTATTGTGAAAAAGTCACCGATGAATAAATCATCGAAGCTCCCGTCGGCAATCTTAGCACAAATCTGGTCAACCGTATAGATATTGGCCAGATCCTTTCCTCTAAAGATAGAGTTATGTGCACCGGCATTGCTCTCCACAGACATTCCACCAGTCTGTCCAGATAAACCAGAGATGTTACTCTCAGCCGTAGTCATCCTTGACTGTAAGCTACTGATATCAGACGTATGGGTGCCAATAGTGGTACCCTGTGTAGAAACGGTACCCTGCAATGTAGAAACATTTCCCTGAACGGTGGACATGTTGCTCTTTAACGTAGATACGTCGGAGGTCAGAGAAGATACATCCGGAATATCCAGATTGTTTACCGTAGTCTCCAACGTACTAACACGCGTTTTCGTGTTTTCAACATCAGCCTTAAACTCCTCAAAGGACAGTACCACATTCTCAGGTACGAATTCCTCTAAGAATTCAGCCTCTGTTCCAGTAAACCCAAGCCTCTGGGCGATTTCGTAGGAAGATTCTCCTCTGTCCCCAGTGATAGCAGCGATACCTTCGTATTTGCCACTATCGGGATTTACCACTTTAAGTGTTTCCTTACGAATAGGTAACATAATTAATCTCCTTTCGATAAATTATTGATGAAGGCAACCGAGCAAAGATATTACCCGGTTACCCTCATTTTTGAAACTATAAAAGTTTCCATTTTTGGTGTCCAAGTAACCTTTACGACTTACGTGGTTAAGAACCCTTTAAAAATCGTCGTCAACGTCACCGTCACCATCAACTGTAGGAACAGAAGAAGGTGTGATAGTTTCTGACTCAGACGAATTTGTCAATGCTTCCAGCTTTGCATCTATATAATCCGTCAGACCGAAGTCTGTCTTGTAGATGACCACTGGTGTCTTCGCCAAGAAGTAGTACTTCGAGTACGTATAGATTTCTTCATTGTCCTCGATATCTTCCCAATAAATGGTAATCTTGTACTTCTCCTCGTCCTTAGGGATAAAAACAAACGGCTCCCTATAGACATCCTGCTTCTTGTATGTATCATCAACTGCGTTGAAGACACTAAACTTGATAGCAATTCCTTCCGGAATGTAGATGAGCCGCTTCCTATTCTCGATGAATTCATCCGTACAAATTGCATTCCGCCTCTCAGTCCTGTTCCCAATACCATTAATGTATCCACTCATGATAAATGGGATTTCAGTTAATTCATTCCCAGAAAGGCTGATTGCATACGGATTTGGTGTAGACCACAGCTTTAAGTCATTGGTCTTGATGAAGTCCTTAACATTCTCAATCGTAAGATGGTTAATGTCCGTAATGGCAATACGATATTTCTTTGTCGTATCAACACTGGCGATACCATCCGAATTAAGAATATGGGTTGCCGAACTGAAAGTATCATCAGCGTTATACGCCAAGATACCAATTGTCCTAAGACTGGAGCACGAATATTCCACCATATCATCCAAAGTGATATAACCCTTTGAACGAACCATGTGGTTATGTGCATTAATCTCAAGACCATTGTAAACGTCAAGTCCGCCGTACTCCCACTCGCATTCTGCAAGGATATCCCTCAGATATCCGTTCTTGAAAGCGCTGCTATCGGTGAAGGAAACCATACCATTATTGGCATTCCGCATCTCCCTCTGGATTTTCTGGCTACTCCAAGTATCCTCGTTGCTTACTTCCAAATCTTTGATTTCAGGAATATATACCATTTCATCCCGTTCAGAAGTATCGATCCAAGCCTTTGCAAATGTAGGTGGCTCATTGTCGCCGACATAGATGTCCCTGTACTTTTTGATTTGTTCACGGACAGCTTCGCCAGCGCTTGAATAGGTCGTTGTACCATCTATTCCAATACGGATATCAGCAAGTTCTGCATCACCTGTCGTTGACCCGTCAGTTAAGGATACGATCTGGCTAATCCGGTTACGCTCAACCGCTAAATCAGAATTTACCTGATCAATAAGCGAAGCTAACGTTCCAGATATTGCTTTATTCTTTTCGGTTGCATCTAATGCGTAGAAACCGACTTTATCGATGTTGGAATCATTACGAATCCGATTACCGAGACGAATCTGTTCCGTAAGACGGTCCATTAATAGATCGTGTAATCGCATACCTACTTATCTCCTTTCTAAAGTATTTTTATAGGTTTGTTAAAGATAAAAAGCCAGTACGACGCAAACCGTACCTCTGATAAAGTCGTACTGGCTCTTGTCTTTATTGATTTGTTTCGTCTTACACTTTCATATCCATCAAATCATTTTAGAAAGCGTAGCAGGTCCAACAATACCATCTGCTTTCAGACCATTCTTCTCCTGATAAGCAATGACTGCACTTCTGGTTCCTGCTCCAAAGAGTCCATCTTCCGGAACACCAACCTTCATCTGTACGAATCGTACTGTTTCTCCCTTAGAGCCAACTACGTAACGACCTGATACCTTATTGAAGGTAGCATTCAGAGAAATCTTGTTCATGACAGCTTTGGTCTTCGGACCAAACTTACCATCTTCAACAAGAGAACCTAACTTATCAGCATTAATCGCCTTCTGGAATAACAGACAAGAGTTGGAAGCAATCGCCGCACAACTTGTCTTGAATCCAGTATCAATCTGAGCAGAACCATCTGCTGCTGTAAGGAACAGAGCCTGTTCTTTTGCACGCCTTGTCACCAGACCTGCAAGTGTATTTCCTCCAGCCTTGCAGTATTTCGGAATAGAAGCTGCAATCTGGTCAAGAGTCCTATTTGCACAAAGAGTCTTCAGATTTCCCTGACCGCAATTAAATGCAAAAGATACCAATGCATCAAACTGATTCTGATTCAGAGAATCCGTTACCGGAACATAGACTCTGTTATTTACATAACCTTCAAATTTCTGAAGGTCTTGCTTAAGTAGATTTTCTGCCTGTGCCTGAGTAATTGTCATACCAGCCTTAACATCAGCACCTGTATGACCATAACCAATCGTGAGCACACCCGCAGAGCATTTGTAAGTTGTCAAACGGCATCCTTCACATGACATGATAAGGTTGACACCGTTCTGACTTGTTTTACGATTTGCCATTTCTATTACCTCCTTATATTATTTAGTTATGAACCTGATTCCTCTTCTGCCGTAGGATTCAATACCTTACCCTGTTCTGTAAGCAACTTCGTGATGTCGTTAATACGATCAATCAAGATGTCAACTGTATTTTCCAGAGCTGTAATCCTATCCAGAGCCAAGAATGAAGTCCATGAACCAACTGTAGTTGTTCCGTTATCGACAACAACGATGGAGTGCCATTCCGATGATAATCCGGAACTATTAACGCCCTTAATAACAATAAGAGCGTTTGAAGCAGAGTAGATTATAACTTGCTTTACGCCCCAAGCCAAATCCGTTGGAGCATTTGTTGTTGATGAACTTACTAACTGCGGACGATTTACAGAACTCAACGGGTTCGATAAATCAATCCCCTTTGCATCAGATGCTACACCATTCGATGAAGCTGCCTGTATGGTTTGGGCATTAAGTCTGTCGTCTTCCTTAATGCCATCCTTGGTAAGTATAGCCCTTCCCATAAAGATTTTTCTCCTTTCCTTTATATTTACTTAAATGAGAAGAGGAAGTCTTTTTCAAACTCCCTCTTCCATTTAGTTTTTAACCTGAAAGCGTTTATTCCTCTTAAATGCAGAAAGTGGGAAGGAGCCGATACTCACTGGTAGAATCTCCACTGTTGATGTCTCCGTCTGCCTCAATAAATGCATACTGAGTTCCATTTGCTTTCGCAGGAGAACGGGTCCAATGGTTGTCGTAACCAGTGACCATATCGCTCTGTTTCTTCTTACGGTTGACAGGATTCTTGTAGTACTCGTACTGATCACCTTCGTTGACTACACCGACTGTTACGTCGTTACCCACGTATTCAGATTCAGACAGGAAGAATACCTTATCCGAAACAACAAGCAAATCACTGGACTTATTACCAGCACTACAGGTCTTATCAACAGCCTTAATCAGAGCCTGAAGCTGAGGATTCAAAGCATCGAAGAATCCATTATTGCACCAAGCCCTACGTTTACAATCTCTCCAGCCGCCAACATTTGTAATACGCGTATGCATAACACCAGCACTACCAATACCATTGGACAACTGAATAGTAACAGCAGCCTTTCCACCGCCAGTGAGATAATCATGATTGAATCCGATAATGGTTGCCATCTGAGTCATCGCAGCATGGGACTCTAGAACGCCATTAACAGCCTCGATTGTATTATACGTAATCGGTCTCTGATCGCCAACATTCCAGAACTCGGCAAGGTCAATAATTCCAGCATAATGACGCTTCAGCATAATACCGATTTCTTCCAGAGTAGCCTCCGCAAACGGTACAATACCGGTCAGGCTTCCATCTGCCTTCACATCCACATAGATTTTATTTGCAATCGGGTCAAAGGTTGTTTCAACCTGCTCCAGAAGAACTCCGTCTGCCGAATATCCGTATACAGTATACGTATTATTTCCATTATCAACAAGAACTTCACGAGCCCCATCTGTGTAATCCACAGAGATTTGGTTGGTCCCAACATTCCATGTCGCCCTCTTATCATCATACCGACCCATAAGCTTACTGTTCAGGAGAGCGGTCAGATAAGAAGGAGCGAAATTCTTGAGACTTCTGTCATAAAGGTCAATAGCAATATCAGGGATGTCGCCATGTAACGGCTCATCCAAATACATTGTAACTGCCATGTCATTTCTCTCCTTTCGTTATGATTTTGCATTCAAAACTTCCGTGACACGATTTAGAGCATCGCTCAATTCATTAACACGGTCGATAATTGTATTTATGGTTTTTGTAATTCCAGCATAATCTAATTCTGCTGAAATGTTGTAAAGTTTCGAGCCTTGTGACTCATTTGTACCATACCCAAGTGCCTGAAGATCTTTTGCATCTTTATCGATGATAACCCATGCCACAGCGGGGTCATTTTTGTCATCATCTGGCAATGAGCAGTATGTGCTCCAAACACAAGCGTGTAGCTTAATACCATCGCCGTTAATACCACCGATATCGGTAGCTTTGGCATCGGTCAGTATCCAGACAACGTAAGGATTATGTCTATCGGCATATGATAACTTTCTATAATCGGCGACAGTAATTTTCTTGTGGCGTATACCACTACCACCACCACCACCGTTCAAATATGCAAGTCCCATATCCAACGGTCTCCTTTCTTAAAATTTTTGGTTTTAATTCGTAGATGCACTGAATTTATATTTATGTTCCAGACCCTCAATGCTATTGCCTTTGTAGACATACAAAAAAGAAAACATATACAAAAAAACAAGACAGTGGGAACCGAAGTTCCCACTGTCTTTCCCATTATTCATCCTCTGTAAGATTTGCATATTCTGCCGATATAAGAACGTACTCGAATAGGAATACTGCAACCATACTGAATTTGTCAATTAATGGATTGATGGCTGGTACAAGTGATTGTATTTTTTTGACAATCGCACCACCCTCAAACATGTCAACATGCATTCCAATAAGTTCAAAATCGTGTATAAGTTTATGGAGTTTCGGCATATCTGTATCACCAACTATAAAGTTTTCTGAATCTGCAAATCCCTGCATCACATGATGAACCAAATTCTCACGAATAGATTCAATAAATGGATATATTTCCATGTATCGAGTAATCAACTTATATGCAGCTTCTTCTCCATATGTCACATACGGTAGATAATTATACACGACATTTGAAAATTGAGATGTATAAAGTTCATTCATGAATTTATTATCATGGAATTCATATTCCTTCTCAAACTTGAGCGTTGGCAACATAATATATCGCCCATTAGTCATAGCGTCTAAATCTTGATATTCTTTAATATCATCAACTAAATATTCACTGTAGCCGTTATGCCAGAATTGTGTCCATGAAATTCCGGAGTAGATAATCTTCTTGAAATAAGTATCTATAACGGTAATTTCACATCCTCGGGCAGAAGTAAATAATCTATGGAGAGTTGTCCACATTTCATCGAAATCAAGATGCTTGCTGATAAACGTTTCAGCTATATGCTTTTCGAAATCTTTATTCCCAGCAGACATAAAGGAGTAATAGGTTTCTGCATCATCCCGTGTTTTGTAAATCCCAAGGACATTGTCAATTTCAAATGAACCTGGCTCAGAATCATAAACCATATAAGCTTTGATGAATCTATTCCTGATAGGAATCTTTCTTATTCCAGAACCTTGACACTTCTTACAAGACGAAATGCCGTCAGCATCTACAACAACTCCAGAACCTTCACAATCTGGACAAACTTCATGTTCAAAATTCATATTATAAATCTCGAATGCTTTTCCATCATATATTTTTGAAAATCGAGAATTCATTTCCTTGATAACTTCGTCAGGGTAAGTTTCATGATCCCCTTTTGTATTCATTGTAACTGCATAGAATATTCGATCCTTTAAATCTTCTCGGCTCGTAATATCATAGTTACACGTAGGTGGTTCCAGTCTACATCCCCGAGAATGTTTACATATCTCACACATTGGATAGTTACTATCTATCCTTGCTTTCATTTTAGTTCGTTTCATTAATTGAGCTCCTTTCACTTAATTTTATCTTCCAAATAAATTAATTAGTAGGAGCGACATTCATATCACTCCTACTAACGAACTTGTACTACTCCTCGATGATTTCATCTACCGCTTTTGAAACGTCGTACTTTTCCGTATAAATACATTTCTCGTTTTTGAATATATCTTCTAATGATAGGACTCTTCCGTCTTTACCATGGATTTCATTTAAGACTTTTTCAGTCACAATCTTATTCAACCTATTCTGCTTGACATAACAAGCCGCTTGGAAATCTCGGTAACTTATATTGAAAATAACTTTCATCATATCAATACATACTTGAACATCTGCCATTTCTTCTAACAGATTAATGGAGTCACCTTGACCTCGGAGAATTTTTGTAAGTGATTTAATTAATTCACTACATTCTTCGATACAGATATGGATATCATTCTCTCCATTGGGCATTTCGGGCATATCTTCTGGTTTTGCAAGCATCATATGCAATTTATACGTATCCTCAAGTCCTTTTTTCTTAAAAGGTTTCACATACGTCTGAGAAGTAAGCACTTGTTTCAGTTCTTTGATGAAAGTTTCTCTGTCCATTAGTAATCCTCCAGTACTTTTACCCCATACTTCTTTCCAACTTCGCAAAATGCTTTGTAATTGTTATCGTTGTTGTAGAATGTCCTTGGGATTGCAAAGAATACCTTACGAAATCTATAGGCAAACTTAAACCGACTATCGGTCAAAGTTAGACTATGGAAAAATGAATCGGCTACATCCATCGGATCATTTTTAAACACTCCGCAACCAAATGCTCCGAGAATCAAATCCCAGAAATCATAGAGAGATGCTACATTTAATAATGCGACAATTCGCCATACCAGCTCGTCAATGTATAGTTCATCACATGAATCGTGACCATTACGTATATAAGCCCCAAGATTTGGAGCAGCCATCGTAATAACTCCAGCCTTTGTAGTGTCATCGACTTTGTTCTCATCAAGGGTTCTATCTATAAATGTTATCTTGGTAGATATAATGGCATCCGAGCCGTATAAACCATGACTTAACATATTCTTATGAGGGATATAGAATTCGTCTTTCATAGTATTTAATGAATATATCAGTGTACTATGATGACAAAGAGCCTCTTCTTGGGCAGATGAACCACTATAAAACATTCCGCCCGGATGTTTATATGATGCAAAATTCAAAACCCCGACGGGAACATCTTCCGGTTCATTTTTCTTATGTTTAAATAAACAGGACACCGTATCCGTTGGAACAATATAAATTTCCGCAGGTTTCGCAAAAGTAGTATAAGAATCATCGTCTGGTACTTTTAAAGTTATATTTTCTGAAACGTAGTAAGTATGGTCTATAGATTCTTTAATTTCGTCAACATAATTGTCCGTGAGATGATTTATCCATTGTTGGGCAAGTACTTGACGATCGTTTTTTGTAAAGCGTGACAAATTAATCATATATAATTTCTCCCTTTGAATTGATAATGTTCATTACGGGTTTCTTTTTAAAATCGGCATAGGATATACAGTGAAATGTTCCACCCTTCTTCTCACCATTCCATACAGCAATAACTTCATCAGAATGATTTACCATATACCGATTACGTTCTTCTAAACATCCTGGAACGTAATCAGAATCGGTTACATAAACTACTTCATCTGCCCGTTCCAAAATATTATTGAACCTCCAGATGTCTTCATCGTCGAACCAAGGTTCTGTCAAATTATGACAAGGAACTGCACAATGAAGTTGTATTTTGTATCCTTTCTTATCCCGTAAGTCTAATACGGCTAATGCAAATACGGTGTCAACTCCGAGAGCCATACCCGTGATAGCCGTTGTACATTCTTTTTCAACCAGTATTCGTTGAAATACGTCATGTAATTCTACCCACCTGGGATTTCCAAGGTCATAACCATATAGTTTCTTTGGTCTATGACCAGTAACACAAATGGTCTTTGCCATTAATTTTTCCTCCCGTTCTATTTATTTGATAAGAGAATAATATAGTTTTCAGAATGCATATAACGAAATAAATACATCTAATGGATGTTTATTTTTACGGAAATTCATAGCTACCATAAAAGCGTATGAATCTCCTTTCTTTTCAAATAAGCATACCTTCTCCATCTCTTTCTCACTCCATTCATTATAGAATTCAGGAGTTATCTTTAATCCATACTCTGCATAAACGTCATCGGATTGTATCTGAAATTCCTCAGTATCTACATCTAATAGAAAAGCTCGTCTTTTTCGTACAGCATTCGTACTCTCTGATAAATAAGATGGAAAATAATCTTTAATAGTAGTGGTTTTATTCCAATGAGCAAAAAATACAGCAGCCAATTTTCCAGTATCTATAGAATATACAGGTACGAGACCAAATAGCCCCTGATTGTATTCTTTTGATACATCATTTTCGTACAGTATTACATGGTCTTGCGGACCATACAAAAATTTATCACCAAATGTAAATAAATTTTCAGTTGGTGATTTTTCTTTTATATCGTTAATTGTCTCATATATCATTACGTCAATACGGTATCTTATCGGTCCCGTTCTGGGCCATCTATCCATGTTATTATCCTCCTTAGGTATAAATTTATTAGTCTGTCAAAATAAGTACAAAAAATAAAAGTAAGGTATCCCAGTCATTTTCTGGGATACCTTTTCATCATTCGTATAAAAAGTCTGTCGAGTCAATTTTGAGCACAGTGTTTGGCAATGTAATTGAAACTGGCATCAGAGCACGATGTCATCATTGTCGCATTGTCAGTTTGGTAGAATATATGAAATTCACCATTTCTCAGATTTACAAATACGAGATTGTCACCTCTTCCAACGTAGGTTGAAACTGGGTTAGGATAAGATTCATTCATTGCCTGTTCCATAGCATGATAAATACCATCAGCTAAGCAAGAAGACCTATTTGCTATCTCTTTAATGATAGAACCCATAGTGTTTTCATCTACGTGCTCGGTAACTTCAGCGTATAAGTGTTTTTCGATAGATGGTTCATTCATCGTATCACACCTCCCTTTCTACCTTAACTTTAGATAGATAAAGATAATCTAAAGTCTTGATAAATTTTAATACTTCAAATTCAACTTAACTTTATCATATGTGCGGTTAAGTTGATTTCGAATCCTCATAAGCTCGTATTTCTTCTGCTTATTGTCATCACCTCTGCTGTCTTCAATTTTCTCGTTGACGATCTGGATTTCATCCTCTAATTCTTTAAGGATTTTTTGTCTTTCATTTGTGTCCAGATATTTATCGGTAGCAATATAAGCAATGAACGCAATTCCTGCAAGAATTGCAGCAGGAGTAAATACTGTTCCAACAGCGGACATAGCACCTAACCCAATACCACGTTTAATCCAACGCAGAATCTTAGGATAAGCCCATCCGCCTTTCAATATAATGTTCCTACGTTCATTAGCATCTGCTTGTTTGACTTTTTCAATCTGTTGATTGAAAAACTTTTCCATAGGATCAACGGTTCTTTTGACTGCCTGTCCTACTCCTTCCGTTTTATCCTTTGTAGCAGACTTAGCGAATGCCTGATTCGCTTTACTTTCAGCCCGACGAGCCATTTTACCAGTTTTAGAACCACCGGATTCAGACTTTTTGTTGTTGTTCAGATGCTCAACTGTTTTATATCCTGCGTATGCACCAACTGCGGTTGCTACCGCATTTATTGCAGGGTTTTCCAATACTGGATCACTGATATCTGTTTCCATAATGAGTACAGAACCATCATCGGATTCCTCTACATAATAGTTTTCATTTATAATAGAAGAAACTCTTGCAAATTGAAGCATTGCTTCATTAATTTCTTCATCAGAATCTGCATCCCAAATATCAGAAAGAACCGTACCAACCCTTCTCGATGCTACAGGGAATGGTGTTAATTCTCCTATTCCTCTTTGGTTTGGACAAAATCCAGTTTCAGCAGTTGAGGGTGCACATACGGCTGGACCACCAGCGGTTGCCTCTTCTTTCACCTCTTCATAAGCGGAATCCATCACTTCTGCAAATAATTGGTCTAAATGTTGAAGATTTTCAAGCATCTCCTGGTTGTCTCCACATCTTTTTTGAACAAATTCAAGAACGGCTCCAGTAGTTGCAAGTAAAGGAACATCTTTAAAGCTTTCATGTGTAAATTCGTATTTCGCTGTATTCTTATAGCAGTTCAAGAACTGTAGCACGGATGTCTTGTCGCAAGTATCTGTTACAATACAAATGACTCCATGTAACAATCCGTCTCCAGATAACATATCCTGACCGACAATGTTTTCAAACGTTGCAAATAAATCAAGTCCATTATCTTCTGAACTAACAACAGATTCCATTGTAGGAATTCCTGTAGAAGATTGGTATGTATAATCGGATGGTGCAAGTTCGCCAATCCAAGCAAGCTTTGCCTCCATCGCCATATAGTTTGTTTTACCATCTTCTACGTTGCCCAACCTGTTGTTGACTGACTCTAATATAGAGCAGTATGCTTTCAGTTCAGGATTGATATCTGACTGATGTTCCAAGACACCCTGATTTGCAAGACCAATAAAATCATTCATAGATTCAGAAACTGGAACCATCTTAGCTAGTTTATGAATATCATGAACTCCTTTTCTGGCACAAATCTCATTGGTTATTCTATCATACGCTTTTGCCTTTTCAGTTGCGTTGCTTCCATATAAACGATAACCTATACGATCATATTGATTTTGTAATGCGGTTTTTAATATTTCGGCAGGCATGACTGTAACAGCATATAGAATTACAGCAATGATTAACGTAAACGTTGTCGTAAGAGTAACTCCTCCCACAATTAACAATCCATCAATTGTGAGTAAAACTTCGGTAATGTCCTTTCCTCCTTCAGCTAAGAAGTTTAAGACAGCATCACCAAACTTTCTGATGTATTCGTCTCCACTTTCAGCAAAGATGGTGGCTTCTCTTTCTATCTCAGCTTTAGGTTTAACGTATTGGCTTCCATCTCCTTTGGATTCCAATATTGACAAAAAGTCTTTATTTTCCAAAAGAATGGGAAGCATTTGATGTCTATAGGTGCTTTCCAGAGTTCTGTACTCTTCCATAGTACAGTCTGAAAAACGTATTTTACGTTCTAAATTTGATATAGACATTTCTATTATCCTCCTTCTTAAAATATTCAATCTCAATAGATTAGATATTTGTTCCCTATACCACTATTTATCGCTCTTATATAATCCACCACGGTCTATAAATACTTTTTACAAACATCAATATAATTGCAGAATGTGCATCGAAATCAGTTACATGACCTTTTGTAAAATATCTTAGGAAAGGAGGTACTCTTGGATGGCATATTCAGAGGAGAAAGATCTAATTCAGAATATGAAAGATCTTGAAGGTCGTATCAACTCTGCTATGAATGAGGTTGACAGTATACGACCGGATATCGAAATGATACGATCCATCAAATCTGATCTCGAAAGCCTTTCTGATGCAACAATTGCTGTTGTTAATCAGTATGAGACTACCTTGAGAGATAAAGATGAAGAGTATGCTGATTTACTCATCAGATGTAAATCACAATTCAGACAAGTAACAGATGATGTTGAATCCCTTGTCAGTTTGGAAGTGAATTTCACCGACATTAAAGATAAGATATTACTGTGCCTTGAGCTCAGTGAGCATATATCGAATTTAGTTAAGGGTCCATTTGTATTAATGAAACCCAATAACTACATTCAGGTAGATGATAGGATTCCATATAAACACTATTTAAAGGTTATCGATGCAATTGACATCGATGGCTCTGGAGGTGGGGTTCCTGCCTCTGGTCGTTACATTGTTAGTCCAACTCTTGGAATCAGCTATGATGCCAAGTAGTTTGTACTATAAATAAACTAAATTCTTTTTAAGGAAGGAGAACTACTATGAGTGATCTTAATCAGGTAAGGATTCAGGTCCTTGACGCAGAAACAGGTACAGTCATCGATAACGTTGATGTGAAGACATCTGACGGTGCTGTCTATCTTCCTGACGGAAGTACCCTTCGTAGCTGGATTGCCCAGAATGAAGAGGCGTTTTCCGAGTTTCAGCAGAAGGTAACTGCGCACCTTGCAAAGCAGCACGTTGATCCGGCTAAGGTCGATTCCCTGTTCACGGGTCTGGCTTATAACGGAAATACGGGCGTATTTACAATTACTAAGCACAACGGCGAAACCGAGGAGATTGACACCCTTCTGGAGAAGGTGACGGTCAACTTTACTCTGGTTGATGGAACCTATGATGCTGTTTCCAATCCGACTGGTGATCCGAGTGCTCAGGACTACTTCGAGGAGAGTGCTGGCTCTTACGTGGCAACCGAGGATACCGAGGTTCAGGCTGGTAAGACCTACTATGTTGACAATACTGCTCGCGAGTATCTTGCTCTGACGGCTCAGGATGGCACGGTTCAGAAGCTGGATGTCACGAAGCTGGTTGATGTCTACAAGGGCAGCAATGCAAACGGCATTACCGTTGCGGTTGCGGCTGACAAGACTATCTCTGCTTCTATCAATGACGATTCTATCAGCTATACGAAGCTTGATGCTGAACTGAAGGCTAAGGTTGATGCTGAGTACAGCCTGCCTGCGGCTACTACGAGTGAGCTTGGTGGCGTTATCGTTGGTAACGGTCTGGCTGTTGCGAACGATGGAACTATCTCTGCAAACAACATTACTTACGGCGGAAATGCGGTTTCTATGGCTCTGTCTGAGACTGAGAATACGGTTGTTACTTCTGTTTCCGGTCCTGCTGATGCTGTTGTTACCACGACTGTTGACACGGCGGTTGCTCCTCTGGTTGTTTCCGCTACGTTCAGCGGAGCTCAGTCTGCGAATGCTTCTGCTACCTATCAGTGGTATAAGAAGACCATCGGCACTGATGTTGCGTTCAGCGCTATTTCTGGTGCTACTGGTGCAACTCTGGCTGCGGCTAACATCGACGTTACTACCGAGGGAAGCACGATTTACTACTGCGTAGTTGGTGCTACCGGCACTGATGTCGTTGCTGATCCTGTAACTTCTAAGAGGGTTACGGTTGTTGTAAACGCAGCGGCTTAAAGCTTAATGCTTTAATAACATACGACGAAACTGGTATGGGAGGTCGCAATTTTATTGTGATCTCCCATACTTTCAATCAAAAATAAGCAAAAGGAGGCGGTATTATGCCTAATTTATACAAAGTGCAGCACGAAGATTCTGCGGGCAATATAATCCTTTATGCCTCTTCAGCGGAAATTACTGCGTTTGATTCATCAAAATGCACTAATTTGGATGCTAATAACTCGCAGGATGCTATCGTTGCTATAAATCAAAAGGCTGAGGGTAAGGCCAAGATGCTGACCTTCACTACAATCATTCGTGCCTCAGCCTTTGAAGGTGTTACTGCACCTTATACACAAAGTATCGATGTTACCGGGATTCTTGCTACAGATACACCTGATGTTGGTGTTAGACTATCGTCTGATATCACAGAGGCATTGGCTCAGCAGGAATCATTCGGTAGCGTGACTAAGATAGAAACCGGTAACGGTAAAATTACCGTATACTGTTACGAAGATAAACCCAAAGTGGATATTCCTGTACAAATGAGAGTATTCCGTTGAGGGTTGTGTGACACATTGACTGGGAAAACATTGAAAGAACCATAAGGTGGATTTTTATATCCACCTTATGGTTCTTTTCTGAATGAAAATAAATAAGAGTCGGATACCTTCGCATCCAACTCTTATAACTTTCGTTGTATTTTGTAGTAGCCTGTATGTAGATTACTTCAGCCAAGTAAAGGCATAGCCGCACAGTACTTCCTGCTTGCTGCTGAGGAGATCGGTGATAGAGAACTTTCCAGTCATATCATTTGCGATAACCAAACCGACCTTAACGGACGGCTCCTTAACAACCGGTGTAACCTTTGCCGCAAAGATGTAATCAGTACCCTTTGTAACCTGCGTTCCGAGCAGAGCAACAGGCTCGACATTAGCACCAACAAAGCCTTCCTTAGCAGTTTCGAATGCAGCCTTCACATCTTCCGGAATGTCTGTCGTTGTATTAATGGCAACGCCGCCAAGCTCTCCGCCGCCCAACACAACACGCTCGATGTTCACCAATGTGCAATCCATACCCTTTTCATTGAAGATAATAACGACCACGTTCTTCGTGTCTTTACCGGTCGTGATAAGCTGCTCCGCCAGCACCGCATGATTCGTTCCGTTTACCACCTGCGAACCCAGATACAGAATAGGAGTATACTCCGCCCCAATGAGCGTGTCAGCCAACTTCCCGACAGCCGTCGCAACCTTCTCTGGCATATTCTTTGAAATCTTGATGTCCCAACTTCCTAACATAATTTTTATCCTCCTTTTGGATTTCATTTATTCAAGGGAACTATTTCCCTCTAAAAATATGTTATGCCTGATTCAAAATCTAAATTTATACAAAAAATAAATCAGAAATCGGGATTGGACATTTTTCACATCCAATCCCGACACATATATATTATTTGTATTCCTTATATTCAATGGAACCTTCCACCTCGGTAGCTTTGCCGTTCGTCAATGTGTGGTAAACCAGATTCCCATCCAATCGAATTGAAGTATCACCTATCGTAATAATAAGTTCGTTTTCCTTTACCTTATCCATAGAAACACTTGCAATTACCTTGTGTTCATGACTAACGATCTTATCTTTCTCTCCTTTTGGATAGTTGATGTGTTGACCACAGTTGTGACAGTAGAACGGTTTCTTCTCGAAGTGATGTCCACATCTCGGACAAGCATATCCTTCGTAAGATTTTGGAACAATTGCTTTGATAGTAATCTGCCGTTCGATTGCGGATTTAGCGACCTCCAATGATTCTCTTTCTTTGACAGACCCCTTAGCAGTTCCAGATTTGAGTTTGTTTAACCTTGTACGTACAAACTCCAGCGCGTTTTCATAAATCTTCTGTTTCATAACGACATAAATTCCTCCTTTCGTGTCGCCTCTATTCCCTTATAAGTTTGTAGTCCTCTGGAGTAAAGTTTTGACTCGGGACATGAACGATGAACTTATTTTCGGACGCAGAGATGACACTATCAGTGGTTTGTAGAACATTCACATTGTACATATCAAACATAGAGTTATGGGAAATTAAGAATATCTGAGTTGCATTGATAGTCTTCATATACCTCTCTATGATATCAATATACTTAGAACGTCCATATTTATCTAATGCCGTATCCATTTCATCCAGAAGCATAATGTTATAAACTTTTGACACCAATCGAATAAGGACTAATGAAAAAGCTAATGACAGCATTGCTCGTTCACCATCCGAAGCTTCTGATATATCTCCGATAATAACTCCATTTTTCTTATATGGAATGGTGAACTCTTTATCGTCAATAATAAGTTTGTCTGGGTCTTTAATCAGAGTAATACTCGGATAAGCAACATGCATTAATTCATTAATAGAATCGATCATCTGATTTCGAATGACATCATCTATAAATTCTACAGGAATTCCTTTTGATGGTGATACCGCATCACGAATCATCATTGCTTCTGCATATTTATCGGTCAGAAGTTTCTTCTCTTTCTCAAGAGAATCAATTGCATCAAGAGTATTTCTTAATCGATTTAGTTCCCTATTATTGTTATCCAACTGAAGTCGGATTGAAGAAGCTTCTGATTGTATTTTGTTAAGCTGTAAGGATAGGGAATCAAAATTCTTTTTACACTCTTCCATTGAGTTAAGTTGCTTCTGAACTTCTTGAATTTCTTTCCTACAACCTTCTAATTCTTTTGCTAACTCAATTTCAGAAGCTAAATCTTTTGAAGATTGATTAAAGCTCTCCAATTCAGATTTATTGAATTCCAAATCCTTTTGATGATGAACAATAACTTCATCGGTTTCTTTAATTGCTTGAATAGTCCTCTCTAAATCCACTTTCATAGAATCATATAGAGAGATAGTTGTTTCAAGACCGGCTAATTGATCTTTAGTTGTTTTTTGTAAAGTGAGTAATTGTACTTTACGAACTGCTTGTTCCAAATAGGATATCATGGATGACATTAATTCTGTATTGTAAATCTGTCTATCCATTTTCAAATATTCCAACACGAATGTTTCTGGATCAAAAATATCCTTCGGAACAAGTTTAAAGTATTCATCGTGTTTATGAAGATATTTATAGAGTTTTTCTAATGAATAATAGATTACTCTATTATCTTCTGCAACTGCAAGTTTGTCTCGTTCCACATTGAATATCTTATCAGCCTTCTTCTTATCTGCGGACATGATTTCTACACTATTCTTATAGAACTTATAATAAGGACACATGTCATACGTAGTACAAACATACGGGTCCTTTGAAGAAATCTTTGGAATCTTAATAGAACCAGAAATTCGGTTGGTTGCCTCCATTGTTTCAATTTTTTCCAATATAGCTTGATAAGCAACATCTAATTCAATTCCAAAATGTTTATTCTGTAAGAACTTCTTCAGGATTCCCTCAATAAGACTTTGGTCTCGTACCTCAGTAATTAAATCGGTACATAGACCTCTAAGTTCATCCAAATAAATACTTGCAGTAACAAGGTTTTCTTTCTTTTTAGTGTAATCAACCCCATCTTCTACGTCAATGTCAGACAGTCCGACCAATTCAGCTTCAATACTGGCAAGCAATTTCTCAAGTTCTATTTTGTTTGTACTATTCTCCATTCTATGAATGGAGTCTTCCAAACTATTCTTTGAACTGAGTTTAACTTCTTTGAAATCCAGTTCTGATTTAATCGTAGACTCTAATGAATCTATCCTTAGTTGAGTAGAAATAATGTTCTTTGTAATATCATTTTGTTCGTTTTCCAATACGGCAACGTCTTGTGAGGTTTTTCTCTTTGCTTTCAGTTTTTCTACTTGAGTGAGTAATTCTGTTATTTTACCTTCGCATAATTCATATTGTTCATAAGCCTCCTTGTTAATATCCAAATTGGCTTTTACGGAACCTTCATTTCGTAAAACATTAGCTAAATTATCATCTAACTCAGCAATAATATGCTCAATCTGATGAATTTGATTTACAATATCATTTTTGTCATAGGAACCGTATCTATCTAACTTATCTACAACATTCGTTAAGACAGATTTTAAATCCCTAACAACTACCGTTGCATTCTTGTAATAGGTCATATAAATATTGAGTTCAGAGAATATCTTTACAGCAAGTTTCTTTCGTTCACCCGATGTATATTCCACCATACTTTTGACACTATTACCGAGAGCCAATAATGTAAGGAATGATTCATCAATGTAGAAATATTGCTGAACCAATTCCTTAAATGTCGTTACTAATCCGCTTGGATTCAGTTCTTCCCCATTTACAGAGAAAAAGCTTTTTGTTTGTATAGAATCATCCTGTTTCCGTTGGTATATATGCATACATTTAATGATAAGATCATCCATTCTATACCGGATAATCTTTCGACCATCTCGTTTTGCAATGATTAAATCTCCATTCGCTGATTCATCGCCAGTTGCTGAATTGAATGCAAATGGATGAATACACTTCAATATGGATGACTTCCCGGAGCCACTATCTCCTACAAGTAAATAGGTTTGATGTGGCATCTCGGAAAAATCCAAATAAAGTTTATCAATATGCATCCCAGTATGAATCTTAGCGAAATTTTCAAGATATAAATCTAAAACTTCAAATTCTTGCATGTTATAAATCCTCTCTAACTGGTATCATTTGATAATTTTTAAACTTCTCTTTGCGACGATAATATGGGTTTGTGATGATGTCTTTTAATTCGCCAGAGACATAATCAAATACCCATTCGTTTTTCGTCATTTGTCCATAGACACCTGAGTTTGTTCCATTCCATCGGTTAAGATGTACCGAGAGAAATTTTTCTCCAGTCTCGATACATTCAAACGCTGATAGTTCATATTGAATGTGAAATTTCTTTAGAAATTCTACAAAGTCCTTTAAACAATCCACCTTGTATCATACCTCCTAGTATATAATATCGTTAATACCGAGTTTTTCGGTTAGTTCAAATAAAGTATTTGATACAGACAAATCTTCAGCAAAGGTATTAGTTCTAATTCCTTCAGCCATTTCGTCTGCCATTTTAAATATAGTCTTCAGAAGATTAAGTTCTGCTTCAGTAAACTCATCTTCTGTAAATGGTTTTCTATTCATAATCGTCTCCCTTTCCAAATATAAAAAAGTAAGGTGACAAAGAATGTCACCTTACTTCTAAGTTTGTCTCTTCACAAGATGTCACTGTACATGAACCGATACTTTCGTTGGGTTTTTAGCATCCGATGTATCTTTTGCTCCATAGTGGTAGTTTACATCATCCGAAAACATTTGAGATTTTGCACTATACTGCCGCCGATTCATTCCAAGGACAAAATTTCTAACCTGTTCAATGTTATCCGCAAAAACTCGCATTACTGTTAAAGCATCTTTTACATTTCGTCTTTTACTGAGTAAATCCCTTTGCATATCGAACAACTCAACTTTTTGTTCTGTTGTGAACTGTTGTCCTGATAAGCTTGGAGTCATTCTGTGAGAAATGTCCGATAGTTGATCTTCTAACTCTCGAAATTGAGCATTTGTCTCTGCAATCTTTTCATTCATAATAAGACAAATTGTGTCCAGAAACGAAATGCTAAAGTCAAGCTTATAGTCCGCAAAACTTGCAATGCCATCTAACGAGGTTGTATCGAAATATTTATCCAAAATCTTTTGTAATGCGGTCACTTCTGTATCAGTTGCGTTTAATCCAAATAACGAATGACCTTCTGCATATTCTCTACCATCTACGAGACTTACATGATACCCGAAATCCTTATCGGATTTGAATACTGTCTCATTCACTTTATTCCTCCTTTAATCCAACGTTCTATCGTTGGTTGTCATATTAAGTCCAGTCATCTTATACCAAACCCCGTCTTCCCGACTGATAACTTTAAATGTATATTCCAAATCGATGATCTCACACCAATTAATGAAATACGGTAACGTCATCTTCTGTTTACTTTTCAATGCTGATTTCATGTTGTTAATAAGATGCTGGGTTGGACTTTTCTTTCGATAATCCTTTAAGTCGATAAGCTTCTGCCAAAGTGCTAACTTTATACCACGTTTTAACGGGTCTTCGCCTTTCACACAAGGTACTGTAAAACACTCCTTTGTCTCATCCGGTATATCTTCCCAAGGATACTCTTCTTTGTTATTAAGAACAATAACACTTCCCATAGGATTTGGTACATCAACATCAATATTGTCGATTGTAATTTCCCAATCCAAATCGAAACTATTACACCATGATAAGAATTTTAGGATTGACATATTCTTCGTTGCACCATTTAATGCACTTTTAATATTGTCAAGCCCATGCTTCTTATCGAATGAACCTCGATACTCATTAAGTACTGGCTTCATATGACGAAGCATAAGTTTAATGATTCTCTCCAAAGGATCGTCTGTTGGTTCTAAGTCCGGCATATAGATTTCTCCGATTGGAGTTATCTTAATATTACCTGACCGAATGATGTTGTTATTCTTCTTATAGTTTTCGGCATATAACATTGCCATTTCTTCAAATGTTTTACTGTCGTTTATTCTCTCTTCATATTCTTCTCTCGACAATATAAACTTCTTATGATACTGGTCTGCAATGTCTTCTGTATGTGGTTCTACCATATATTTATCACCTATCTGTACGATAAAACCAGGCTTGACATCACTAAGAGAACCATGTGGTATCACACGATAAATTGCATCCCCGATTAGATAAACGTGCTTATCATCTAATCGGAATGGTCTTACTGTTGATTCATCAAGTTCCACCACGGGAAGCACTGAGTCTTCCCATGGATCACAGAAAATAGGGTCTTTCGTAAGTAACATTACTTATCACCTTCCTGTTTAAGTGCCTTTTTATCATTAGGCATATCCCTTTGTTTCTTAATCGCCTCTTCTAATTTCTTCGGGTCATTGAATACTTCTGCAATCTTGAGCAGATTCTCATACGTATTTACCATTGTATTCATATGGTTGATGATTAATGGATTCTTTTCAACTTCTGGTAAATTATGATACTCTGCCCAGACCGCTGTTAAAGCTGCCATTTCTTTGTTGATGAGTCCTACATAATCCTTCACCATATCCCCAGATATAGGAGGGATAGCCATTGTTTCTTTGAAAAGCTCTTCTAAATCTTTCTCTTTGTTGTATTCCATTGTATTTATACCTCCCGTTTTTTATTGTAATTTACGTTTGATTGCTGGCTATAAACGTAGCCAACAATGTAAGCTGATATTCATATAACTTGAAATTAGATTTTGCAAGCATAATTTTAAGTAACTGCTTAATTGCATCAATATTGTTACTGTCTGCATCTTGAACCATCTTTTGAAATTCTTCAGGTGTGGGTTTTGGGACTTCATTAAAGTTCACCATAGGTAGTGTAGTCATTCGTATTTTACCTGTCACTCCTTTCTTATAAGTCATCAAGTGTTTCTGGTTTCTTTTGTTCTGGTGGCGGAGTCTTTACAAATTCTTTTTCCAATGCATTTCCAAAGAGACTCCTACCTTGACCATACTTATTCTTTGTTTCTGGTGGTTTTTGTTTCTCTATTTCATTTAATGTAGTTTCCACCGACATTTTCTTCATTCCAATATAACACTGTAATACCGATAATCCTAATTGATAAACGTCAATATGTTCAAATAAATCCATCATACCTTCAAATTCATCAATAGATAAATCTGCTTGGTTCTCTTCTCGATTGATAGTGACATTTACCCCTGGGTATGAAACGTTGTGTCTGTCTGTTGTAATTGTTGGGATGAACCTTAATAGTTGACCCATTCCAAGAGGAATTACAACCGCATCCCGGTCATCTGTTACTATTTCTGAGATTTTCCCTTGGGCATCATATCGGTATAAATCATCTCTTTGAAAGTTTCGATAGAATTTACGAAACCCTAATCGAAGTTGATAAATATTCTTCTGAGTAATAATAACCTGATGATGTTTATCCCAAGGGGTATCTTTTGGTGTATAACGTATCACTACATGTGAATGAGGGTTAATTTTATAGAAATCCCCCCGTTCATTTGAATACTTACTAAACGCATAGTTGCCATTATTGTCAACTACCGTTACCGTAAGTAATACTGATAACAATGGGTCCCTGTATGGGATGGGACCATATAGTTGACTGCTAATGGTCTGCACAGCTCTATCCTTTCTAAATCACGATTCCCCTTTACCATAGAGCTCTATTAACTCTTCTGGTATATCGACTTCTTTCAGCATATCCAGTAACTGAATGTTTTCTTCAGGACTTATAGTATCGGTTATCAGATTGAGATTCTCTTCTGAAAATAATGAATCAACCGGAATCTTGATAGTTTCTCCCGTCTGAAGCTTCATCACAAACAAATGTCTATTATCATCCTTTGTAAATGTAAAGGATGAAGGATTCTTCCCTTTTGTTGCTTTGAGTACATTTTCTAAACCATTAAAAATCATTATAGTTCTCCTTTCTTAAATTTATCTAAGCCATTGATGTTGTTTCCTCTTGTTTCTCCATTTCTGTATAAATATCCACCAACCTTTCAGGATGTTCTGCATTATATCGCATGATTTCATCTAACATAACCTGGAGGTCATGTGGTAATGGTTGATATTCAGTTTCATCAAAGTTGTCCATTAGATTAGATAATGAGATTTCAGCGGTTGAGTTGTCTATAAATGTTATGAGAACATATCGACCATCCTCTTTATCCAAAATATTAAGCTTATTAATGATACGGTCGGTCGGTGATATATCTATGCCACAGATGTTTATGCTGCTCACCCCTTTCATTAAAATAATCCCAAGCCAAATTATTTCTTGGCTTGGGATATATATCTCTTTAATATTGTATTCAATCCGCCTCTTCTTTATTAAGAGGTTTGATTGATATATTGTCAATGAATTCCAATGCGTTGTTAAACTTAACTGGATCAATGGTAATTGCATCATCGTTTTGGTCTGCTGTGATAACTCCAAGAGTTACCATCAGATTGAAGAATGCATCTTCTGGTTCTGGCGGTGCGCCCTTAAAGAATAATCCGTCCGTTTCACAAAGCGGATTAATATAATTCGTAATACCAGGATCAGATGCGCTACAAGTATCCAGTCCCAAAATACCAATATGACTTGGATGTAATGCTCTCTGCCGTGCTGCAATATTCCTTGAATTCTTATTCCCCAGAGAGTTTGGTCCTTTCATTGTGACCTTAAACTTCTGGAAGAAATTCATGTCGTTGACAAGGTCATCATACTTCATAAGACCAGATGTATGAATCTTAGAAATGACCTCATTTCCTTTGAAACTAAAGAAGTTCCGATATTTTGTAATCAGAGCTTCCTTTGTAATCACCGTCGTATTGACAAACTTCTTGATATGCTCAGAAATAATCAGATTCACAGAAAATCCGATATATTGATTGCACCGAAGCCTTTTATAGAGGATATCCAGATTATCTTTAGCCCTTAATGTATCATAATTCTGACATATCCAACGGATAATGTTATAAATCGTATCCTTGTTATGTGTAGTTGTTCGCAATGTTTCCCGTGATGATTTATCCTGCATCCTTGCAAACAACGTCTGATATCTTCTGCCTAGTTCATAATGGGCTTCTTTCTTTGCCGTTTTCTTTGTCGCACCAATCCGAGTAATCCAAGAGTCTTTATCCTCTAATTCCTCATACATTGTTCTTGGGAGGATTATCTCTGCAATCGTCCCAACAATGTTTCGGACATACTCAGATGCAAAGAATGCATTCTTGTCAATCTCAATCAGAATACTTTTATTCGCCTCGATATAAATCGCATCTGGACGTTTTCCAAATTCATCCAAATCTTTTACCGAGATGATCGAAATGAACTGACCGACATTGAAATATTCAATTGTATCTCGAACACCCATCTTTGCAAAATAATACAGAAAGATATTTACAAATTCGTCCATCATATATGCATGAAATGCATGGACGTTGTGATACTCACTGTCAATTGTTCGAATTTCAATCGGGACTTTCTTGACCCTTATTGGCATAAGAGATTTCATAACCAAGTTACTACTTGTAACATAAGTTGATGTCTCTGTCAACTGATATTGGGGTGTATAACTAACACCTTTCAACAATAATTTTCCATGTTCATCTGGAATTGGAATCAATTCCTTAACTGTAAAGTCCAACTCTACTGGACTACCTTCGAATTCATCACTGACATGGAATTTCATGATTAATTCCCCAACCCGACTCTGTTCAACATGAACAAACTTTTGTTTCTTGTCTGCTTGTTTCTTTGAACGAGTCCGTTCATAGGAACTCATCTCCATCTTATCCACATCAATGATGAACTTACTCCCGACAAAGGAGATTGTATCAAGTACATCGTGAATACATGAAAAACAATCGACGACATAATCTTCGATTGGTTTCTCAAACTCACGATTCATAAGTCTCTGATTAATCCGACTTTCGTCTGGATTTTTATAGTGCTCATAAATCCTATGAATCATGATTACTTACTCCCTTCGTTATTTATAGTTACATAATATCTATTTGTTATTTGTATCCGGAATTTCGGTCATAATAACATGATGAGTTGTTGTTTCACTCTCAGCATTATCATCAACCGGATTATGCGTATTGACTATTGTGAATTTATGCCCATTGAGATTAACGATATCTCCTGTTTCAAGACCAATCTTGTTTACCCAGTCCTCAGATTCCTTTACGATATCCTTTATATCATTCCAAGAAAATTCTTTTCTCTCTCGTCCGTGTACTTCTTCAAATGTATGGGTTGGCTCATTGTATTCATCAACATTCTTGATTTCATCTTTACTAAAAGCCCAAGTGATTCCATAATCCTTATAATAATACATGTTACAATCAGGACCCGGAAAACCCCATACGTAAACAAGTCCTATGCTTGACATCCGTAAAGAATTGTCCCTTATGAAAATGATTTCATCCCGCTTTTTATCGCCATTAACATTGATGAATGGATGCCCATGCATATAGCCGTAGATTCCATTTACATCATCAGATAGGAATTTTTCTCTAATTTCATCTGTTGTCATTAGACATCCTCCTCTGTTTTTTGTGAATCAACGTAAATATCAATTACGCAATATTTTGGAAACCCAACAATTTTACCTCGAATCATGTTTGATTCGGGTTTACTGTTTTCATCTGGGACAAATTCATATTTCATATCAATTGATTTGTCGCTGTATCGTTCACACAAATTATGAATTAACGACATTATATAATCATATTGATTTTGACCTTCCGCTTCCTGTGCATCACATTATGAACATATGAAGCAAATGTCTGTTCTCTCATATAATCATCCGTATAGATTGATGGTAACATTAAACTCATAACTATTCTCCGTTTTAATCTAAAAAAGATACCGGGAACAAAATTCCCAGTATCTTTTTCTTTTGAAGTGAATCGGTTTTGCGTTTAGCTAACTGTAACTACAGAATAACTCTGCTTATGACAGTCCTGAATCTCCTTGATGATATTCATCGGTACTTCGCTTGTTCCGTTATCATCAACAAAACGAAGGCATGAACCATCCTGGCTCGTTCCTGTGCAACGAACTTCCTTGAAGACTGCCCCTGATGCTGTTACTACATTTATAATGCCATCATTTTCAATGACATATTTGGTCTTGTCTTGACCGTCTTTTACAACGACGGTCGCACCGACACCACGTCGTACACTATTCATTTGAATAACCTCCTTAGTTTTTATTGAGGTGTTCTTCTTACATCTTCTCTGTCAAATCGTCACCCTTTGCATTATCCTTCTTGAAAATCTGATTCGGGGTGATATACAACGTATAATCAACCGGGTCTCCTTCTTCGATTCCACCTTCCTTACTGATGCCAACCTTCAGCAAGTCGGCAAAGTTGATTTCAACGCCGATTTCTCCATCATCCTTATGCTTAATGAGCCACTCCTTTGTCTGTCTAAAGAAGTGAACCACAACAAGCGGTAACAAGAACCACTGATCCGGAGTTGTTAAAATACCATAATTCGACAACTCCTTCCAAGCCTCCATCGAAATGTCCTTAATGGTTTCCCTTTCTTCAAAGAACTGAATCGGGAGAGCCGGGCACTTTTCTTCTTCCAAAATATTCGCTATATCAAGCGGAACTTCATCCTGATAAGGCAAGGATGCATTCTCATACTTGAATTCGCTCCTGCAATGAATAACTGGAGTCAAATTCCCGAATTTGTCTGCATCAGAAGTTGCTGTATACTGAACTCCCAGCTCCATCAAATCACCGATAACAACAGAGGATTCGCCATCTTTCATTGCATCTGATTTGCTAATTTTACTGAATGATGCATGAACGAATTCGATAACCATCCTCGGGATTGCTTCCCAAAGCTTTACTTTCTTCAACTCACTGAAGTTGTCATTGAGATAGTTCTGAGTTGCCTGTGCAATCTCACGAATCTCCGCACGATTGTCGGAGATATCAAGAAGGGGATACTTACGTTCCTTCTCGATATGCTGCTGCTTGATTTTTTCTTCTAACGAAGTCATTACTCTTGTCCTCCTTTTATTAACTGAATGTATTGTTCTAACTTCTTTCGAAGCTATAACCTTAATATAGTAATTATCGAATTGTTAAATTCTTAATAACTTTTTAGACTCCTTCCATATAGGCAGTCGTCATAATTAAGAATCTAACTTCCGTTGATTGTGAAGTATCCAGTAAAGTCAAATTATCCATGTCTGGTACTGCTACACCATTTGTAGAATACATATTTCGTACAAATGATGTCATTTTGTCATCTGGTTTTTGTTGATGAAAGTTCACATATCCTCGAACGATATATCTTTTAAATGGTTCCATATCTTCTGGTTGATTTACTAAAGTAGCAAATAATTGTAAACTTTGATTAAAGAATAAGGACATTGTTAATATATCCGTTTTATGACAAAACGTTATACCGAATGCCCGAACGAGATTATACGGACTTTTATAATCCAACATAAATAAAGTAAACCAAGATAACCGATATGTGATTTCATATAAATTAGAAATAGCACATAAGTCGTATGGTGATATGTGAAGAACTGGAATAGCATATCGACGATCGACCGTAGACCAACCAGACGTAATTAAATCCCTGGTATCTTGTGTCCTATCGTATAAATCTTCTGCTGTTCCCTGTTCTACTACATTGAGATGGAACTGGAAATTGATATCATAAAGTGGACCACCAATTACCAGGTTTTCTGATTCTGGAGCTGGTCGTTCACCAATAAATGCAATGTTTACAATAGGGACATGAATACTATAATACTTATCCGTTGTATCATCCCACATGAGCATTATAATACCTTCTGTCCCGACACATATTATATGGAATAAATCTGCGAATGTTTTTATATCAAACTCCGCAGCATCATTCCAGTTTGCTTTCAATACACCATAACACTGTGCAATTAAACCAGATAATGGAGTTTTTATGACTTCTTGGGAGAGCTTATATAATCTCTCTTTATCTTTGTCCTCCATATCCCCATTTCTCCTTTGCTTCTGATAATTTTAACATTGGAGTTCCCCATTTCTCTGCTTTTACCATTTTTCCAGATGGTTTTTCCATTGGTTCATCCGGAATAATCAACCATATAGTATCCTTATTGAATGAATCTCTGACTTCTATATTTTTCTCCTTGAGAAAATCCTCAAACTCCGTTGTATCGTGTGTTGAAGTAAAACATACAGACCCATCATATTTCCTCTTTTCCTCATATGGAAATATCTCCACTTGATCACAAATATCCTCAATGAGTTCCATTTTATGTTCAATTCCTTCGATAATCACTTGAGAGTTCTTTGGACCAATACCAGAAATCTTACACATCGGTACAATCAATTCTTCCAGATTACCCAAATTGCCAATTATATTTACATTTCGGCAAACCTTTTCCATTGTCTTTAATCCGATTCCGGGAATTCCAATTGCTCCAAGTAATTGATGTGGGTACAAATATCTTGCATCCGAGATACCCATAATGATATTTTCTACAGATACATTACCAAGTTTTGGTAATGCACACATTTCATCTTTGTGAAGATAGAGTCTATACAAATCCCCGATAGAATTCAATAGACCTTCCTCAACTAACATCGTTATTGTCTCGATTCCAAGACCACCTTTAATGTCCAGTTTTCTTATATAATTCATGATATGTCCAACTAATTTTGCAGGACAATCTGAGTTTGGACAAACCTCATCTTTGATTTCTGCACCGCATATCGGGCAATATTCTGGAAATTTAATCAATTCTCCACCAGATTCTTTACAATCCTTTGGCTTGAAAATTGACGGGATAATGTCATATCTGATGAGAACTTCATCACCTTTATGAAGCTTGAGCCTTTCCAGTTTTGCCTGATTAGAAACAGTCACATTTGAGATTGTATTTCCATTTATAACAATCGGTTTCAATCTTGCAACGGGAGTTAATCTTCCTGCAATTGGACCAACTTGGAAATCGACATCTTCAACGATAGTTTTCTTTTCACCAGCCGGAAACTTAAAGGCCACTTGGAACATATTCTTATCATTCTTTCGTCCAAGTAGGTCAATAATATCACCATCCAAGAACGTAATGACAATTCCATCATATGGTGTGTTATCCGCTTCTGCAATCCCTTTCACACGTTCCATTTCGCCAGATATTACATCAATTGCACTTTCTATATTCGTTAAATCTATATATACTGGTATAGATTCTGTAAACATATATTGATACCGATCGTTAATCTTACCAATATAATACCATTCACAGCATCTATTTTTAGAATCATAAGACATTGGCTTATTTGATGCAATTTGGAAATGTTGCATAAGCAAGTATTGATTCAATCCTTCATCAGTTCCCGAATCATTCTCAGATACATTTGATGCAGACTGATTGCATATAGACGTAACAGCAGAACGTCTATTACATTTATCTGTCTTCATGGTCTTCTTATATGCTTCAAATTGATTCGTTGGCATATAAGTTTCAACCTTAACCCCATATTCTGTATTAGGTGGATAACTTATAGTATCTAAGAAAGGTAAAGCCATATCCAACTTTAACCAGCCAAAATCTACTTGTTTATTCCTGTCCGGATAGAACTTACAAAATAATGGGGTTATATCTTCTCCAAGATTATTGGTTACATTCCCTCTGGTTAAAATATGTTCAACGGTATTATTTTTACATTCTATGATATGCGATACACCATCATATTTCAAATCTACCAGAATGGGAATACTTTTTACATCTACTTTGGTTCTATCAAGACCTGCCGCTTTTATTTGACGCAGCACATTGTTAAGATACCATTCCAACGATTTTCTTGAATCCTTTGGTGGTACTTCATCATTCCAGAAGAAATGAACTTTTGCTAATGACCCCCTAAGCTCTGGAAACTTATGAGGTCGTTCCCCAATACCAACGACATTTGATGTAGGGGAACCTATTAATTGTACACCCTCTAAATCAGCATATTTTTCTACGAGCATATCATACATTGTATCGGTAATTAATGCTGGTATCTCCATCTCATTCTCAACATAAGAACAGATTTCAATAAACCAGTTTAAACATTCTGAATATAAGATTCCTTGTTTATTTGCTGGTAATATATCTTCCTGTAGTAAATACTCACCGAGTTCCTCTGCATCATTTCTGAAACGGTATATCAAGTCTTCAGTAACATCGGACATTCGTTCAGTAATACATCGATGAATAGTTGCCACAGATTCAATCATTTTTTCTATAACCATGATAACACATACCTCCTTAGTTTATTGTCTAAAGCTTAATATATATCTAAAAAATATCTATACGAATACAAAAAAGAATAGGGTTACATCTTGTAACCCTATTCCGTTATTAAGCCGGTCGTTCGATTATGCTACGTTCCTTAATCTTTTGCTTCATGATGTTGATACCGTCGTTAAAGATACTCTCAGAACGCATTTTTCTTCCAGCATTGACTAAAGCCTTCCCAAGCCCTGCATATGAACTGGTTCCAGACGTTTCTGACATCGTAGCGTTCACTCTCTGCCGAATTTCCGGCAATTCATTGATGCTTCCGATAAGAATCTTTTCCATTGCAGCTTCCGCCTGCTTATTATCACCGTTGCTATCAATCATACTAACAAGTAACCTGAAGTACCGGATAATATCCTCATTCTTTCCAGTTCTTGGTGCAATCATCATATAAATCGTACTACCCATGATTGCATAGTTGAGTGCTGCATCGTCTCTGTTCTCATCAATCATATCTTCAGTCATACCACTTTCCACAAGTTTCGATGAGCAGAAGTCGATAAGCTTGTTCAGATACTTCGGACGATTTCCCTGCGGAAATAATCCGTCAATCACATCGCTATGAAACTTTGCATCCGAATTCATGAATATCGGGGTACTGCAAAGGAACTGCTCGTACACAGCATCCATCATGTTGTCTGTGAAGAATGGCTTCAATATGGAGCCGTAATTATTGATGACTTCTGAAGTGGGATTGTCTCCCATCTCAACAAGAAGCTTCTTCACGTTCTTAATGAATTCGCTCTTCTTATTATCGTCATTCTTGCCACCATCAACAGATTCCGTATTGTCTTTCTTACCGGTCTTCTGAGTCTCCGGCGGAATTGTTGTGTGATGAGCAGATACATCAGGTTCAATTGTTTCTACGACAACCGGATTTCCCTGTTCATCTGTAGCCTGTGATTCCTTGGCATCTTTTGCCCTAAGAACCAACTCCCGGATAACAGCGACAAGAATCGTGTTGCTCATGGCGTATCCTAATTCCTTTGAGGATGCGTCGATTCCTGCGTTCACGAAGGACTTCTCCAACTGTTTATACTCAGTAGTAGCAGACAATTTCTGGATATCCGACAAGAATGATTCATGTAGATCGTCATTGTTATCAAGATGCTCGTTCACAATGTCAAAGAACATCTCCAATCTTGTCGAAACCTTGAGTGGATTGCCGCTTGCTATTAACTCCTCGTTCTTCTTCGTATATCCCTCAACAGACGGAACAACGACATCGCAGAGCTTCCCTATGGTCATCTGGTCAAGCATCACTTTACCAAGCTTTTCGATACCATCACTAATGACGGTGGATGCCTGACCGGAAGTTCCAACTCGATTGTTGATAAAACCAACCGAGTTCTTGACCATCGCACTCGTTCCGAAATGCTTCCAGAAGAAATCTGCCGTGTGATTTACTGCGTTAATAGCGTTCTTTACATCAATGATATTCTTGCTCATTTCTCTACCTCCTTATTGTGAGAGAATGTGTTTTATTATACCGTGTGGAGCATAGTCTTTTTGCATCCATCGGTTGTATCTATAGTCTTAATATAGTAATAATTTTGATTCTAAGTGGTTAGGAATTTGATTATTCCTAACCACTCTACTGATTAACCAGCCATGTAAAGCTCAATCTGACTCTTTAATTCATCTGCTACCTCTTCTACAAGGTCATCAAAGCTCGTCATATTTCCAATGTAAATTTCTCCAGATTCCAACAGGTCTAATCTTGTTCTTGCTAAATCCATAGCAATAATCTTCCGCATATTCTCCGTTGTCTCCAGATACTTCTTTCCATTGTAGATATGCGTCTTTATACCCGGTTCATCGCTAAGGTCAAGAATGTCATATTCATTTGCCAATTCATATCCCATCTGTAGTAAATGAACCTCAAGCATTTCAACGTTCTTATTTGTCATAAGACCCGTTACCGGTAAATCATAGACTCCTTCATAATTATCCTGAAGAGCACTTCCCAGAGCCATTCTTGCAATTGGTGAATTCCTCTGGAATAAGAATTCTTTCACGATATACTCAGGATTCATAAACATCAGATTGTTCTCAGTCTCCTGACGACCAAATCGGACTGGCGTGTTCGAATGACGAATAATAAATTTCTTTGCATCATCCGACTTATCTGGCAATCCATAGTTATTGATTGGACCGGTGCTACGTACAGACAAACCTTTCTTTGCAGATTGCTTCATCTTCATAACGTGCATATATCCAACATATTCTGGCTTAATTTGTTTTACCCATCTCTGAGTATCTTTCTGCCAGAAATAAATGTCATACGGTTTCAGATAATCGAATGTATCATATACTTCGTTTACACAATCCCACATAAGTTTCTTATGCCAGAACGATTCAATGTGGACGTATATACCGTAATCCTCGACATACTTAAAGTATTCCAGTTTCTCCTTCTCTGTATGACAAGTCTCGATATAGTCTTGATAAACCTTATTCTTCTGGTCTTCATTATAGATGCCAAGAAACGTGAAGAAATCCTTTTCCTTCTCTTTGGAAGTCTTCATTGATTTCATATGGTCTCTAATCTGTCGAGCCTGAGCAGTTATTGTCTGTTCATACAACTGGAAGATATTCAATCGACCAGGAACGCCTAAAGAGTCAAAGATGACATCTGCAACTTCTCCATTTCCAAAGTGAGGCATTTCTTTTCTTGGACGTATCTGGGAGATAACCCCTTTATTCCCATATCGTCCAACCAATTTCTGTCCTTTCGATAATCCAACTTTCCGTTTAACAAGGAAATAGATAACGATATTAGAGAACGCCGAATTATTATCGTCTTTAATCTTATAACCGGTTGCTTCACTCTTATCAAGTAATTCCTTAGACCGTTTGTTCCAATCTTTGATAGCATTGGATACATTATATCCGGCATCAATCAACTCCTGCGTTGCGTCTCGAACTCTCTGATGGAAATCAATATCCATATCAATATACCGAAGAATCTGAGAGTTATACTTTGTCTCAACAAGCTCTTCCCTCGGCTTATTACAGAAGATATCAATATCCACGATGGTACCGGTATTATAAAAGTTCAAATCTGATTGCATCGTCTTCTTCATATTCGATGCTTTCATATCGAACAGTACCTGAGAAGTATTGAGCATTTTCCAGATACAGAGTTTATTATTCTTAATAGCTTCTCCTATATCTGGGAAACACTTATAATGCTCATCATCGCCATAAGCGTTTCCAAGGAAGTTATTTTCGTTAATTGTAACTTTAACCAGCTCTACCTCTGTACTCACAAAGGATTTTGCAAACGTATCCGATACAACAATTGCATCTTCAATCGTGTACATATCCAACCGATATACAAAGTTGACATTCTGTCCAAACCCATAATTGTCAAACTTATCATATGAAGTTGGTCTGGTTAAAGTAGTTCCTTTCTTAATATGATCTCCTTCTTTGAGTTCATCTAATACATGATGGTCATACTGGAAACCATATTTCTCAGGAAGATTCTGTACGTCTTGCTTATAGATAAGATCATATTCATTTCGGTCTCTATTATAGAATATGATAACCGAGGGTTGTGTTTTGCTTGGAATATCCAAGTCCCTGAATTTTGGAATAACTCGCCAAACATCCAGATCAGACTTCGCTGTAATGTTATAGGTCGAACGATGACCAAACATATTCTCAGAGTTTGTAAAGACATACGGAAATTCAGTATGTTCTACTACAACTCTTTGCAACTGATGATTCACATCCATAATGGTACGGGAAGAATCCATGTACGCTGGATATGTTAAAGAAGATATTCCAAGAATGGAATTATCTCCTTCCAATTGTCTCTGTTTCTCTTCCAGTTGAGGCATGAGAACAGATTTACTTGGATTTAATGCCATAATTGCAGTCCATCCTTTCCTTATTGTATTTTTTCTACACTAATCTTGAATTGTTTATGGTGATAGCCGTAAACAAAAACTCCACAATGATCACAACCAACGATATCTCGAATCACGCATTGTTTGCATAGTTCAGCATAACTCTTATCAGGAATTTCTATTCCACTACCATCAGTTGTTTTAAATTCCTCTACCTCCGTTTCTTTAATATCGTTTTTATCAGTTTCTTCTGATTCTTTCTGACGTTCCTTCTCAAGTTTGTATTCTTCACTGATTGATAACGTTCCTTGGGAAACTCCAGATTTAGATGGTTTTCCTAACTTCAATGACGGGACTGTAACAAGTTGATTGTCCCTTAACTTTTCCGGAACTGGCATCTCAACTATGTCGTGAGGTTTGGACTCTTCAAGAGATTTTTGAAGTGCCCATGTCTCATCGATATTTTTTGGTTCTGGTTCTTTTTTATTGTTAAGTGCATCTAATACCCTTCTGGTATTATCACCTGATACATAACTATTTTTATTCCGTTCATCAAATTCCTTAAAATCTTCAATAGTCGTATTCTTTAGTTCCTTTCGACTATCAGAAGATATTAGTCCATTCATAACATCACCTCCTTAGGAACTATAATATAGTCCTAAAAGCTTTTCTTGCCAATTAATCGTCCAAGATATTGTCTAAGAGAAGCTTCAGCCATATCAAGATTTACATCCATATCTTGAATGATCTCCTGATAATCTTCGTTCTGTTTCTTTAATGATTTAACAATAGAAGAATACTGTTCAATAAGACGTTGATTTTCTTCTATAAGGTTTTGATATGTATCTCTTTGCTCTCGAATCTTCTCGGTAACATCTGCCACATTCTTTTTCTCAGTATCAATTTTCTCTATCATTCGTCCAATGTATTCTTTATTAAATTCTGCACCCAATCCGAGATCGATAGAATACAAAGTGATTACATTTTGTCTTACTGCATCTGCGATAATCACCCAAGTATCTTTAAGAAATACCTGAACATTCCCTTTTCCTCTATCGTCAATTTGTTTTCCTTCATAAATCATAGTCCCGTATCGTATCATTAAATTGATATCCGATACGATACGGGATTCATTATTGACGATGAATTGCGTGATATCTGCTATGTTATCTTTATCCCGCAGACGTTCAGCATATCTCTCTTTGGCATGTTGGGAAATCTTATATGTGTTTTTATCGTCCACTATTGGACCTCCCTTCTCCCATGAGATTAAAGTAAATCACGCATCATTTGTTTGATATCCATCTTCCTTTTTGCACTACGAATCAGATTGGAATCATCTGATGTATCAATAACCGGAATAAGTGAACGAAGTGGGTCTTTACAAGCCCTAAGAAGAGCTGATACAACTTCTGGCTTATCCCGAAGTTCGTTCATCATAATTCTTGTATCAAACTTTACATCAGGAGCAATCTCAAAGTGAGAACCCGGATTCCTACCAAGAATCAATCCCTTCTCCTTCGCAAAGTGCATCAATGTAATAATCTGGTCGAACCCAGATTCCTGTACGAACTCCATGGTTGCTTTCATGCCACCAATAGAAGTACGAGATTTCAGTATATAAGCATCTGTAAGCACACCATTCCATCCATTTACTTCCTCAGAAGAAATATCATCTTTTGAAGTATGAGGAAGCCAACCAATGATAGATGATGTAAGAAGCCTTGTCTTGTTACCACCAGACATCCGTTTTCCATTCAACATGAATGTCATTTGTTTCGGCTTTGAGAAACCTCCCGGTGCTGGCATATCATCATCCAGATGAATGATGACGATTACGTTAATATTGTACTTATACATTGGCTCTAATGCATTTCTAAAGAAATTACCATTATAGATAGCATTACGACCACCTGCTGTCAAACCATTGATTGTATCGATTGCTTCATTCTTCGATACGAACTTCATAATAGAGTCAATAATCATAACTGTTGGTACGTAGTATTTATACTCGTTGCCCCAAATGTCTCTCTGTCCTGTACTATAGACATATTTATTCGGCTCGGCTGCCTTCTTTTCACCAAGTTTGATGATTTCACTAAGTACATTTTCCCATGTACAGTTATCTCGTTCAATTGAATAAGAATCTTCAATCTGCTGATTTGACCAACCCGTCAACGCCTGGACACGGTCATATGTTGCGCTTTTCTCACCATCTCGATGAATAACCGAGGATAATTCTCCAAACGGTTCTACTATGTTAGCTGCCGCTTGAATTGCCGCAGACGTCTTACCAGATGAGGTAGGACCTGTAAAAATCGTAAATGAACCTGCTGGGATTCCTTTGTGGACTTCTTCTACAATACTCCCATCAGGTAATTTTCTGATATAGATTGCACCGAGTAATTCATCCAATATAGGAAACCCCAGTGGATAAGATACCGATACAACATTGCTTGCGAATAAGCCATCTTTTTTATTTTCTTCTCTTATCTCAGAAAGAAAGCTCATTACAACTTACCTCCTTTTCGTTTTATAGTCTATATAATTGTATCTATAATTGTTATTAGTCAGAATTTCTATTATATAGAAAAAATAAAAAGGATAGAGAAGAGTGGTAACGTCTTACCACTCTTCCCATCTAACTGTGAAGGAACAAATGAAATAATGATATTAAGCTAAATTATCGGTTACCATTTCTGCGATAGTTCTTACCACCACCAGCACCGTTAAACTTCTGCGGGAAATTTACGCTGGGATTACCCTGTCGCTTATTCTTCCCATTACCATGTTGCTGCCTGTCATTCTGTCGGTTATTGTTTCCACCGTTCTTCTTTCCATTGAACGGTTTTTCCTGCGAACGATTCCGCTGCTCATTTTTCTGCGACTGAATCTTTTCGGATTCTGCCAAGTATTCTTTTGCCTCATTGATATCAACATCAACAACGCAGTTCTTGACAATCTTGTTATCTGTACGAGAAGATAACTGAATTGCACCAATTTCCGCATCGCCCTGTGTTACATACATATATACAGGGAACTTTAGGTTTGACCAGATAGGCCATTTCACCATAGCAAAGATAATCTGATATTCTCCTGCCGTCGCAATGAATGGACGTGTAGCGAGATTTCGGTTATCAACCACCAGTCTCGTATCATCTGCCTTATCAACAATAATAAGCACCATATCCCGAGGGAATCGCTTTTTATTGTCTGATGTATCTTCAGGGGCTTCTTCAACCTTGATGGGGATGATTTCGTCTCCCCCACCCTGCATCAGAGCCACTTTAGTATCTTTCACATAAACTGCCACTTCCGTGGTCGTCCCATCGTCATCCAGAATGTTTGCCGAAACCACTGTGTCCGTCTTCTTCAACGAGTCGGTCAGTTTTCCAATACGTTCGATAGACCGCCTGATACTCGTCGAAAGAAGGGGAAGATTTGACTTAACGATATCAACCGGAATCGAAGGTGTTTCTGAATCGCTCGGAAGCCAAAACGAGATTTTCGTCTCGTCCCCGTTCCTTTCTGTCTGAATCTCAATCTTGTTAGTCTTTCTGTCCTTTGTGAAGTTCTTAATAAAGATCATTTGTAATCTCCCTTCTTGTAACTGTAATATGTTCTATTCGCGTTAATTCGTGAATTAATTTCCTGTTATATCCCATATAAAAATAAATATGGGGATAGCCGAAACCATCCCCATATATCTGGGCACATAGAAATCATTACGCCAGATGAGACATAATCTCCCTGTCATCCATGGCAACCAGAAGACCCTTACGAACATTCTCGAATTTAGACGCATCTTCTGCGTTGAAGATTGTCGGTTCTCCATCATGTTCTTTCTTCCAGTTTCCGACAAACTTGAAGACATACGCAATCTTATCAATATCCTGCGTATCCAGCTTAGAGTAGAGCATCTTAACAAAATCCTGATAAACCCTCTTTAGAACTTCACCGTCTAAATCCTTTTCCTCTTTCGGATGGGATACCAGATACTTCCCGATAACCTTCACGCCGGTATTATTCTTACCGAAGAACTCATCATACAACATGCCCTGAACTTCCCAGTTCAAGACATCCATATTATCTTCAGCATGAACCAGCATCTTATCGAGGAACCTCGGATAAAACGCATCGATGTTCGCTGCATTCCATTCGCTACCAACCATCGGGATTGCGATCGCCAAGTCCAATACAAGGTCACGAGTTACCCCTGTCTTGGAGCTAATATCTGTAATTTCGGCGTTCCACATCCTCGGAAGAATCTCAGTCGCATACAGCCTTACGACATCCCCATGCATCCGGTTATAATTCGTTTCGAGAGCCGTTGACAGTAAGAATCCAATGGAACGCCAAATCTTTCCATACGTTCCTTCATCATCCACCCAGAAGTTTCCTTCCAAAACCTTCTTCAACGTCTTAGAGAAATAAGACGTTGTTGAAAGCTTTACAAGCTTATTTGCCGCATCATTGAACTGCGGCGAATTTTTCTGGCTATAATAAGCCCGGATATGCCGAACAGCATCAGGGAACCGATCAATCATGATGTCCTGAAGGGCCCTGAAGTTATCCGTATTGTCACTAAACTCATCAACGAAATCAAAGATAGCCTTTGCCCGAGGGTCATTCTTGACTTCCTTCTGGGGCTGCGGATTCCTGTCGATACCATCATCGTTTTCCATCTCAGCACGCATCTCATCGGTCAGATATGAACTTCCGATATAGTTATATGCTGAGGTGCTATAATTCCTCTGCTGATTGTCATTCTTGTTGCTCCAACGATTCTGACTCCCGTCGTTATCGTTTCGGTTATTATTCCTACGCTCACGACGGTTTCCACCGTTGTTGTTTACCCGTTCTCCTGCGAGAACTACTTTACCATCCAATAAACTCATCTTGTACCTCCTAACTGTAAGATAACATTGTGTGATTTATAAGTAAGACAAGGTGACATGAAAATCACCTTGTCTTCTTACCATTGTAATATATTCTTCAACCCAGGGTTACTTATACAGATGCAGCACCCTTCTTTTCCATGAACTTCTTCAAAAGCTCCTCTTTCGTAGAACCACCATTGTCGGAAGCCTTTACCAGACTGGACTCATCCGCAAATGACTGTTTCGCCTTAACATCACGAAGCCTGGATGCGGTATCCAATTTACTCAGCTTTGACTTTGCCGCTTTCCGACCAAGAATCGCCTCTTCCATTTTCTGGCTCTGTGCAATGATTCTATCAATAACCATTGCGGGTTCAGTTAATCCAGAAAGAATCAATGCAACGATTCCGTTATCATCATCGGAAGGGTTCGACATATCTTTGATATGAGAACCAAAGATTTCCTGAACGTCACTCTTTACGTTAATCTTAACATCATTGAACTCATCGCCGAGACTGTACATCAATGCAGAGGCTGTAATCTCTTTATCAGAAACCAGTTCCGCGTGACCAGAGTTCTCGTCGATGTCTTCTTTCACGGTCTTGATGAGAGAGTTATCAATGATATCCGCAATCTCCAAGTCTTCCATAGTGTGAACGAAAATCCTGCCGGGTACAGACAGCACGGTCAACATATCCCGCTGGTCCATTCCGCCGGTTCTGGTAGGATAGATGAAATCACCCTGAATCGCCCTGAGGTCTTCGACAAATGCCTGATTAATCATAGCGGCTGCACGGTTCGGAGTAACCTTTCCTGAAGGAGTCGTTTTTCCAACATAACGATTATTATCATAAATCATATATGTCGGATTCAACTCACCAATTTCCTTGAGCCATGCTTTTGTCCCTTCAAACGCTGCCGCGCCCTCATCGTTGAACGGAAGTACTCCTGCAACGATAGTAACCTTGCTGGGATACATTGTCTGAAGCAATTCAAGCAGTTCCGTAGAAGATCCAGAGCCATAACCACCACCGGTGGATGTTGTAAGAACAATCACATCGTTACCCTCGATGATGTTCTGGAAATTCTTGTTCAGGGTGAGTCCAGTGTTACTAAGGAAGAATTCCTTTGCCTTAGCCCTGTCCTTACCTGTACCCTTTCCGTCACCAACTGGGAATTTCACAACCTTCGGGCACGTAATCTGATCCAGATCCCTCTGGCTACCATTGATTGCAATCGCATCAATTCCCAATGCCTCAGCCGCAGCAGAAGCCATCATACATCCACAGTTGCCGGTACCAATGACGGCAATCGAAAGAAGTTTCTCCTCATCTGCAATCGTAGGAATCGCTGTAGAAACGCCGTCCACAGATTCCTCATCACCTGTTGTAATGTTCGTTGTTACTTCACTCATGTTCTTTACCTCCTTTTGGTAATCTGTTGTATGTTTTTCTGACAGTATTGTCAGAAATACTCATAACTGGATTTGCACCAGTTCACATAAGTGTTTACCTTATTGTGAATAATCTACCACTATTATGAGTTAATACCGTATATTCTACAAACAGAATTGCTGGGAGCATAGAAATCACTCCCAGCAAGCCATTTGTTATACGGGTAATGAAGCCCGTGTATGATGACCCAACTGTAGCCCGTATATTTATAATAAACATACATACAGAAAGGAGTTTCACACAATGTTTGTCATCACGGTTTCTTCATCAAGAGAATAATATAGTAACAAAAAAGATTATGAGAGTGGGGACATCCGTGTCTCACACCACTCTCAATGTTATGGACAAGGTAGGATTACTCTTCTGAACGATCATACCCTACCATTGTCGGCCCCTGGTTTGCTTCCGGGATAGATTCAATACCGGCAACTTCCATCGTTGCAGCCAGTCCCGGGAGAACTCCGCTGTTTGCCAGATTCTGCAACACTTCCTGATTCTTGTTATTATTTCCGTACTGATTGATACTTAACGTGGCACTCATTTCATACTACCTCCTTTAATTTTCAGATTTATCTGACTGTTCATCTTCTGACATTTTCTTATTAAACTCATCAATCAGAAGTTTACTCGCTTCTTTCATAAGTTCGCTTGCTTCTGTTGAACTTGACATAGCAAACGGAATTTCTCCAGCCTTTGGACCACGAGGAATAACAACTGCCCCATCCTGCTTTGACTGAACATTCTTTTCTTTATTCATAATCTGAAGTTTTGCCGTTTTATCATATATAATGAAACCGTCTATTTTCACCTGGCTGATACCCTGTATCATAGATACGGCAATATTATCAATAACCCCCATATAATTTGAAGCTAATTTCACCAAACTAATCAGACGAATGGTTCCAACATAATCCCCGTTAAAGCTTTTAGATATCTTTGTAATCTTACCAATGGTATTTTCCATAGTAGCTACAAATGGAACTCCCGGTCTGTGTAGATACTGATATACGACGGGAATATCAACTTTGTCGTGTTTTATAGCTTCATTTAAAGCTCGTACAATATGGGGATTCATATGTTTTATCTGAGTGGCTGTTCGAATTATCACAGGTGCATCTGCTGTCTTCTTTTTCATCGATTCCCTTTACCTCCTTTTTTAATTGTTGATATGAGAAGATTGCTTGGTGTAATTAAGTCTGTACTTAATCCGGCTGTCATATAATATGTATCAACTGTCTCCAAAGCTAAACGGTCTTCAATACCAGCCTGTTCTTCTATATCTTCTAATGAGCAGGACCCCGTTTTTGCAATTTGAGCATATGCATAATTCTTTCTTTGTAACCCATCTGCACGGAATCCATTAATTTCTCTAAGAATATTATCTGCACCAATAACCTTCAATGCGATATTCTCTTGATCAGATGAACGTCCATTCTTATCATGTCCAACGACCTGACCAGTTGTCGCTGATCGTTCATCAATATGGGTTGATGTACTATTTTTCTTGGAATTCGTCTGCTCCATACGCTTCTCAATATGATAACCCGTGATACATTTTTCCTTAGTGACCATAGGCTCTTCTTGAGACATCGTAACATGAGGCAGAATCACATATTCTTCCAGAGGAATTTGAAGTACATCAGCCGCAGCTTCGATTTGTTCGATTGTAACCTCTCTCTCGAACTCCTTGATTTCTAACGTAAAGTTAATATTATTGTCATCAAACATACATTTCATGAAGTTTGAAAATTTTGTATCAGACATAGAACCGAACATCTTGCGATACCTATTGGAATTTGTTTTGGAAGGGTCCATTTTATCCATCACAGCATATACAAGATTCTCTGCTTGTTTCCGGTTCTTTATGTTAATCTTATATTGCATAAGCTATCTCTCCTTTCACCAAGGGTTGGTATTTTCATTATACCCTTGTGCCTTGGTGATAAAATAGATAGCATCTCTCGATTTCTTTTTTATCCTTTGCACCGATAGTAAAGTTCTTCGATACCATCATCCCATGTTTATCTTCCATAACAGTAACTAAACCTGTTCTGTCATCAATATCTTCATAATCAATTTCTACGGTATCATTATTTCTATAATACCAATCAACCATATCACAAAAAATAATGCTTCGACTCAAATCAAGTCGAAGCGGGGCAACTTTTCTGGTTGCCCCAACTTCAACTCCTGTCATAACATCTTACCCCCGCACTTACTTAACGTAATACTCAAAAAGCATAGAAAGATTTGGTTCCATGATAGAAGTCTTGTTTGTCTCACTCTCATTCAGAACCAAAACATTGTACGGACTTCTCTTCATTAAAGCCCCGTCAATAATGACACCCCACTTCAATTTCCCAGCATAGTTCTTGAGCTGATTTATCACCTTATTATCCAAATCCTTTAAATCCGATTTGAATATAAAGAATGATCTCATCTTCCACTGGAAATGAATATCTGCTGGGGTATCGCACTTGAGTTGTTCCTTTGCAAACCGAGTCATGTGCTTGACCAATTTCTCATGGTCTCCCTCCGTAGTGTCAGAAAACCCGATAATAAGACCTAACTTATCGCTCGTAACGACAAGTCCTGTCTGATTTGCAGCAGTTTTCTTATGTCTTTCGATTGTCAGTTCCATTGCAAAAGTCTCCTTTCTCTGTATAGTATGTACAGAAATAATATAGGTTTAAATTAAACCTTAAAAACATAAATCGACATAGATGATATAAAACCACCTATGTCGATAGTGTTCCATTAAGCCAGTTTCTCTATTGTAAAAATAAAGAACACAAAGATTGCCTTTCGGTAGTTTCCTAACGATCCGACTGTACTGACTTTCTTCCTCAAATCTAAATCCACTACCCACTTGTCAAGAAGTTTCTTTATCTCGATAATGTTCTTATTATTTGTATTTGACTGCCGATACAACTTAATGCAGTAAACATAGAATTTATCTGTGGAAACTGTTTTCACCGAAGCATCAGGGTCTGGATTATCGGTTAAGTATAAAGACAATAGCCTTTCTACCATCTGTTTAATTTCTTCCCTGTTATCTTCTGATATTAGTGTTAATACCGCTGTTTGTAATGTATTTGTCGAAACATCACTATTTCTTGCAGCAATTTCCATTAGTCGTCTGTCAGGACCGTTTACTACAAGGTTTGTCAATACCTTATTTGTAATTCTGTCGATTGCAAAGCTATCATTATCCGCCTCATAATAATGCTCATCAGAATAATCATCTCTTTCAGATTGAAGATAATTATCATTCTTGATGTTCTCCTCAAACTCATTACGAAGCTTTTTCATAAAACTATTGATACGAGAAGTTGCATCATTAATAAACTTCAATATATCAACATCAGATCCTTTTGCAATCCTTGTTTTATGCGTATTATAACAAGTTTGCATAATATCCATAATAGCTGCAAGAATTGTACCGGATTTCTTGAGCTTAAATCTTTGAGACAGATTCGCTACAGTATATGCCATAACAGATTCGTTTGGTGGATACTTATAGTATTTACCAAACATGAACTGATAAATGTTTGTTACCATATAAAGAAGACCGTTATTTAAGCCTTCATCATTCTTTATTTTTGCAAAATATCGAATTGATAAAACAATAGCTATATTGTATGGCGTATTAAAGTTTGACCAACTCGATGCCGTAATTGAGCCATCCCTATTTGTTTTCCACCCAGGATTGTTTCCCTCTATACTTGATAATGTATCTCTAATCAATGGCTCCGTTAGACCAACACATTGAACAAAATTTGTCACATCTGTTTGTGCTCGAACAGGTTTTGTAGACGGACCAATTGTAGAATAACTTGCTATGTTCTTTGCCATATATTGGTCTATGATATCCTTATATGTCTTTAGATTTCCTTTATCTGATAAAGCTTTTTCTACTAAAGGATACAACTTTGTCCTAAGAACGGCAGAATCTCCTTTAATAGTAGCTTCCATTACATCTTCTAATGTTTCTACATTTATATCTGATGTCTCTACTAATGTATTCATTTGCTCACAAATAGTAGATATTGGTGACGATTTATAATCGTTAAGTATACTTTCAAGAGTTATCTCATCCATTTGTTTTACCTCCTTTCCTTGATTATAGCCTTGTGCAAACAAGAGACGGAAGGTACCAAAAATATGGAACCTTCCTTAATTACACCCTAAAAAGACTAACTAACAAAATTTCAATAATCATACGTCATCATCAACGATTGGCTTATCATTATTGAAGTTCTCCAATTAATCTCTATTTCCTAAATCATTATCTATGACGACTTTAATGCCGTCAGGATACAATTTCTGAATGTCATTCGCTAAGATGTTTGAATGCTTTGTGAGCAATTTTGCCCAACTACCATAAGCCTGATTTACCACGGAGGCACGTAGATGTGCCTCCGACCTCTTCCCTCGCGCATTGTTGATTCTAATCTGTTGTTCAACATTGCGACGTGTTGAATCTTTCATTTTATCATTTACCATCCTTCACGCGAATTCTAATGATAGAATCACCACGTCGGACTGGTGCAACTTTAGCACATTTAGCATGTCTTGAAAGCACCTTAATACTTGACACTTCCACATCCGTCTTATCACCAGACTGCATTTGGAAAGTCAATGTAGATTGGTAAAGTTTATCTGTCATAGGAATGACTTTGAAAACTTCATCGCCATCATTTAAACGAGTCAGTTCTAACATAGCTTGCCGTTTCTTAGTTGCATTGAATGCAGAATCGAGTTCTACAATCTTTGCAAATCCCTTCTTCGTAATAATACATACTTCATGTATACCACGATTCACACAAGCGTTCTGAACCTCATCTCCGTCCGCAAGTGCCATTACACGCTGTCCTTTGGTGTTTCTACCTGTGGATGGAGTCATTGATAATCTTAAAATGATACCGAATCCGGCTTTTGTATAGATAAGCCGTTCGTTATCACTGTCACTAAGAACTCCCATAAAGCAAACTTCATCCCCCTCATTTAAGGAGATTGCTCCGATACGAGTACGTGTTATCACGAAATCAGATAACGGAGTTGCTTTGATTAGTCCTCTCTTAGTAAAGCAATAAAGCCGATATTTTTGCGGATTATCTTTGATACTCTGAATTGAAGTTTTAATCGCTGTAATCGCTGTACCGGTCATACCTAAAAGTTCCTGTAATTCCATTCCCTTAGCCGATGGATCAGATGCAGGGATTTTATCAATTGGTACATAACACCACTCTCCGAGGTTACTCCCAATATGAATATAATCTACCGAAGTAATGTCATGGAAATAAGCAATTACGTCATCATCAGGTTCTAAGAATCCGATACCAACTCCATTCGGAGGAAGACGTTTAATATACTTCTTTGTAACAGCTACCCGATAGTGGAATACAGGAGTCTCTGTATCTTCCGGTTTAATAATGCGACAGCATCTCGGTTTTCCGAATAATTTCTTGCCTTCTTCCAATTCATCCCAGATTACTTTCTTAATCCGTTTCGTGGATGAAAGGATATTTTCCTTTTCCTTAATACGATCATCGATTTCCGCATAGGCTTTCTGATATTCAGCAATACTGCCTTTCTTCTGAGATTTCATTCTCATATTTGCGATGAGGTTTGCCTGATAGGATGAAAATCCAAACTTAGATGTAAGATTATCAATGATTTCGTCATCCGTTTCAGATGTCTTAATCACGTTGAAGACTTCATCGATTAACTCTTGGTTACCCAGTCTAACCAAAGCTTCTAACCGATGCTTCTCTTCTCTGATTTTCAGTAACTCTTTTGCGATTGTCCGGTGTTTGATATCCACCCGCCAATCGATCCAGGTTATTATAGCATCTTTCAGTGGTACTGCTCCACTGTCGGACATCATCCGAGTACGGTCTGCATAATTCAATAATATCTGAGCATATGATTTTAACCCGATATTTTTATCGTTATACAACTGATCAATAACATACGTTGGATCGACTCCTTTCTTTAGGAGAATCCAAAATTCTGTTGTTTCCAGATTACTCTTATCGGATATGTCCTTGATTCCCAGTGGATTGGTCTTTTCACGCGCTCCTATAGCACGGATAATCCCATCCATAGTAGTTTTCTCCGGGAACCCATTACATAAAATGTAATTGCCTTCTTGATGATAGACTAATTTCGCTCTTATTCGTACTGTACCGGAACCAGTCGCACATACATCTCGTATAATTCCATCATCAATAATGTCATAACCCCTTGGACTATCTGGAAACAGATAAACATTCTCCATGTCCGGATTTTCCAAAAGTGCCTGAGTAAGTTCAAACGCTTCAATCAAGTTAAACGGAACTTTGACAAACGCATTTCCCCAAGCAATTCCCGTTGTAGGATTCAATAAGAAGTTTGGATACCTTGCCGGTAATACAACCGGTTCCACATCACTTCTCAAGTAGTTTTGAGTCATATCAATGACCGATGCATCGAATTCCTCAAAGAAACATTTCCAAGCATATTGACTTAACCTTGCATCCAGATAACGAGGAGCGGCTGCATCATCGCCTGCAACAGAACCTTCATTTCCATCCATATCTATATAGAGTGCGGTGTTCTCCCAAGTCTTTGTTACGTTCTCAAAAGCCGTAGCAATACTCTGGTCACCGTGAGGGTGATATTTGGTCGTTGCCGGTAAAAATTCCAAAGCCTTCTGATACCTTTTATCCGGGTACAATTTCTTATCATGATACATAAACCAAAGAGTACGACGGACTACGTTAATAAGTCCATCATATATCGTTGGTAACCCTCTCGCTACGGAGACATTTGCTCCATAGCGAGTAATACGTTCAATCGTGTATTCACCAGCATCAATGTCCTCGATGTTCTGGTCATACATCTCTTGAGTTTCAACAACTTTAGCGGTATTCTTCTTTTTAGAAGATTTCTTTTTGACTGCCAAAGTCAATCACCTCCTCGCATATTATTCTGTAGTATTACCATCAGAGCAATCAAATCATCATCTGTATAACTACCCACTGAATAATCAACTGAATAATCATCAGAATCTTCGTCTTCAAAACTTAATGATATCGTCTTCGAGTGAACCGTTTCTTCATCATTACGTTCATTGACTATAAATATTCCAATCATATATACTACTGTAATAAAGGCTGTTACAATTACTTTCAAAGCAACATATGATGTTGGAATCACAACCTGTGTTATAATAAAACTTATTATAAAAGCTACAGTGATGATTACCGTCAATGTAATTTTATGAATACGTTTCCTCATAGGCATTATCCCTCTTTTAGTTATCAATGTCATCCAGTGTAAAGTTGGCAGTTTGAACCATCTGTTTCCTGATTTTGGTCTCTTTCTTATTCTTTACGAAGAGATTATTGAGTGTATTAGTAAACCGCTCTACATCTGCAACAGTATATCTTGCCAACCTACGGTAGTTTGGATTCATAGCAAACTTCCACATTTCATACTTGGACATTTCGCCCCATCCTTTATACCGCCCTACGATATATGGAGAATATTTCTGACAAGTTTCCATAATCTGTCCGATAGTCATCCTATCAACATGACTAAACTCTGAATTTTCTCCACGTCTATCATAGAATTCAAACTGGTATATACCATCGTTTGATTTATTGATAACTTCTCGTAAGAAGTTAATTGTTTCCATCATAGATTTACTAAGGGATACTGATACAAAATCTCCTCTAAAGCAACCATAGATCATACCATCATTGAAATTCAACTCATGGTCTAACTCTTTAATATGTTTCTCAAAGTTAGGTGTAGCTGCAATGAACTCAAGGATTTCTTTCGGAACCGTCTCAAAGTTAGATACGGAATCCAATACTTCATAATACCGACGATTTGCCAACAGAAAGCGCTTCATATTATCATTGGATATAAAATCGTCTCCTTCACTGAATTTAATCCTTGAGTATTTCACACAGTTATTTTCAAACCTATCATAGAGTTCTGCTTTTGACCAAAGATAATTCTTTTCATCAATGTCAGTTTTACTCATCTTATTTGCAGCCGCTTGAGACTCTGCTACCTTATAAAGAGGAGTGATAACCCTGTAACAATGACCGTGTAAAATCAAATCAGAGGCTGCCCCATAAATTGACGACAATGTCAACCCTGACATATGGTCACCATCAACATCGGCATCAAAACCAAATATAATCTTATCGTATATAAGATTTTCCTCATTGAAGTGACCGCCATAACCACAACCAAGTACATTATCCAGCAAAATAGCATATACGTTAGTTGGCTTTAATGTCCTTGATTTACTGACAGCGAATTCATGCCAAAAGTTATCGGGTTTACCTGTAAAATTAAGAATCCCTTGATAATCTGGATTGAATCTTGCCTTACGAGCTTGACCTCCAGCAGAATCCCCTTCTACCAAGTAAAGTTCCAATTTAACCTTCAGGTTTTCTTTTGGAGTGCCAATCAAGTTCGCTGCAACATAATTCCCGATGAGTTTTGAATCCATTAATGACGGAAGAGAAGTCTTTACTTTCTTCCTCTTATTTGCTGCGTCAGTTCGTATCCTTGCATTTAACTTAATGAACTCAATGATTTTCGTTAAGTTTTTCTTTCCGTCGGGAGTTTCAAAGTATGCACTAATGGACTCCGTATACATTTTCTTGAGTGGCTCAGTAAACTTTCTATTACCAAGTTTATGCTTGGTCTGAGACTCAAACCCTGTACTCATCGTTGTATTGAAATTGATAACTGCCGCCAATCCCATCAAAGCATCAGAAGCTTCCAATTTCAAATTGTCATTCTTCCTTTGAGAATCTTCTGCGGCACTTAGTAAATACGTTGATAAAGCAGTCTTTAATGCGTTGACATGAGTACCGCCATCAATTTGCTCAATCATATTGGTAAATCCATATACGGCTGAGTCAGTAATCTTTGGTGAATAATTAAACGCGAATTCGACGGATAATTCTCTATCCATCTCAATTAAGTCAATAGTTACAGTTCCATCTTCCTGCTCTGTCTTAACAGGAATATTGGTTTCCTTTAGTTCCATCCGATTACTTAAAACAATAGGTTTCCTCATAAGGTATCCAATATCATTTCCAATAATCTCCGGTATAAATCCACCGACGTTTCCTTCCTTATTCTGGTATACCTTATTTAAGATTTCTTTCCCATCCGAATCCGTTGCCTTTAATGTAATCTTGATGGTCGGTTCTAATGTAAATACAGTTCTTCGAAGCCATTCTGCAAATGTGTCAAGGGGCACATAAGCATCTTCCCCTAAGAAAGCAGTAGAAGGCTTAAAACCAACACGAAGTCCGTGTATACTTGGGTCCGCTGTTCCCATTCTATCTTCAACTTTTCTACCATTCTCAAACCGTAGAAAACGTGATTGTCCTTCTCTTGTAGAGGTAATCTCAAACCTCTCTGATAATGCGTTAGTTGCTGTAAGACCAACGCCGTATTCACCACCAGATGCTCCACCTGAAGCTCTGTCCATTTTTGTACCAGACTGTAATACGGTACATGCATTTTCCAATTCATTGAACGGAATACCACGACCAGTATCCGTAAAGTAAGTCATACCCGTTTCGCCATCTGAGAATATCATCATATTCCCATCGGATAAGGTACGTTCATTCCGATGTTCGTCTACCATATTATTAACCATCTCATGTGCCAACTGTTCTGAACCCGCTGGTCCACGAAATGAAATGTAGAGGGTAGGCGATTTCTGAAGTTTATCGATGTCATTTTTCAACGTTGTGAATTCATCATCCACAATCATTGACTTCTTTTTAGTCGCCAATTTATTTACCTCCTTATAGTGATTGGTTAATTATTTTAGATAAAAAATAAAAACCATAAAGTATGGATGGCGGTCGTAAAACCGCCACCCAACTTTATGTTTGAATCTTTCACCCGGGTCGAAGATTCATCTAATCAATAACTCTTGTTACCCATCATGGATGAATCCAGACCGATGTGACCTTTACTCCGGCCTTTCTTTCCGCCGTTGTTCTTGTTTCCACCTGCAAGCTTATCCACCATATTGTTATAATAATCGGACACCGTAGACAGCTCCCCAATCGCATTGAAAGCACTCTCGATATTTGCCTTGTCCTCATCGGTGAGACTCGCCAGCATCTTAATCTGATGCAACATTGAATTGAACATGTAGATGCCAGAGTTCAGCTCTTCCGGCTGGAACGATTCCGACTCGAAGATTGCCCCGCATCTGGTGCAGTATGCCGTAGACTCAGAGTATTTATCCTTATTCTGGATGAAGCCGTTAAAAGAGTGAATATTAATCACTTTGCCACGACCATTCCCCGGCTTATGATCGCATTTGCGGATAAACCTCTCCCTCGTCTGCATTGCCTGATTCTGGAGATTCCGGTACTCCTGTTCAAAGTTCTGGTCATCATTGTGGTTGTTTCTTGTCATTTGAGACATAAACTTGTACCTCCTTTAAAAAGATTTCGATAAGTGTTTAGTTGTTTCCGGAAACAACTAAACCAGATTAAATAAGTATGGCATCAAACTTATCAATCTGATTTACTTCTCTGTATATCAAATATTGTAAATCTATAAGTTTCAACGCTTCTACTTATCCTCTCCAGTTCAACCGTTTAATATAGCTTTAAAATGACTATTAATTATTTTGGTTCCCTGGATTTACATCATATCACGAATCGAGTGTGCATCAGCATCACTAACATCACCCATAACAACAGACTGAAGATGGTCTAATGGATGATAGTTACATACTTCGATATCGTAATCAAATGTTTTCCTGCTACGGAATTTTACTTTTTCTTTATAGCAATAGACAGGACCCATTTTTACAAAATCAGATTCTTTACAAGGTTCTTTTAATGCAGGATCGTTTACCCAAAGTTGTGCATTATCAAATACCAACAGGGCGATATTATCCCAACCACCACCATCGTTTACAATGGCTTTTAAGGTATCAAAATCCATAGTTATCCTCCTATTCTCCAAGTATAGTTAATAAATAACTATACAGTTTATTTCCATCATCCCCAACGATGTTTTTGAGCATATGATAGTTATTTACATAGGTTGTCTGTAATACAGAAAGTATATTGTAGACAAGATATGAAAATACTTCCAAAGCTAAAGTCATTGGAGCATTGTACAGAGTGACATACATCTGGACAAACGTATTTACGTTCATCTGTCCAATACGTCCCTGTACCTGAGGAATTGTTACAAGCTTAGATAAGAACTTCCCAATATCTGCAAAGTCCTCTACTTCAAACTGATCGTTTACAACCCGAATTGAACTGATATCCGGATTCTTGAGTTCATACAGACAGAAGTTTTCCACCGTAGCTATATCTGGATTATATCCCAATACGGTATTGATAAAGTACCGTGAAACCATAAACGATACCTGATTATAAACTGACTGATCCAGCTTAATGGTATATTTCCGGTTAATGCACTCCGTAACTGCATGAGTATAAATCTTAGTCGCAGGACGAATGATGGATGGAGATGTAAGCTTCGGATTATGAGCTATATCTAATTCCATCATACGAATTGCAAAATAACAACTTTCCAAAGAAACTTTCAACTTCCTTGGGTCTACAGAATATTCTTCTTCCCCTGGAACGCACTCACAGTGATTCAGAAATACAATTCCAGTCTGCGCATGATTTGCGGTCTTTAAAACAATGAATGGTAAATAAAGGGGTACCTTTACCTTTTCACAGTACACCATTACCATTCGTCCATCTGCCAACGCAGCTATCATCTGATTAAAGATGAGACTCTTTACTCGATTCTGAAGAATTTTCAAGGATGTATTTAATTTGTCTGGGGTAACCTGTACTCCAGTTTTCATTATTTCTGCAATACGTTCAGTGATACTATTGTTACTATTCATCAAATTCCACTGATAAGAATTTGACAGATTTGCATAAGCCATAATAGTAATCCTCCTTCCTTGTGATAATTTATATTCTTGTGATTAGGCTACTTTATTACAAAAAAGAATGGGGTGGAGTACGAAACTCCACCCTATCATTCCCATATGTGACAAACTCAGCCGACATCTTCTCCTTCAGCCTCAGCCATTGTATAATGATGATCAACAAGACCGTTCAGAGCATCAACAACTTCATCTGTGGAGATATTTGATTCGTTCATTACATTAAGCAGAATATCGGAAACTTTTGCACCCTTACTGAAAGAATTATTCTTCCAATATCCATACAGAGTAACCAGAATCGTTGCCCCTGAAGAGATAAGATAAATTACAGAAGGGGATATTTCCGGTAATGAGTAAGAGCCAAAGGTCACGGCAATCTGATTTAACCAAACAATACCCAATGCAATCAGACGTGCAATCGCTCCAATCTGAACCTTACCTTCCTTCGCATCAGAAGATGCTGCTTCGATCATGCCTTTGAGTTCGGAAGCTGTACTAACAACCTCACTTATTTTGTCACTTCTCATAGTAGCAATCCTCCTTTCACTATGATTTATTTTTATGTGGAATTCGGATTGAAACCGTTTATGAAAGATTATTATCCCTTTGGGATAATGTCGAATACCTCATAGACTTTATACTTATCGTCCCTAACCACTAACCGGTCATCATCTATTATATAGATATCATCCCCGTATAGTATAGTAGATTTTAACATAGTTCCAATATGGAAAACAATGGAAATCCCATCTTTGATATTGTTTGTAGGTACCAATTTAGCCCCACTATACTGACCAGCTATATCATATGTTTTCCCTGATGGGGTCTCGATATAAATATCATCCTTGTTATTAGTGTTCCATGCTCGTATAGCGTGAATATCAGGATTATAGTGAGTATTAAAGAATTCAGAAATTGTATTTCCACAGAGTCCCTCACTTTGTCTACCAAATGCCAATTGAAGTATAACATTCTTTTTGGTTGGTCGTCGTTCTGTGACATTGACTTTCTCGAATCTCCATTTCTGAGTGACATCTGGATATTTATCGTGATCAACTTCGCTTAGAAACATATCATAAGGTCTCGCATATACCGTTTTTTCGGTTGCTGTAACTGATTCATATATGATAAGAGATGATTTATCTTCTGAATGAAGTGCAGTTCCCAAAATGCGATAAATATTTCCCTTAAAATGCCGGACGTAATCCCCCTCATTTAAATCCCTATCTGGATTTCCATTTTCATCATAAACTGTATTAACTTCTATGTCATCTTTACTATAAGATTTACATTCTCCAATAATCATTGCTTTTCCTCACTTTCGACAAAGTAAGTTATGGGTCAGAGAAAAATCCCCAACCCATAACTTCTATATAGTTTGAGTCTACACCCGTTACCGTTCAATGATGATATGTTCGGTAACCTCCTGTGCATAGTCATTGATATCCTTTACAGATGGACTGTGCAAAACTCCGTCCTTCCAATACGTGATTCCAGAAAGAATCTTTGCAGCCTTTTCAATGTTGTCATCCCGATAAATCTTATTATACCGGTCCTGCCCTGCCTGCACAATTACCATCAAGAATGTTTTGATGAAACTATGCGTAATGAGCTGCGACCTGAACTCACTACTAACCAGCATATTCTGGTAAGATGTTACTGCTGCCTGATGATCATTGTCGAGCATAGCATCAACGATTTCGCGGTCAAACTTATTGACAAAGAAGATAGCCGGTTCGCCAGTATCCAAATCCGTATAATCAACAACTTCCAACTGACGCTGTTTTGCTGTCATTCCAAGATAACGCCGCATAGTTTCTGCATCCTCATCCGGAAGCCCAAATGCTCTCGTGATATCCTTTGTGTTTAATACGATAGAGCAATTCCCCGGAGTACCATCTTCATTTTGCGGTTCCCTGATAAACAAAACATAGTTCGTTGCCCCAGAGATGTCATCAAAGTTCAGCTTCATAAGATCAGCAGGAGATGTCACACCGCCTTCTTCTCCCTGAGCAGGTTGTGCCATTTCATATCCGACAACCATACCTTCCTTAGCAAAATCCTCTAAGGTCTTGCCTTCCTCAAATGTAGCACTGGTAATGTACGCTGTGCCGATTGTTTTGTCTCCGATTCGAATTCCTTCTCCAACCTGAGAATTCAAAATCTGAATTCCGTTTACAGTAAATTTCATATTAGTTATCCTCCTTAAAAAAGATTTTTCGTTGCTTTATTACATGGTTACTAAACCAATAATTATTTACACAATCTGGAATGTTCCATATCCATGGAAAGCTTGTTTAAATAACTTATTCATTGGAAGCTTTTGCTCTTCTTGAATTTGGATAAACTGCTTAGCATTACAGATTCCAAATAACTCTTGGTTACTTACATTTAATATATAAATATTTGAGCTTACAGATTTAAACTTTTCAAAAGCCCGAACAAATGCAAGTATTTTAACCAAGTTGGGTACATCTTCGCTTTTCTGTAAGAAATCCTTGATATAAACACCAGTTTCGTTCATTTCAATAATGAACTCTGATTCTGGACCATATCTGCAAGATATTGAATTCTTAGCACGAGGTTCAATAATAATCTGTCTAAACTCATTCTTCATTTCCTGTTGAATAATCTTACCAAGTCTCGTAAGAGGTGGCTCTATTCCTATTGGAGTATCATTTACCGTTTTTGGTTCAGATGTAACCTTATTTCTGGTACCGACATACTCTTCAGCATTGTCATCATCACTCACAGATAGTATATAAAACCCATACTTTGAGATATCATCATTATAAAATGCTTTAAGCTTGTTATAGTACCCTAAAGGTATAGTGATATATCGCTCATCTTCTTTAACTGGGGCATTACAAGAGACACAAGCTTGCTGAATAGCAATAGTGTTACCAGTTAAAGAGATAAGGACAGTTACTTTATCCTGAGACATAATATGTCTAACAACCTTTTCATATATAGGTCTAATATACGTCTCTGTAATTGGGATGACATCATCTATCACAAATACATTGTTAATGTCTTTTACTTTGAGTTTAATGACATCGTCCAATACTAAGTAATAGAATTCGTCTCCTTCATTCATCGTTGGTTTATAGAATAACGTAATCTTAAACCCAGATTTGAAAAGGTCAAATAACTTATTTTTCTTTGACCTTGACATACTCTTGTAACTCCATTTCTTTCTTTTGCAGAATTCCTTTAATGTACTTATTGTTATCAATAATACATTCGATGGTATTCATAATAACATCATGAAATGTATCAGATAACTCAACTCCAAAGTCTCCTTTCATAAAGTTGTAATAATCTTCAGTGGAAAGTTTCTTTGGAAGTCCATCATCCGTAACGGACTCTTCTTCACAACGAGCCATTCTATCAGAAATGAATTCGATCAATTGAATCAAAGTCATTCCTTTTAAGCCGTTTTTATAATAAGCCGGACAATAGTCATTCATAGCATCATGAACGCCTTTTAAAAGTTGCTTATTTTTATTTCGTATAGATGGAATGGGACTATTAGCTTTAACAGCTATTACCATTTCCGTTTCTTCTGAGTAACTGTTATCATGTCTCCTACTTCGAGCCATTAAATCTTGAGCAATAATGCTCATTTTCATGGCAACTCGACTTCTGTGAGCAAGTAGCTGTTTAAGAACAACATTCTTGTCCTCTCTACTAATCTGCTCTGTTTTCGTTGTATCACTTGCCATTTTTCATTACCTCCATTCATATTTTATAGATTCGTGGGATACGCCTTATTTCTATTATCGACCAAATCATCATGATATACTGTAAGTATTTCATTAATAGCGGTGTCGATATCTTGTGTGAATATCTTTACACTTTTTGATGGTGTAAAGTTGGCAATGGATTTGCAGTTATTGATATACATAATCCACGACCATAATTCCGGAGTACCATATTCATCCATGGATAGAAGTTTTGGTTTCTGATAATATCGAAGTTCTTCTTCATCATCCAATGGTCTGGTTGTAATATAATCTGTAAGGACATGATAAAACTTACAGATAAGAGATTGATGCGGAACGACAATATGCCTTACAGCATCCATATCTGAGAACCTTGTTTTAAACTGCATATTCCCATGAGAATCGTCAATATCAATACCTTTACGAACCTCGTCAGGGATAGTATATGCTTCATTTGGTTCGTATGTACCTACAAAAGCCATAATATCACACCTTTCCGATAAACTTTATTTCAGACGCATCACTATAGAGTATTTCTGCAATAAACTGATTACCTTTTTCAATTTGAAACACACCTTCAATCATCTCTGCCTTTTCTGTGAAATCTGGATGCTCATTAGGGTAATGCCCTATGGTTATATAACCCTGAGTCATAACTTGTTTCGGCATAGATACCCTACAGTCTGATGCATTCGCCTCCATAGATTCCACGGTAATTGGTATTTTTTCTTGCCATAAGCCACCGTTTATTTGAGGCATATACTTTGGAATATATGCTTTAATCTCTTCAGGAACCGGTTTTATTCGTTCAACATTCTTGAAGTATTCAAAGTTATCGTTATTATAATCGGTAACATTAGTTGTATTGGCATTCTCTGCTATATAAGCCATACTCATCTACCACCTTTCTTCATAGTATTAATTCGGTGTGACTTACTTGATTAAATAGTAGAATCGTGCGAGCATATGTACATTTATTTAATACTTACTATGGGAACAGGTACATTACCCGTTTCCATATTATTTGGCTCAAAGGAGATTTTGTTATGGCACAGTTCTCATTAAATAAGATGCAGGGTGTGGCATCAGATGAGTTTCGTTACTGGTACAAACATCCTGAATCAAGAAAACGACCATGGTTTGAAATCTCCGGACCAGCAGGTTCAGGTAAAACCACTGTCGTAAAACATATAATTCGTGAATTAGGACTCAAAGATTCAAATGTTGTATTTATGGCGTTTGTTGGAAAAGCCGCATTAGCATTAAGATTATCTGGAGTTAATGGTAGGACAATTCATAGTGTCATTTACCGTATCATTCGACATTATAAACGAGATAAAGATGATAATGTAGTTTACTACAAAGGACAACCTATCATAGAGACTTCATTTGAAAAAGTAGAAGCTTTACCAAAAGATATTGAACTATTAGTTGTCGATGAGGGTGGTATGGTTGATTCCAATATAGGAGCAGACATATTGTCATTCGGCATACCAACGTTGGTATTGGGTGATTTGCATCAATTACCACCTGTATTTGGTACAAGTCTATTCTTACATCAACCAGATGTAATACTAAATGAGATTATGAGACAGCACAAAGATAGTGCAATCATATATCTCTCTCAACTTGCAATGCATGGTATTCCTATACCGTATGGTTCTTATAACCATGGAGAATGCAGGGTAATCCGAAAAGAAGCATTAACAGATGATGATTTAAAGGCATTTGACCTTATCATTTGTAGTACGAATCGAACCAGAGATACAATCAATTGGTATATGAGAAAAAATATCTATGGAATAGATTCAAACTCTATTTCCATTGGAGACAAACTTATTTGTCGTCAGAATTGTTGGGATACTTTATTAAATGACCCAAAGATTGATGTAGATATAGCTCTTGTTAATGGTATGATAGGAACAGTTACAAGCGTTGATAGAAATAAAAAAGGAAGTGGTGGTGGACATTTATCCATTGGATTCAAACCAGAATTTTCTGATGTTAGTTTTACGGATATACCTATTAATCCAACATACGTGCTCAGTGAATATGACTATCGGAAAACAATAAATCCAAGGTTTTCCCCGGATGTTACGTTTGAACTTGGTTATTGTTCAACCTGTCATTTAGCACAAGGTTCTCAATATCCGAATATTCTTATCTATATAGATTCCTCTATGACAGATTCTGACTATTCAAGAAAATGGCTATATACAGCGATTACAAGAGCACAAAAAAATCTAACTATAGCAGTTTAAATTTGCAGTAACATAAAGATAATTAGTAGGTTAATGGTAACTTACTGATTCCTTACCCGAGGTAACGGGGACTCTTACTCTTGAGCATGTCCTGTCTGGTTGAATCAGGACATCTTCCTTTTAAAAGATTTCATCGATAAAATGACTCAGTTGCACGGATAGAAAGGTGGTTACCGACAGCCACCTTTCTCATTCCGTTTACATACAAAAAATAAATTCTGGGGTAGTGAACCATTTATTAGGTTCACTACCCCTTTTGTTTTGTATTAGAAAAACTGCACAACCCCGCTTATTTATAAACAATCTCGCTTCTGCCGAACGATATTAGTTGCTTTACAGTGACATATACATGTCCAGTTGTCTTTGTTAAATCGAAATCACCCTCAAGTCGAAGAGCAATATTCTGATGGCGACCACGAATCTTAGCCTTCAAATCAAACTTACGAAAAGCTGTGATATTCGTTGTAAAAGCTACATTGTCAGAATCCACATCGGATAAACGGAACTTCATAGAAACAAGATTCCCATATTCATATACAGGAATAAATTCCATTTTCATATCGTCCACGATTGCCAGATTGTACTGTAACTCATTAACAGTAAGCATAGTTGTTGTCTTCATAGTGTAAATCCTCCTTTGTGATTATTAGAAAATTTCCATTGATTGGTTTTTACGACCAAAAATGTTACCTTTAGTTACCATTCCATCTTCTGGATTCTGAATACCAATATTACGACAAACTTTAAGAAGTCCTTCACAATTATTTTCAGGTTTCTCTGAAGAGTTAAGAAAGTTGCTAATTTCATTAATCATCTCAGTTCTCTGTAACATTATAATACCTCCATTTATGAAAGTGATATTGCAATCTGGCATAATGTCTGATAAACGTCCCAGTGTGCATCATACCAAAGCTCACTTAAAGTTTTAACCTCAAACTCATTTGCAATTCTTCCAGCTATTTGATTAGCTTTGGCGGAAAAATTCTTCAACATATCCAATTGATATTCTGACATGTTCCATATTAATGCATTTATTGCATTCACATCTTTGGAGGCAATTATTTCAGAATTCTTCTGGAGATATTCTTCAGCCTCTTTCTTTCCCATTTCAGCAGCCTCATCTTTCATAGTGTTAAAACTTTTCCCATTGCTAACATTGATTCCCATTTCATTAATTCTTAACATAACTTTTATCCCCTTTCGTGTATAAACTGGAGCATAGTAAATTTGTTATAGTAGCTCCATTAGTTTCCTTATATACAGAATTAATATAGTACTAAAAAGCTTGCGAAACGGATTTTTCACAAAACAGAGATAGGTGTACAGAATCTATTAATTCCATACACCTATCTCATTTTCCATCCGCCGCTTTCATAGCGGCAATCCCGACCCAGCCGCGACACATATCGCATCGGCATATTCCATATTTTCCAAGGGGCATTTACACCCATCCATTTTCACCGAAGCCCGCCGCTGGATATACACCGGGTATACATATGAGCAGATATCTTCCGCTCTAAAAATATGTTATGTAAAATTTATTTATTTATTAATAAAAAAGAATTCAGTAGAGGATATCTTGTATTCCCTACTGAATTCTTTCTAATGCACTGGTTCCAAATCAAATATATCATCAGTAACCATATCTTTGTCCATTAAAGGATTTTTATGAGTCGACCGACCTCTACTTCCACCAAATAACATATTCGCATCAGCACCTTCCATATTAGTATCAAGACTAATGATTCCTTGAGGCTTTGATAATAGAATATCATCTACCAAAGAGAACTCATTATCTCTATGGAAAGGTTGGTTGAAATATGTCAACTTCGTAGATGGTCTATAGCGTTCCTTTAACCGAGTGAATGTTAGATAAAGCAATTGATTGTCTCGTTTTCTTTCCAAGTTCAGTCCAATTGTCATATCAGGATTTTCCATAACTTCATATGCAGAACCAACATTTTCACCACCGACAAATTTAGCTAAATCTGCTTTACCTTCTCTGGCAGCGGCATTAATTGTTGCGAGTGCACTTCTGTTATACTGATGAGCTGATACGACTGGTATCTGATAATCAATTGCTACTTGTCGTAATTCATTTGTAACATTCTTGAGCATCTCTTTCTCGTCTCGGGCTTTTTGGTGTGGAAGAATACGCTTTATGTAGTCGAAGCTAACCATGATAATTTCTTTACCTGTCATTTCAACTTCGTCAATGATATCTCTGAGGTCATCTGTGGTGATACTCATATTCGCTCTATATACAAACAGAATACCAATATCATCATTTGCAATAACCTTCTTATCCTTGAGTTTGTCGACAATGTCACTCGGTTTACTCTTCTCTACATCCGTATCTTCTACTGCCATATTCCAAGTACGAGCAAAAGACTCATCGATGGTATTTTCCATCGTAATATATAATACATATGGTTTCGCACCCTCGTGTTTCGGTTTGAATGTCTTTGCATTGTATTTCGCACAGTCGATTACAATCTTTAGTAGCATTGCAGATTTGAAACCGCCTGTAACTCCAAGAAAGACATACAATTTACCGGGACGAAATCCAGGTGATAACATTTCGTTTAACATTTGAATACCAGTTATGATGATAGATGATGCATCTCCTAATCTATCTACAATTTCAGAGACACGCTCAACAATATTTGGGTCATTAAAATCCAGCATCCCAGTATTCCAAACTGTTGAAATTTCTCGTTTCGCTGTCATATAACAACGAATCCAATTTAGTACCTTAGCATTGACTTCTGCGAATGTAATAAAATTTCCCTCTTCTACTTCTTCAATGATCTCTTTCATATCAGGGATTGTATTAATCAATGTTCCGTGTGTTAATCTATCTTCTATAAAGTTCGTTATGAAATCAATCTCCTTATAATTAAGAGACTTATAACGATCCAGATTTTTCAATATTTCTTCGACAACCGGATTTTCTCCATCTGGTGTACAATAACTGAGAATGATACCTTCATCTTCGTACTTTTGGTCAAGCTTTGCATCTAAAGCTTTTAATATGAAATTAACCCGTTCCATAACTACTGGACGAGTTTCATAATTTTTATAATCGCATGTTTTCAGTAGCTTTTGGATATTCCTCAAGTTCAAATTGTTAATACTCTTTGTTTTCTTGAAGATATATCCAATGATTTTGTTTAACATTGAAACATCCCATCGGATGTTCAATGGTTCATGATTCATAACATCCATGGGTAGTTATTCCTCCCTACTCTTTATTCTATTATCTTTTGGATTTATTACCTCCAGAATGTTTTCTAAAGGAATGTTAGCTCCGTTTTTTCTTTTGATATAAGACGCTATACGAGCTTCATTCCTCATAGTTTTGTCATACAAGTAGGGACGTTCTTCTATTTTCTTTTCTGTAACTTCTTCTAAATTGATATCTTCTTCATTTTCTGTATCCTCTTTATTTACAATGTCCATCATTAAGTGTACTTTCGGAGTATTACCAAATGACGACATAATGAAATCCTTTATTGTAATGAAGTTGGGCAAAGATGAATCAATGACAACCAATAGCCGAAGTTTATCTGCACCATCAATCTTCTTATTTATTCTTTGACGAATTCGATTATTTAATTCATCCAGTTCCACTTCTTTCTTTATAGAAATAGCAACTGTTGGAAGTATTGGTGCATATTCATTCTCTAAATATTCTTCAAATGCCAATTTCGTACTGGTGTCATACCATGTGAAATACATTCCACAAGGACCATCTTTATCAAATTCCCATCTGCTAACGGGACCAATTGATTTGAATCTTCCATCTGGACCAGCAGCTTTATTGTAATGCCAGTGTCCGAAATAACAATAATTCCCAATCTCACATAACTGGTCGACGTCGAATACAGTAGCCGAAGAATGTTCTACTGTATTCTTTCCTTTCATATACCACATAAGGCTTGTAGGACCATGACCAAATATAAAGTCATAATGACGTGAGAAGTATTCTTTATAATAGATATTGCTATCAACAACGTATTCTTCTGGAAGATATAAGATATCCATACCTTTAAATGATTCTGTATCAACGGTATGAATAAAGCGAATACGGTCTTTATCTAAGATTTGATCGCATATGACCTCTAAGGTTTCTAATTGCTTTGCGTCATGACCACTGGTGCCTTCTATAAATCGAAACTGGGTATCATATTCTCTGGTCATGTCGAAAAGTTCTTTCATTATATTAAAATACAACTTGACCGTATCTGACGATAGATACTCTTTCATATCAAAAGTATCTCCTGCAACAACGAAAAGGTCAAGTTGTTTTGTTTTATCAAGTTTATGCTTTACTGTACGTAATAACTCCAATCGGAATCTATTCGGGTCTGTTGCCCCTAGATGCCAATCTGCTGATATCATTATAGATACTACTGGAGATTTCTTCATTTGTAGTACCTCCTTCCATCTTTGTATCGTTCAATAAATAATATATATCTCGTAACTTATTAAAAATTGCGAGTTCTTTCTGGCATTCCTCTGTTTTACGGATATTCATCATTCCTTCTACAGTAACTCTTTGAAGAAGTATGATTCCAACATATTTAACAGGTAGATTATATACTTCTTCTAACAACTGAGCATATCCCATAAGCTGCATCCAATGGGAATTATAAACATTCTTAGATGTCTTTAAGTCTAAAATCATGAGACAATCCTCTTTTCGATTATATACAAGCATATCCAATGTTCCACCATATGTAGAACCTTCCATTGGAAGTTCTAATGATACTATCTCAATCTCGGATTGTTCAAAAAATAATTCAAGTATTCTAAATCGGTACATTACCATATCGTAATGATTCTTATCCAGAAAATCATCATGTCCTTTTGTATATAGAAATCCTTTTTTATTGAAGTAGATTTCAAACAATTTATGACAATGGGTTCCAAATGCAGCCTTTTCTTCTAAGTAAATTCTTGTATTGATTCTTTTGAAACCCATATAATTTGCCCAACCAACTAATTCTGGTTTATCAAGTAACTTTACTATCTCAGTGCATGACGGAATTTCTTTTCCATTATGATAGTAATTGCGGTGTTCGTCTTCTCTTTCCATTCTAACACCTCCTTTAACAATAAAAAATCGTTTTAGGGTCTTGTGGATTTTGATATAATAACCTACCCTGATATAAAAATAAAACTACATATACAAAAAAAGTAATCGGGGAGTCTTTATCACTCCACCGATTACTCCGACGTGAACAGGAATACACGTCTTCCTTCTATGGCTTAATAACCATATGCACCCGGCATATAATTATATAGCATCACGTCGGGATTTCTTCTGATACCAGTGTGTTGGGACTCAACAGTAGTAGTTGAGTTATAATGAGGTAACACATCTGGTAATGCTCTCGTGGCCCGTGTGATATACGGGTCGTAAGATTTCCCATACTGAATCACGTTTGCGATTTGATTCAGTATGGGAAATCTTTTGTCAAGCATATTCACAAATTCTTGCTGATTCTTAGTCATTATCTCAATCCTCCTTTCTAAATACTCGATATAGCTTCGCATCTCCTTTCTTCAGATTTATTCATTTATATACCTCCTTTCATATGTATTTTATCCACTATATCTAAGTATTTAATATATTTACAAAATCTCTGTGAACCGGATTTTTAAATTTCTCTAAAATATGGGCCATTTCCACAAAAAAATAATAATTGAAGGAGGTGACATAATATGTCTATCACAATGTCAAACCCCTCTATTGTACATACATTTGGTAATGTCGCTTGCGTGGCTATAGAATATATGAAATCTTTCTTTGGGGATGATTACTTTACGAAGATTCATGTTAGTACTAAAATGTCACATCGACAGTTAGATGTATTCCGTGCAAAAACGGGGTTTTGGAAGAATAAAAAACCAATGTTAGTTCTTAGACCAAGAATTGATTGGGACGGAACCAGTAACTGGTTTTATGGTTCCACAATGATGTCTCGGGTAACACATAGTAGATCTCCAATGGAATTTGCAGATTTAGTTCCATTAATTCGTGACCCAGAGCATATGTTAGAAGTGCAATTTCTATGGAATCGGTATAGAGTAGTATATGACGTTGTAATCATACTGGAAACTTACAATCAACAGGTCAATATCATGAATGATTTAAGGAACCAGCTTGATATTGATTGTCCATATCCAATTCCTACGTACTTAGAAGCTTATATCCCGAAAAGTGTTGTTTATTCAGTTGCAGAATATTTAGGAATTGATAAAAATGATACACCTCGGATACTGGAGTATTGGAATACAATGTCCCCAGTACCGATTACTTATAAGCTTCACAAAGGCTCAGGAAATCATGAATTCTTTATGTTGTATCCGACCAAAGTTGAAGTTTTAAGTACAGATGTATCACCAGATGATGGAGAGACGAGGGGTCTCGTTAGTGATACATTTACTATAGGATTATCTTTATCATTAGAGTTTAATGCTGTAGGTGTATGGTATACATTCCTTAAAGATGATATTGATGAATTCCGTAGGGCTCAAATAGACGAAAACTTGAGGTCTAATGGAAAAAATAAACAAGATCATATAATTCCTATATCATCTATTCCCCTTGGATATGATTTAGGATTGGAAAAAGGATGGAAGATATTAGAATCTCCTATGTATTTTCCTACTCCTGATAAAACAGGTCTTGATGTTACAGATATCAGTTCCATTTTGGATATGACATCAGTGAGGGGACTCATCAAACATCATCAAAAAATGAATATCCCTTTAGAGGAATTCATTAAGTTCAGAGTATTTTGCGGTACAAAAGAGTTACAAAGAGGAGTAAATGGGTTTGATATAGATTTGAATAATAAGTGCATCTATACTTATAACGCAGACTATACGCAATCCCATAGAATATTTGTAATCATCAATTCCATGGCAATTAACAATATGGCAACTGAAATTACAAATTTCGATAAAACTTAATCAGAACACTATACTAAGCGTGTGAGGCGAACATTATGGCATTATTAAACGTAGAAGAAGCAACTAAAGACTTTGAAGAGAAGTTAGAAAGTGGTTTTTTCAAAAGCCGATATCCAGAACCTCAGGGTTATATTGATCCTGACAATGAATATGACCCAGATGATATTGAGGGCGGATACTCTAAGTACAAAGCTCAACGGGACACGGATGCAGTTATTGCATTCGCGAAATCGGATGCGTTCAAGGAATTATTGAACGCTATAACGTGACAATTCGTTGACGGTCATCAGAAAAAGAAACCAACCTCATCCGGAAAGAAGCCGGAACAATCAAATGGAAATTGTAAAGGTTGTGAAGACACGATTCCTTTGAGAACGTGATAAAAATAGGTATGTGGATACAAAAATGAATGACCGATAATCAACGGATTTGTAATATAAAGAGAGACTGGTAGTAGGATTTCGATTCCTCTATCAGTCTCTCACCTCTTTAACAAATCTTCACACCGATAAGGGTATTTCCGTCCATGATATACTCAGATGGATTCCAATCACTCCTAAGCATCTGGTAATCATAAGTACAGGAGAATCGTTTCATTAATTCATCCTCATACTGGATATACCTATCTAACGAATGGCATTTATATGTAATGGTTGCAAGTTTATGCAACCTGTCAACCGTATCCATATCCATGGAGGTACCGGTGCTAACATTAACAGTTCTGCAAAGAGACACAAGTTCAGATGTTCTGCTATGATCTCTAAACCATTCTCTAAATTCCGAATTAGACCTATTTAATGAGTAACATAATTCCAGTAGTTCAGAATGTGACTGTTTCGCCAAAGCTCTAACAGTCAATATACCATGGTTCTTATACAATGATAAAATTGCACCATTTTTAAGAAGGTCATTCATCTTAATATTGCCATTATTGTCATTATATGGGCGTTTCGGTCGTTGTTTTAATTCTTTCTCTTTCTCTTTTTCTTCCTTCTTTTTTTCTTTTTCCACCTTTCGTGCTATTCTTTCTTCCCGTTTACGTTCACGGAGTTCTTCCAATTTCCTCTGCTCTTCTTTTTTACGTTCTCGTTCTTCCTTTCTCTCTCTTTCTTTTTCTATACACTCACGCTCGATTTTCTTTTTCCATAACGTATTGGATAAGCTGTATAAATTATCCGTTAATATCTCTAATGTTATAGTAGATACTATATTTAATGCATCTATATTCTTGATAAAGATATCTTTTTGAGATATCACAGACTTATATGCCGTCCATATTACATTGAATATCGCTTCTAACCTAACTATATGATCACGGCGAATATCATATGCTTCATACGAATACCCTAAAATATAAGAGTATACAATGTATATACACTTCAAATACGTAATGCATATATTGCATTTGTTTAGTAGACGATTTATATAGCCTATCATATCCCTTGGAACATTAACATCTTCATCGGTATTTCCGTCTAACCATGTAGGCGACGCGAACCACCCTCTAACAACATCTATCGGAAATTCAGAATCTTGATTGTAATAATCCATGTTACTAAAATCATCATCTAAGTCTTCAGATAATTGAAACAACATGAGTTCTACTATTCTATTTTCTTTCCAGTCGATTTTAGTTGGATTCATCCGAATTATCGGATGATTTAATTTAATGATGTCATTCCTTTGCGTAATTAGACGAATAGAATCTAAAACCTCCTTAAAATTTACTTCATACAATTGACTTAAATTTTCCAATGCAGCTAATCCCTTAACAACATTTAGTTTTGTCGCATTATCATAAACATAAGGCATTGACTTCCAAGAATATACCTTATATTCATACCCTATTTTGCCAACCCCTATTTTATTACCCATCCCCAATCTCCTTTCTTTTTGGTAACTATTGGAATGATACTATTATTCATCTATTAATTTAATATAGTATTAACTTATGCTTAGAATGGATTTTGCTTAAAAGCCCCTATAGACCACAATATCATAAATCTTATGTAAAGGAGGTTTACAGGTATGGATATGACAGTAAAAACCCCGAAAGAAGAATACATCGACACAATTGATGATTTAACGATACCGGAAGACGTTCTCTATACGAACAATACGTTTAATCTCAATGCACTCAACGAAACACTTGAGCGTCTTTCTCTTATCAACTTCTGGAGTTTATACCAAACCCAAAAAGTCAGGCTCCATATGGAACGGTTTGATATTCCGTTTCGGGAGTTTAAACCCACATATCGGTTACCCGGTGAACGGGGTAAAGATTACTTTCCAAAGCGTAATATCGCTTATATAGACTATCAGTTTATCCATGCAGAGCTTCGGAGAAAGTTCAGAAATTCAGAGTTCTTTAATAAAGCTCTAAATCAGGAAACGATTGCGGCGAATCCTGATTTGTTCCGTTGGAACCATCTTGTATTCATAGATGGAAATTACATCTCGACGACCGAAGTATATCCGATGGAAGCAAAAACTGGAATCATTATCGACGTTGAGAGTAATCATAATGAACACGGTCTTACTTATATAGATTACAATAACTATACGGAACGTAATGCCACTGTGACAGTACTAATGGTACCATCTTTTAAATTTGCTATGGTAGATACGAACCAATATGTCATTGATAATTACCATGGAAGAATTCCATTTAGTAAGATACCGGGTTCGGAAACTTTCACAGAAAATACATTATGCCTTCTGAATGCAGAAGAGTTGATATGTAGAAGATTCTTTTCAGATAGAATCAAAGTTGATGTTGATAATCAGATTGTTCGGTTTATGGGCAATCTGGATGCGGGTGGAAACAAGTATCGACTTTGTTTCATCACCTTTGATTTTCTTTTTGCAAAAAAGGAATTTACCAAAGAGAATCCATACATTCAGCTTAATGAAGCAAAGATGCCTTGTCCGAAAGAGCAAATTTTCTTCTTAACGAAAAAGGCTGGCGAAATCAGATACTTCTTTAACGCCAATATAAAAACGGAGATGTATTATCCAAACATCTATAAGTTCTCTGGATTGGAAGATGATGAAACAGGCATTGCAATTATTCTTCAAGATGAGGATAGTGTATCCCGATCTGAAGAGTATATGAATGAGTTACAGAAGTACGAAGAATATATTGAAATGCTTCCGAGATATCAGAATGATTCTATCCCGGAAATCTTAAAGACATACAGACCTTCCATGTTTACTTATTCTATTAAGGATTACGAAAGTTCTGTTTATGTACCAGATACTATGAACTACAAAGTCCAGAAACTTCATAAAACCATCTATGAGAATCCTTGGGCTTTGGTGGTTTATTTGGATTTGCTTAATCTTCCCATGGATAAATTCTATTTGGATATGGAAAAGATTGATTTATCTAACCGTATTCGTCTGGATTCATCCAGAGAAGAAGTTGATAGTGGTACAAAGTTGGTTACATTTGATGAACCAAGGTATGTCTTTGCTATGAATCGGCATTTTGTCGATACAAGGAGTTACGGTTTTAGAATATTCATTGATGGATATTTCCAACTTGATAATACTTATACGGTACTATCCGGTCCGAACTTCTATTTCATCTATATTCCGGTAAGTAAGATTACGGAAACTTCTATGATAGAGATTGAACGGTATAAGCTGTTTACTATCGAGAAACGTGGTGTTGTAGTAGACACATCAACTCCTGTTATTGAGATTGATTTCTCTCAAGACAGACATATGTTTGGTTATTCAAGAGAAATCTATGCTGTGGACATGGAGACAAGATTCTTCATTCCTAAGAAGTACTTAAAGATTGAAGTGCTTTATGGATTTACAGAACGGGCTCAGAAGTGGGTAACAATTCCTGAGCAAAGGAACATCCCTCTGGAAAATAAAGTTCGTGTGACAGTCCTCAATGAAGCATATGTCGGAAAGACTGTAAGAATTGGTATTCAGAGAAAACTTGCAATGTCCACAGGAGACGTATTCCATGAAGCAGATGCAAATAAGGCTTCACCATTCTGGTATGCTAAAGGGGAAATCACCAACTTTGGTGAATTTGATAGAGGTAATTATCGTATCTTTAACAAGGGTAGGATGTTACTTCCTATTCAGTATTATATCAATCTCTCTGAGAAGTATGGTGGAAAGGATTTCTTTAGAACCAGTTGTGAACTTCACGAAGGTGACCAATTTACCATTGACCATGTTCCTGCACAATTCCGTGTTGTATATTATCAATATGAAGTTGATTCCGTGAACAAGAAAGGTTACGTTGACCTTGATGGAAAGATTGCGTTACCTATTTCTTTGAAGTGGTATGATATCTATCTGAATGGACGCAAGCTCCATAAAAAGAATATCGAAATTATATCTCCTACTAAATTCTATATTGAAGGAGTAGAATCCAGAAAGCATCTTATTATAGTTGCTAAGAATAGGGATACTGAGATTTTCCATCTTCCTTATTATGAGGATAAGATGGATGAACCCGTTAAGATTGATTGGAATAATACTATCATAGATGATTTGATGAATGTCATTTATGATTTGAAAGAGACGATTGACAATACAAAACCAACAATCGAAAACGAGGAAGGAGAGATTGCCACGAATGTTGCTAAGAACATTGACGGATTAGTATTCTTCTTTGAATACATGATGTACACGTTCATTAACGCAAATAAGAGGCAAATCACACAAGAATTTAAGGAGCTATTCCCGTCTCTGCTTACAGAGAACGCGATTATGCCAATCGACAGTAACGATGGTGCAATTAAGAATAACGAGATATCTGGTTACTTGATTAAAGCCATCGATTGTAATATACAGAAAGGAGAGGAAGACATGTTCACAGATCCTAACGTGAATTATGACGGTATAGGTGCGTTACAAGATCGTTTTGCTTTACGCCCTTTGAATACCGATAATTACGAGTATGGTTTACGTGAAGAGTTCATGACTGATCCAAATACAGCGGAACCTGCTCTTGTGAATGCAGATGGTACAGTAACTGCTATCAGTACAATGACACGTTTAAACCATCATATTGAAGACTTCAGTAGTAAGATTACTACATACGGTATGGGTCGGGCTGATATTTATCAGATTACATTCGATAATGAGTATAAGACTGCTCTTTATACGGCAGGTGAAAATATGCTCACAGAAGAAATCGAAACACCTGAACCGGTGCTACGAGTTTGTCTTGGTCTCGATACGACATTCCTTGCTCAGTATGGAGATTGTAAGATGCTCAAAGTGGCAGACATTGATCCGATTGTTACAATCGGATATAAACTTGACGGAGAACCAAAGGAAATGTCCTGTAAGCTTACTCGCTTAAAGGATAATGCAATCGAAGCAGAAAACAAAGTGGTTACACTGGATAGCATCGTTATGACGGATATTCCGGATACAATAACGAAGATATTCATCCACTCAATTCTGTTAGCATTCTGATGAAAGGTGGTGAAAGGCTATGAAATTAGTTAAGGTACGCGATAACCGAAATCGCCCTATAAATAACCTTGATGTTATGGTCGGAGCCATCTTTGGTGATGAAGTTCCGAAGGAATTTATCGTTGACAAATACTATCATGCAGGCGAACGGGTTTATAGTTTTGATTCTAAAGGACATCTGAATGTCTGGATTTGTAACATCAGCGGTAAGTTTAAGGCTTGTAAAGAGCCGAACTTTTCTGAGTGGTCCATTAATTCGGTAATCAATGAAGCTCAGGATAAACTCAAAGGCTTAACTGTAGAGAGTAATGTTGATGCACTGATGTATATCAGCAATTCTGGTATTACTCCGAGGAATGACTATGCTGAGTATGATGGTCAGGCTCATTTCAATGCATTTGTGAATGACTTTGATTTGAACAACTATAACGGCAGGGATGATATCGTGGATATCTATCTGCGTCGGGAACACTCTGACCATTATCTTAGGAAAGAAGATTATCAGTTCCATGGTGGAGAGATTAGTGTATCTCTTCCACTTGAGGATATGGTTGATGAAGTCAATATTGACACGAAGTTTCTTCCTGTTGGATATATTATCAGTAATGAGCAGATGCAAACGAAGCCGTATTGGTATAGTGAAGACAGGACAGCTAAAACATATGACTATGGTGAAAACGGCATTCAGATAACAGATTATGATGTCGTTACAGAGATGGGTAAATCTATCGAGTTTGGTTATAAGGTAGCTGATTTCAAGATTACCAACGTACATACCGTCGTTGGTTCTCCGTTGAATGCTCAGTTAGCGAAACCCGTTTATCGTCTCGATGATTTTGAGATCGAATCCCATGACCCGATTGGAAACAATGTAAACGATGAAGAAAATCGGGTGATTACGTTCCGTGTAGATATTGAGCCGGACAGAGATATTTACGACATCATTCAGGTTGAATTCTCTAAGGCTACTCAATTAGTATCTATACATTCTCAAAACGGATATGTCCAGCAGGTAAAATGCAACGTAACAGTCCGCAAGGATAAACCGCTTAGTATCTTTATGATAGGGAGCAAGGCGAATAGTCCTCTGACAAGATTCATCAAAGTATTGGATGAATATGGAACTGTTGTAGAGCAGGATGGTGAACATTTGGTTCGCATTCCAAGGTTTGATTTACTTCGTTTCAATAGTTTTGAGTTTGAACTCTACGTTAATCGTATCTTCCGTAGCGATTACGAAGAAGTATTGGACGAAGAGACAGGGGAACTCTACATTCGGATGCTTGATGATACTGATATTGATTGGGACAAAGATACCTTCTTATTCCATATCTTCTATAGTATTACTCAGAGAGCAGCCATTATCAAAACGCATGACCAGCAGGAAGTAACTTCTGATAAAGAGGCGTTCCGGTTAATGCTTAGTGCATCTTATATCAATAAGTTCCAATGGATGAAAATGAGGGAAGATTCGAAATTAGTACCTCCTGAGTTCACGGTTGGTAGTAAGAATACAGCAAGTATTACAGACCCGGAACATTACTTACAAATTGGTCAAACACTAAAAGCCGATGTATTCACCATGGTATTTAGGGATGATATCTCTCGTAGGTCTGGAAGTATGACAGACCTTTGCAACTCGGAGTCTTATCCTATCATGAGTGATACAAAGGAACTTGTCGTTCCTTTCACAGATTATGACCCGATTTATGATGATTTCATTATTTTCAAGTCGGGTGGTGTACTGGTAAGTGCATCCAAATGGTATCTGAATGGAGACCATGTGAACTTGTATGTTCACGAGAACCCTCTGAAAGATGGAGATTATGTAGATTTCCGTCTGTTAGACAGAGATGATACAGTTAGGGTTGACAACTACTTCTTTAATGTAGATGATACTGAACTTACTGTTGATACAGGTCTTGACCTGTCAAATACGGCGTTCTACATGTTGTTTACTATCAGCGGTGAGTACATTAGTCAATCTAAGTATACAATTGAACATAGTGAATCTGGTGATATCATCCGATTTAAGGAAGAATCAGAGGACTGTGACCAGCCTTATCTCCCGGACTTCGGGTCAAGAGTAGAATTGGTCGTAGGAGTGTATAAGCAGTCTTATAGTAGAACGCTTTACAAAATGATTCAAATTGTGGCAACGGATGAGGGACAGAGAGAATTTTATCTGGATGAGTCGGTAGAATACAATCCGTCATCAGACAACTTGTTAATCTTCAGGAAGGATGGGTTGTATATTGGCGAGCGGTTCTACCATACAGACCAAGAAACCGGAAAGATAGTTATTGATAAAGGTTCTGGAGTTCCCCTCGGTAGTTACATTGACATCTTACTGATACGGAATATGTCCGTAAAGGTAGTGCCTGGAACGGAAGAGGAAGGAGAGTAAATGAAATGACTTTTATCGAGAAACTGAAATGGCTATTTTCTGGCGAATCAGAGTTACCTGAAACAAAAAACAATCAATTTAATGGGGTTGCGGGAAACCGCACCCCATATGATAAGAATGGTGAGGTTTCTGAGATGAGTAATGAGGATTTTATCAAGATATTGATGAAGCATCCTATATTCACAGAACTCAGAGAATGGAGTGAGTATCGAACAAAGATACTTGCCATTGAAGACCGCATCAAACGAAACATGGCAAAGTATTATCTTGAAATTTTCTTCGGAAAACTTCAGGATGCTATCAAAAAGGTAGTGATTGAGCATGATACCTATCTTAATGATACAGTGGCACTTAATAACCTACTAATCGAAACGATCAACGATGTGCAACAAACTGCACTCGCTGGTGGTGTACCGGAAGTATTTCTGGATAAGTTTACGAATTATCTGTATACACAGACAAAGATTCTAGACTCAACTTACAGAGATTTGGACAGGTTCGATTACTATAATACGAATATTGCCCGAGCAACTGTCAGATTGGACTTAGAGTTTTTAACAATTCGGAATATAACATCAGAAGTCGAAACAGTGATAAATGGAATGAACGGTGAACTGCGGTTGGCATTGGAGGGATCGATATTCGATAATTAAAGTAGTAAGAAAGGGGGATAAACTATCATGCACTTTTTATCTCAACTGGTAACGAAGTATAACTTCTATCCAATACTTGCTACCGCTACAACCAATGCAGTAAAAACAGATCCAGAAATTACTGGAATGGCTTCTCTATTAACTGAATATGGTGTACAAGTTATTATTGTAGCGATGATGCTGTTTTTCATGTGGAAGCATATGAATAACGTTATCAAACGAGACAATAAACTATTTGAAGGGGTCACCCCTCAATTGGAGGCAATCAGTAAAGCAATCTCAGCAATGGATGCTAACGTAAGTAGTCTGATTAGCAGTCATAATACCCATGCAAATCAATCTATGAGAGCATTGGAAAAAGACCAAGAGGACATGAGGTCATTGTTACTTAGTGAACAAGACCAAATTCGAAATATTGCTAGTCAGCTTACTGTATTAAATAGCAGTATGGAGGTTTTGTTCCATCATGTATTATCCATGAGTAGTGGTACATATATGATGGGTAGACAGTTACCGAAATATACAGATGTTTCGGCGGTTGACGGAGACCAAATGAATGAACACTATGATATACATCCGAGTGAAAGCTCGAATGAAGATAAAAAATAAAGTAAGAAACCAAAATAAGCAGGTTGGGAATATGTTACATCCCAGCCTGCTTACGTTTCGTCAATAGATCCTTAATAGTACACTTTAGTTTATAACACCTCGAATTGCATCCATAATTTCAAAGTGAGACACTTGTTGAAAGAAAGTCCTGTAATCATTGACACAAGCAATCTTTGCATAATTACGGCGGCACCACTCAATAGCAGCATTCTCATCCTTAAAAGATTTATCTTGCCATTCTGTGTCAAGTGCAGAAGAGCCATACAACACTTTTAGTTTTAACATGTCATCCTCCTTTATTGTTGTTCTATGTACGGATATTTGGAAGCATCCACTTTCCCATCTTTAGAGACAATGTAATTGGATTTGTTCCACTCACCTGCCCAGAAATGATAGAATTCCACGTTCATGTTATACATATCGACTTTATTCTTCAGTTCTATTTTATTCGTATCAATATTTCCGATTGCATAAAGAACCATATTATCGCATTTAATCTCAGGATATTTATCAAGGAAAGCATATAGATTCTTTACACTTTCCTTTCTATCATCCTTCTGAAAATCCTGCTTCGTAGGAAATAACTTCTTAAATACTCGTTTGATGACTTCATCGTCACAGCCATTGACAGCTTCAACCGTATATTGATACAGTTCATCAGAAAGTTCATACTGATCATTACGAATCTCTTCAATACTATCCGATTGAAGTGCCAGCACTGTATCATAACTTCTTACCTGTTGTGTAATCGTGTTGTATTCGGTTTCCTGTGTTTTCATATCGAATTTATGAAGCCCATATATCAAAACTCCTACGAAAGCAAGTAAAATAAATGCTCCAACCAGCGTAGAATCTATATGAATCATCTTACGCTGTTTGTATTTCATGGCTTTATTGAATCTTCTCTGATACCTATTCATTAGTGACTCCTTTCCTTAGTTGAACAATTTATTAAGGGTTGTCCGGCAAGTTGGTTTCCGTGGGTACACCGCAAACAAAGCGTTACAGTTTTTTCATTGAAAAATATCTCCCTATATTCTTGCCAAACGTCTTCGTAGAGAGATGCCTCCGATTAAAGATAGAGATTGCGTATATAGCCGGGCAACCTACAGAAAGTTAGATGCATACGGGAAGAAATTTCCGTATGCATCTTTCTAAACTGTTAAATATTGCAGTATGCATAAAGACCTGCAATACTATCTTTAAACGGTGCCGTGTCCATATCGAATCGTCCGTCGTTATGCGACACGAACATGTTACTTCGTGGATTATTGAGTTTGTAATATTCCTCTCCAATCTTTCCCAACTTATGACAGAAGATATTCATGATATCACCGTCAAAATCTGCATTGGGCTTACCAAGGATATATGGAGGAATACCCATACAATAGTCCGTTATGTCGTTAGACAATTTCGATACCCTCATTGTACTATACGAGCCATAATTAATGGATGGATTACGGTCGATAGACATATAAAGGTTGTTATGATCCATGAGGTGCAACATAAGCTCGTAAATTCGATTGTTATATACAACCGAAGCTTCCGACAACATATCCCATGCATACGGATAATCTTTCTGATACAAATCATGAATCATGGCAACCAATTCCATCTTATACAGTTCAATGAAAGTGGTATAACCAAGACCAATCTGGTCTGCTCTGAGTTCTGGGTCAGGTACAATAACATTTCGACCTGTGTAGTTAAGGCGCCCACCCAAAATCTGTTCGTTAATAATTCCTTCTTTTCTCTTTATCGTATCAAAGGACATTTCCCATAATTCATTTACATATCTTTGTATACGATAAAGTATATTCTCCTTACGTAAATATGCTGTATCTTTTTTCCGACCGGCTCGATAATCAACTCTCCGTTTCCATTCGAAATCATCATTCAGAAGCATATGGTCACTGAATAACTTCTGAAAGATTTTATCTTCGTCCGAATACCGGATATCACCATTCCGAACCATCCATTTCCTTAGAAGCATATTGTAGCAGGGAATACAATGTACAAATACTTCATCTCGCCGAATTCTGAAGAATTCGTATCCGTCATGTTTCTTATTCTTCTTATAATAAGTCTCCAGAATTTCGTCAAACCTCTCGAAGAATTCAATCATTCCGATTCCATAAAATGGAGAGGTTTTGTTTGTCATATATTGGGCTCTTTCAGCCTCTGGTACAAAATGAACCATCTCATACAAATGAGCTTTTGTAAAGAACCACTCAAGTTTCAAGAACATGGCCGGTTGTATAATAAAGTTCCTATCAAGAACAAACCAACCAGTTTTTCTGATTCTTGTATCGATGAATCTTACAGGTGTTCCACATACCGGACAAACTGTTTCAGAGTCCATATATCGACGACCTATTAAATGACCGCATGAACAACTGAATCTATCCTCAAATGCATTATCATCACGCCAATCTGTTCCATACAATGGCGAATGAATCGAATATAGTCCGGGGTCCAAATCCAAATCGGTTTTTCCTTTCTCTGTGATTCGAAATCCGATTCCTGTTATCAGTTCTTCTTTGCAACGACTATCCCAATCCGAGATAATAATTCGAAATCTTGGATTACAAATCGTTGCCCCATCTTTCGTCATTTTGTGGGGAGCGTCTAATCTTTCCCCAGTTAAATACGTGGGCATAATGATTTCCCTCCTTTAACTTTCATGTAACATAATGCATATGTTATTCTTTTGTCCTCCTTTCCTTGGTTTTTAATATATAAATAATATTTTATCAAGTCTATTACATATTTTTAGAGGGAAATTAATCCCTTTATATCGTAATTCTTGTTTTAAAATTACACTTGTATATAAAAGTTGGAGGTTAAAAAAGATGTCTAATGGAGCAATGCTCGAAAGGGCAAGAAAACTTGTGTTTGATTGGTACCGTGAAAGAGGAAACAACGATTTATCATTTGACAATGTTTACGTTGTCTGGTTCTGCAAAACACTTCAGAATTGGAAGGCTCTGGTATCAACGGATGAACCGGACCACCGGTACTTTGAGATTACTCATAACGGCGTGGCAAATGAGACCTACCTCGATTCCTATATAAAAGAGGAGAATCGGGTATTTAAAGTTTGAAACTACATATACAAAAAAGTAATCGGGGAGTCTTTATCACTCCACCGATTACTTCCCGAACTATATTATGTTATCGTTCAGCGATACGTCGGATGGAAATGATAGTCCATCGACGAATCATTCTGAAAAGGCACATAATATGTTGGAGGTAACGCCCGATTAACCCTGGTGGTAGCAGGGTTAATGGAAGTCCCATACTGGAGGCGATTGATTACGCTCTTCAGTATGGGATTTTTCGTTCCCATAAAGCATTTAATGTCATTATAATCCTTAGCAGTCATAGTTCCGGTTCTCCTTTCTAAATACTCGATATAGCTTCGCATCTCCTTTCTTTTGAATTTATTCATTTATAATACCTCCTCTCAAATTACTTTATCCGCTATATCTAAGTATTTAATATAATTACGAAATCTTTATGAACCGGATTTTTTTATCTTTTTATTAAACTACAACAAAATATTAATCTTGAGGGTTGCTACTCAAGATCCACGAGAAAGGAGGCGTGGTCAAACCTTTTTGTTTATTTCTACAGAGATTTATTTATCCCTTGAACCCCGTGTATAAATATTTGTAGATTTGGGCATCTTGTTGTTTTGACCATGTGTGGGAAAAGACAGAGAGTGAGGAATCGTGTCCCTTCACTCTCTGTCTCTTTTGTTACGTATCCCCAAAAATCTTCTCGGGGTCAAGTACGTAAGTACGAACTGTACTATCGTGAGATTTCTTCATCTTTGCACGAAGCATCGAATTCGAAACTCTTCCAAACGTAAGTCCTGCATTTTTGATACCAAGTAAATAGTATCTATCTCCAGCGCATCTATTGCAGAGCTTTTTCCCAATACAATAATCGGGAACCCGAATTTCAACCGTTTGATTCATGTATTCTGACTGATTGCTGGGTTCTAATCGGATATATTTAGAACCTTTCTTAATGAAATGATACAGATAATAATGTATGTTATCCTTTGTTAAGGTAACAGTTGCACATAACCCAGTCTTACAATCTGTATCCTTATCATCCAAGATGACATCTTGAAACCCAGCAGACAGTTTCTTTGTGACATATCCACATTCTCCAGTACCAATCGCCTTTGGATAAAATCCAGAAACGACAGCGTTTGCCAAAGATGGGATATTTTCCTTTGGAATACCCTCATACAAAGATTGAGTAACAATCTCAAATTCTCCTTTATGGGCATTCCATATAGGACCTTTGGTACATAACCATTGACGATATGCATTATCAAATGATCCTCTGGCACCAGATGAATAGAGCTCATATGCTGGATCATCTTTCAATTCTTCTTCAGCAACCTTTACAAGCTCATCTTGGATGTGCTTATATACGATTGCATCGTTATTCTCTATTGCTTCTTTATTCTCAGCAAGTAGTTGCTTTTTCTTTGCCATAACTTTCGGAAGAGGTTTTGCTGTTCTTATGGACAACGATGAACAAATCTGAGTATTTAAGGTAAATGCCAACCAGCAAAGTCGATTCATATATTCGATATACTTCTTTGTACATTCACCTGATTCATCTAACATAATTGCCGTAGCAATCATATCATCAATCTTACCCAAACCTTTCTTCGTTATCTCAAAGTTGACATAACCAACTTCTTTTTGAAAATAAGGCTCAATCAAAAACTTGTTAAAGATGAATAGTCCACAATTTGTGAGAACTTTTTCTTTGTTGAAATATTCTCCAGCAACTAATTCCATCTCATCATATGTATTGAATTTCGATGGGATTATTTTTGGTTCCAAAACCCCTGTCTTGGGATTTTTCTTGGCACCATTTGGGTCAACTTTATCCGTAAAAAGACTGTCGAATAATGTTTGATTGATATCGTCTGGTGTTAGTGCCATGAACATTGCTTTTTCTTCGGCTGTTATCATGCGTTTCTTACGAGCCATAAAACCACCACCTTTCTTTGGTTGGCTTCACAACCCATTACGCACTGTACCAACGATAAACAATACTCATATCCTTTTCCATGTGAAGAGGGTCGTTGGTGAAATGGCAACAAGAAACCTGGTGTACCTGCTTATAATCAGGTCTACCATCTTCCGTATTGCTCAAGATACCAGAGCAAAGTCCAACCTCATTGAAACGAATTTCGTCAATGTTATCATAGAGATCAAACCACTCCCTGAAATCATCTTTCTCAATCGTGCAAACACACTCTGCGAAGCACTCGATAGGTGTATCCCGTTCGGAAGCATAATCTTCCTCAGTAACCGGACTACCATCAACATCCTTAGCAGCATCCTTCCAGAGAGGACGAATGACTGGAGTTCTGGTATATGTTTTCCCGTAGTATTCATACATACCATTGTTTTCCTTCATCAAGAAGTACTTATCATACTCTTCCATTCCCTCTACGAACGGTTCCTTTACTACTCGGAAAGGAATGATTTCATTGAGTGTCCTCTGTTGCTGGTATACAGGCTTGATATCCTTACGGGAATCACCACAACCACCAATACCCACAGTCCAAAGGCATATTCCATTTTCCCTTGGATACTTCTCAGTAATCGTCGGACCATCTGTAGCAATGCTCATAATACTGTTCAAATATTCAACATTTACTTCGCAGTTGACATTGAACATCTTCTCCAGAGCATAAATGGAACCGGCAAGAAGAATTTCATTATGGCGACGCCTTACAACATTCTCGCCAAGAATACTAAGTCCGGTCATCGGATCAACCGAAGGGATGCCTCTTGTAACAATGGCTTCACCACGGAGCATTCCGCCGAACTCATCATACTGATTTCCAAAATCTTTAAGAATCCGAGTGGATTCGTCTACCCTTAATAATTTAGGCATTTTATTTTTCCTCCTTACGGTTTTATTTGTCAAAGTAACTTATTTATTTGTGCCTTACTCATCGTGTACTATGAATTGGAGAGGTCTCCTTGTGTCCGTCATAGCCATTTTTTCTTTAATGGTCATATCACAATGCGAAAGTAACGCATCAACATACCATTCTATAGCAGAACGCCTATCTACAATGGTACCGTCACCCAATATAATACATTTATCTTTCATGATATGACTATTGTCTTTTATAACCATATCACCATGAGCAGATTCTATTGACGATAAGAATGAACGGTTACCAGTAAGACTTTCCGTATCTGCTCTAAACATAATAACGTCAGAGTAATTACTAAATATTGTCTCTCTAATAACCCCTTTAGTATCCAAAAATCTTACACGATTCTTATCGTCCAATTTATTATTTGTCTCTTGTATATGCGTAGTAGCTGATGTTGAATTGATTACTTCTTTAAGCGGTTTATTTTCAACAAACTTCGCATGTTTTGTTCCCACAGACATTGTGTCTGCATAATACGGAGACATAGTGTCATAAATTTTAGCACTGGCATCCATATTGTTAATACCTTCGTGCATAACCAGATTTCCGTCTTTATCAAGATTGTCTCGTATAATTCCATTCCCTTCCATATCTACGGTCTCTATAAAGGAGCCATCTTCATCCAAACCCATAAAACCAGTACCTTCCAGATATACGATTGTATCACCATAGGCACCAATCATCAAATCTCGTAATGTAAGTTTTCCGATGAGTTTAAATGCATCTTTGAATCGGTTATTGAGTTCGCTCATAGACATATGACCAGACATCCGAAGGATTTCGAATAATTTATTTCTGGTCTCCTTTACTTTCATAGCCGCAGACATAGCCTGAATCCATTCATGATATCCTATATCCAGTTCTCTCACACAAAGAACAGCATGGAGCCAAATTCTGGACATCATTTTCATCAAGTTATAATACTTGCTATCAAAGAGATATACAACCTCCATCTCCTTAATTTCAATAGTATATGATTTGAACCATCTGAGAATCCTTATAATACCGTTAATAACCGTTGTATCAATCGGATTCAAATACTGTAGATATTCTGTATCCGCAAATAATGTAGACATCTTTGTTGCAATGTAATTGATTTTATCTACACAAGAATCTCTATCAAGAGCATCAATATACTCATAGATCGGATAATCATAAGCTTTCAACCAATCCATATAGGTATCTGGTGTAGAACCATCTGGTAAATTAAAAACTTCATTATGAACATCCGTTATGAGCAATGTATTATAGAGTTTCTTATTTGCATGATATACTCTTTCATCTTGAGTAAGTTGCATCACTTCAATCAATAGTCTGGATAATTCCTTGACATTTCGATACATCTCATTTACATTCGATGCTGTCCTGAAGTAGATGTTATCAATGTATTTGAGAAGTTTTGGAGAATATAAGTCAGGATTGTTTCGAATCTCATCTTTAATTGCTTCCAAATCTTCATCAAAGTTAAAACCAAGAACCGCTAAAGTTTTTGATGGAGAAGTCAGTAAATCAGGTTCCATATTGTAGTATCTACAGAGAATACAGATAAGCATAATTTCAAGCTCAAACAAAGATACTTTGGAGTTGTTAATGAGTGAGAGATCGACCATAATGTTCGATGTCTCATTCGCCTTGTCACAAAGCATCTTTTGTAAGTAAACATGCTCAAACATCATTTCTTGCATACGAATAGTAATTGCAACATTCGTATACTTTGTTTCTGTATAGTTAATCTCTGCGTCCTGAAGTCTTTCAACGAGTTCCCTATCCTCTATCCAAAGAGAATCTGGAACCGTAACTGATTCATATGAATGAGCATTGGCATCGGTCTGTTCAACCAAATTGATATCAGTCTCATTCATTGGAACCCCAACGAAATAATATTCATACGACTTGGTTTTGTCCAACTCGTATGTTGCATTTCCATCTTCATCCAGAACCGTCCGATATATAAAAATTGGAACGGGTTCAGACTCAGCGTTCATCTGTACAGTTTTATGCTGTTTTACCAGCAGATATTTTGTAAGGTCATAATCATCATACTCTAATAACCCCAATATGTCATACATAACTTGAGATGTACATTTATTCATAATGAGTATATTAAGATTTTTGACCAGTGTCTTCTGTTGTCTGAATGTGAACATATCAACGAACGGAACACCATACGCTTCCAAAAACATTCGACAAGTTTCAAGGTCATAGAAATCTCTATCAACCATAACCTCAAACATAGAGTCTACCATTCTTTGAATAGCCATTACAAGGATAAAAAATCCAATGTAACTTTCATAGTATGGAAAAGATGCACTATAATGGAAGTTATACACTTGTCCAAGCATATAATGTCTTGCTTCCTCATAGTACATAACGAAGTCTCTATTAAATCGATTTGCGTTGTCCGGTCTTGGTACGTAAAGTAATTCAAAATGATCAGCCATACGAGCTTGTTCAATAGGAATTCTTCTACGTCCAAGATACTTTACGTATTCCGCATTGTATCCCGTATCGTTTATATAGTTATCATATATCTCTTTTAGATAACCACTATCATCCATTGCATTAAGAATGGTTTGCGGTAACCTATGAAGAGGTGTCATATTCTCAAGATTATCACTTTCATAATCTTCAACTGAGTTTCCTGTAAAACCAAATGCTATAAGTTCGTTCGGGTCTGGATAAATAAATTCCGCATCCACATCCGGTAAACCTGCAAGCATACGGTAATAATTATTTTTTTCCTCGTAGGAATCAATAATTGCTTTCCTACGAAGTTCCAAAACTTTAGTACGCTTTTCAAGTGGAACAAGATATGTATTTGTCCAAATTTGATCAATCAAATCTTTATCGTAAATTCCAGCCGCATTTAATATCTCGACGGTTAGAGTTTCTGGTCGAACAACCAACCAATCGTCAGTTTTCAATACCGCACCTATGTATTCATCTCCTGAAAATCTTGACTCAGGAGTTTCATACTTCTCTGCGTCTCTTACTGATTTATATACAATATGCGGAACGATTGCTTTAAGATATCTCTTAAAGCTATTCACCATTTCCATATGAATCATCTCCTTTCCGCGTACATACTTAAATGTATGTTAAAAATCCTTATTTTTAAGCATCTATTAACAGGAGACTAATTTGCATATAGATAGGAGGAAGATTATGACAATCAGAAATAGTGAAAATGGAAAAGAACCATTACTACTCAGTATACTGAAAGGGATTGCTATTAATTCAGGTGTAGGGCTGTTATCAACAGCGGCTCATGTAGTTGTATCAATGACAACTTCATTGATTATAGTTGGTGAATGGGATGAAAGTTTCAATAAAATTAACAAGATGGTTCATGACTTAAACCCAACACAGTATTCCAGATACAGATTACCAACTCCCAATAAAAACCATTATGAGTTAGTTGCTAATATCTCATATGTAGTTAATCTTGGACATAGTAACTGGGTTAAAATAAGCTCAGAACTTAACGAAGAAAAGACTGTGTATCGAGAGAAAAAGTTGAAGATATGGTTTTATGGGAAGAATAAATACAAGATAAGGGAAGAGTTTGTCCGTAAATCATTACAATATAATGATGGTAAGCATATTAGAGTTCGTCACATGAATGATACAGGGATGAGCCATGATATTTTACCTCATTCATTTGAAAATATTGTAATGGATAAAACGGTTAAGAATCATATTCAGTTAGGGCTTAAAAATTGGTATGATAGTAAAGATTGGTATACAAAGCATCAATTAGTACATAAGATTGGTATATTGTTATATGGTGAACCGGGTACTGGTAAATCTACAATAGCAAGAGCTGTCAGTACAATGTTTGGTTGTGCTCCAATCATGACATTAGACCAGCAAGACATTATGAGTTCTATATCGAGAATTATTCAAGTGAGAAAACGATACGATGGTTTAATCATTGTATTAATTGAAGATTTTGATATGTTCTTTACAACGAGAGAAGAAAACAGTCAAACTACTGATAACGATGAAGACCAGAAGAGAGATATCAATCAAAATACAGTATTTCAATTATTAGACGGTATCTACTCGACTGACAACACAATATACATAGCAACTACTAATTATATAGATAGACTCGATGAAGCTATGATAAGATACGGACGGTTTGACATACAAGAGGAACTCAAGTTTTTCACAAAAGAGCAAGCATTAGAATGTGTTAAAATGTTTGATTATGATGAAAATGTCTTGGATTCATTCAATTTGTCATATCCGGTTCAACCATCTTATTTACAAGGAAAGCTTATGGAATATCGAGCGAAAAATTGTTATAAAGGAGATGATATGGAATGATTATATTATATGGATCAACTGGTTCAGGAAAAACGACTACAGCTATAGAGTTGGAACGACTTGGTATGCGGGTCGTTCCAACTTATACAACTCGTCCACCAAGAGAAGATGATTTTGGAACCATATGTACTACTGAAGAAGAATTTGAAAAAGCTTTAATTAATAACAAAATCTTTACTCATACATCTTATAACGCCACATTTGGAAAATGCCGATATTGGCTAATGAAATCTGAATTCTCTGGCTATACAACTAATTCAGTATTGGTTGGAAATTATGAATTCTCGAATTCAATTAATGAATGGGCTGAAATAGCTTTCCGATGTAGTGTATTCAACGTATTCATTAAAGTAGATTATAATATTATCGTTGAACGAGATAATGCTAAATCTAAACGGATTGAAAGAATGGATAGGTTAAAACGAGATGATTATAAGATGAAGGAGTTAGAAGCAAGCGCTGATTTAATAATTAATAATCAATCCTTACAATTAAGTAAGAACGTAGTAGCTGACCTTATTATGGAAAGCTATGATATATTTTTAAAGGAAAGAGGTGTTTTTAAATGAAGCAAATGCCAGGTATTATTTTCGATAAGGCAGAAGCTCCTCATCCAAGGATTGATTCAGATAATGCTTCTTATTACTTGGATTACGATAAGACCGAAGAATACTTCGACTTCTTTGATAATGAAATTGCATTTATCAAAGGGGTTGAAAAACTTGTTCGGAAACATCGTTTCATACGGATTACTTATCCTAAATATCTCAAAGAAGTTGTTGGACTGCGGGAGTGTCAAGTATTTCCAAACATCAAAGATGACGGAAATACAAAGGTAAAACTTGAAATGCATCATGGACCAATTCTTACATTATTTGATACATGTGAGATTGTAACAAATGCATTTCGAGCCAGAGGTGTTGAGAATATCAATACACCTTCTGTTGCAAATGAGGTCGTAGAACAACATCGACTCAACAATGTACGAGTCATGTTTCTGTGCAAATCTGCTCATCAAAAAGTTCATGATGAAGGAATCTATATCAACTATAGACAAGGATTCGGAGATACTCTAAAATTTTTACAACTATTCGGTGATGGAGTCAGCAAGAATATGAAGATGAAGATAAATGAGTATCTTGCTTGGAGTTTGGAGCATGATTCTACAGACAATAACATTCTTCAAATTGCAGATACCATGAGAGAATGGGGTAACAATGACTTTGATGAATTTGAATCTATTCATTTAGAATAAGGAGTTAATGCTTATGGAAAATACGATTTTGATAGCCATTTTAATAGGAGTTGTGCTTTATCAAATCTATACTGACTTGTATAACCGGAGAAAGATGTTCGAAATCCAGATTGAAATGGCTAAAGCTCAACAAGCAATGACCAAAGAACTTACTTGGAAAGAGATTAAAGAAATCATCAATGATATCATATCGTTCAATGTAAGTACATATATTCTTCACAATGGTCTTATGAAGATGAACAATGAGAAATTGTCAGTCATGTGGACAATGATTATTGGTGAGTTATGTACAAAGGTGGATACTGCTATATCACCTGAAATAAAGAGACAGGCTTTCAAATCTATATCAGAAATGTATTTTAGTCGTTTCATAAAGAACTCTGTAGAGATAACAGTAGTTTATCAGTTGGAAAATAATCGGGATAATAATGTGAATAGACGACTGGATATGATACAGAGAAATCAGAATACAGTTAATATCCCAGAACCTGAAAAGAATACAAAAAAATAACATCTTAATTTGCATTTCACAAAAATGTAATCTTGGGAGTCTTTATCACTCCCAAGATTACTAAAACCGTGACAGAACGCGGTTTCTTTATTCAATTATATTACAGTTTAACCATAACTCGGTCTATAACTGTAATGTTCTACTCTCGGATTGGTCTCACCCAAATAGTCGTGAAAACTAAATGGTACAGGACCAATCACACGGGTATCACCCGGAGCATATGGAGTCCCATACTGAATACGGTTGGCGAAACTTCTCAGTATGGGATTATCCATAATATCTAAGGATTTAATATATAAACAAAAAGTCTATGAACCGGATTTTTGGAAATATACAAAAAATACAATGGATAGTGAATCTTAAATGATTTCACTATCCATTGTTCCGTTTCCAGTGATTTCGGGAGTCTGACCCGCTTGCAAGTATTCTTGCTTTACCGGTTGGCGGTATACAATTTCTTTCCATGCTAACCAACCGTTTCTACGTTACGACAAATATCTGCAAGGAACATCCTCACCGATACTGGTCCCGGAACATCCGCAACCATTAGAGATTAACTTTAATCAATATGCCGATCTTGTCATTTCTTCTTTGGGAGCCCGTTCACCCACTGGCTTTTTCGTCTTGATTCATGACCATCCTCAAAGACCTTCCTACTTTTTCTGAATCGGGTGTCTAATTTACCTCAGCTTATTGGTTACAATGTTTACAATCCGCATACGTTCGAATTGCCATCCACCCATCTCTTTGGGTGCCCGCAGGAACTCCAACAGTATTCCGTGCACTGAATAAAGTTGTGTCGATCTTCAATAAGCATATAGACGGAGAGACCTCTCATTTACCAGTCCGTCATTTTTGTCCATGGGTCGTCTTGATTATCTGGTATTTTTCGATCGTGTTGTCGCTACTCCGAGCGATGCCATGTTTAACATGGGAACTAAGATATGATTAAAGTTATAGCGTATGTCTAATATCTCTTTAATAGACATATCTGCTTCATCTACTTCAAACTCTTTTCCATCCATTTGCAATCTATACGACGATACATCGTTAAAGTCTCGGTAAACCGATATTGGAAGTCTAAAGAACTTATAGTCATCGATCGTTTTGACCATAAATTTTGTAGCTCCTTCATAATCAAACTTCACGAGATATCTTAGATATCGTTTGATAATAGAGATGATTCCATCCATATGATATTTCAGGAGTTGCTCATCTTTGATACCTTTGATTGCTATATCGTCCGTGTAAGAGTTGAAATAAACTTCATAGGTCTTATGTCTGGACTTGAGATTGGTAACTAATTCATCTTGCCCTAAGAGAATATAAATATCATACGCATGTTTCTCTCGGAAATTAATATAGTTTCCAAATTCTGTATGAGGAGCATATCTCTTAATAAAGATAGCGTCCCTCTTTACAGAAAAAATATCATCCACCTGTAGATCGTTTGCTGACCCAAACATGAGTCGATACTTAGTAAATAACATTTCTAACTTCTTACCAGTATTTCGAATGTCTGGATTCTTACTATACTTCAGCTTTCCTATTGTGATATCCCGTTCATGCTTATCTGGGATTGCTTTCAACTTTTCAATTTCATTTGTTGGTAACAAATTTTCCTCTCGTATGATTGAAAATCCTCCTTCTTTCATATCATACTCGATAATATCCCCGATGAACAGATCGATTGGATCTGTCCACCGGGGCTTTTCTAAAACGTTTTTTGCCTCTTCTGTTAGCATTTACTACTTACTCGTATTCAACAATTCGCTGAGCAGTCAGCTTTAATTCATGGAGGATTTTATCCACCAACTGCTCCTTTGTTGAACCTGGAGTTATTCTTACAGTCTTTGCTCTGCAAAGGTCTTTGATATCATTCTCAGACCGTTTCATGAGCAAATCCCTAACTTTGTCTTCAAGGCTTTCCGTAAACCTATTCCAGAACATCGTTGTGAAGTCATTCTCAGTTCCCGGTTCCGCCATCATTGTTGCAACGATACCTTTCTGCAACTCAAGCCGTTCGTGAATCTTATCGATATTCCCAACATTTCTCAGAATGATGTTAAAGTCTTTTCCATCAAACTCTTCTGGAATATCAATATCAAGAGACTTCACAACTTTCTTATATGCTGCTTTATCATCAAACGTTGTAGACAATTTTTCCAAATCTGTAAAGAGATAAGACTGGAAATCAAATTGATCCAGAATAAACATCTGAAGATAATTCGGAATCTGCCCAGCATACTCATACGCAGCATTAACAATCAATACATCACAATGACTATTGATAGCCATATCTACGATTGCACATAAATCATTCATCGGCTCCGCACTCAGTAAATGACTATTATACAGCTCGATAAACATATCACGTTTTCCGGCATAACAATATTCCATTGCACTTGCCGGTGGACGTAATGAACTTACAAATTCAATGTTGTCATACTTGCTTTCATAGTCAATGCCTGTAGATATACTCGCAATCGTAGATTTTTGTTTAATTGATCCGTTCAGTTCATGTGATGCTATCAGTATAAAATAGTTCGCAAGGTCATTATACCTTGCGAACTTCATGATAAGGTCATCAAATGAAATGAACATAATCGAACCTGTGTGTTCATTTGCCATTTTTACACCCCGTTTCTTTTTAAAGAGTCACTTTGGTGCCATACTCCATTTCGACACCATTGACCTTTATTGTTTCCATTTCAGACTCTTTCTCTGATTCCTTCTCAGAAGTTTCAGAATATACCACAGCCTCACTTTCAGAATCTGGTTCTGATTCTACATCTGGTTCAGGTGTAGATTCTTCAACTGGTTCACCAGTTTCTTCTGACTCTACCGATTCATCATTCGGAGCTGTAGCCTGAAAACATTTATCAGACAATGATTCCTGTAATTCCTCCGGGGTCGATTCTTTCTCCTCAGATTCCTCTTCCGGAGTATCAACCTGCGTAGCTACACTATAATCACTTGGAGCTTCCATAACAGGCTCTTCTTCAACCGGTTCGGGTTCAGACTCTGATTCAAGCGTAGATTGAGTCTGAACTGGGTTTGCAGAATTATCATCATCCTGAACAGTCACCGTGATCGGAACTCCTGCCGCTGCTTCCTGACGTTTCTTGAGATCTGCAAGATATTCATCTTCCTGACGTTTCCGAACATCTTCAATATCACGTTCCTTCTGATTCCGCTCATTTACCATCTTTGCGATGATATTATTGAGGCTTACCGACGGATCGAAATCGTCTTCTTCCTCTTCATTATAATTATTGACCATCTGGGGACCATAATCACACCCGTTCGTTTCATCGAATGTCCTCATATCACCAACAGGACCGCCGAACATGTAACGAGACTGATAGTTCTCAGTATAAATCGGCTCTGGCTCTTCCTCAGACAGATTCTGATACAAAAGCTGTTTTGCTTCTTCATCCTGAGGATTACGAAGCATCCTAATCATCAGATCAAGCTTATTGGTTTCCATAGTTTCTTCTCCTTCCTCAATATTCAGAGTCATCAGTTTTCCCTCCTCTTTCATCTTAATATAGCGATAATAATCGCCTGGATTATCAATGATAACTGCATTGTCACCAATCATTCTATCTTCGATAACCGCTATATCTTTCGAAATAACTCCTTTTGGTAAACGAATTGATTCTCCTTTCCTCTCTTTTATCATGTCGATATCGACTTGCTTTCCTTGAATCCGCTTTCTATCATTATAGGTATATACGGCTCTACAACCAGACCTATCTGTACACATCAACTTATCATAAGTCGAATCATACGTAAGTGGGCTACCGCACCGACTACACGTAAACAAATTCTCTGTAAAACGATGGCAATAAGCGTAATCCAAGATTACTGGTTTATTCTCTCGAATACCCCAGTTTGTCATGTTCTTCTTGATATAGCCAACATCACCAAGAAGATAATCATTGCAAAGTCTATCGAGTACTTTCCGAATTTCTGTACGATAAAGTTCCCACTTATCATTCGTCATCAACTCAACACACTCTGCAATTAAAATATATCCGTTCGTTTCATAACTCTTGGTAACATACGGTTGCAATTCGGGACTTAGAGAATATTCAATCAAATTATCAAGATATCCTTGTTCATCCATTGCAAATTTTACCGCATATCCATCGATTTGTAATGCTAACCGATTCGTTGCGCCACCAAGAAATTGAAACGGAACTTCATAAGTGTAAAGAAGATTACTAAGCGTAACCATTTTCTCCGCATTGGATTCTATACGCTTAGTATCACAAATCGCCCCAATATACCGAAGGAGCTTTTCATCTTTTCCGAAGATCGTTTTGATCTTGCTTTTAACTGTAACCATGTCAATCCCTCCTCATTAAGTTAAAGATAGAATTGACTAAATCGTCACTCTCAGAATACATCGGATCTACACCACCAGTTGTTTCATCCATCATATAACTGGTATCAACTACGGGATAACTATTTCCACCTCCACGACGAATTCTTCTCGCTTTCCGTTTCCTCTGAGCTTTCTCTAATGATGATCCAACATTCGCATAGTTAAGCAACCTGCTTTCGGACCATCCATTCTCTGCCAAGAACCGAATAAGCAACCGCTGCTCGTGTTCTTTTCGTGTCATAGGACGACCTGTTTTCTCATCTTTTACCATCTCATTCATATTGATAGGTTTCTCTGGAATCTCTTCATGATTCACCATCTTTGTGAGAAGACCAGGTTCTGAATAAGGTCGTTCTTCCTCAAACCTTTTCCTTATGTTCTCGGGAGAATTTTTAAATATTTCGTGAGATTGATCCATTTCTCCACCGGGCTTATACCAACTATGGAATACTTTATTAAGTTCATCAAGGCTTCCGATTGATGAATGAAATGACCCACCACTGTACTCTTCGTCCAATTTCTCCTTTACTTGCTTTGCAGTTCCAATAGAGTCTTCTACTGTATACGATTTTTCAATTTCCACATCAGCCATCTCTTCCTTCATAATACGCAGCCATTCCTCTGCTGCTCCATCTGGCTGAACTTCTGTCTTCGTAGGAATTGTTCCCGATAAATACATATCATAATCTTCTGCTGCTCTGGATAATACAGGGACTGGTGGAATCCATTCCTTAATCATGCCCATCTGGATTCGTTCTATAAATCTCTCTTCTCCATATTTCTCAACAAGATAATCGAAATACCGATTTCTTCTATGGATTGCTTCCAAATATTCTTCATAGTTACGATAAGACCGCTTAATAGTTCGTGCTTCACGTAGTTCTTGAGAAATCTCTCCATTGTTATTGTAATAAACATCATAAAACTCAAGAGATGACTGCATAAAGACTTCATCATAGTCATGAGCACATCTGGTCCGTCGTAAAATTGTCATTTCATCTTCGTTAATCTTCCTAAGATTATCTAACGACAATTTAAACTTGGGACCAGCATGTACTTCTTCCTGTTCCTTTTCCTCCGGTAACTCTTTCTCATCTTTGTCTTCAATGTGATGTTTCTTCTTGAAGTCTTCATAAGATGATTTGGTTCCAAAGAAAAGGTCGAGGTCGTTTATGTCGGTGACAAATGATTTTTCTTCATCCATAAACGACTCCCTCCTTTCTATATTTGATATCACTTTAATATATATCTAATTTACCAAATATATCCTCAGTACGGAAAATGTTTGTGAGTATATCAATACCACTATCAGATACCCGGATGTCATCTTTATAAGTAGAATTGAATAATCCTCTCCTATCCGCCGTATAATGGTAATTAATGGAATGATCTCCACGAGAATACCAAATATAATACCCGTCATTATGGTTGACAAGACGCGGAATATTTTCTACTGGTTCCGATACCTCTAATAGAAGATAAATCTTCATACTCTCTAATGGAATATATTCTCTACCTCTATTTGGAGACAACCAATACTGATAATAGAATAAATGTTCTTTTGATGGATTATTGAACCGAAAACGATTCTGTCCTATAACATATCCTAATAAATCTTTCAACTCAGATAGACTTGGGTTACGAATAAATGTAAGAAGTGGGTCAACCGCAGCAGTATCCCTGAACAATGGATGTATCTCAGTCATTACCCTTACAAGAGCCGAGTAGATAACATAATAGGGATTTTTGTTGACGTGTTCCCAATCTTCTTCCTGAATATATCCACCCGGAAACATAATTCTGTCATTATCGTTATCCATAAATAACCAAATTCCATCATGAGCCGGGTTGGTTAGCAATAAATTACACTCAAAGCTAACCATCCCGGGTACATCTTTTTGGAAATTGGTCGGATAACTATGACGTTTGACTTTATCGTTGATAAATGCTTCAGGGTGATTCAACTCTACCAGACGACCATCTTTTGGTCTCTTTGGATGGAATTTAAGTTCAAATTCATCCCTGTCAAGATAAATATCTCTTATCATAATATCCTCCTTATTAGAATGATACTCTATCTGTCAGTGTATCATCATCCTTTACCCATTCAAGAACAGTATGTCTCTCATAATTATCCCTATCTATACGGATATAGACATCTCGTATTCCCGAATTGATGATTATCATTTTGCAGTTAGAGCAACATTCCGGTTTTTCTATATAATCTTTGCTGGTCATATCCAGACCAACCAGATACATTGAGGCACCTTTCATCATTCGGCGACTGGCTGAGATTATTGCATTTACTTCAGCGTGTACACTCCGACACATTCCCTGTACGCAGTCACCGATCAGGTTTCCTCTATCTTTAAAACAACATCCAACATCTGTACAGTTTTGTCTCCCTCTTGGAGCACCCATATAACCCGTTGCGATGACTTCGTCATCACTAACAATTACGGCACCCCAATGAAAACGGAGACAAGTACTATTCTGGGATATTGTTTCTGCAACGTCCAAATAATAGTTGACTTTGTCTCTACGGAGATCCATACCAATAGCTAATCCACCGGTAATGATTCCGTGTTCACTTGGTATCATAGTAGACATAGATTATTTACCTCCTTCTTTATTTTAAAATATTGTAACTGTAAAAGTGAATTGGTATAGCTAATATCAATGCTATACCAATTCAATATTATGCGTATGCTTTTAACATAGAGGGGTCAATCCCATCTTCCATAGGGGTTTCACCATCAACGTCTAAATACACGAATTGTACATAGAGAGCTTTGTTTGCTTCACGTAATGCTTCTGGATCAGCCTTAAACTTCCTTGAAAGTTGCACTTGCTCATTTAAAGTCATCAATGTCTGGTCCGGTATCCAATCATAGTATTTCTTGGTAAACTCTACAAATCTACCATAAACACACCAAAGAGGAACTGTAAGTTGATCGTCGTGAACTAATTGATGAGCAGTAACGGATAATGGAATAAGCCCTATTAACCCAGAATAATGTAATCGCATAACTTCTTCTACAACCTTGAATTCATCGATAAGACCAAGTATTTCTTCTTGCTTTCTCATGACAATATCAGTTATAGAAAAAAGAGTGAATGGGGAATGATGAATCTCAATCATCCCTTTCTTCTTATCTGCCTTGAATGAATTCAAAAACGTACATTCGTTCATATCAACATGTTTCCGAAGATATGCGATAAGGTCAGTATACTCCAAAGTCGCTCTACAATAACCCTCTATTTCTTTTGTAAGTTTTACTCTCTGTTTATCGTTAGTAATAACAGGGAGTCTCGGAATGATAATCGGCTTTTCAATATGGACGTGCTTGATTTTGCTCGATGATATTCCGGAAGTCTTTTGTGGAATTCTCATATACATCACCTCCATAATGTTACTTATTATGGAGGTGTGTATTTACGAGTGTTCTGAGTTATCCCATTTTACAGCTTTCAAGGAACTTATCATATTCATCATACTCATTACGGAGAGCATTGATAATCTCCATAAAACGATCATGATAATACTCTGAAAGTGTATCTATATGCTGTTCCTCGAATCGATCAATAGGGGTTAAAGTCCGATAAGTTGTCCTCGGCTTTCCATTCGGATTATTTGTCTTCGGAACCCGGCTTTCCTTAATCGGATTCTTTTCCTTGGTCTGTCCATCGGATTCATACATCAGGAAATCAGATACGAATTCCCTGAAAACATCCGCATCTTCCTCGCTGCTACCAAGCACATTTGCCAAATATACCAAATCTTCATTCCAAGCCATAATATCATCATCACTCCATGTAGACGGGAGATGCATGTCATCATACATATGGCTTATAAAATTCAACCGAACTTCATACAGGCAAGCGTGTGTCAGTTCATGTTTAATGACCTTTGGATAGTTATCCGGATTAACTGTATCTGGACTTTCAGCAATACAAATCAAATGACCAGTATTGGTATGTTCAACATACTCTACCACGGGTTCAGGATTCTCATTTTCTTCCGTAGGTTCCGGAGTTGTCTCAACCTTAACCATCACCTTAAATGTATCATTAAGACATACTCCATCGATATTATAATCAAACCCATCAGGAGTCTTGTTGTCGTTAGACGCATCAATAAACTCCTTGTTGAGCTTAGACTTTGACGTATTAGCAAAATATTCAATGTTAATGTCGCCATCCTCTGTTGTATATTCATAATGTTTGAATTTATCATTCTCTCCTATAAAGAGATCTAAGTTCTTTCCCAGACTTGGCACCATACTAAACAGATAAGAATGATCAATAATATCATAAAGATCGTTATGACCATCATAAACGCATGGGCCATCTGTCGCAACCTTCATAAAGAACTGGGTTCTTACCTCGGAGAATCTCTGCTTTAAACCAATTCGCATCAGAGTTCTCCATAAACGTACATAATCCAACTTCTTCTCTTCCTTCTTTTCTTCATCCATCGTGTTACTTCCTCCTTTATCAAACTAATGTACCGTGGATGATTATATTTTTCATCCACGGTTGGTTAATATAGTTTCTATGCCTCGATTTCTTCTGTATGTGATTCTTCGTTAAATTGACTCCACCATTCATCTTCATACAGTTCAATAGTAGATAATTGGATTGTATCAGTCATTTCCTTATCAAGAACTGTAATTAAATCAATCGCAAATAAGTTACTGAAGTGAAGTTTGTGGTCTTGTGATTGCGGATTGGTTTGAACTGTAGCCCGATAGTAAAGAATATGATTTTTCTCTGGATCAAAGTTCTCATTGAAATCAATAACCAAGTATATCTTATCGTCTATAATGATAGAACTTTGCATGATACCGATAGTTCCAGCCGATTCTACCTTATGATAATCTGACGATTCAGTGTCATACCGATAATCAAATAGGCTACTATGGTTTACAACGATGCCTTGTCCGTGAATTCTGTATCCATCTAATGCGTCTTTAAGTTCTTGAATGGATGGAAATCTACTGGCTATTTCACCAGATGATGCCATCTGGGTCTTTAGTTCAGCTAAATAAATAGCCATCATTGACCCCCTTTCTGAACGTAATCTAATCGTTCCACTTCACCATTTGTAATTTTTGCAATGAATGCACCTCTTCCTTCATGCATTAGTGATTTATATTCATCTGGTACATCCAATGCAATGTAATACGTATCGTATTTCGTATCAATATCGACACCTTCAAATGTAACATCCTTTACAGTGCCTATTTTAGTCTCATTCATCAAGTCATTGACTGATGTATATACATCAAAAGATGTTACCTCTTTCTTAGCTATAAAGGTATCAATCAAGACTGCATATCGAATGTGTCCAATAGAGTCTTGTTTCCTATGAGCTTCGATAATGAACTTCATGTTTCTTAGTACCTCCTATTATATACTCCTGAATCAATGAAGACAACTGCTGTAGGGTTTAACATTTCAGAATTTGCCGTAATCATCTGATTTGGATTACTATACATTACAAACTTCCAGAAATATACCAAATCAATTGTCTTCTCTAAATCTACTGTAAGTCCATGTCGAATCATTTTCTTAATAGATGTATAGGTATAGATAATGAACAGTAGATTACTAATTACTTCATTGTACTCAGGATTAACATATTTCATTAACGGCGTGGCACTAAGCATTATTCTGCAAATATAATCACAAATAAATTCCTTATGTTTTTGAATGAACTTATTCGTGAACAATTCACTATACTTCTCTTTGTAAGTTACATAACATCGTTCATTTTTTGAAGTGGTCGATGCAAGATGGGAATTTAGGATATCTTCCATTTCCGTATTATAAATCTCCTTCAGTAGATTAATCAATTCCATATGAGAATTACATCCATAGATTACCATATTTGCATCTGAATCAATCTCTCTATATTCTTTAAAATAAGAAATGGCTATATATGGGTTTTCTGTCCATGCAACGACTTCTGAAACTTCCTTGTCGTAATCTAACTTGTCGTAATCTAACGTAGATGTTAATATTATATAAAACTTTCTCATTTTTCAACAGCTACTCCTTCCACATAGTCATCTATTAACCTCCCATTATAATTACATGCTCGAATAAGAAACGTATAAAATACGTAATATTCGTTATAAATATCATTGTACTCTAAATCAGCCAATGTCGCATGTGTTGAGTCAAAGTTTGCGATCTTTGTAAGTTTATCTCTAAGTGTTGGCGACAGCGTCTCAAACCAATCAGGATCTGCATCATAGTCCATGTTTACAATACGTAAATAAATAAATAAGTATACCATGGATACACGTATTATGAGATGTTGGATGCAACGAATTTCCGGTATATCATTGAAATATTTCTTCATTCCTACAAAGAATTCTTTTCCTGATATTGTAAATGGAATAATTTCTTCTTCAAATATATCAAAGTCTTGACAAGCTTCATGAAGCTTGTCAAGTAATTCATCGTTTGTATATAAAACAAAATTAACAAATGGAATTTCTTCTTGTAATATAAAAAGGTTTCCGTTGATGTCTACATTTAATCCTGTTTTATTTGGATATCGAAGTTGCTCATATGTACAATGATGAGCAACTTCTGTATGCCAGTCGACTAGTTTTAAAAACTGCTGGTAAAACATTGTAAATTGATGAAACCGCCATTCACTATTTGAAAACGATCCATTGATACACTCAAGTACAGTGTAATTAAGACTTGCTTCTACATCTTGTGGAATATGGTCAATTACGAGAACAAACCAATCAAACGGTTTATCTGCATTCTCTAAAGCCCATGGAGTATTGAGCTCCGACCAATACATAGAGCCCATGGTTTATCACCCCCAATATATTTTATTAGTTCCTCTATTCTTCATCTTCCTCATAATATTCATATTCAGGATCATCTAATGAACCTGTCATATTTGTAAGTTGTTCAATGGTTGCTCTTGCTGAGTTATTAATTTTGCTATCCAACGTCTTAATGGATTCGGAATCAAAATCCTGAAGAACTCTCCGGATATCAATGATTCTCCCATATTCACGAATATTCTCTGCATGTTCCAGTTCATAAACGATATCGTCCATAATCTTCATACCCTTTTTGAAAAGAGCTTCATCCTCTTTCGATTGAGGGACAATAGCTGGAAGAGCCAGCATAACGTCCTTAACTCGATTTGTAACAATTTTTGCAAATTCCCTAACAACGTGAGCATCTTCCATATTATTTGACATGATTATTCCTCCTTTAGAATCATAGATAGGTTTATACTTTACTGTAATATAGGTTTCAAAACTTTAATCATATAAAAAATAAAACTACATATACAAAAAAGTAATCGGGGAGTCTTTATCACTCCACCGATTACTTCCCAGCTATTTTGCTTGTTTATAGCTGGTTATTATTGCTTCTTACCTAATTGAACGGTATTGATATACCATCTTATTAGGCGAAGCGTGCTGTGTTCCCAAAGGGGAACGGGTAACACCCGATTAACCCTGGTTTCGGCAGGGTTGTACGGAGTCCCATACTGGAGGCGATTAATCACGCTCTTCAGTATGGGATTTTCCGTCCCCATGAAACAACTAATATCTTTACGGTCTTTAGTTGTAAGCATATCTCCGGTTCTCCTTTCTAAATACTCGATATGATTTCGCATCTCCTTTCTATGTAGATTTGCATTTATATACCTCCTTTCAAATTATTTCTTCCATCATATCTAAGTATTTAATATAGTTGCAAAATCTCTGTGAACCGGATTTTTGGAAATATACAAAAAATAAACACGGATGAGGAATTCTATCGTTCCTCATCCGTATTATGTTTTCAGTCAATTACTACCAGTCGTCTTCTTCAGTTGACTCATCATATGGAGTTCCACAGACACTGATATCTGTTTCACTCCAATCATCGTCATACTCTGGTCCCATAGTGTTTTCCTCCTTTCTCTTATGTACAAATTACTCCATCAATACAAAGCAGGATCGTCAAAATACCCGCATATAATAATCATAGCGATTATCACGACTATGCAGATATATGTTTTAAACGCCTGCAATTGTACCCAGTTGAGGAAATCATTATCAGGACCGTCGTACTGTTCTTGTAGATTAAGCTCATCGGCAAAATCAATTAATTTGTCTCTGCGTTTCATGTGAACTTTGCGAGCTAAACCCCAAACCCTTTTGGATCTTTCCCCTGTCATAAAGTATGCCATCCAAAGTAGAATCTCAGTTACTGCTAACATCATTGTCATTTTGGTTTCTCCCTTCGTATTTTAATCATTTCTTCTGATTGTTACAAAGGTTTAATATAGAATCATAATCTCTACGAAACGGATTTTATCGTTTCGCAAAGATTGATTCATATGGTGAAGCATTGTCATATAATACTTGCTGACTCTTTGGACGAATAATTTCAATAGGAAATAATTTGAAATGTTCTTCGTTCATATTGGCAAGCGTATTATCATCATAGTTATCAACAAGACAACTTGTGATCTTATGAATTTCAACAGGTTCAATATCCTTTAACTGATATTCCAAATTCGTAGATCTATAATTACGTTCAAATATATCGACAAAATCGCCTTTCAATATGGACTTCAACATATCAACATCTTTTGTCGATTCTGTAATCATTCCCCTATCAATAGCTACTTCAATCATCTTGATTATTGTAGCAATTCCAACCCCAGATAACTTTGGTATACTTCTATCCGAGTCTCCTAATATTGCATTAATAAATTCAAGGAAATTTGTAGACGTTGAGAGTACAGACGAAACACCTGATTTATCCTTTAATACTTCAATTACGTTCCTATCATTAATCAACATAGGGGTCTTCTTCTTTATTGATGGATAAATGATTTGAAACCCATAATTCACATAGCTATACTCGTATGGATTGTTAGATACCAAAACATTCATTGTTTTTACACCATCTTTTTGATAGACTTCCCTATCTAAGAGTAATGGAATTACGGATGATTCAATACCGAGAGGATTAACAAGGTAGACTTCATTCACATACTGAATACAAGTAGTCAAAAACTTGTACGCTTCTTCCAATCTATCTACGATTATAGAAGTTTCTATACTCCCTTTTCGATACCTATCATTATGCGTTGTCCGATAGGTTGGAATATATCGTTTGTTTTTATATTCTTCTGGTATCGGATAATTCCAATACAAAATTATTCGAGAATCAATGTTCTGCTTAGCTAACCAAAGTCTATAATGCTGACCAAGATTGATGATGTTACTAATCAGGCTCAAAGAAAATTTCTTTTCATAGTCATTTCCCGCATCAACGCTGGACGCTGCCTGAATAAAATTGTTAGTTCTCGGAGTCATAATTAACCGAAATACGTTTTCCAAATTAATGTAAACAATTACTCTGGAAACACTCTTGTCTATAAAATTCCATTTATCAAGTATATCAAACTTGACTTTATGCATATTGAATAAGGGGTCTATAAAATCCATAATTTATTACCCTCCTTTACTTCGTTTCTTCTTTGTTTTCTTCTTCGTAGAAAGTGACTTTTGTAAAGTCTTATTGAGTAATTTTTCCTTTGCATTTTCCAAAGAGTTTTTCTCTGGATTTTCTATTCCTTTTTCAATCCGTTCAGTTATATCATATTGCGGTAATTTCTTCATACATACGTATCTCCTAATACAAAAAAGAGACAGAGTACCCAAAGGTACTCTGTCTCTTTCTCTTTTATGTGAAGCCTTTTAACCGGCGTTAGTAGCTTCGACCGTTTCCATTGTTTCCACCGTTGTTGTGGTTTCCGCTCCCACGATTGACAGATTCCATCAGGTCCTTGGTAATCCTGCCGTAATTGATTCCGGACACCTTTCCCTTCTGGGAAGAATCAGACACGATATGTTTCATAATCATCATGCTGAAATTAGAATCTCCAATCGGCTGTACCGTGAGAATCCGGAAGTCATACGGATCGTCATCCTGAATACCGAGCGCCAATGCCATCACAGAAGTCCAATCCAACTCCAATGAAGCCACATCCCGTGCGTTCGGAACCTTCTTGATATTCATAATCGCCTTGCCTTTTTCGTTAATCTTGCAAAGCGACTTGATTGCCTGATCAAACTCATTGCTTGTTCCATAGTTCCCTGTACTGTTATAACCGGAACCGGCCGCCTGTACCATGTTGATACGACCATTCCCGTTGCCGTTGTTTCCTTTACCACGATAGAATATATTCTTTCCGTTCTTGGTAACGAAATACGCAACCGCAGTCAGGTCTGTGATACCAACCGCATTCCTTGCCATTGTCGGAGCAATGATGATGTTATCAAGCTCCGTGATATTGAAGCTGTTGCGAATAACTTCAACCACCTTTGCGGCGAAAGCTTTCGTAGTGTCCTGGAACACACGACCAATTTCCGGGGTGTCGATAACAGGAGCAAGTCCTTTCACGAGTCCCTGACCGTAAGTTCCATTCTGATTGTTGTTTGTTTGAGACATGTCTCTACCTCCTTTTAAAAGATAAAATTTGATAACTGATACCGACTAAGGATTTAACCGGTATTTCCTTAATCGACGTTTTAATATATAAACAAAATGGAGTTTATATATCTCCATCTCATTTACGTCAGATTACAACATTGTAGATTCCATATTACTTATTAAGTTATTATAAAAACCTATCATAGAGCTATTCATATATGTTTCCCACGCCCGGTTCGGTGGGCAATATGTCGGACCAATGTTCCATACCGAAATCTTGTGCCAAGAACCAACGTACTTCTCAGACATAAGATTTCCCCAATATTGTGTACAATCATACAAACCGGAAAATATCTTTCCGATTTCCATACCATAGAAATTCTTCCTTATCTTTGCACGGTCGGATTTTCCTTTTCCAGATTCCAACGATGATACTGACATTGCAAACATCGCGTTTATATGATGATTTTTCTCTAAGTCAACCAGTGCCTGTTCATTTCCTTCCCACCAAGTTCCTTTGGTAAGCAAACTGAAGTCTTCTGCATTCAAATTACTGACCTTGGAAATGTCATTTGGATCACAGACAATTGAACTAATGTACTCTTTAATAGCAGCGATTCTTTCATTCTCTATATCCTGCCTGACCTGTTTTTCCAAGGTCTCAAGAGTTCGTCGTTCTTCAATAACCTGTTTCTGGATGCTTGCATTTGCCATATCTGGTATAACCATTGCAATTTGTATGGTCTTTAGTGGTGTTACCTTTGAGTTCGATTGAACTGCTGCCTCTGGTGTTGTAAATTCAATGGTTCGTGCGTAATGTGATGATATCGCTACAGTAATTAACGATATGATAAGAATAAGATAGTCGATAGGTGATATACGGTAACGATACATTACTAAAGCTTCTGAATTCATTATTCAGTACCTCCTGTTTTCTAACTAATTTACGGTGTTTCATTTCCCTTATTTCTTTACCTCACTAAATTAAGTTTGCTGTATTAATGGTTACAAAGTTCTATTTTCTTATAAGCATTCCTCCTTGATTTCATTCTAACAGAAAAGGCAAAACATAATAGAGGGAACTGGTACATTATCGTGCCAATTCCCTCTAAGACCTATTCTTAATATAGAAATCAAGTTTAAGTCAGATTATTCGTCTTCATAACATCGTCAATGTATGACGTTGCAGACTCTTCATATTTCGATATACCACCGGGTACTGAATGGTTCAGCATCCCCGTATAGGTTGACACGTCTCTTTCGATGCTCTCCTTGATGGATTGCAACTCAGCCATAGTAGCTTTGTCTTTAACTGTGATATTCTGCATAAAGCTCTCAAGAGCCATCTCTCTGGCAATACTATTCGCAGCATTTTCCAAGTCTCCATCAAGTAAACTATGATTCAACTCCGAATGAATGGATGCTCCACTTTCAACTACTAATGAACATAATCGGGAATTAACATTCTGCTGGTATTGACTCTCCGTTGCCTGCTCAGAACTCTCCATTAGAGAGGAGCTTAAAGCTTCCGAGATACCTACATAGTCTTCATCCCAATCAGCACGTTCGCCGATATAGAACTTTCCAATTTCACTCGTTATATCATCAAGTCCTGATATTAACTCATCCAACGCCACATTCATAGCACCGTCATCCAAGTGAAAATCCTTATGGACTTTCTTATACATTTTCTCTACCGTATTAAACGGCTCAGCTAAATCTTCTGCATCCCATGAGTGTGAGTTTCTTACGAAATTCACGTATTCATCCATTTGGTCCTTTCGGAACAGATTTGTCTTAACGAAGACAGATGAATTGTCAAGCTCGTCGATTAGGCTCTTTAATTGAGACTCCAATCGCTTGACCACATGAGTGTATTTGAGATAGTCCTCTGATAGAACATCTCGTGCAGACACAAGGTCCACATTTTCTTCTTTTATCAATTTCAATAGTATCGCTTTTACAATAATCTGGGAATAAACCAGACACGATACTTGACCTACTTGGTCAATGATTTCCTTTAATTTGGAATCAATAGACGAAAGTGCATACATAGCTGTTGATGTATCCATTCCGAAGCAATCAATCAAGTAGTTATTAGTAGCATTTATTATCAACGAATTAGCTACATTCGATTGGTAAGTTTTCGGATGATATAACTTCGTTTCATCAAGCTCATTAGACTTTGTAAGAAAGTCTCCTAATTCCGAAATAGAACTCGGAAACCGGTCTATTCCATCATTACAGAGAAATTTTACGTCATCCATAATCTCGTCGAAATTCAGAATGAAGTCCTTCAACCCCAACGGCGGAATGTCTTCACCACTATCCTTTTTCATAGGGGTATCCAAACGCTGACCTAATTCGGTACACGCTTTCGTTAGAGCAAGGCTTCTATCATCGAGTAGGCTTTGAAGCTGGTTCGAATCCAGTAAACCATGCCGCTCTAATAGACTAACTGTCTTGATTGTATCCGGTAAAGATATATCAGCGCAACTTTCAGTCATATTAATTTCTATGTTGGCAGATGATTGATTTTTAGTTGAAATACTTTTTGAAAGTGCGTTTGCCAATGCTAATAAAAATACACTTAAAACATTTCTATCTGTATTCTTACAAACATCATCCACCAAGTCCTGAAATTGACCAATAAGCTTTTCTAAGTCCACACTATCCGCATATCCATAACTAAGATTATTAATAAACTTAGTACGAAGTGAGCTGATAATCAATTGTAATAAATCGTTGTCTTCATTATAGGGATTTACGTTCACAGTGAATGTATCCCATATAGATTGTATCCTACCAGAAGTCGAAAGAATATCTTGTTCAAGAAGAACTTCTTTCGTTGCCTCATTATTCAATAATGACATCAGAAAAACCTCCTTCCTCTAATTTCTCCGCAATAATCTTATCAATAACTTTCTGGTCGTAGTGTTTCAAAATACCCGTCTTGATAAATACGAAGTTCTTATTTTTCGCAAGATTATACGGAGATGTCATATAGGGTTGTGTTTTGATAATTCGATTATTACCGGCATTAATTACCGATGCAACGAATTCGGAACAGAAGAACTTATCCTCTCTGGAAGAACCTCTACCAAAGATAAAGTTCGTCAACCCAAGGAAATTGTATTTGAGGTCGGATTTCCTTGCAAGTAACTCATTGACAAAGTTCTGCATGGAATCATACTCTGCTGCGGTAGCCATGTACATATAGAGAGAATAACGGATAGAATCTTCATTCTTCTTATATACAGACTTTCGAATATCTTCGATAACCATTCCTTCTCGATTGAATGAAATCATATTGTCAAGGTTGGTATCGAACGAAATACTGGAATGAGCATATGGGTCGTGAGTAAACGACTTAATCAACTTAGCCATATTTGTTCCGGTATAGGATAAGAAGATAAATACTGGATAGTAGTGATTATCTTCCTTAGTTGCTTCTATATATTTAGCCTCGGATACTGCTGTCTCGGGTTTATTCTTAAAATATTCCCTAAAGACATTTATACGTTTTTCGTCAAGAGCATACCATTTCCAATTACGCAAGAAAAAGTCCTTGGAGAAAGCAATCAATCTATCAAAGCCTTTCTTAACCTTTTCCGTACCACCTTCATATTCAGAATCTCTCTTGGCTGCTCTAAACTTAGATACTATAGCCGAAGTACCCTTGATATAAAATGCATAGTCTTTGAAATCCTCTGGTTTGAAGTAAGGTTTTCCGTTATCATCGTTACAGAACAACCAAACCCCTTCAATGATGAATTTCTTGTCCTTATGAGATTTTGCATATCCCTTAGCAAAGTTTACAAACGTAGGATACAGCTTATCTTCATATTCTGAACCCGGAATTTTCTTCTCAATAAGCTCATCGTATTTCACATAAAACTTCTTTCCCGGACCATTAAAGAACGCATAAATAAGTTCACCATACTGCTTTAATTGCTCCATAGTAAAATGATCGGCTACGCACATCAAATCGTCTAAAGAATACGTATCAACTGTATCTTCATGACCCTTTGTAGCATTTAATCCAAATGTGGATTTGCCAGAACCAGAGTGTCCGGTAACAAAGCATAGGTTTATATCACCGTTATCAAAGGCTTCTTTGTTATAAAGAATATCTTTCTGTTTAAACACAAATCCTTCTGTAAGAGGTCCAGCATCAATCACAATTTGATCAGCATCCTTATAAACCACTCTGTATTTATCCTGTATTTCAGTAAATACTTCATGAATCAATATGTTATCTGGATTCAACGTTTTGGATATAACAGGGAGTGTATATTCACAGAATTTATTATATCCAGTTAATGTAAAGTATGACATATAGGTGTTTTTGTAAATAATACTGGGTTTCTTTAACCATTTGGCAGCCTGAGAATTTAAAAAGTTATGCCATTCTGCAACAGATATACTCTTTCTATATTCTTCGTATATGCCCTCATTGGAACCGTTATAACTAACTCTAACATATTTACAAGCATCATCTAAACCTTCAATAGACTCAGTAACTGAATTACTTTTACCGTCGGTCATAAAAATCATGGTGTCGCTCTTATCAGAAGACATAGACATTTCCATCACATCTTTATCAAGTTTTGTTTTCCACCAAGCTGGTTTATTCGGGTATATATGTAATTCAATACCGGATTTCTGTATCTCATTCCATACATTTACAATACGTTCTCTATTGGCTATATTTACTGACTCAGTGGTCAAATATACATGAGGCGATCTTGATACAAATTTAGTATTATCTTTAGTATCAATACTGTATATGAAACCGTCTGTGTCAAATATTTTTTTAAATACTCCGGGTTTCATCTCAGTTAATGTAAGCTGACCATTATAATATGATTGATTCATCATACCATCATGCCATGGATTTCCAGCATAGCATAAAGCAAATTCTCTATCTGGTGTACCAAACACATAGTTATCCGCTTCGCGAGACTTATTTTTTGGGTCTATAGTATTTCCAGGAATAGATATATGAGAACCATGGTATAGAGTATTCGCATAAACAGTTGACTCTGTAAGATACATATAGGTCATACCTTTTTCACCATTTTTAACTGGTTTAGATACGAATCCATATTTATCATACATTCTAATCGCTATATTATTATCTTTCCGAACAGTTAATGCTTCACCACCAAGTTCTTTGACTGTATAATCAAGTACCTGTTTTCCAAGTCCATACCCTCTGTATTTTTCTGATACTACTAAATCATATATCCAATATGGATGCCGTGATTTATCGATTCCAACCATAGCAACCACGTTATCATCTTTATCAAACCAAACTCGTCCGTCATTAGCAGATGCTACAAATTTAAGAGTTTCGTTTCCTTCTTCAACAAGTCGTTGTACTTTATTAGAATTCGACGGCTCCATCTTAAAGATGCTAAGACTCTTATGACCTTTTGGTTTAAAATCTTCTAATAGAGTAGAAGCAGACTCAACCATTTGTTCTGGAGCTTTCTTGAAGTCCAATTCTTCACCAGCTTGAGTCAAATCTGGTTTATGGATAACTGGGCGATTTGGATCTTTCACAGACTCAATTACATGCTCTATTGTTGCTTCAATTGTAGAAGTTTCAGGGTTCAAATATACTCGATTCTTTCCACCAACCCAACTATATTTCCAATAATATAGCTCTGCCGTTTTATTGTCTCCGTAATTGTATGGCAACCCCTCACCATAAGAACCCTCAACTTTAATGGTTCCTACATAATATACTTTTACAGGTTCAAGAACCCATTTCTCTCCTGTAATATGACAATCAGGAACGTATCTTGGGGCTCCAGGGTTTGTGTTTTGGGTATCAACTGCGTTTGCAGTTTTAGATGCGGCGTATACATACAATGTCTTCCCTTTAAGATTCTCAGACATTGCTGTTAAACATTGAGAAATAGTCGGTGAAAAGCAAACACGTTTCGTTTCAGAGTCTTCACATCCATTTTTTGTCATGAAATTAGATGGTACTGAAGGTGCCAACGTATGCCCTTCCCATCCGTCAGAATATTTCTCACGGGATAAATGATACAAAAAATTATCGTGTTGATAACCGGTCTCCATAATAACCATCGGGTTACATTCCGCAGTATTTTCTATAACAGGAACCCCAGTCTTTTGAGTGAATTGTTCTTCAATCGCATCTATAGCCTCCGTATCAGGGTCGAATTTAACGAGCATATAAACTATCTGCCGAGCTTTATCCGCAGTTTCATCCCATTCTATAGAGTCCACAGAACATAAGTTAATCCCCATATTATTTGGAAAATAACTTAACTTAATTGGAAGTTCATTTGTATGGTCAATCAGATTAATATCCCTCGGAACCCCGTCCAAAGTACATGGTTCTTCATTATGAGAAAGCTTGAATACATGGTGAGTAATCATCCGTGTTTCTGTAACGACTTTATCAAACTCCTTTACAGGAGTAACATTCTGCATATATTCCAAGAAACGGTTTACTTCAACTAAAGCTTTCTTAGCTTCGAAGTTCATCCGCTTATCTTCTTCGCTATTTCCATTTACAACTCCCTGTAAATGCTCTTTTACATGCTGAAGCTCATCTTCCAAAGCCATCCACTGTTCAGGCTTTAACTTCTCATGAAACAGTTTATTCCTATAGTAAAGGAGTAAACTGTCATAATTGAGCATTGGATCAACCAAAAGACGATTTCTCTTGATAAGATTCGTCTTCACCTTCAACGGGTCAGAACTCTCAAGTATGTTTTCATAAGATATACCCATTGACTCCAACGCAGGTTCTAACTTGCTCTCCCATTTCGGTAAAGGACATCTATCCTGAGCACGAAGTCTTGATAACAAAGCAAAAAACTCAGCATAATCTTTATTACAGATTTTTATATAATTTACCTGATCCTTGAGAGAAGCCATTACCTCGTCTTTTAACTTCTCCTTTACTTTATCAACAGACTGAATCTTAGGATGGAGATTCGGGTTATCACCACCATCCTTCAACTCAATCTCAAGGTTTAACGAAGTGGAGTAAGCATCTGGTATATAGAAATGCTCCTTCCCTTCGTATTTGTAATAATAAGTATGAGGTGATGGAGCAATAATATCTGCGCCATCCCAATTAAGGAACGTATCAATCATCTCGAAGAAATCTCTACCGTAACTACTGTCATACATAGCTTCGTATTTCTTTCCAGTATCTTCATCTTCAAAAACATACGTCCCACTATTTTTCTTTCCATACACCATTTTCTTCTGTTGTTCAGGGTCATTAATGGTATAGACTTTACCGTGTTTTCCTATATAATTCTTCTGAGCCATGTCATAGGCTTTTTTCTTACAAGCCGGTTCTCCACACATTCGATTGTATTTACCCGTTGCAGGATTCCATTTTGTAGGTTTCTTACAATAGATACACTTTCCTTCTGTCTTACCAGTGCGGAGATAACATTCAAAACGTGCAGACGACCATCCTTCTGGGATCATTGCTACATGTTCTTTCTCTATATGATCTATAGCCGCTTGTTTTCCAACAAGACGTGCTTGACAAATCTTACATCTTGTCGGTCTTGGATTTGCAGTAGCCATAATTCTATCTCCTTTCTATTATGCTTGAGATTACTCTCTTGTGGACTACACAGGTGAAATTAAGATTTGTGCAGGTCACATATGATTAAAAGCGAGGTGATTATTATGAGAGGAAGAGAAATTAACTTTACTACGGATAAATACAACAAACCAGTTTATTTGTCCAAAAGAGAATCACTTGCTCAGGTAATCGAAAACGCTATGTTTATGCGACCCGGAAACAACCCAAGTCATCCAGACAGAGGAGTCGACATTGAGCAATATCTTAACCGTCCAGTTGATTCTGTAGACGAGTTAAAATTACTCGATGACTTAAAACGAACATGTGGCGATGACTTAATCGGCAATGATATATCCAGTCTGTCGTTCAATGTCGTTAGGACAGATGATAATAGAGAAGTTGCTATCATTATGCTTCATATCATCGTTGACAATACAGAAGATATTATGTCGATTGCAATTCAACGAGAAAAAGATTCTATTGTTCGTTATCAATATAACTTCATCAATGAAGATGTACCTGTATAACAAATAGAAATTTTAGGGAAAGGAGGTCATCTTAATGGAAACACATAAGGGTTTCGGTGAAGGATTTGATATGGCAAATATGGTCAAAAAGGCACAAGCTCAACAAAAAGCCAGAGATGCCAATAAACAGAATACATCTCGTCCACCACAAGCACGAAGGGCATTAGTAGTTACTCGACAAACATCTTCCGATATAAATACAGCCAGAGATGGTGATGTTTATGTTGGAGAGGATGGTGTAGGCGGTATTGTCATTGACAATGAAGAACGTGCTCGAAAAATGCAAGAAAATGATAAAACTGGAAAAGCATTAATCGAGCTTACAAATGCACCTGCATTAATTACAGATGCGAACGAGTATAAACCGAATTATGGAGAAGATGCTCCTGAAGGATATGACCCGGGTGTTGAATGGATAAAGAACAATCCATATGACAAAAAGTCGTTAGACATGGTGGAGATTAAAAAGAACTTTTCAAAGCTAACCTATGGGTTTAATGGGTTAGTGGACATAAATTCACCTGAAGCAAAAGTTATGGCAGAAGCCATGGAAAAAATACGAACTGGTGAAGTAATCCTACCAACACCAGAAGAGTTTGAACAGCAAAGACGGGAAGCTGAAGAACGGAAACGTCAAAGAAGAGAAAGACTATCCGGGAAAAAACAGCAACCCGTTAAAAATCGTCCAGCAAAGCCTAAAACGGAGAAAGTTTCAAGAAAACCTGATCCAAAACCGGTAGAAATACCAAAGAAAGAAGAGGAACCGGCTGGACCGCAGATGGCAGAAATGCCAGAAAATACAATTATTAGGAAAGGAGTTCTGGAACAAATGAGCGAAATTATGAATGAAACTGCTTCCGTAACGCCTGTTTCCAATAGACGTCCCGTTGCAGTAAATAATGAAACACCCATTCCAACCAAAACTGAAGCTAAAAATACTCCTGTTGAGCAGGTAGTCCAGGCTTCTCAGGTAGAATCTGAATCTGTTGAGGAAGCACTGAAGAATGTTGATCTTAGTGGCGAACTTCCTATGCCCGAACATGAAGTTGGTGGTATTGTAGTTGATACACCTGCTCCTCAGGCTCCGGAAGAAAGAAAACCAATCGACCTCTTTGCAACAAAAGAACAACTCGATGAAGCAATTGAAAATGGCGAAATAACAGCGGATGGTGCTGAGGAAGAACCAGCAGCCGAAGCTGAAGATAACGAAAAGCCTAACGTTACTGTGATTAATGTACCTGAGGGTGAAGCTGGTACAATCATGCAGAACCTCCCTCTGGATACATATAACAAAGTTGTCCGTTCTAAAGCAATCCAGGTAAACCAGATTGAAATGAAAGATGTACCTACGGCTACTCGTAGGATTGACAATCTTACTGATTACCGGGCATTTGCCAAGAGACGTGAAAAGAAGAAGGAAGTAGAAATTACAGAAAGAGCTCTGTTAAATTCAGGGTTCATCATTACTGTAAAGCCTGCAACTTCTATTGAGATGTCCAGTATTTTTAAGTCTATGGCTCAGACCGAACTGGATTGGAGTAAGGCATATGCATTCTGTTATGAGCATCATGTCGGGACGTCCATCGGCAAACTTTCGTATAACGATTTCGTTATGAAAGTAAGCCCAATGGACATTGAAACCATCCTCGATGGTATCTATGAAGTATCTGAACCTCCGAAGAGGAGTATTGAAGTTACTTGTGGTGCTGGAGATGGTGGGTGTGATAACCCTTATAATATCCAGATTGATGTTAATACCTTACAGGATGTCAAGGATCTGCCGGAAGAGTCAAAGCAGCGGCTCAAGAGAATCATTGATGTCAGAAATGACTTTGATGCGGCAAGAGAACTTCATCTGAATTCCCCGAGTATGCAGGTTAAGGTTATGCAGTTTGGTGATCGGTATGTATATCTGCGTTCAACATCGGGTAATATGATTATTGAGCGTACTGATAGACTCTCTGAGGTATCTGAGAAGTACGGTGCGTTAGTTGCACTTCTGGTACTTTATGTTGACCGTATGACTGTAATGTACAGTGATCGGGATGATGTAGAGCCAGAACCGATTGATCTTACATCCCTTGACGTTATCTGTGAAGAGTTGAAAACTCTGAGCGATGATGAACTGAATCAGATTAAGTCTGTCATTTCTGACGAACTTACAGACTATACAGTGATAAAGTACTCACTGAAAGGTCATTTCGTATGCCCGAACTGCGGTCTTACAAAGACCAAGATTCCTTGTGCAATTTCTGATCTGATTTTTCAAAAAGTCCAGCGGATGTTGG